TTATTTACAACCACATGTATAAATAATTTAATGTTATACTCTATTCAGTATAGCAAGGCAATTTATCAATATTCATAACACGATTTGACGATTTTATGTTCTTTTTAGGAACTTCATAGTCAGCAAAGATAGGTTTGGAAAGTTGTGCTTGGGGTGTGTGTTTATGCACACTTCGCGCAATCATTTTATACAATTTAAAATCCGGATACCTTTCTTCTCCGTTCGTCTTATACAAAATATTCCTATTCTGGTCATCCATTACCCACTCCACTATTAATTTCGCTACCGCATTCGTCTTACATACTTTAGCAACATCCCCTATATTATCAATAAAATAATCGAAAATAGAACACCCTAGTCGACACAAATCGAAACTAAAATTCGGTTCTAATCTTGGCTTCTTATCGTTGAAGTAAGGTTCGATGTTATATTGCGTAGCTGCGTCGCCAGTGGCACTAAAACTATCGCTGCAGATTAGACGTCCCTTGTATTTATAAATTGCGCGCCCAAAGTCGATAATCTTGAAAATACGATGATATGTTGGAACGCGGTAATACTTTTTATTGAAAAGATAATACACATACGCTTTATTCGTATGAACAAACATGACGTTGTTGGTATGAAGATCGTTGTGTGTAAATCCAAATACCTTTTGGTATGTAATAAGCGTCATAATCACCTGCATAAGTGCAGACTTCCATTCGCCATCAGACATTTCTTCCTCTCCCATCATAAGGGAATCAAGAGTGTTGTCACATTTTTCAAGGAGAATAGCAGTGACGGGAAAGTCGTTGATAACCGCCCATAGTGTTTCATCCTCATCATAATCAGAATATTCTCCATCTTCATCTTCATCTTCATCTTCATTTTGGTCGTCATTTTGGTCGTGTTCGTTTTTTGTATCTATTTTTTCTTTTTCTTTTTCTTTTTCTAGTTTTATTTTTTTCTCTCCTTTCTCTCCTTTCTCTCCTTTCTCTCCTTTCTCTTCTTGATGACCATCCCCGCTGTCACTCTCACTACACGATGTATAAGAAGAACGCGATGAACATGAAGATTCATCATTTTCAGATTCATTGTCATGATTCATATTACACTCACAATCATTTTCTTTTTTATTACTAATACCACTACCGCTATCACTACCTTCTTGACTACCACTATCGCTATCACTACCTTCTTCACCATCACTTCCACTACCACTATCGCCATCAATGTGATATTCTTTTAACTGAATAGTAGAGTCTAATATAGAATCATCATTTATCGATATTGATGTTAATGAATCTAAGTTGATATCAGTAAGGGATAATAAATTATTTAAATTTGTAGACTCAGAACTAGAACTAGAACTAGAACTAGAACTAGAAGATGATGATTCAGCAAAAACCACATTTAGTTCGTTGCTTATATTATTAAAATCATCATGAATAATATATTGTGTGTCACTTATTTCGCTAATATCACCACTACCGCCTCCATTTAGACCATCACCTACGTGCACTATTTGTATTTTAGCACGTCGATTCCGTGTATTATTTCGTGGTTTTACTTTTCCCATCGAATCTAAACTAATATGGTCATCGTCGTCACTATCATCAGAACCAATATTTTGTCCATAGTTATAACTTTCATCTTCAATACTAAATAAGATATCTTTATTTTTACTAAAAAAAGTATTCTTATCTAAATAGTCAATATCATCTATGACATTGTAGTAAAAATTGGATTTAATACTATTAAATGAACCATAGAAATCAAGCCCATGTATAAAATTATGATGGTTTAAAAGCTGACTTGACAAGTAAGAAAAAAAACTATCAACATAAGATGAATTATTTTTATCATTTACTTTCGGAAGACCAGATAATGGAAGAATTTTAGATAATTTTGGAACAGATATTACTTCATTGTTGTGATTATCGCCGGCTTCGGTGGTCGGTGCATACTTTCCCGACAGGTATTTTAAAGGGTCAAGCAAAGGAGAGAATTTTATATATACTGGCTTATGTTCAATCATAAGCGAATCCTCTTTTTCATTACTTTTAAATGTATCCACTACTGCTGCTTCAATATTGTTTCTATCGGTAACACCAGAAAGACATGATACATAATACCTCTGGTTTAAATTAAAAGAGTTATAGTTTGTATCATTCATGTTGAAATAACTTTCATAGATTGGTATATAGTTCGTGGAATTTCGCATTTTAATTTCGGATGTTTCTAAAGAATTAAAAAAGTCCTCATTATCTATTTTCCTATAATATAGTGAAAAATAGTCATCTGTTGGCTGTGTAGTTGTAGTCGTAGTCGTAGTCGTAGTCGTAGTCCCTACTTCCTTTCCTTCAATGTCAATCTTCATCCTATATTATTTAATAAATTAAACACATAATTTTATTACATTTTAAACTAATAATATCTATTTTGACTATTTGACTATTTGACTATTTGACTATTTGACTATTTGACTATTGCGTTGTATATTTTATATTTTTTAATTTGTATTATAATATATATTACTAGTTAGAAGCCAATCACAAGTATATATAAGAAGATAGACTATACAAATGAGTGTTGGATTAGAATTAGCAAAGTTTGATATGAGGTCAATCAGTTTTAGACCAGATGAAAATAAAGGCCCCGTTATCGTTCTAATCGGACGTCGTGATACAGGCAAAAGTTTTTTAGTAAAAGATTTAATGTATTATCACCAAGATATTCCTATTGGCACTGTTATATCTGGCACAGAGGCAGGCAACGGATTCTTCGGTGAACACGTCCCCAAGCTTTTCATCCATGATGCATACAATACCGCCATTATTGAGAATATTTTAAAACGACAAAAAGCAGTTTTAAAACAAATGAAGAAAGAGATTGAGACATATAAGCGGAGCACGATTGACCCACGCACATTCGTTGTTTTAGATGATTGTCTCTTTGATAATAAATGGACAAAGGATGTTATGATGCGCCTCCTCTTTATGAATGGACGCCACTGGAAAGTTATGCTCGTAATTACGATGCAGTATCCCTTAGGTATTCCACCTAATTTAAGAACCAATATTGACTATGTTTTTATTTTGCGTGAGCCTTACATAGGAAATCGCAAAAGAATATATGAGAACTACGCAGGTATGTTTCCGACATTTGAAAGTTTTTGCCAAGTGATGGACCAATGCACGGAGAATTTCGAATGTCTTGTGATAAACAACAATGCAAAGTCGAATAAACTACACGACCAAATTTTCTGGTATAAGGCACAACAACATGGACCATTTAAATTGGGCGCGAAAGAATTCTGGGAGATGTCCAAAGATATTCATTCCGACGATGAAGAGGAACAATATGACCCATCAAGTATTAAACGCAAAGGCCAGGGGCCGAAGATTCAAGTGAAGAAAAATAAGTGGTGAAATTAGTAACTCGTTAAAAAAAATCATTACAGATTCTTTTATTTTGACGATAAACTGCGCCCAGATTTTTCTGTGAGCATATTGGGGGTTGATACTTGCTTTTAAGAAAATAAGGCGTATCGGATACACCTCGGTATGCGCATGCACTTGCTCCCTCGGCGCCAAATGCCGCACGCAATGATGCCGCATTTTTATTCACCGCAGTTTGTTTCAGTCTGTCAATGCGTGTGCTGCTATCTACTGCACCCTGGCACGCATATTGGCGATTATTGGGCTTAAAAATAGTAACTCCGTTCTTACGTCCATTGCATGTTAGCGTGCTTTGCGGATTATACTGCTCGGTTGTAGCATATACTTGCGAACCCGTTGCGCTATCCGATGGCCAATTTAGTTCGCCAGATGCGTTGTAGTAGTCAAATCCCGGTGCATTTATTGGGATAGTAAGCAGTTTTTGCTCGTATGTATTTGTTCGCGATTTCATATAAGCTTGATGGGTAGTATAATATGCCTTACTTAAAAGCGTCGATGCCGATTTAATAACCCTCGCAGGTGGTGTGCAGGAAATACATTTTGTATTATAAATTCCGGTAAGTATTTGGTAGTTTTGATCGGTTCCTATAGGGGCTGAAGTATCTCCGACTTGGACATAACCATCGTTTTCAATGATAGTTCCGCTGTTTAATGTAGATGAAGAAAGACTATTATTACCCTGTTTTGTAAACTTGTCTGAAATAGTATATGCATTGCCTCCACCCTGACTAGCATCGGCACACGCGCAGTCATTGTTTGCACGATATATTTCGCCACCAGGCGTAGATGCAAGTCGAATCGTTGCTACGCGTGTGCCAGACGTTACAACACCACCAAAACTAGAAGGTCTTAATTGTCTACGCCAGTGTTTAATAGGCCGTGCCTTAAAATCAATGCCATTTGATTTTTGGGGTTCAGGTTGATTTGGGTCAATTCCATTAGCTAAAGGTCGACTAAGCCCTGGAATAATACTAACCGCGGTTCCATCTTTAGTTGCATAATGTGGAACTCTTGTAGTTATTAACGAATTTGAAGCGCTAAAATTTAAAGGAAGGTTTATTTTAGGACGTGTATTTGAACTTGAACTCGACATTTATATATTATGTGCAATAAATTTTTTATATTCTAGTTTTTATATTCTCGTATCTATGTTTATGTTTATGTTTATGTTTATGTTTATATTTATATTAGAATATAATATTAGAATATAATATTAGAATAAAATATTAGAGTATATGATTAATTTAAGTAATATACTTATAACACTATTTATTATACTTTTTTGTTATATTTTATTTTGCTGGATATATAAGTTATGCTTTGGTTCTAAAATTATAGAAGGTATAGATGGCGATGGCGTAGATGGTGAAGATAGTAAACCTAAAGTTGTTACAGAAGCTACTACAGAAGAAAAAGATAAAAAAAAAGACGAACCTCCATCTGATGAAGAAGAAAAAGAAAAAGTGGAAAAAATTGAAAAAGATTTGGAAGGTGTCAATGCTGAAAAAAAAAATAATCCAGGTCCGATTCCGGCAGAAGCGATTCCAGCCGAAAAGTTAATTAAAGGTATGGAATCGATTTAATTGAATATTTCATTTCAATTCGTTAAATTAAAATAATTTTATACGAAGAAAATAATAATTATATACTCATATAATAGTATATATATTCATATAATAGTATATAAATTATAAATAAAAAATTTATAGTATGTTGTCAGCACAGAGTTCTTCCAATAACATTGACTGCTCTCGATGCAAACAAACATCCAAGACAGGTGGTGGTAGTGGTAATAAGGGAGGGGATACTGGAAGTTCTGTTGATACCAACTACACGTATTATAAGTATATAAATACGCCTTCGGAATTGGGAATGGAACCAGGTTATAATTTATCAAATATATCCGACGGAGTTGCTGGTATAACATCATATATACAACTTCTTGTAGAAGGACGTTCGAATGCTTCAAAAACAGGAAAGCCTCTTGGAAATAAATATTTTTATAAAACATCCCAAACGTGCAAAGACCCGATGGGAAATATTCAACCATTGGCTTTATATGTCGATAATGTTCCATCGGGTAATTTAGGAATAATTCCAAAAGGAACAGGTGGGAATTTTACTTCCTATAAAGGGCTTCTTCCAGGTATCATTGAAAATGCATTTTCATTAGCTCAAATTGATTTTTTTTCGGCATTTTCAAGCATGGAGCCTCCTAAATGTCAAAATGTAACACTTCAAACGATTGATACCAATAATAATATAAGCACGGATTCAGGTTATATATCTATCGATGATATCGCAAATATTTCACCTTGCAACTTTGTAAATAATGGATATACAAATGTCGTAACTGGTGGAACATGTGGTGAAACTTTTGTAGTTCATGATGAAACAAGAATGAGTAAACGAAATGAAAAAAAGTATAAGAAAATAAATAAGAAAATAAACAAAAAACTTAAAAAATTATATAAAAACGACGACGATGACAACGGCAATAGCAGCGACAGCAGCAGCAGCAGCGACAGCAGCAGCAGCAGCGACAGCAGCAGCAGTGATAGCGATGGTGACAGCAGTAAAAAAAATAAGAATAAAAATAAAGGATACAAAATAGTGATGCCGGATGACGCATTCCTAAAAATATTTATATTTTCATTTGGAGCACTATGGGTGTATATTGCTCTCAAACTAATGGCTAATATGTATAAAAAGAGATGATAATATCTAGTGTGTGTGTGTGTGTGTGTGTGTGTTTGTGTGTGTTTTTTAGAATATTATTTATTATTTATTATTTATTATTATTTACGATTCCGATAAATAATAATAATACACGATACTATGGTCTTACTACCTAGCATAATGAACTAATAATTCACTTGCGGTGTCTGCGGGTGTGCTTTCTAGAACCACGGCGTGATTTGCGCGACCCGCGTCTACGACGTCTACCTCCACCTGCTAATGCTGCTGCTAACAAAGCAGCATCTGCTTCTCCTCCTCTGCATTTGCGTCCGCGACGGCGTCTGTGAGTTTTACGACGACCGCCGACCTGGGCCTGGGCCTGCATCGCTGGGTTTCCAGTAAATTTTTGAAGTAATTCTTGAAACATTTTTTATATATTAACATAAGAAATTAATATATAATTTATAAAAAATAGAAATAATCAACTACCCTCTTCAAAACTTGAATCGTTTATATAATTCAAAAGCAGCTAAACCACCAAGAACTTGAGCAAGAATGTATCCAATCAAATCCTGTTTGGACAATTTACCCGCGACGACCATCATCACAGAAACCGCAGGATTGAAATTACCTCCAGAAATCTTTCCTCCCAAATAAATGGCTAAAGCAAGTGAAGCACCGATTGCAAGCGGGTTACCCGTTGAGATAATCGTAAATAAAAAGAACAAAGTTCCTAAAAATTCAACCAAAAATTTGTTAAACATTTTTGTTTTTCGTAACTATTTACTTATATACTAAAAAAATATAAAAAAATATAAAAATATATTACGACGCATATATTTGCCGATTTCCTAAAGATGATAAAATAGACGAACCACCAGATTGAAACGGATTTTCAATCGCGCCCTTCTTTTTCGGTGCTACGCATCCACCGCTACGACACCTTTGACGCCGTATATTTCGAATCGTATTGTCGTTGTTTTTCGTCTGATATGGCGCATCAAGTGCAAGTCCGACTTTATACGCCGATTTACCGATTGCATTATATTTTAACATGTTGATATACTGGTCACCACAAACAGGAACAGGAATCGGTTTCCCTGCTAAAACACGGCGCTGGTAATGACTATGAAACATACTTGTGGTATAGTTTGTATTGCTTGCAACTTTTGAAGTCGATGGCGCAAGAGAGTCCGCCGAATAAAAATTCTTCTGTGCATTCATAAAAGACACACGCGCATTTGATACATTTCCCGTTTGGTCGGTCGGGTATTGCTGATTGGGTGCAGGCGCGGTGCATGTTTGCACACCATTATTGCCACGTTGTTTAATAACGATACCTTGTGTGGGTGGACCATTGAAATAATATTGTAATGTTCTTATAGGGACTGGTGACATTTGAGATGTAGTTTTTGTAGGTGTATATATAATATAAATACTAAATTATATATACATATTTTCAGTAAATGCTAAAGTTATCGTTGTAGCAAAAAAATATGAATATGCATAAATTATACTTTAAAATCTGTGCACACGTCTCCAAGCAGACTGCGAAGTGTTGTAATCATCGCCACCAAAGCTATAGTCATTATAGTTCCGATTCACCGCTTGTAATTTTTTGAATCGAATATAGTCAGAACCATCATACACGAACTTGGGGTTGCAAGTTGCGGACGGAATACCGGTATTATCAGGACGAGCCTGAATAGCCCCTCCTAAAACTTTATAGCCGGTAAGACCACCGCGCACATTGTTTACCTGGTTTGAACCACCAGACGTATAATTCGGACGTGACAAAAAGTCACCGGCATTATATACTGCCCTAAATGGTCCAATCTTTCGTTGATAACCATTAATAGTTCCTGTAGCTGCGGCACCATTCCATGCCTGCACGAGCGAAAACCGGTCGATTGAACGTTCGCTGCTTCCAACCATTCCGCTTCCGCCATTTGAACCGGCACCTCCGCCGATAAGAGTTGGTGCGATACCTTGAAAACCTCCACCTAAATTAGACATTATATGTTGTAGTTATATTATTGTTATATTATTATAATATATATAATTACAAATACAATAATTACAAATACAATAATTACAAATACAATAATTACAAATACAATAATTACAAATACAATAAAAATATATTATATGCTAAATATTATTTATTTTTAATAGAATAGCATTGAGTCTTATTCCATTGCATTATTATGTCATGATTCGGGGCGCAATATTCATAGTCTGTAATTCCTGAAATAGTAGTTTGCAAGCGTATGGTATTTCAACGTATGCGAAGTTTGTCCTGTTGTCGCATGTCCTGCAGCAGTGAATACCCATCTTATCATTATACGCTGCAATCATTCCGCAGTCGCGGCACACATGCACTTGGTATTTATCTGAAGCATCGTATAAGCGTCCGCGTGTAAATCTTGCTGCTCCGTGCGAGACCATGCAATTGTGTGCAACAACACCATTCGCGAGGAACGAGTGTGTATCTTCTACGCTAATATCGTATACGGGTTTCGGTCCGACGGGAATTCTTGATACGATTGTCAAATTCATAGTGGGGATAGAAGCGCAGTCGCGCGTTACGCCATACTTTGCATCATCGTCGTCGTTGCCCGAGACTGAGCCCGTGCCTTCACTTGCTGTGTCTGTGTCTTCATCCAAATCAGGGCGACACTTGCCGCCGTGGTTATCCTCATTCTTGAACCAGTCAAGTGCACCAATCGTTTCAAGGAATTCTTCGGCAGTTGGGAATCCTTTTGCAGTGAACTTGCCAAATTCTGTTCCTTTAATCAGGTGGTCCGTAATATCATGCGTGCTTGGAATTGCGTATTCGTGCAGAAGCCCTTCTGTTTTCTTCAACTCTTCCACGGCTTGAGCAATCGCTTTCTTTGTCGGCACCATTTTTTCGGGAGTTTTTTCCTTAATTTCTTTGAATTTTGTAATTTCATTCACACGATTTACAAGCCAGTTGTGTTGACGTGTCACTTCTTCGCGAAGACGACGATAGGATACACCGGCTTCCAAACGCTGTGACTTGTGACAGCAATACCGAAACCCGACTTTTTCAGAGAATGGAATTAATTGTTCAATCGGGAGATGGAGCGTCAATTGAAAGCAGCGTTCTGTATTGTCCGACTTTTCCTTTCCTTCAAATTTCTGTTTTGAGAAGGTTGTTTCTTTCGGTTTTTGGATCGTAGTATTATGAATTCCACACTTGGCAAATAGTTTCTGGATATCTTCAAACATTTTTTGTAATGATTCGCGATGTTCGTATGTTTTAGACTTCGAAAATGATACCGATGAAAGGATGTCGCGTTTTCCTCTATGCATTCCAAGAACACAAGTGTGTCCATCACCGCCAAACATCCCGGCAAGAAATTCACGAACGATCGGGCGAGGGCATTTTTCATCCAATATAAATTCAGGCAAAGTTCCAGGTTGGTTTATTTTTCTGCCACGCAGTAAACCTTTTATTTGAATAATATCATTCATAAGAATACTTGGAATATTAATAGTATAATAATTTCTAGACTCAAATTTTTTTTGATTAATATCACAGAATAATTCTAAATCATTAACTACTTGTTTAACATCTAACATATGTCCTAGAAATAAGTCCGCTATTTTAATTTTTGAATTCGTGTGTCCATCCGTAATTAAATATCCAATAATACGAGCAAATGCAAGCGTTTTCATAAATTCTTCTCGAGTATTTGTTTCGAGAATTCTTGTTCCAAATTGAAGCGTCCATCCATCACATTCTTTAATTTCATCATTAATATCAATTAGAGGACAGGTTATACTCGACTTAATTTTTGTAGAATTCAACTCAACGTCTTTTACTTTAACCCATGTATTATTCGATGTCAAAATGGGGTGGTCTTCTGTGCATGTAAGTTTTCTACCATCCTGGAACGTCAGTTCTACGCAGTCACGCGTTCCCTTGTCCATAAATGCTACTTGTCTAGAGGGAACCATTCCATTTTTATTTTCACTCCAGCCCATAATATTCATACATCCATTATTTTCACCGAGTGATTTTATTTTTACACTCAATCCATTTGACAGCGTAATTGGTGTGTCTTCGTGTCCACAATCTCTTTCCATTTCGCCAAATCGTAACCCTCCATCTCGCGAACGGCCTTCCGCCGGTTGTCGTGTCAGATTTACCATCGGTCCAATGGAACGACTATGTTGCTTATCGTTTACCATATGCTTGAGACGCTGATAGAAGGCTGGCCCGATAAATATATTCGACTCAATCTGTTCCCCCGTCATGCCGTTATATAGGAGCTCATTTCCGTGTGATTCGTAGCCGGTCTTTAGCAATTCTCTGCGGATATCTTCGATTGCAAGCTCACCGAAAGATGTGCCATCGCCGAATAAACCGAGCTGAACAAGAACCTTGCCGAGGAGGGTTTCTTTGAGTTGTCCGATCGTCATACGAGACGGAATAGCGTGTGGGTTAATAATAATATCGGGACGCATTCCGTTGGAGGTGAATGGCATATCTTTTTCAGGGATGATATTTCCTACAGTACCTTTCTGTCCGTGGCGCGAAGAGAGCTTATCGCCGATGACAGGTTTGCGCGAAGTGCGGATGCGGACTTTTGCAATACAATACCCGTCGCCATTGCGGTCGATGAAATTCTTGTCGATATATGTCTCCTCCGTTGTGCGATGAATCTTGCTATGGTCTTCGTATTTGATGAGTTTCGTGTGGTCGTTGCGGTTTTCCTTGATGGGGACGACTTTCGCAATAATAATGTCGCGATTTTCGATAAATGTATTTTCGGGAACGAGTCCTTTATTGTTCACTTTATTGTAGTTGCCGAATTTCATACCCTTGGTCTTTGAAGGATCGGGTTTGCATCGGATTTCTTCGTCTCCGTTGATCTTCTTGTCTTCGTCTTTCTCAGTGTGATAAATCGTTGCATTGAATAAACCCCTGTCAATGGAACCCTTATTTACGAGAATACTATCCTCTTGATTGTAACCGGAATACGTCATGATTGCGACGATTACTGCAGAACCGGATGGAATTTGGTCGAGTTTAATCATACCCATAACGCGGGTATCTACAAGGGGACGACTTGGGTAGGTGAGAACATAGGCGGTCTTGTCCATACGATTCTGGTAGTTTGTCACATACATTCCCATAGCTTGCTTTCCCATAGCGCAGTTTGAACTTGCAAAGTTATTTCCAGCAATGAACGAATGATTTTCACTTTCAACTTCAATATCTGAAATTAATCTATCTTCTTCCATAGTAATATTTTTTATCGGAACAAATATACAATTATTTTTATATTCTATTAAATTTATCCATTCTTGAATATTCATTATTTTAGAATTATTATTTTTTGTAGATTTATGCAACATTTTATACTTTAAGTATTCAGTAACTATGAAAGATGATTTATTCTTTGTTTCACAATAAGCATAACCTATTTTATCATAATAATTTATTAAGTTAGAAGACTTACTTGATATAGTAAATGAGTATTTTATGCGATTTGAACTGACAATTGTTTCTTTTACATCTTCGGATGTTACATATATATTTAAGTTATTCAATATAGTAATACATTGTTTCATAAATTCTTTTAGGTCATTACTAAATATATTATTTATCTGTTGAGAAGTTTCTTGAATTTTAATATTATACCCTTCCTTATTATTTCTTTTATCTAAAACTTTATCCCATCTAATTTTACAACCATCTCCACCTTGAAATCCTTTCATAAATTGCGCAGCATTAATATTGTTATTCATTATCCAATCTTGTATTTTATTTCTTTTTGTCTCTGTTTTTTTACCATAACTTAGACCAATACTTATTAAGAATGCAGGTAAACAACCATTATATATAGTTGTAAATGTATGATGAGTTTGCATTCTGTCAGAGTCTAAACATTTAAACGTCCTTGTTCCTTCTAAAATCTTTACACATTCAAATCCTAATATTAATAAATCATTTTGCATTTCTTTTGCATCATTTATAGTTCCAAAGTCAAATGAACATTGAAACTCTTTATAGTTGTATTTTCCATTCCTTGATTTATTATAAATATTTATTGAACCATCTGCATATAAGTATCCAATTACTCTTGATAGTATTTCTAATTTTGGACTATTTTCATAAAGCGGGAGAAGTTCTATTTTTTTTAACATATTTACATAAGATTCTATCTTATTTATTTTTCTATTTTTTGTTTCATCAATATTTAGGTTTCTCATTAATGCAATAAATGATTCTTCATCTATAATACATTTTTTATTATTTGTATTTTCTACTCTAGATATATTTTGAATATTATTATAGTTAGTAATTATTATACCAACTTTATTTGTATTATCTTCAATCATATCTTTTATAGTTTTCCAACCATTGTTTGTTGTAAACTTGTGGTCTTCTGTTGCGATAATTTCTCTACCGCTTATAGTTGTAAGTTTGTATACTGGAAATTCATTTTTTCTCACGAAGTGATTGACTACTCTTGTATTTGATAATTCAAATGTATCTGGGTTATATGTAACTACATTATCTCCAATTTTTACATCTTTAATCATTATTTTTTTTCCATTACTCATATAAACCATTTCATTCATATCAATGCATTGGTAGGTGTTCCTTGGTGACTGGTTATGCTCAGGAAACGGGATACAAGACGCCAGAATTCCGAAAATAGTGCTTGGATGGATTTCGCAATGCGTGTATTTGTAGATGTAGTTGCTGTCTGCCTTCTTGACGACGTCTTCGGGTTTCATTGCAATCATGCTAAAACTTTGCTCCTCCGGGTCGATATACTCCACGATAGTTTCTTCGGTCTTGGCATCGGTGACAAGGTCATCCCAAGACAAATTTTCAGCATTCAAATCCGCAATAATTTTATCCGTCATGAATATCTTATTGTTTTTCACACGCAAAACGGGGCGCGTCAGTCTTCCCGCGTCGTTACAAATCCGGATTTCCCTATTTTTAATATCAAATATAATCGATGTGTAAATATTGATAATTCCCTTTAGTTTTTTGTTCTTGAAAGCGTTATATAGCTCCATCGGATTCTGTGTATTGCCCAACCAAGCACCATTTACGAATACTTTAATATTTGAAAACATTTCTTTTGGTGTAGTCGCGGTAGAATCCAAACGCTCAATGAATGGATCGACGTGCTGGTGTAGAGACTCTGAGTTGCTTTGAATCGTAATATGCGTCATATAACTGATATTTTTTACAACACCAACACTACCACCTTCTGGAGTTTCAGCCGGACACAAGAACCCCCACGTGGTGCTGTGCAATTTGCGTGGTGCGATTAACTTACCGCTTTTATCAACCGGTGTATTGATACGGCGAAGATGACTAAGACTTGATACATATGTAAGACGATTCAATACCTGTGCAACACCGACCTTGTTGCTATTCACATTTTTGATACCGAAATCACCGGTAGACAATGCGCGCTTGAGGCCATTTTCAATCGTAGTAGACTTGATAATTTTATAGATATTTGTCTTGTTTACAATACTCATGTGGTCATCTGTGGAGCGCCATGAACCAGTGTTGATTTCCTTGATAATTTGCTTCGACATGTCTTTTACCAGCTTGTTGAAGTAGTTGCGAAACAGATTATTCAGCAGGGCACCAGTCAAGTCAATTCGCTTATTTAGATACGAATCGCGGTCATCTTGTTTTGCAATACTAAGACTACATTTCAAGAGACGATTTACCATATAACCAAGAAAGTATATTTTCTGTTTTTGTGTTTGGCTATGCGGGAACAAGTCATTGTGCAGCACTTCATTTGCGAACCCACGTTTCTTGGCTGCACCAGTTTCCTTGTCCATATTCATTGGTGTATACATTACATTCGATATAATGACTTTGACTGCATCTTCTTGTGTCAATATGGAATTGGCGTCGATAATCGATGCTTGAAGAGATTCGAGCATTTGTTTTGTCATTTCATCATGAATGTCAAGTAATATGTATTCGCAAATGTCTTTGTCAGAAGTAACACCAAGTGCGCGAAATACGACAAATAGCGCAATTGGTTGCTTAATACGTGGAATCTGGACATAAATAGGACATCCAAATCCGTTGTTCTTGTTTGCAATCATGACATTGATTTGTTTGGGTGAGATGCATTTGAAGTCGGGGACAGATTTAATTTCGGCAGTCCATGACCATTTGCTGTTATTTTTTGAAGTATTGAAACAATAGACGCGATTTTCTGCCGCGCGTTCTTGGCCGAGTACTGTCTTCTCACTGCCATTAATAATAAAGTAGCCACCTGCGTCATGTTTACATTCTCCAGATACATTATTATTAATATGAGTATATTGATTTAAAACACAAATACATGATTTGAGCATAATCGGCAATTTTCCGATATGCACCTTTGGAACTGATTTGTGAAAGGTTTGCACATTTTCTAGATTTTCGCCTGTGCGAATAAGATATTGAATATTAATATCAATCGTCATAGTGGACGCGTATGTGAAATTGCGCGACCTTGCATCATGTGGAAACATGATCTTTGTAGCACCATTGTTTTCATGAATTTGTGGACGATACAAGTTAAATTTGTCAAACGTCACGTGAACTTCGAGACTATTTTTCTTGGATTTTTTGCAAAAGTCTTGCTCAGATGCGATGACAACAGGATTAAACATTTCAATCGTTCGCTGTATTTGATTGCTGACAAAATCATTGTATGACTCAATTTGGTGACGAACGAGACGTTTCAAGTGTTGTTTGTTGAAATATGCACCGATAATACTCCATGGTGTTTCGATATATGGGAGCATGGACGGACACTTCACATCAAGCCATGTATTTTTACTTTTGCGATAGGAAGCAACAAGTTCGAGTTCCATACTTTCTGTAAGTCGTCTTTCTTCGTCGGCGGTTTGACCTAGACCTAGACCTAGATCACAGCATTCTTCTTCTTCTTCCTTTTCCTTTTCCTTCTCCTTTTCCTTTTCCTTTTCCTTTTCACCACCACTAAAATTTAATTTTGATAATTTTGCTGCTATTTTTTTCTGTTTTTTTGTTTCAAAACCATTTCCATTTTCGTGATGTGATGCATTTTCAATATTCATATCATCAGATTCAGAATCGATCTGCGTAATTTGTAACTCTATATTTTGAACCAAAGTCTTGGATATTTTGTTTCCACTTTTCTTTGATGAAGAAGATGAAACTTTTGACATTTGAAAACTGAGAACTGAGTATATTGGATTGGTGACTGAATATGGTTTTGGAAGGATTCTTATATGAATTAAGATGCTTATTTATTATTTCAATTTATTTTTAAGCATATTTCCATATATATTAAATAATTCAAAATAGTTAATATATATCAAAAATAAAATAAATAAAATAAAATAAAACAAAATAAACTCACACTAATTTGTTAAAACTATCTTACTTAATGTGTGACGACTATGTGTCGAACGGGATGAAGGTGCAATCATAGTATTCGATATCGAAGATATATTTCGTGTAGGTATTTGTATTTGTATTCCTGTTGTCGAAAAAACATTACTTTCCAAGTTAAGTGGTGTTCCTGATGTTATACACGTCTTTTGGGTAAACCCATTTACTTTTTCACTACAGCAAATATCTTTCAATAAATGTTTCCATTTATAGGTTGTAGGTGAGTTCGCACGCAGACAAGAAAGAAGGATAAATGTTAGTGCACCGGTTGCTTCTCCTCCCATAAATGCATCCGCGCTTGTCTGGGTGTCTTGGCATCCGCTTATGCTATATACCTCGCCATTCGTTTTGCTATATTTTTTAAACTCGTAACTGGTTTGTTGCAAAGACCAATCTGTGGGTATATATTTTTCCGGAAGGGGTGATAGTGTAGATGCGGACGCGGGCTTATTCGTCAAATAACTATTGTCGTCATATTTGTAACGCAAGTCACATCCGGTGCCACTATGGCATGCATCTAAAACAATATATAGTTTTACGCCCTTGGGCACACGTTGTGCCAACATTTGGCGAATCACGTCATCACTAATGAGTCCTGATTTTTTATAGTCAAGGGGGCAAATACATGAATCAAATCCGCTTTCCTCATCACGATTGGTATCGCGTAGTAAAGAGCCGTGCCCCGAATAATGAAACCATAACTCATCGCCGGATTTTACACCTGAAAATAAAACGTCGAATGCACGCAATATATTTGCCTTTGTAGGTTTGACTTGGGTATTGTCTGTTAAAACAATAAAAGAGTTATATTTTCGCGTATTGTATAAATACGAGCTAACGTTGTTGATATCGTTGATACATCCATAGAGTTGACTGGTTGTTCCTGTATAGTTTATACCTACCAACAATGCGCGTCTCATTTCGTTTTTAGTTTGTATTTTATTATACTATATGCAAATATAATAAAATAAATACAAGGATAATAATTATAAAGTTAACTATTTTTTGGTAGTGTCGGTTGTGTTACCTGTAAACTTAAAATTGCATTTTGGATTACACATATGTGACATCCCATCACTGGCGATATCTTTTCTAATATTTGTTAGACAACCATTCTCTTTTGTGAATGAAGTAGTGTCAATTTTATTACCACTATTAAATTGTTTCATCATTTCTTCTACAAATGTCTTGTTCATTTGTTTTGTTGTGCTATCATATAGTTCACTCCTACCTCCGTATATTAATCCTCCTTCGGAATTTCCTATTTCTTTTTCTCTACTCTCAAACCAATTTTGTTCTACAAATATAGGTGTTTTACTACAATAATTCGCTCTAAAATTATCCGCAGTATCCCAACCTTTTGTATAGTCAATACTTCCGCTGTCGCCACCGCCGCTATCTTTACTTTTTTCAGATGAAGCCATACCTTCTATAGTTATGTTATTCCCAAATAATAAAACAGGTATTACTTTATAGAAAAAATAAAACAATAAGATAAAAATAGAAAAATATAGACCTTTGTTTAGTTTATCGAGTTTATTAAATTTAATGATTTTGAATATTTTCCCAACTATGAAGTAAAAAATAGTTGCAATAAATAGTAAATATATTAGATTTTTAATATAAATTGCATTCATGATGCGACGACTATATTATATTATATTATAATATATGTTAGTAAAATATATAAACATAATTAATATGTGTAATACAATATTACTATTTGTATTTATAACCTAGGTATGAAAAATAACGCATCTGATAATACTAATAATACTAATAATACTAATAATATTAATAATAATATTAATAATACTAATACTCATTGTAATATACCACCACCACCGCCAACACTTACCAATCCTGAAAATAAAGTAGATGCGAAAGTGGCTCAGAAAACATATCACAAGCGTGTATTACGAAAACACTTTAAAAGTTTTATTGCATTTATGGACCAACATGTTGACTATTATTTATTAAATATGAATAATACGATAGTAATAAATGAACAAAAAAACGAGGATACAAAAAATATAATGAAAGTTCCTATTGCAGTTCCTAAACATGGAGATAAAGTTAAACCTGGGTTTGTTCCCAAAAATGGTGATGATGTGCTTCTGCCTCTTCCTATCGATGATCCTGTTTCGACGAGAGAAACGAGAGAAACCAAAAAAGAAAAAGAAAAAGAAAAAGAAAAAGAAATCGAAGTCGTTAAAGTAGATATCGACGATAAAAATGCATGTTATGAAAAAAATTGTCCTGGATGTATATGCAAACGTATTCCATTTAAAATAGATAAAGTGAATATCGACATTGAAATAAAAAATATCAAAGACTTAATTGACTTATGTGATAACTATAAAATGGCAGTAAATGTGGAATATAATATTAATATGCAAGCTTTGCACAAGATTAGAAACGACTTGGTTGAATTGAACAATATGATAGGTATGAAGAATCTGAAAGAAAATATAGTAGACCAGTTGTTGTATTATTTGCAAAATTTGCATGTCCCTACTACAACAGCAACGCATTCGCATTCAGCGTCGAGCAGTAGTGGCGACTTTTTGCATACTGTTATCTACGGATCGCCAGGAACAGGCAAAACGGAAGTCGCAAAAATAATAGGCAGAATATATAGCAATTTAGGTGTGATTAAAAGCAGAGGAGTATCATCATCATCATCGTCATCGGGAACATATATTCCGCCAAAAAAGAAGAGCAGTTCGGGTTCAAGCTCCAGCTCCAGCTCTAGTTCTAGTTCTAATTCAAAGTTTAAAAAAGTTACACGTGCAGATTTAATAGCAGGATACCTTGGACAAACCGCCCTTAAAACAAAAGATGCAATTAAAGATAGTCTTGGTGGTGTATTATTTATTGACGAGGCGTATGCTCTTGGGAATACAGAGAAACGCGATAGTTTTTCAAAGGAGTGTATTGATACGTTATGCGAGGCACTAAGTGATCATAAAGATGACTTGATGGTGATTATTGCAGGATATGAAAAAGATTTGAATGATTGTTTTTTTGCATATAATGACGGACTTGATTCACGTTTCACGTGGCGATTCAAAATAGACGACTATACTGCGGAAGATTTGCGTGATATTTATACGAAGAAGGTGAAAGATTTTGGGTGGTCTATTCATGAAGGTGAAGAAATTAAAGCAGAATGGTTTGAGAAACATATGAAATATTTTAAATATTACGGGAGAGATATGGAGACACTTTTTTCAAAAACAAAGATAGCACATAGTCGGCGTGTTTTTTGCAAACCAGAAAATGTGAAAACGAAAATCACGATGAAAGATTTAGAGAATGGTTTTGAAATGTATACAAATAACAACGAAGTAAAAAAACGTGCAGATAAAGACGATATTAAAGTTCTACAGAATATGTATTTGTAGAATACACATAGATATACACATAGATATACACATAGATATACACATAGATATATGTTGTATTCATAATAATATTTTATTTTTAAAATTATATTATGAGCGATCCAACAAAAAAAAGTATAGTTATTAATAAATCATTTTTAACTGGTTCAAGTGGAAGTTCAGAACCGGCAAAGAATAAATCTAGAAAACAAAGTCGTCCAAAAATACCCGATGAAGTAATAAAACCAAGTAAACTAAAACAAATGTTGCTTGATAAAATAAATGCAAAACGAAGAGCAGAGTTAAATGTGACGTCTGCAACACATAGGGAAAATGAGAAGGAAAATACAAAACATAAAAAACATAAGGGATTGGGTCTAGGCATAGGTCTTGGAAATGATTATGGGAGGGCTGGAAATAACGAACAGACTGGCGGTATTGATAAAGAAAAAGAGGCAAAAATATTTAGCGATGAGTTTAAGAAGTCTTTGAGTTTTTTAGACAAATATATACAAGCAAAAAATACCGAAAAAGCCGATAAACGTCAGCATTCACATTCGAATTCACATTCACATTCAAAAACATTGAAAAGGGCAAATGGAACGAGTTTAAATGAAGATATTTTAAAATCGTTACATAATAATAATAATAATAATAGGAATCACAACACATCGCCACACAAAACACAATTAAATGTCAATACTCAGCTTTATCAAAAACCATCAACAACATATGCTTCTAATCTTGTGCAACGGAGTGTATCGCCATCGCGAGCAGTATCGCCAACACTTTCTCAACGCGGTGTATCCTTTGCGACACAACAACAACAACCGCCAACCTATCCTCCGCCACCAGGATTTCAAAAAATACAACTTAATATTCCAAAGGTAAATACAAGTCATATGCAATACCCGAAACATGATAAGATAACATTGGCTTTAGGAAAACCATCTCCATCACCTACTATATCTACCTTACCCGGGACAACTATGACAGATGCAGGAAATTTAATATATACAGAACTACCACCGGAGTTAATGCCGACTGCACCTATACCTACACCCATGTTAACAATATTGCCCGACCCTATATCTGATCCCACCATTGAAACATTTGCATCATCATCATCATCATCATCATCATCATCATCATCATCATCATCATCATCATCATCATCATCATCACTTTTACCTTCCCCATCTCATTCCCCGTCGTTTTTATCTATACCCTCCACCTCACTATCAACATCTACACCAACATTTTCGCCTATCAAGTTAACAGATGATAAACCATACGGATGTTTAAAAGGTGGAAGAAAACCAACATTTCGACTATATAATAAAACAATTAAACATTCACATCACACAAGTAGTGATAAAAATAATGATAAAAATAATGATAAAAATAGTGATACTAATAACTTATACACAGAAAGACAACAAAAGTTAAACGATTTAAGAAATAAACACAATTCTAAAAATGGTTCAGGCAGTTCGTCATATGTCGTCTCGGGAAATGACGAACTTGAAAACGAAGAGAAAGGAGAGAAAGGAGAGAAACGCGAAAATGAAATTAATAATTCGAAATCAAAACGTCCAACAAAAATAAGAAAAAGATTGAGAAAAACGATAACAAAACGATTCAGACTAGGAAAACAAGGAAATGTAGTTGGCGTTCTTATAAAAAATAACGATACACGAAAGAAAATACAAAAAGAACATGGTCTTCTTAAAAATAAAAATTTATCCGATGTTAAAAAATATCTCGTTGAACAAAAGTTAATGAAAATAGGATCAATGGCTCCCCCTAATGTTATTAGAAAAATATACGAAGATTCGGTTTTAACCGGCGAAGTAGAAAACGTAGGCAAGGATGTAATATTGCATAACTTTTTAGAACAGAATAAGCCTTGGTAATTTATAGTAAACACGCGCCGTTATACCTATTTATAAATCGGTGTATTTGCAAGCATTTTTCCCGTATCTACACCTCGTGTGCTGTTCCCGAATGTATTAAGAGGCGGTGAAACAATACCGATTCCCATAATACCCGGTAAAACTATCATAATAATTCCACCTACACCACTTTTTGCAGGCATAAATGTTTCTCTCCACCACACAGGTGCCTGATTATACATTCCGTGTTCTGCCATATGTTCAACAGCGTATTCAGCATTTTCACGCGACGTTAGTCGTTTTTTTGTAACAGGATTCACACCATAGTTTGCAAGTGTCGCTGCCATTACTGCGATATTTTTGCTAGAAAACATATACGAACATTGTTTTGTATAACATTCAATAATCGTTTCAATTTTTCCGTAAAATCTGCCATACTTCATTAAATTCATAACAAGCTTTCGGTTATGTTGATTATTAGTTATTTCTGATACATACACTTTATTATTTAGTTCTGTTTGTTCGCCTGCAAAGTCTTCCATATTTTTTTTAATGAGTGCGTCTATTTTTTTTCTATTTTCCTTGTCTGGTTTATTTTTATCATAAAGCAAACTTGTAGTCGCCATTGCACCAGCATTTACGAAGGAATTAATAGTATGACTTTTTATTTTTAACACATCTTCTAAAGAGTTAAAACTACCAATTTCTTTTGAACTTCCTATTTTTTCCAAAAGCGTTTTAACGTTGTACTTATTTAACGCAAGAATAAGGGAGAATACTTTTGAAACAGATTCAATTGCTACCTTTTTATCGTAGTCTCCGACATTCATGATATTTCCTTCTACGTCGCATATAGAAATTGCGTATATATTTGGATCCACGTTTTTCAATTCGGGAATATAAGCCGCATTTTTTCCAGTATTATGTTTTACGCGAATCGTATTATATATTTTTTCGACATCTTCTTTGAGAAAAGACATGAACGTATTTTGTATATTATATTTGGATATTATATTTGGATATAAATATCATTATTTGTTGTATAATTGTTACTTTTTATTAGTTGATAATAGCATATAACTAATATAACTAATATATCAAACATAGTTAAAGATATCGCGCCTACATATATAGTAACAAATAATTCTTAAATATTTACTATTTAATACCTCCTTGTTGAGTATTGCATAGTAGCAACAAACTAACAAACCAATCATGGCACTTATATTGTCCTACTTTGAACATACCAAAAAATACGCCGAAGAATATGGCGACAAAACAATCGTATTAATGATGGTCGGTTCTTTTTATGAAATGTATGGCGAAAAGAACAGCAAAGGTGTGATATCGGGTAGCAAAATCGAAGATATATCGAAACTATGCGACTTGGCAATCGCACAAAAAACAGGAACAGGAACAGGAACAGGAACAGGAACATGCACAAATGTTATGGCCGGATTTACATATACAAAAATTGACAAGTATTTGAAAAAAATACAAGATGCAGGCTATACAACTATTGTAATCAAGCAAGACCCTACTAACCCAAAAATACGCAGCGTTGAAGGTATTTATTCGCCAGGAACATTTTTTAACCCAGATGCATGCGAAATATCAAATAATACGATGTGTATATGGGTTGAACGCGTTTCATATATGAAAAATAAATCGGTGATTGTTGGATTGGCAAATGTAGATATATATACAGGACGTGTTACTTTATTTGAGTATAAAACAGAAGATAAACACAATCCTACAACATATGATGAGCTTGAAAGATATATATCGACGTATAAACCAAGTGAAGTAATTTTCATAACAAATTTTAATGAGAAACAAAGTGCAGATGTTATGAATTTTGCTGGACTTTATGGGGCGGGGGCTGGTGCTGCAACTAGTGGAACAGCAAACAATACAAACGCATGCAAAAATATTCATATGGTGTATTTAGAAAACGACAACGAGAACAATAACGATAACAATAACGACAATGCCCATCACGACACCACAAATATGACAAACGATATATTCCAAGAGAAGGCAAAAAAGTGTGAGAAACAAACATATCGAAATGAAATATTGCAAAAGTTCTATAAGTATAACGTCGCGGAATCGATTATCCAATATACAAGTGAACATGAATATGGAACCCAAGCATTTATATTTTTATTGAATTTTCTATATGAGCATAATCCAAATCTGGTGAATAAGATTCGCGAACCGGTATTTGACAATAAGAGCGACCGCATGATATTAGCAAACCATTCACTAAAACAATTGAATATTATTGACGATGACAACTACACAGGAAAGTATTCATCGGTTTTAAAGTTTTTAAATAATTGTGTTACGCCAATGGGGATGCGTAAATTTAAATATAAAATGTTGAATCCGATTTTTAACACACACAAGTTAAATAAAGAATACGCGATTACTGAACATGTTTTGTTGCATGGTAATGGTGGTGTCGAGACGCAAATCATGGACTGGCGAAAACAAATGGCGGAATTGAAAGATATTGAAAAACTGCACCGACAACTTGTGCATCAAAAAGTAAACCCGCGTAGTCTATTCCATTTTTATAATAACCTGCAAATAGTTGCAGATTTATTTGATGGTTTGCACTATGATAAAACCATTACTGCGTATATATATGACGAGCTGGGGGTGGAGTTTGACTATAGTTCCAAAAACATAAATAGAACTACCAACGAAAATAATATTTCGGTGATGTGCAATAATATTCGCAACTTCATGACATCCTTTTTTGATATCGAAAAATGCGGCAATATAGACAATTTGAATTTTGATGAGAATTTTGTATTAGAGAAAGTCAGTAGTAAACTAGACGACATAGTTTACAACTACGAAAACTCATATATCGAATTAAAAACGATTCAGACGTATTTAGATAAACTGATTTCCGCAGGAGAAAAGGAGTCAAAAAGTGAAAAAAAATACGAATACGTGAAAATACACGACACCGAAAAGATGGGGTATAGTTTAGTCACTACAAAACGTCGTTCTAAAATCCTTGAAGATCAAATCAAAGAGCAGATGAAAAAGTGTGGGAGGGCTGGAACAAGCGCCGACGGAGACCATGATGTCATAGATGTCGCAGATAGTCGCAAGACAATCCACGTCAATCAGGAGTATATTAGTTATAAAAAAACAAAACTGATTTTACCTATTAAAATAACCGGAATAACCTACCCTATTGCAACGGGAAGTAACAACGCGGTTGTTTCGACCCAGATCAATAAAATATGTGACACGATAATAAGCGCGAAAAACGAAATGAAAACCGAAATTGAGAATATTTTCAATGATTTTGTGAGGAAGTTTCAAAACATATTTGACTATCAGTTTCAGAAAATAGTCGATGCTCTGGCGATTATTGATAATTTGCAAAATAAAGTATATATTGCAATTAAAAACAAATATACAAAACCGACGATTTGTGTTAATGGCAATGGCAATGGCAATGGCAATGGCAATGGTATGGACTATGAGTCATACGTAAAAGCAAAAGATTTACGTCACTGCCTTATTGAACATATTAATACGAGTGAAATATATGTTACAAATGATATTGAATTGGGACAAGGAACTGCACAAGATGGGATATTATTATATGGGACAAATGCGGTTGGAAAAACAAGTTTAATACGTGCACTTGGTATTGCTATTATTATGGCCCAAGCAGGGTTATATGTGCCTTGTTCATCTTTCGAGTATATGCCATACCAAAGTATATTTACACGTATTTTAGGGAATGACAATTTATTCAAAGGGATGTCAACTTTTATGGTGGAGATGTCGGAGCTGCGGGTTATTCTGAAATCGGCAAATAACAAAGCACTCATATTAGGAGACGAGTTATGCTCAGGGACAGAAATGGATTCAGCAATTAGTATTTTTGTTGCAGGGTTGAAAAAGATGCACGATGTAAAATGTTCTTTTATATTCGCAACACATATGCATGAGATAAATAGCTACGATGAAGTTACTGCACTTAGCCGAATGACCATGAAACACCTAGAAGTAACCTATAATAAGGAAATGGATTGCTTGGTATATGATAGAAAACTAAAAGATGGTTCGGGGTTTAGCATGTATGGTTTGGAAGTATGCAAATCGCTACATTTACCGGATGATTTTCTGGAATATGCAAATAATATAAGATTGAAATATCGGAATAGAAATAGCGAACAAAGTATATTGTCACTTTCTCCTTCAAGATATAATACGAATAAATTAAGAACGACATGTGAAATGTGTAAAATAGAAATGGGGACTGAAATACACCATTTGCAACATCAGAAAAATGCAGACAAATATGACTTTATTGGATACTTTCACAAAAATCATACCGCAAATTTGATTTCAATATGCGAAAAATGTCACACCAGTATTCACTCCTGTGGAGAACAACATAAAAAGGTAAAAACAACAAATGGACCTATTATAATGAAAAAAGGAGAATAGAAGAATAGAAGAATAGAGTCTGTTTTGTATTTATATTTTTTATAATTATTTATAGTTATAAATATATATTCATAACTATATATTCATAACTATGAGCAATAGTCAAGGACAAGAGAAAATGCAAACACTTGATGAAGCAAAGTCATCTGTTACCGGAGTTGTTCAGTCATCTTTTTCAAGTTTAGCAAAAATGTTAGGACTTCCACAACTTAAAGAGTCATTTTATCAGAATATTATTTACATTTTTATGGTGATTGTTATTATGATTGGTATTTTAGTATATATACAAATGGTTGGCGGTGATGATAATGGTGCTATAAGCAATAATCCGCTTTTTGCACCTCCTACAAAAGAAGTAAAAAAAATAGAAATTAAAAGAATAGTGGAAGGATTTCAATTTAATAGTATATATATAGATAGTGCAGCCTCTGTAGACAACAATGGTAACGATGGTAACGATGGTAACGATGGTAACGATGGTAACGATGGTAACGATGGTAACAATGACTTACATAACGCGTATGCGTGTGTCGATAGTCATTCTAACAACAAAAAACAAAAAAAATAAATTATTTTCATTCTATATTTTGAATTATATATAATGAGATAAAATTGATTTATAAATAGTATGTATTAAGTATATATTAGAGATATACATAATCAAACAGCATGATCATCCCTGTAAAGTGCTTCACATGTGGAAAAGTAATCGGTGACAAATATCGATACTATTTAACAAAGGTAAAAGAATTAAAAATGTCCGAAGGTATGAAAAATGACAAAGTAATTTATTTGACAAAGGAATTTAGAGATAAAACACCCGAAGGTTATATTTTAGACGAATTAAAATTTAATAAGATGTGTTGCAGAAAACATTTCCTTACACATGTAGATATTGAGTAGTGAGAATAAAGAGAATAAAGAGAATAAAGAGAATAAAGAGAATAAAGAGAATAAAGAGAATATTTACTATTTTTTACTATTTTTTACTATATTATTTTATTATCCCATTATAATATAGTATATTATTTACAATATAAATAAAATGAAAGCATTAAAATATAGACGTAAAAGTAATAGCATTGGTAGAAGAACGCGTAAAATCAAAGGTGGTAGTAATGATATCGGTGTAAAAGTAACAAGTGCGTCTGAAAGTCAATATATAAATCCATCGAGTATTAGTTTATGCCCAGGATGTAGAAGCGATAATACAACCGCTCAAGGTGCATATTCATTAAATACTCCGTTACCAGCATTCCCCGCTTCATGGAATAAAGGTATAATGGTTGGTGGAGGCAAAGCAAGAAGAAGAAGAGGAAAGAAAGGCGGCGGTGGCGGCGGCAGCTCTATCTGCGTAGGATGTGGACAAGCGTGTAATAAATCTCCATTTCAATTTTCACAAAGTGGAGGTAAAGGCAAAAGGTCGCGCAAACATAGAGGCGGAGGGTTTTGGGATTTTGCAAAACCATTTTGGAACCCTAGTAATCCAGGCGCAGTAGGATATGATAACGGATATAAAGTTTTAGCACCTTCTTGCAAAGGACTATCGCCATCTGGTTTAGGTTCACCAATTTCAACTGCAGGATATGAACCAGACAGCAAACCATGGTCGGCAGAATTCCGAAATGATAAACACTTGTATCAAATGGGAGGCGGACGTCATACATATAGCAAAGGCAAAGGCAAAGAACACAAAAAAAACTCAAGAACACGAAAAGGTGGTAATATAATAAACGATATTGTTAACTTAGGAAGAACTGCGGCGTATGGTATTGGAACCACGTTTAATGAGTTTAGGGGCGTTTCCAATGACGTATATGCAGCACAGCCGGTGCCTTTATTTGGACAATTCCCGAGAGGTTATGGCGTGGGAAATATTATAGGAGGGGATAAACAATTTATGGATATTAAACCATTTGACATAGGAAAAATTTATAGACATGCAACAAGCACTGCATCAAAAATTTAACAACCAACAACCAACAACCAATAGCCAATATTTTTACAACATTTTTATAATATATTACAATATTTTTATTATACTATATTATAAAAGATAACAGAATATAATATAATGAATGCAATTATGAACTTGTGCACACCATCTAAAATATATCTATTTATTTCTATTATTTTACTTTTTCTTTCATTTGTAATTGATATGAGAAATAAAGACAAGAATAAAGTATGTTTAGGAAAATTACAATGCACGAATAAACCATTATATTATTTTTTGAATGTGTTATTTATTTTATTTTGGAGTTGGATTTTGAATAAGTTATGCATCACAGGATGGATTAAACTTTCATGGTTTTTGTTACTCTTTCCCTTTTTTATGCTTCTTATTCTATTTGTCATGATTTCATTTTTTGTTGTTCGTATAGCAAAGTCATTAAATACACCCAAATGATTCTGATTCTGTAAGCATTAATAAGAATAAGAATAAGAATTAGTTTATTTTAAATTATGACTAAGTGGTTACTAACTATTATAAATAGTTACTAACTATATAAAAAAATACTAACTATATAAAATATATAAAATATATAACATAACACATAGTAAGAATTTAATAATATAGCAGTATAATTTAAGAAATATGAATACAGAGCTTGCATGGGAAATTATAGACAAGTATTTTGAAGATAATCCAAATATATTAGTTAATCATCATTTAGCATCATATAACGACTTCATAAAAAATGGAATAAAGCGCATTTTTAAAGAAAAAAATCCAATTATTCTACAAAAAGAACAAGACGCCGAAACCGATATTTTTCGGCTTCGATGTGAATTATATATTGGGGGCAAAAATGGAAATAAAGTATATTACGGGAAACCGGTTATATATGACGATGATAACAATGGTCTTGATAAACGTTCACATTTTATGTATCCAAACGAGGCGCGTTTACGAAATATGACATATGCAACAACTATTCATTATGATGTAGAAGTCGATTTTATAATGCGTGAACATGATGGAAGTGTAGTCCGAAATACGATAACATTGGAAAAAATATTTTTAGGACGTTTTCCAATCATGCTTCAGTCCGAGTTGTGTATTTTGTATGGTCTTAATCCATCGGTCCGTTTCAATATGGGAGAATGTCGCAATGACTATGGTGGTTATTTCATCATCGACGGGAAAGAGAAGTTTATTATTGCACAGGAAAAATTCGCAGACAATATGTTGTATATACGAGAATACGAAGACAAAGATGAGCTCTATAGTCACTCCGCGGATATTCGCACAGTATCCGAAGATGCCTCAAAACCTGAACGAACTATGTCGGTGCGAATTCTAGCGCCAAGTGCCCGATACTCTAATGGCCAAATCGTCGTTGTCATTCCAAATGTTCGTAAACCAATCCCACTTTTTATAGTGATGCGTGCACTTGGGGTGTTGTCCGATAAAGATATTATCGAATATTGTTTACTTGATTTAGAAAAAAATGAGAATATGATTGACTTGTTTATACCATCCATCCACGACGCAAATCGCATTTTTACACAAGAAATTGCCCTCAAGTTCATCTCCACATTTACAAAATCAAAAACAACTGCACATGTGCATGATATTCTTATGAACTACTTTATGCCACAGATTGGGGAACTCAACTATATTCAAAAAGCGTATTATTTGGGATACATAGTTTATAAATTGTTATTGGTGTATAGTAAAAACGACAAACCAACAGACCGCGACAATTTCAAATTTAAGCGTGTCGATTCGCCGGGAAGATTGTTATATGATTTATTTAAAGAATATTTTACACTTCAACAGCAGAACATTCGTCTTGCAATTGACCGCGAATACTATATGAATACACCACGATATAACACCACAGACTCATTTCCTAGTCTTATTACATTGAATCAAATTGAGGCATTTAAAGACCGCGTAGTTGAATCCGGGTTTAGACGTGCATTTAAGGGTGACTGGGGTTCCGTCGAACATACTAAAAAAATCGGCGTTGTGCAAGATGTAAATCGTCTTTCTTATAACTCGTTTATTTCAGGATTGCGCAAAATTAATTTGCCGATGGATTCATCTTCAAAATCCATTAAACCACGTCTACTACATGGTTCGCAGTGGGGTATAATTGACCCTGTTGATACACCGGATGGTGCAAACTGCGGACTTCATAAAAATATGACATTGATGTGTCATATTACAACGGGGTTTTCAGGACATCCGATCATAAAATGGATGCGCGACATTGCTGGCATGAAGTTATTAGAAGAGTGTCCGCGCAAGTATCTATTTAGTTCAACAAAGATTTTTGTGAATGGGGCATGGATTGGTGTAGTTATGAATCCCGACGAAGTCACACTTATATTGAAAACATATCGAAGATATGGATTAATTTCGCCATTTGTAAGTTGTAACTGGGATATACAAACAAATGAAATATTTATATTTACTGATGGTGGGCGTCTTTGCCGGCCGCTTTTTTACTACGACGGGATACTCAAACGTTATTCGTTTGAAGAAAAAAATGTGCTGGACTATTTGGAATCCGGCAATTTTCATTGGCGTAACATGGTTGGTAATAAGGAAACAAAAAAAATAAAAGAGTATCATCATGATTCGCATATGATATATACACCATTTGACTTATATGGAGCCGAAGATATTGCCAAACTTAAAAGCATGAGTATGGCTATGCCTGATATTTTAGAGTACCTCGACACTTCAGAGGCCGAATCCGCGCTTATTACGCTTTCATATGGTGCAAGAGATAAACTATATACACATATTGAAATTCATCCTTCATTGATGTACGGGTTTATGGGGAATCAAATCGTATACCCAGAGAATAACCCCTTACCACGCAATGCATTTGCATGCGGACAAGCCAAGCAAGCAGTTTCGCTGTATAGCACCAACTTTTTCTCGCGCATTGACAAAATGGGTGTCATGTTAAATTATGGACAAATTCCGCTTGTTAAGAGTCGCTACCTTAAACATATCAATAATGAAGAACATCCGTGTGGCGAAAATGTAATGGTTGCAATTATGTGCTACTCGGGATACAATGTTGAGGATTCTATCTTATTCAATGAAGGTTCCGTAAAACGCGGAATGTTTCGAACAACGTATTTTAACTCCTATGAAACACGCGAAGAGTCGTCGAAAGTAAAAGGTTCAATGGTTGACTCCCATATTGTAAATATTGAAAGTCAAGGAAATGTTGTCGGATTAAAACCTGGCTATGAATACGACCACCTCGATATGTATGGCATGATTAAAGAGAATACCGAACTAACCGATAAAGTCGTTCTCATTGGAAAAGTAAAATCAAATCTTGATAATCCTGATCACCCTATCGACGAATCCGTTTATCCAAAGAAAGGGCAACTTGGTTTTGTAGATAAGACGTTTATTACCGAAAGTGAAGAAGGCACACGCCTTGCAAAGGTAAGAATTCGCGAAGAAAGAATGCCAAATATTGGCGATAAATTTGCATCTAGAGCCGGCCAAAAAGGTACTGTAGGTATTCTCATCCGCGAACAAGATATGCCATTTACAGGGTCGGGGATGCGCCCCGATATTATTATCAACCCACATGCAATTCCATCACGTATGACAATCGGACAACTATTAGAGACACTTACAGGGAAAGCGTGCGCCTTATATGGGGCATTTGGCGATTGCACTGCATTTATGAATACAGGGCCGAAAGAGAAACAATTTGGAAGTTTACTAACACGTCAGGGGTTTCATTCGAGTGGAACAGAAGTCTTGTATAATGGTATGACAGGTGAACAAATACAAAGTAACATATACTATGGTCCGACGTATTATATGCGCCTGAAACACATGGTAAAAGATAAGATAAATTATCGCGCAAGAGGTCCGCGAACACTTCTCACGCGGCAGACTGTGCAGGGTCGCGCAAACGATGGTGGTCTGCGTATAGGTGAAATGGAACGTGATGGGATTATAGCACATGGAGTGAGTCACTTTTTGCAAGAGTCGATGATGGTAAGAGGTGATGAGTATTATATGGCAATATGCAATAAAACAGGAACGATTGCGATTTATAATAGTATGCGCGACTTATTTATCAGTCCCATGGCGGATGGCCCAATAAAATTTACCGGAAATCTGTTAAGCGAAATGAATATTCAAAAGGTGACGCGATTCGGGCGGTCATTTAGCATCGTTCGCGTTCCTTATTCATTTAAACTTTTGATGCAAGAGTTGATGACGATGAATATTACTATGCGTGTAATAACTGCAGATAATATTGATCATCTTGAAAGCATGTCGTATTCAAATACGATTCATAAACTAACATTTGAAGATGAAAGTGCTAGCACAACGGATATTATTTCACGAATGGTTGATAAAAATAAAGAAAATAGTATGGTTGGATATATTGCGAGTAAAACTGCTAGAAAGAAAGAACTCACGGAACCTCAAGAAAATACAAACGCTATATTACTTGACAATCAGAAGGCCCAAGAAAATATGTTGAAAGATATAGAAAGTCTTGGTTGGAGATTGGAAAATCGCGAGCTTGTTAGCGGAGAAGGTGCTGCGTCGTCATCACCTCTTACTCCTACAGGAGAAGAGTCACCCGAAACTGCAATGGCAAGATATAAATATACATTCGCATCACTTATTTTGGATGAGAATGGCTCACCTACAGAAATATGGGATGAGGCAGCAGGTGGGGGTAGTGGTAGTGGATATGGCAAATTTCCTACAGAGCATCCTGTTGGGTGGGTTACAAAAGATTTAGTATATCCGGATGGAACAATAATACCAGATGAGGTTATGTCAAATGAACTTGCGCGAAACCAGACACCGAATAACTGGATAAGTTCGTATATTAACATATTCCAAGAGTATCAAAAGATTCAAAATAAGAAACGAATGGTAGAAGAAGCACAACGACAAGCTGAAATGGGAGAACAATCGGGCGAATTAGGAGAATTAGAAGAAGCTCAGTTTACTATGCCATCTAGTCCAGGATATACTGCTTCTAGTCCTGTTTTTGGACAACTATTACAAGCACAACCAATACAACAATTTGCGTCATTTGTTCCGGCACAAGTGCCAGCACCAGGGTATATGATGCCGCAAGTATTACAACCGGTTCAAGTTCCGATGCCAGCACAGCCTGTCGCACCTACGGCTCCAACAGGAAATATATTATCTGTTGCACCGCCTGTAGTAGCATCATCGGAATCAAGCGGAGAACAAAATGATGGTAAAAAACGAATTACATTTAATTTATAATTTTTATTTTATATTTTTGCAGTATTATCAACAATATTATTAATAATAGTATCAACAATATTATTAATAATAAAATTGAATTAAAATATTGTTTCGTAATATAATATAAGAATACAAACAAACAATACAAACCGCAAAAACTAAACCCATACCAAACCCATACCCATACACAAAGTCACGAAGAAAATGTCAGCATCTCATGAAAAATCGTCATCATCAAGTATTATCGGAATGATTTACAAGTCAAGAACGACGTTACTCGAATTATTAAGAGAACAAAAATACGATGTCAACGATTATGAAAACTTTGGAGTAAATGAAATACATGCAATGTATACAAATAAAGACGTACCAAAACAGCTAGATATGATTTGCACATCAAATCAGGAAAATATAAACAAAAAAAAAGTATATGTAAAATACCATTTAGGAAAAACCCTGCGTGTTGAGAATATACAAGACTATATCGATGACCTATTTCATATTGAAAAAGTTCTTGACAGCAAAACAGATACACTGATTATAGTAATCAAACAAGAAATAAATCAAACGCTTATGAATATTTTGAACGAATTTTGGGACAAAAATAAAGTATTCATTATTATATTTACCATGGAGCGACTGCTATTTAACATTTTGCAGCACCAATATGTGCCAAAACATACTATACTGAATGAAGAAGAGAAAAAAGAAATCATTAAAAAATATAATATTGTAAATGTAAACCAATTGCCGGATATTTCACGATTCGACCCCGTTGCACAAGCAATCGGGATGCGTCCTGGCGATATTTGTTGCATCGAACGACCAAGTAAAACCTCAATTATATCAAAGTATTATCGTCATTGCACACAAGTTACACTTTAATTGCAAAACTTTAATTGCAAAACTTTAATTGTAAATAATGATATATGATATACTATATATTAAATATTATCATGATATTATTTTTTATTATGATAATATAGATAATATAAATAGTTAAGTATTTTTAATAATTTCATAGTTTAATAATTCATTCATGACAACTCAACCACAAAGTAGTTTTATAAAAGAATATGTAGATTCGATTGATGTATTAAATAAAAATATTGTGACGAATTTAAAAACATATAGTGATAAATATGCAGAGTTCAATGTAAATAATTTTGGATATCGTGTAAATACAAGAAACTTGGCATCAACCAAATATGAACAAGAGAATGAAAATAAAAATCCATTTCTTATTGCAAAAAGAAACTTATATTTTATAGCTATTCAATTTAAAAATGTAATACAAAGTTTAAACGACGCGATAACAAAAAAAAATAAATCTATCGATGAGTTAAAAAAAGATATAGCAGAGTTGACGGATGAAAACAAACAACTTTCAAAAAAAGCAGAAAATTTAAGTGATTCAGGATTGGCCGCAAAACCATTCTTTGAAGATCAGCGTGTTATTTATTCACGTTCTATTATTTATTTAATAACTATACTAATAGGAGTCGGGGTTATATTGTATCTTTTGAAGTCGACACCATTTACAGAAATTGCATCAAATATTGCGACAAAATCAAAAGATATAGCAGCAAATGCCAAAAATTCTGTTCAATCGGATATGCAAAATCCGGATAACTCTAGTACTAAGAATATTATTATATTTTTACTTGTTAGTGTTGTAGTAGTTGCAGTATTTTACTTTATAGTTTACCTGATACGTAAGGCACGACCAACTGCCGAAGAAACCCAAACACAAAAGAAAATCAAAGAAATTGCACAAAGTTGTAAAAAAGATAAGAGCGAATCGTGGATATCATCGCAGGTTGATAAAGTTAAAAACTATGTATTAAATAAAAATATGAGTATAAAATAAATTCGAATCATCTTTACCGATAATATAATATAACATTAACAAAATCATTAACAAAATCATAAGCAAAGAAATAAGCAAAGAAATAAGTAACGTTTTTTAATGTATAAAGTTATAAAGAAATAAAATTATAAACTATTACAATACATTTTATAATCATATGTTATAGATATAATATATTATTATTATATATTATTATAGTATTTAACTCATATGAATTTTTTAAATATGTTTAGCGATGAAGCTCCTATTTCTAATAGTGGATATAGAAGTTCTTTATATACTGACCCAAGTATTATGCAAGGAATTAAATTTTTAAATAATGAAAAAGATATAGCAAATAATTTAAGTGAGAATCTTATACTAATTTCTCAAACTAATGGAAGTAATTTGGCTTCAGGAAAAGTTATAAATGGAAAAATATATGAAGGAATGACAACGGCAGATGCGGATAATGAAGAACTTTATGAAACAAGACCATCGCCACCTTCTTGTCAAGATGGATGGTATTATAATCCTAGCCATAGCGATAAATGTTTGCAAGTATGTTCAGAAAATTCTCAAACCAGACACCCCGATGGTACGTGTATATGTAATTCCAATAATGGGAGTTCTAACCAAAATTGTGATCCTAGATTTAGATGTGTATCTAATAAATGTAGAAGAATGAAACCTAGTTTGGAAAACCAAGTTGCCGAACAACTTAAAGATAAAGACATTGAATACTTAGAATTTTCATATTATATGATTGCTGGATTATATGACCAACTATTGAAAAATTTTGGAAAGGACTATGATGGTGGTATTGAAAGCAATCCTGTTACAGCAACGGGAGAAGTCATTCCGGGAAAAAGACAAGAATTATTTCAAGCAATCAAGAATATCGAGTTAGCAATGAATGTTGTTGGTGTTCAAGTTTCTGAAATAGTTCAAAAAAGGACAAAAATAAACGAAACAAAATATTACGAAGTTATGAATAAAATGAGAGATACAAAATATAAAATAATTCAAGCAAATAATAAAATTATAGAGCTAACTAATTTAGTTGATCCAGTATCAGCGGTTGCCAATAGAGAAGAAACACATATCTTATCGAAACAGAGATACTATATGTATATGGTATGGGTTATTCTAGCAGTGGTAGTTATATATATTATGGTAGCAAATATGATTAACCCAAACTCGTCATTCAATGTTCTAGTAATATGTATAATTATTCTTGTATGTATATTTGTATTTATTATGTATGATAAAATTACACGTTCGTGGTATTATGATATTACGAATGGTATTAAAAATCTTCATATACCAAGACTAGATAACATAATTAATTTTGACCCACTTGTTAGTATAAAATATACTTCATAATTATGAAGCTACCAATGATGACAAATGATGACAAATGATTTATAGTTATAACTATTTTAGACTTATAGTTATAACTATTTTACTATTTTAGACTTATAGTTATAACTATTTTAGACTTATTTAAGACTTATTTAAGACTTATTTAAGACTTATTTAAGACTTATACTTATTTTATACTTATAATTATATTGTAACTTTTTATTATTTATTATTTATTTATTATATATTATATATCTGAACCATTTAACTAATTTATTTAATTTTATAAAATGAATAATAATGTTAATAATGTCAATAATGATAGTAATAATAATACTAGTTTAGGCCTAAGTCTTTCCCAAGGGCAAACATTTAGTAATCAACAACAAACAAGATTATTAAATAATAACAATGTAGCAAGAAATACTGCAGGGCAAGATAAAAATAAAGCAAATAAAGCAAAAAAAAATAAAATAAATCAAAATCGTGGAACGAATATTGAACCTTTTGTGCCAAATCTAAAAAGCGACTATAAAACACTAAGTATGCAAGATATTGATTACAATAATGCACGAATTAAAGCAGTAAATGATAACCAAATTTTGCAAACAAGAAATTCAATTTCATCATATACAGATATAACAAATAATTTAACTAAATTTCAGCGTGGAGTTACGGAACAAGCAAAGGCATACAACTATGTTAATAAAAATCCTGGATTATTAAATAGAAATTATTTAACCGGTGATAATAAAAATATAAGAGTTAACAATAAAGGTGTAGTAAATGCTTTAAACCCAAATAATTTAGCCACCCGACCTCCATCAACTGCTGGAATAAATATAAATAATTCAGTATCAAATTCAAATGCTGATTTTAATTATGTTCCTGTAGAAGATATTCCTCAGGGGTTAACGGAAGGTCCCGATACTGGTTTATATAATCAACAAATAAGTTCAAAACAAATAAGCTTACCTAATGGAAATTCGGGATATAATTTAGAAGGTGAAAATGTATTTGTCATATATCCTTATCCAAATGGTATTGAGCAGGTAGGTAAAAATACGATATACTATGGTGCATATCGTAGCGATGGACTGCAAGGATTAACACTAGATGAAGAAATGGGAGTAGATCGCGTGTCTCATTGTCTACAACGCGCAGTTAACCAAGGATTTTCATGGTGTGGAATGACAAGCTTAGGTTGGGTAAGTGACTATAAGAGGGGGGGCTGGGGTGGAAAATGCATGATAGGAAATGTAACAAATTTTTCATCACCTGCATATCTTGTTAAGACTATATCACAAACAGGTTCGAGTTCTGTATTAAAATTTCCTACTAGTGGATACAACTCATTAACATTCGGCGCAGATGGAGTATTATATGCCGGATATAAAAAAATTCTATTTGGACATCCACTAACTAAAGTATTTAATAATGAATTAGATCAATCCTATGGTGGATCTATTAATAACCTAGTTGGAAGCTACGCCTATAATCAAGGTAAATGGCAAAATCTTAAAGTTTTCGATGGAAATGTAGATCCTACGGGAGCACCTTCAGGAACATTTAACACTCTTTACAAGTATGACATTCAAGTTCCCAATACTGGGTACACAACGAAATATTACAAATCATGGTTTGGTCAAATACCTTACCAAGAACCATATACATACTATACCACACAAACCATGGAGAAATTAGCTGCAGAAAATAAAGAAAATGGTAATTTGACATATATTAACTATAATTGTGGTAAAACTCCAACAAAAGAACCTATCATGCTTGGTAACCAAAACGCTGGTGCAGGTTATAATCTTGATTGCAGCGAACTTTATAATAAGTATCCATCTTTTACCCTGGTACTTAGTGATGCAGGTATACTTACTATTACAAATAACACTGCAAGTACGGAAATAAGCGCGGATTCAAAAGTTGTAACATATGACATGTCATATGGTTATCCAAATAATGTTACCTTACAAAATGGACAAGTAGTGTTATTAAACATGCCACGTGCCGATTGGGTGAATGATAGTATAAATAAGGGAGCAGGGCTAGTTTCTAATTCAAAAAATATTCCATCTATGTCTTGGGGAGGGGAAGGGACGGGAAAAACAATTTCATCGCCAAACGGATACTGCAGACTTGTTTTATCAAATAATAGTTTATATTTAGAATATTCTTTGCAAGATGTTACACAAGGTGCTGATGGTAATTTAATAGGAAATAATAGTTCATCTGTTGCATTATATCACATAAAAAATGTTAACACATCCAAATTAGGAACCTCCGCTCATATTGATATCAACGGAGAAGCATTTCCATATCCAGCTGAATCTTTTGGTCCACAAGGATATGACAACGTATATACAAAAATTGAAGATTATATTCCAACATATCTGGATCCGCGCAAATTTATTCAGGGTTCACAAAAAGAATGTGAGAATGCATGTAATAATAGTGAATCTTTATGTTATGGATATGTTCATGCCGGAAATATTTGTAATATTATTACCGGTTCAACTCAAATTATTGGAAATAATACTATTAATATGAAACCTTACACAGATGCTCATACTTATGTAAGACATACAAAATTCCCTGGCAATGATAACTCGTGTAGAAAAACATTAGATGCGGTTATAGGAACAGAAGTATATTCCTATTATTTAAATAATGGAATTACACCATATAACCCGACTTATATGACGCCTCAAACAAAATGTAATTTAGGAAAAGTATTAGATAAACAAATGAATGAACTTAAACGTCGAAATATTGCAGCAGTTGAAAAAGGAAATGAGATTAAAGATAAATTTACTGATGTATTTATTAGAGAAAATACTATTTTAAATAATATATCAGAGAATAAAAAAAACTCACAGATATATGATGACAATACAACAAAAACAGAAGAGGAAATAAAACGCATAAAAAATATACAGATAACTAAGTCGGCAACAGAAAAAGACTCGGAATTACTTTTAGTTAGTGATAATTATAAATATATCATTTGGGGAATTGTTTCTTTATTAATATCACTTGCAACTATTAAAGGGTTACGTATGGCGTCGAGTTAGTTAATTAGTTTTAGTTGATGTAAAATATTTTATATATCATGTCAATCCCAAATAAATAAAATATAAAATTATTTTATTTTAATATAGTATATTCAAATAGTATATTAAATTATATATTCATTCTAGTCATATACCAAATCATATACTACATCATATAGTTATTGAAATCATATAATGTCTCAAAATGCTTCATATACCAGTTCAAGTGGCGAAAAGAGCACTCAAGAAGAGTTTGAAAAAAATTTACAAGCTCAGCTTGAAAGTATGAAAACTATACAACAACAACAAATAGATTTATATTCAAAGCTAGAAGTTTTAGGAGCATCTAAAGACATTTCATCTGAAATCGTTCAAACACAAATTAATGAAATTTTAAAACACATTGAAACATTAAATAATATTAAAACTACGATATTTAAAAATTTGATTACAACGTATGAACTAAACCAAGCACAATTAAATGCTTCAAGATATGCATATGCTGATAGCATTACTGCTTTAAAAATTATAGAAGAAAATTTAAATAATAAACAAAAAATTTTAAATGATGCAATTTCAGTACGTGACAATTCAGAAAGAATGGCAGGTATAAATACATATTATAGTAGACGTTATGAAGAGCATTCTAATGTTTTAAAATATATTATACTATTTAGTGGTATTATTATTATAGCCATTTTTTTAATGAAGATTGGCATTATCAATAATAGTATATCTAGTATTATAATTATCGCATCTATGTCCGTGGGTATTATTATTGTTGGTAAAAATGTATGGGATTTATCTAGACGCAATAACATCGACTATGACCGATATAATTTTAAATTTAAGCCAGGTGATGTGCCAAGAGATACTGAAAGAGCTATGAATGTTAAGACAGATATGACATATGGAGGTGAAATATTTGGAAATATATGTGATAAAATTTCAAAAACTGGTTCTACTATGGCGGCAAATATGCGTTCGTCGGTGGGAGACTATGATGGAGCAGTAGCAGCAGCCACGCCACCACCACCACCCCCAAATACTTCTGAAGGATTTACCCCAGGATCCGCCGATTTATTTATATTAAAAAACCAAAATAATAAATTTAATAATAAAAAATATAATATGGATGGTTGCCCTTTAGCATTTAATGATACGAAATATAACTATAGCGACTATGAAGCATATTAAATAATAAATAGTAAATAGTAAATAGTAACTAGTAAATATAATATTATAATTATGATTGTTTATATTTTTTAAATATAAATAATCGTATGCCTAGTATTATAATAAAATAATAAAATAATATATTAATATTATAGTAGTAAGATAGTAGTAAGCTAACACTAAGATAGTACTAAGATAGTAGTAAGATAGTAGTAAATTAAAATAGTTAAATTATCATAATAATAAGTCAAACAAGTCAAACAAATCAAACAAATCAAGCAACTAAACAAGTATCATGGGTAATACCGAGAGTAAAAATAAAATTGTAAAAACACTCAAAGAACGTGGTGAGTCAATGGGTGGCAATAGTGAATCATGTATGAATCCAGATTTAACAAGTAAGATGTTCGATTTGGTACAAAAAGGCAGCATCGCTTTAGGTTCAATTCAATCAGCAGTCGACCCAAGTAAAGCACCGCCTAACTCAGATTTATATTTACAAACGGAATATGACCGGGCGAAACGTGTTCGTGCAAACGCTGATTTAGACTTTTATGTAGCAGAACAAAATTATTTTGTAAATGTAAAAGGAAGCGACTCTTATAAGTCTTTAGTTTCTGAAAGAATTAAAAATTCAGGAAATAAGGAGTATGAAACTATTTTAAAAGATTTTACGCAAATGAATGAAATTTCAAGTATATTAATTGCTACTGCAAATGTTCGCGAAATTGCTGAAGAAAATATGAATAGAGTTGCTGATGATCTCAAAAAAAATAATGACCGATTACAGGATATTATAAATTCTGGAAAAGGAGATGCTATAACGTATCAACGTAAATCATCATATGAGTCAAAAATGAAAGAAATGATTCAAGATTGGTCCGTTATTCCAGTGATTATTTACTGGACACTTCTCATATTGTGGGTTGGTATAGTTATGTTTTACTTAAAACAAATGACGTTAGTGAACTCCGCGATACTCGTTGGACTTATATTGTATCCTTTTTTGTCTACAAATATAGTAATTTGGGTTCTTGAATTTATTCAAGGAGTTTGGAATTTTATTTTTTCAGCAGTAAATAATCGCGTTACTGCATAATATATGTAATGTCTATAATATCTGTAATATCTGTAATATCTGTAATATTTATTATAAAATATATAAAAAAATATATTTTATAAGGATTGTATAGTTTGCGTATATTCGCCTACCTTTTACTCATTCATCTTCCACTTCGTCGTGGTTATATATGATTGAGAGGTTCTTCCAACCTTTCGGTGTGCACTTGCCATATTTCTTATCAAACACTTCATAGATTTCATTCCCTCTTGGCACATTTCTATCGTAATGTTCAATATACCATACTTTAAATGACTCATACATTTCCGTCTTCTTGACATAGTGTCCCTCCACTTTGCGAATCTTATCGCGCACAAATTCATTGATATAGTCCTGGCTGTTTCTGTAACTCTCACTACTCGCAAGAACTGCCGGCGAATCTTTCACCATACCACCTGTTTCATACGCTTTCTCTACCAGCATCGCCAAGAATACAGGTGCCCATATTTTGAACTTCTCATCAAGACGCTTATCAACCTGGAACTGATATGGAGAGTCAGGATCACCTTGTTTCGGATTGTCGCAGAAAACTGCCTTATGATCGACTTTACGAATACGTCTCCACGTGCCTTCATCGTTCGCCTTCACATCCAGAAGCGTATTTGTGCAAACCACTAACTTAAACTGAGGAATAAATGTAATCATGTTTTTAAATAGAGCGCGGCCTTGCACAGGATCACCGCTCGTAATTTCCTTCATCGGGCCTTCCTCCAACCGCATTCCTTTTGATGGTTCTTGCATCACTGCATACCGAATACCAACCAGTTGCGCAATTTCCGACGATGTTCCACCAATCGATGCACGCTTGCTTGTAATCAGCGAAATAGGAACAACCGCTTTATACTCACCCAAAACAAGCGACATAAGTTCTACCAACTTTGATTTTCCATTGCTGCCACACCCAATATAAATATTAAACGTCTGTGGATAGTTGACACCAATCAAACAAGATGCCAAATGCTCCCACATATAGTTTCGGATTTCTTCTTCCGGATATAACTTGCTGATAAAGTCGTTGATTTCCGCCATGATTTTTCCATGCTTTCTCAGGTCAAGTGGAAAGTAGTCGATATTCGTGCACTTTGTAATGTAGTCATCGGGTTGCCCCTTTCTTGCACGCTTTTCCTTGAAATCAATAACGCAATTATTACAGCAAAGCAGATGCGTTTTTGTGTCGACACTTTTCATGAATGTTTTGTCGTAAAACAACTCTTGTGCTTCCTTCATAATGTTTGTCTTCGCTTGTGTATTTTTTAGTTTCAGGCAAATATCTGAAATACGATGCTGAAACTGATTCGGTTTTCCATCTTCTGAATTCGCAGACGAACTATTATTTGCGTTGTTTCCATTGCTAGCAGCGCCATTGCTACCTCCATTGCCTCCATTTGCAGCATTCATGATTTGCTTGTTTGGTTTTCCTTGTCCGCCACCGCCGCCTCCGCCTCCGCCTCCGCCTCCGCCACTAGAACCAATGCGCGAAACATATAGTGTATACATTTCATTCGAAATCATCTGTTTCAGTGAAATACCGCAGTCACATTCAACCCAACGATTATTCTCGAACTCATACCAGACATTGTCCTTGATGTGTGCGCAAACAAAGCGATTCTTGAACATGTTGTGCAAAACGACTGCCAAGTCCACCATTGTCGTCTCTGGTTTTCCGTTTATGTTTACCAAATCATTTGACAATGTGATATCGACATAGTAATCAATCGTCTTTTTATATACTGCAAAATAGCGTTCCTTTGCATCACTCTGTGCCCAGTATACGATTGAACGCCGCGTCAAACCATCTTCATTCTCCATTGAGAAGGTTTGCCATTTCTCGTAGAAGTCGCCAATCTTATCATAGCTGAATTTCTCCGATTGCGAACTAAATAGAATCCACGATAAGAATAATTTGTCACTCGTATTTCGAAGAGCCCAACCAACCCGTATCCAAAGATTATACTGATTATAATACTTTTCAGGAAGACACATTACATAGTCGCTCGTTTCTCTCACGTAATGCTCGCGTGGCTCAAGCGCATTAAACAACTTATCGATTTCATCCGTCAATGTTTCACGCGACGCAATGTCATGTATACTACAAGCACTTGATGCAACACGACGACGAATATTTCCCCCAATCTTGTTTGTAGGAGAGCGACGTGTCTTGTTTCTCTTTATTTCTTCGTATTCGCGGCGAACAGATTCGCGGACTTGAAACGCTGGATGCTTGTCATGCTGCGCAGAAAGCAAGCAGAAGTTCTTGGCGTAGTCGAAGAATGCGACATTCTTTTCATCATATTCCCATTCCCAGATTTCATTTTTATTGGTTTTATCCTTGATTTCTATTTTGCATTTACCATCGTCGCTTCCACTCAACTCCACTGAATCAACTGACTCCACAGACCCCGAATCTTCATTTTCACTACCATCGCAATCATAGTTGTCCGAAAGATCCGTTCCATCAATTTCGCTTTTGATATATGTGAAGTTAAAATGATACTTCAGTTCATATGCTTCATGGCCTGGTTTTCGCGATCCATACAACTGCCATCCAACAGGATTCACCATCCGCGAAATGTTGTCATCCAAAATGTCATCCCATGAATTTTTAAGAGGAAGATGTTTCAAAACATCGGAGATTTTCTTCAATACATTGTTGCGAAGCATATATTGAACGACGCGGTCAGCATGCACGCCAATAATAATATGAATACCATCTTTTGTATATTTTTCGTCGTCGGTATTCATATTAGGTTTTTCGAACACAAATACTGAAACATCTCTCTTTTCGGCTTCGCGAATATCTAATAACTTCGACAACTCCTCCATGTAGATGCCGATGATATTTTCCACGTCTTCCTTCGAATGCTGGCGTTTTTCAATACAAGCATCATAGCGAAAATCCAAGTCAATTAATACAGGCCCTGCACCTGGAAGTTGTTTCTCTGTCAAATAGTCATGACGCCTATTTACAATAATATGTTTTGTATATTTTGCCCAGAATTCTGGTAATTTTTCTTGTGGTATATAAAATGTCCCACCCGATACTCCATGCTCTTGACTTGGTATTCTTGTATGTGTAAATGAAAGCCCTGACATATTCGGGTCACCCTTTTTCATATAGTGTTGTCTCATGTATTGTTCATATTCGTTTCCATTTCCATTTCCACTACCACTACCACTACCACTTCCACTAGACAATGCTGTAAAACTTTTCATTTTTGTATATTTTTTTGGTCTTTGATATCGTATGGGTTGGGGATCTGTTTTGTATGTTATATTATATTCAAAGATATTTTTATGTCAATTTTATATATTAAAAATATCCCTAAAAAATAGAAAACAAGAATTAGTAAAAAGATAATATATATAAAATGGACATAAAAATAAACGCGTATAGAAGTACAGAATTCGGAGATCCGAACTAACGTGTGTATGGTAAAAAAAATAAAAAACGTGGTATCTCCACCGGAGGGACATAACGTAATAGTTGAGTCTCATCTATCTATAGAAGGAGAGAAGGGAGAGAAAGGAGAGAAGGGAGAGAAATCCAAATCCAAATATGATAAAATATTTGATATTGATAGTGACGATGAAGATGAAGAAAAACCAGTTAAAAAAGTAGAAGAACCTGTTGTCCCAATTGTCAACATCCCAAAAGAAACAATTTCGCGACTATTGAAAGATATAAAAGATATGGTATCTTCGTCTTTGGAAGAAGAATACGGAATTTATTATAAACATTCAGAAACCAATATTTTGAAGGCGTATGTTATGATAGTTGGCCCGGAAGATTCATTATACTTCGGTGGATACTACTTTTTTTCAATTGACTTTCCAATAAACTATCCATATGAACCCCCCTTGTTTACGTTTCTTGTGAGCGATTCAAATACAAGATTTCATCCAAATTTTCACAAAAGTGGTAAAGTTTGTTTGTCCATGTTAAATACATGGAGAGGTGAACAATGGACGAGTTGTTTAACGTTGAAGTCTATTTTGATTACTATTGTTAGTATTCTAGATAATAAACCAATGTTGCATGAACCTGGTGTAACGAAAAAATATGCAGATTTTAATAACTATCATACCATGATTGCATTTAAAAATATAGACTTTGGTTGTTTACAGCTAATGCAAGATTTTAATAAAAAGAATATTGTATTTTCTCAAAAAGAAGCAACGGAATATAAGGATTATTTTTACGACATTATGAAAAAATCATTTCATAAAAATGCCAAAAAAATATATGAGGTTATAAGAACATGGATGATGAAAGAAATTAATAATATGTATACTATACGTGTGATGTATAATATGTCTTGTTATGTAAATTTTAATGACCTTGAAGAGAAGTTTTTAGAGTATGTAAAAGAGCATAATATTGATATTCTATAGTGTAAATAGAAATAGATTTTGACAATAAGTATATATTAAATATATTAAATATATAAAATTGAAATAAACAAATAATAATAATATATAATATATTGACCATAACAACAATAACACAATAAAATATAACCATCATGCACTTTTGTATTCATTGCAGCAATATGTATTATATTCGACTATCCGAAGAAGATCCAAATTCAATAGTCTACTATTGTAGGAATTGTGGGCATGAGAACAAGAATATAACTTTAGATAGTGTTACTATATCGAGAACCAATTTTAAAGGCAGCAAACAAAAATACAACTCAATCATAAATAAGTATACCAAAATGGACCCGACATTGCCACGAATCAATACGATTAAATGCCCAAACCAGGCGTGTAAAAGCAATCAAGAGCATGAACACGCACACGCACACGCAGAAACGCCTCGCTCACGCGCCGCGCGTGCAGAAAGTAGCAAATCCAAAGCTAGCATTAGTGCCGAAGCTGCTGCGGTTGTACCTTCGGTGGCGGGCGTGGATGTTATCCCCGTCGAAGAACAAGAAGGTGGCGCAGGTGGTAACACAGAGCGAGAAATTATTTATTTGCGTTATGACGATGTCAATATGAACTTTGTATATTTGTGTCCAGTATGCGACTCCGTTTGGAACACTACGCAGTAAATATATAATATTGTTATGTTAGTATATATATGAAAAATATGAAAAATATGAAAAATATGAAAAATATGAAAAATATTACTAGTAACCAAAGTATATTTATTTTTATATTATTTATTTTAGTTATTGTATATTGTTATATACTGAAAAAAAATAATTTATTATTTAATATAAAAAATAACCAAAGAATACATTCTTTATTAAATAAAAATCAATCTCTATGGTTTGAAATATCTGAACTTTGTATAATATTATTAATAATATTTTTTTTATATAAACAAAAACAATACTTATTATTTTTTATTTTTACCCTACAATTTTTTGAACATATTAATCAAATATTTTTTTGCTACAGGCAACATTTAGATAGTTTACAAATAATTACTATTATTATTGATTTTGTATTTATTATATATGCATATCATGTTAAGTGTTATTGGGTAATACCTTTATTTACTATTGGAATACTTATACATGTAATATCTATTTATACCAAAAAATCATTTACTGATATAGTTTGTATAAAACTATAGAAATTTAAGTTTAATAGTATTACTACTATTTTATTATTAACATTTTTATTATTAATAATAAAATTGAAATAAAATCAAAGTAGTATATAGTATATAAGATTGCCACGCTACTATCCAACAAACACAACAACAACAAATATCAAAAAATAAGATGTCTTCTAAAAAACTCGAACCTTTAGCGTTAGCAGGAAATAAATCAGATGAAGAAGCCGGTTCTGACGCTGAGAGTGCTTCTACTGCTGGAAGCGAAAGCGAAAGCGATGTCGGAACTGATGACGCTTCTAGTATTCCATCTGCAGGTGAAAGTGACGACGACGACGATGCAACTGCGAGCATCGGCTCAAATGAAGGAAGTGACGTCGAGGGTGCCGATACAGGGGCTGGGGCCGCTGCCAAATCTCCTATCCAAAATATTCAAGATGTTATTTCAAAAGCAGCGAACGCAGTTAGTAGCGGCGCCGCACAAGATGCAATTACAGAACTAGTTTCCGGTTCTAGAAAAGGAAGGGGGCGCGGTGCCAGAAAAAGCAGCGGAAAAAGTGTGCTTGAAAGTATTGCATCAACGACTGCCTCGCTTGGTATGGGACTGGGGCTTGGAGGTAGCGAAGATGAAGGAGCAGGAGAAGAAGGAAGCGACGAATATAATAGCGACGACGACGATATGGACAAAAAACTCAAAAAATTTGATAGTGAAGTGCGTGAGGACTATTTGGCAAAATTCCACCCCGAATGTATGATGCAGAACTACGACGAGATATATAATTTAGCACGTGTTGTGCGCGATGATAGGGGGATCATAGTAGACGAGTTGCATAAAACGTTGCCTTTATTGACAAAGTATGAGCGCACACGTGTGCTAGGACAAAGGGCAAAACAAATCAATGATGGTGCGATGCCGTTTGTTAAAGTTCCAGAAGGCGTTATTGACGGATACCTGATTGCGCTGAAAGAACTCGAGGAAAAAAAGATTCCATTTATTATACGCCGACCATTGCCCAATCGCGGCTCTGAATATTGGCACCTTGAAGATTTGCAGATTATTAACTAGTGCATTGTGTATTCGTCTTTAACACTTCCATCGTTTGCCGCAGTCGAGGCATGTCACAAATGTTGTCATTGGCTCATCCGCCGACCTTGTTTGCAGTTGGTAATACGTGCATTTCTTTGAACTACATTTGCGACATGTGAATTTATCTGTAGACGCCTCTAGTTTGGGCTCATACTTATTCTGATCTCTAATTTTTTTATCCTCGATAAGCTTGTGCCACTTCTCAGGGCTCATTTCTTGGTGCGTCATAAACGCCAACTTGTGCGCTTGAATTTCCTTGCTTTTCATTTTTTGCAGTATGTTATCGTCCCCCAAGTTGATAAATATAGTTCGCAACTGGTCTAAATATATCATTGTAAAATAGGGATTGTCCCATTTACGGACTATGCATTTATTTTTTGCTTTTGCAATAGAATGGTTGTAAATTCCTTTTTCTAAATTCGTCGCGGTTTCACTATCGCCTAAAATATCTTGCAACTTTGTGGTGATATTTTGGCGAAATTCTTGAGGATTATGAATTTGCTTCATTGTCTGGTTCTGGTTTGGAATATTATGGAATAATATGGAATAATATCCAATACTATATTTATATCTTTATTCAATTTTATAGTTTGCATAATCCAATCTAATCCAATCCAAACATATAAATAAAAATAAAATATGATAATTGCTAAAGAATCATATTTTATGAAGAAAATAGAAACTATGATATAATCTAATCTAAGGCAGATTCAACGCATTTGAAATAGTTCCAGCAGTGTTAAAAAATAAACCTTTTATTGTCTCGATAATATATACAAAAAATGCTAAAAACATCAAAACCCATGGAAGAAGAACAAGGAACCATGAAAGAGATGTGTATCCCTTGTTGCAAAGGTATGACAACACCCATGTCCAAAGAATAATAAGCACACCCTGAACAACATAGGATGTTCGTGAATCTTTTTGGTATGTAAAGTTCAAAGTTTGAAGAACAGGACTACTTGACCGGTGTATACTGAGTTGCTGTGATATGGCTGAAAGTCCAAAATAGGACAAAATCAACATAACAACAGATACTACAAGGTATATCTGAGCTGGTGCACAAAGTTTATCAAACATTTTATTTTTAGATTACTTCTTTTATATAATTTGATAATAAAATATTTTTATTTTATTATTATTTTATTATGCTATATTTGTTTTTTATTATGCTATATTTGTTTTTTATACTATACTTATTATAGTTAGTTACCTCAATTTTTATATGTATACTCTTCTTCACTTAACTCGCTAGAGTCATATGATTTATAGTCATCGTGTTGTTCCTCCTCTAATTTTGATGTTTTTGCATTCTTTAGTTTATTACTTGATGTTAAAGATCCTCCTACGGCAGGGACTACATTTCGTTTTTTACTAGCTACGTCAGTTTTTTTAGTATTTAATGCAGATGCTATACTATGTTCTTGTTTTATTTTTGCATTCACGTTTGTTTTTATAATAGTATTTGCATGTTTATTATTTGATATACTTATTTTTGTATTAATTTTTTTTATTTTTTTAACTTTATTTTCATCGCTATTATCACTATTATTCCCGCCGCTATCATCCTCTTCATCTTTAATTTCATCGTCATCTTCGCTGTCATCATCCTCGTCTACGTCATCCTCATCTACGTCATCATCATCCACGTCATCATCCTCGTCTACGTCATCATCATCTTCATCATCTTCGCCATCTTCGCCATCTTCGTCATCTTCGTCGTCGTCATCACTATTTACACCTCCATCCACTACAAAACCATCTTTCAAATATCCATGTTTTGTCTTTTTTGAATCTGGTATTTTATCCAACTCATCTTCTTCATCATCATCGTCATCATGTGTTGCCACAAGTGATTCAAACCCTCCAAATAAGTGTTCGTATATCTTATCCCATAGTGACTCTGTCAAATCTACATAGTTATTTTTTGCATCATGTGCAATAAGAACGCATGCACCAAAATATAAATCATGGTCTAGTGGTGGTGGAAACTCGTATTTATTTTCTTGATTTGCCATTCCGTCATTTTTAGCCCACATTTCAACAAATATTTTAAAATTTTGTATATTGTATCCCCACTCTGTTCTTTTACAAAATCCTTCAAACTTTTTAAACTTGCATTTCTTTGCTAATTCATCCGACGATATCATGTCTCTTTTTATTTCAGTTTCTTTTATATCACCATTCTTTTCGACAACCAAAAAAGTAATTGTTTGCTTAGGGGGTGCGGTGGTCGATGTCGATTGTGATGAGTTACTAGTCTTTTTCTGTGGCATTTGAGTATATTATACCTTGGTTATAACGTGCTATTTCGGTAAGATATTTTAAGATATATGTTTTTATGCAATCGGTTTAAATGGTTTATCATATATATAAATAATAAAATGCATAGATACGCTAGTAAAAATAAAACGAACAATACTAATAATACTAATAATAATAACCGAAATGATCAAGTAAAAATTTATTTTCCAAGTATCTCTATTCAAGTTTTACAACATGCATTGCATGGCACCCTTAGCCAAACACAAACACAAACACACCCCCCAGCTCAAAAGCAAAATAAAACCAAAATAAATACACCTAAAAAGGAAAAAATACAATTAGATAAGTATCTATGTAGCGAAATTCAAAAAACAATCATTTATGGAACTACGTCTATTTTAGAAATACATAACAACGAACCCTATGCAGTTTATCCATCCGACAAAATGATTCTAACATCTGTTATTCCTATTCCTACTCCTACATCTAGAGAAAAGCAACCTCAGCAACGTCAGCAACTCCAACTCCTTGTTGACTATTCAACTATGAAACGTTCCCAAGGTTCGTCTTATCAAATACCTTATGATTTTAAAGTTCATTCATGTATAGTAAAAAAATATAGAATGAGTCCAAATTCTGATACGTGCTTCGTGATTGAGTATAAAGATAATCAAATATATGACTTTTATGTATTGGCAAAATTATCGACTTTGCCTATAAGTCTATCAACCAACATAATTGAATTAGATAATTTTATAAAAGAAGATATAATCTCGTTTTTATTGGTGTTAAACTTATATTGACAATTATATACCAACTATACCAACTATACCAACTATACCAACTATACAAATGTGGACCTGGATATTTAAAGTTGCATTAGTATCATTCTTATTTATTTTTTTACTTCATTATCTATATTCATTTTTTAAAACAACACTTACATCCCCTAAGATAAAAGATTTAGTAAATAAACCGATGCGAAGATACGATTCCATTTATGACTCATTGCAAAGTAGTCAGGGGTATGGTTATATAGAAGATTTAGAAGATGTCAACACAAACATGAGTAAAATTTTAAACTCAAATCCATTAACTACGCAAAATCCTGTAAAGCAAAATATGAAAGATGAACTAAAAAAGTATTTAAGCGAATTATCTGGTAGTGGTAGCGGTAGTGGTAGTGGTAGTGCCATCAACATAAACGATACAAATGTTACAAATGATACTATCAATAACTCAAATAGCTACGCACCTTCTTTGAATGCTTCAGTAGTTCCGGCAGGTTCAGCAGGTCCAGACTTCTCTATGTCAAATATGTCATCCTCTTCTTTCTCATCATCTTATTCCGAGTTTTAGGATTATTTTATGATGTATTCATATACGAATCATCCATTATAACATATAACAAAAATAGTTAAAGACTATATAACATGTATAATATAACGTATAGCTATTTATTCTCAATAAACATGCAGCAAAATAGAAGCGCATACAACATGCGTAATGCCCATAGTGCATATAGCACCTATAGTGCACATAATACAGGATTGTCGCATCTGGAGCAAGAGATGCTTATAAAATCATTCCCCAATGAAATTAAATTTTCTTATGAAAAAAGCACTCATAAGAAAGTTTTATCCGACTTATATGTTATTATTCCAAAAGGTAGAAAATATTTTGTATGGTTTACTCACCATAATCGTAAAAATATATGTCTTTTCTTAGAAATATGCAACCGAACTCATAATATACTGAACGTATTTTATCGATATGTATCGTTTCATGATACGCTTTCTTATGGAACTATTTTTTATGGGACTCTGTTTAGGCAAGGACAAGACGACATATTTTCGGTAGAGAATATTTATTACTACAAGGGACAAAGTATTCAGGACTATACATATGAATCCAAATTAAAAACGATAAAGGATATTTTTGACACGGGACTACGATATAATACAAGATTTCAGTTTCATCCTTCGCAAAAAAGTGTCGTTTTTGGTATTCCCGTTATTGCAACATCTTTTGATGAGGCTTGCAAAGTCGCAGAAAAGTTACCATATGCGGTCTATTCAATTCAGTATCGTCATTTAAAGACTAGTGATGCGAATGAATACTACTTGTTTGGTAGTAGTGGTGGCGAGAGAAGCGATAGAGTCGAGAGAAGCGAGAGAAAGGATAGAAATGACAATAATATTAAAATAGAGATTATAGAAAAACCTGTGATTACACAAAAGGTGGAGATTATAGAAAAGGTGGAAGTTAAAAAGAAACCTTTACATACTTCTGCAAACGCAAATGCAAATGCAAACGCAAGTGCAAACGCAAACACAAACACAAACACGCGACTATTCTATATTAAACCCGATTTACAAAATGATATCTACTATTTATATGACATAAAGTCATATACCTTATCTTCCCTTGAAAATTCGTCTATTATTTCAAAAAATATTGCACATATTCCGGACTATAAAACAAGTGTTTTAATGAATAAATTATTTAGAAATATTAAAGAAAACAGGAATTTAGATGCTTTAGAAGAAAGCGACGAGGAGGAAGAATTCGAAAATATCCAAATTGATAAATTTGTCGATTTAAATAAAGTATTAAAAATGCGTTGTAATTTCAATTATAAATTTCAGGCATGGGTTCCCGTTCAAGTTGTTGAGTAGTCAATATTTTTTGGTGAATAATTTTTTAATTTTTTATATACTTATTATATACTTATTATATACGTATTATATAGATAATATATACTTATTGTAAAATGTCTTTAGTTCAAACTCAGTCTGTTGCGGCTCCTTATGTAAATGGTGGAAATGTTCATGGTGGAGCCTATGCAACAGACACAACAGGTGCAGTTACAAATGGCGGTAATACTGCTTATGGCGGTTCTGGTAATAGTGAAGCTGCAATGAGAGGTGCCGGTATGTATTCTGTTACTGGAAGCGGTGGTAGTCCAAGTTCTACACAAGTTCCTTTTCCCGCTGGTAATGCTCAAAAAGGTGGTGGCAGAAGACGAAGAAGAAGCAAAACTTCACGCAGAAGCAGAAAAAATAGGCGGCATTCACGCTTTCGTAGTCGTAAATACGGCGGACGCAAACGCGTTACCAAGACTCGCTCCAAGTCTCGTTCCCGCCGCGGTGGATATGCCCAATATATGACCAATATTGCGTCTAGTTTCGGCCAAACTATGCCCGGATTCCCTTTAACATCTAGAATGAGCGCTCTTGCAAACCCTACTCCTTTCCGGCCTTACCAAAACTGCCCCGGTGGTTTGTAAGTATAAAATATATATAACACCTTATTTAGTATATATAAAAATATGATAAGAATAAAAATTTTATCATATTTTCGCTCTCTTTGCTAAACCTATACCTACACCTACAACTTCGTAATATCAATCAAGCATCCCTTTCCTGCAAGACCAGATTTACCTCGCGCACTTTTTCGTTTTTTTTCATGTTGTGAACTCTGTTTTTCTTCTTCGTCGTCGTCGCTATCACTATCGCTATATGTCCGCTCATCTACTTCATCGTTGTCGTTGTCATTGTCATTGTCGTCGTCAGTGTCTATCTGAACGTCATCGTCATCGTCATCGTCATCTTCATTGTCGTTCCGCTTATTTTTGCCTTTCACGTTGATTTTTATATTCAGTTTTTCGGCAATACTTTTCCCTTTTATTGCATTAGTTTTGGTTGGTGCCGCTGCTTTGGCTTTGGTCGCCTGTGTCTTTTTCGATACACTTGCGCTCGCACCCGCACCCGCACTCTCACCCTTCGGCGCCCAGGATACTTTCCATTTCGCCAAGTCATTTTTAAAACCCTGCGTATCATATTCCGTATTATCGCACACCAATATTTTATAGTCTTGTGATTTGTAATATTTGCGTCGTTTATACCACTGGCTCATAAATATATCATGTCCGTCAATAATATCGATCACTAACGGCGAACTATGTTTTTGCCGCAGAATTCTGCCCACAGACTGGCACACATCCGTTTTAGGCGATGCCAAAATCAGTGTCGTTAATGTTTTTATATCTAACCCCTCCGATGCCATCGCATACGTCGCTATAATGATCTTCTTTTTCTCGCTCTCTTTTAGCGCGGCTTCTTTCATACCACCAACATAATACCCAACCAATCCTGTTATTCCCTGCGCTTGTGTTCCTGCATCAAGCACCGATTTTTCGCCTATTTTGCGACTGGAAATCGCATCATGCAAATAGGTAAGCAGCGTCTTATTGTGCGCCAATATCATAATCTGTTGCGAAGGATTCAACTCCAGTTCCGCCGCAATGGCGCGCAATATGAACTCACTGCGTCGATTATAGTTGCACAACTTCGATATCATAGTGCTGAATTTTGGATTACCCATATAGTCATACTGCGTCTCGTTGAATACTTCGTCGTCAACACTATACACAATTCCTTTTACGACAACTTTATGCTCCGATTCCGCCTTCTCTTTGTGCACAACCGGTCCAATAAACATCTCAAACACTTTTGTCAGCCCGTCTTTGCGCGACATCGTCCCCGACAATCCAAGCGTATATGTCGTATTCACTTTCATCATACACCGCGAAAACACTTCCGCACCCATGTGGTGACAATTGCTCACAATCGGGTTATAAAATCGTCCATCCTTTAGGCGCAATACAAAGTTATGATTGTCCGCGACTTCAATATCATACACGTCGATATCCTTACGCGGCGGCGGCGGCGGCGGCGATGTGGCAAGTTTTTTTACTTTCGACTCCGACCCGCTTAGCGCGTTGTATTGTTCCACTGAAACTTTTTCATAATACAAGAACGCATTCGGCCAGGACGTAGAATGTCCGATCGCTCCAATCGGCGGTATTTTATATTTGCCACGACTTTCATAACCTGGCACCGCGCACGTATTCATATCAATAACATCATCCGGATTCGGTGTATATAAACACTGAATTTTATCCCCCATCGCCAACTTGTTCGCGCACTTATACCCGCTTTGGGTTAGTATTTTATGCTCCGGTGTGCAGACAAACGACCCGCCTAGCAAATACACCCGCAGCATTTCTTCGCGTTGACGTCTCCACGCATACGTCATATTACTATACTCGAATCGCGACGTAGCAAGGTTATAACTCACTATTTTAGGCAACTCATTACTCACTTTTTTGCCGCTTTCTATTGCGTCGACATCGACACACGTATATCCTTGCGTATTATATTGCGTCCATTTCTCGTATAGTTTGCCAATCATCATCGGCCCATGTGATGTATGCACCAACGTATCATATGGAAAACACTCGTCGTATATTGCCAATCCAAACTGCTGGAATGTATCTTTCGGATATTCCTTCATTGACAATGACTGCAACATACCAATAACAATATCTTTATTATCGGTGTCAATAATTTGCCCCTGGATTCGCCCCACACGCGCACCAGGAAGAAACTGCTGTATGCGTTCAATCCACTGATTTAGCAGAAACGATTTATGAACTATCACCAATGTGCTCTTTTGTAATTTTGATATAATATTGAGGGCCATAACAGTCTTCCCCTTCCCTGGGTCTACATCCAGCAGTCCGCCACCACATGCACCGACGTGTTTGATATACTTGTCCACGATTGCATTCTGGTATGGTCGTAAATCCCCAGCAAAATCTACATTGATGTTGTCTCCTGGTTTGATAAGTATGCGGTCGGGTGGTCCATATGTCTCAATTCCAAAATAACGAGGAATATATAATTTTAGGGGGGATTCTAAATAAATTGGGAACGGCGTAGGTTGTATCGGCGATTTAGGAATATGCGGCTTCATTGTCAACTCATTGCGAATATAATGTTGCTCATCGACGGATAAACATTCTTTAAATATGGAGTATCCCTTTTCACCAAGATATGTGGAATAGTTATTGTCTTCGTCGGTTTTGCTCATATTGTTGTTATTTTTATTGTGGTTTATTGTGTTTTTATTGTGGTTTATTGTGTTGTTGTCTTATATCCTTTACCATATATATTGTTCACGTTAGTTTTTTCAATTTTAAATAAAAAGTATTTTCAAAACCAAAATAAACATTAACTAAAAATAAAAAATATAATAATATGATATACAAAAATGGTTAAAAAAATGATAAATGTCAATAATATGATGGATGGACAATTCGTGTTGTTGGTAATATTTATAATTTATATCGTTTGCAATGTCCCTACACCAGAACCCATTGCATCTCTTGTTGATTCGACATTCGGTTATGTAGTTATCATCGGATTGTTCGCACTTATGGCAGTAAATTTGAATCCTATTATCACCTTGATAGGAGTATTTGCAATCTATCTTTTGTTCAAACGTTCCAGTATTTCAACCGGAAGTTTAGCAATGACGAAATTTCTCCCAAGTGAAAATATCAAGGGACAATATTTGAACGCGTTTAACCAATTTCCGGTTACTTTAGAAGAAGAAGTCGTGCAGCAAATGGCACCACTTCAATCCGGGCCTGCAATGGGACCGAAGTCATTTACTCCTATATTGAATAATCTACATGATGCAACTTTTTTGAACAAGTTGTAAGTAAGTATATATGTATATAAGTGCACAACATAACACAAGACCACACAATATGTTATATTTTATATAATTTATAACATATTTTGCAGGATACTTGCAGGATATTTACTTTGCGTTGTGGGTTCAAGGACTAGCTACATTGGTACCACCACTACCACCACTACCACCACTACCACCACTACCACCACTACCACCACTATTAACACTCGGAATGGAGTTACTTTTTTTAAAAAATGCTTTTTTGATTGCCCATATCAACACTATACTTAGAATAATTGAAGCTAAGAACTGAACTATTCCTGAATTTTTTAGACTATCTACCATCTTCGATATATTTGATTCCTTTTCTTTACTGCCATTATTACTAACATTCTTAGGTTTATATAACTCTTCACCTTCTGAGCCGGTTGGTTTACAATCGATATAAATATCGTCGGCTTTAGCAGCAATACTATCTGAGTTCGGAAACTTTGAACTTTTAAATAATGTATTTTTTTTTACAGGAAAATTGGATTTAGAAATCAAGGCTTGCAGTTTTGTAATTGCATGACTCGATATATATTGCGCCCCTTGGTTTATATCAAATAAAATATAATGTGTAATTACTTCTTTTCGACACATACCAAAATTTGGTAAATCTGATGCAATATAGTTGTAGTATTGCGTGCTTGGTATAAAATTATTCAAATTGAAATTATTTATATTCAAACTTTGTGGAGATACACTTTTCATTACATCAATTATTGATCCCTTATTTTGCGTGGTTGGCGTTGGCGGTGGCGGTGGCACCAATTTATAATAATCAGTAATTATATTTTCTAAAACACGACCACCAGATTTAGAAGATGTATAATTTGAAGATCCGCTTCCAGACTGATATGGAATGGATACAATAAGTTTTTTTGTATTTCCTCCCTTATATGTCGGACCATCGTGCAAAATAAGTAACTCGACAGGAACATGTTGTCCATCATATGTATGTAGAGATGGCTGATAAACACGTATTGAACTTACATTATAATTCTCGCCATTAAATCTAACTTGAGCACTTGTTCCACTATTTTTTAGTTCATATTTAATGTCTAAATAGTTACCGACTGGATCATTCTTATTGTTTGAAACAATACAACTACTATCGTTGTAGTCGTAATGGTAACTGCAATATATGTTACACTCTTTAATTGACTTGTCGGTTGAACTTATATTTACGGGACTTAAACAACTATCAGCTGATGCGAATTTGGTTAAGAATGACATATTAACTAGTTGATTTGTAATGATATAATGATATAATAATAAAAATGTAATACAATAATCAATATATACTAACTAATATATTAATATATTTTATTATTTTGTAAATATTAAGAAATATATTAATAGTTATATAAAATAAAAGTTATATATAGTAGTCGCATACTATTGTAACATATAATAGTCAATATTTTTTATAATAATATTATTATTGTTGTATTCATAATTAAAATATATTAATATATATTAATTAAGTATATAGTTGTAATAAAGATATTAAATCATGGTTACAAATACTGCAAAAAAAACTCCAAAAAATAGAAAAGCTAACAGAAATAAATTGTTAAATAATGATATTTCAGGTGTTTCTAATATCTATAAACACATTAAAAAATTAAGAAAGGAAGAGAATGATAAAAGTGAATTGTTAAAATCTCAGTCTGGGGGAAATAACTTCGGTTTTCAACTATATGATAGCAATGTTGAATCTAATAACATAGTATCTTCGACTGATATAGCCGAAAGAGTAGTTAAACTAAAAATAAAGCGTGATACTACTGACACCTTCACTATAGATTCAAAAGCTACTATAAGTGTAACATTAAAGGGAGATAATTTAAAACCAATTGAAAGTCCCAGCGCAGATTCTAAATTTTCATGTTGTATAATAAGTAAAAATACAGAATCTATTCCACCGCATGAGTATCCCGCTTTATCTATAATCAGAACCTATCCTGGTGTCAATGGTTCAGAACAAAAAAGTGGTTTATACTATGATGATAGTTTATTGGCACATTTTGTAAGAAATGATGATAAAATAACACTATCAAAAGAAGATAATCCTTTTTGTGCAAGTGACCCTTCCTTTGACGATGAATCTCGTGAATATACATTTACATTTAAAATTTCAAAAATATTAGATCGAATTCAAACACTACAAAGTGTAAAACTTTATAACGAAACTATTCCTAATATAGTTTTTGGTTCAGAATCTGGAGTATCATCATTACAATTAAATGCAGATAGTAGTAGTAGTAATGTTTACACTTTAAATATTGACTTTGCTAATGTTCCATTTGTTGAAACTTCATCTACGAGTTTTGATAAATTACAACCATTAAAAGTGAACGTTATTTTAGATAGTGGAAGCAATTATCTTATATTACAAGAAAATACTGAAATACCTTTTAAAAATTTAACACCTGAAGAAATTAAAGGACTGGCAGAAAAACAACAAGCACAAATAGCTGCTGCTACTGAAAAGGCTAAACAAGATGCTGCTGCTGCTGTTGCTGCTGCAAAAATAACTTCTGGAACTGATGCTCTATCTCTCGATTCTGGTGCTGCTGCTGGTTCTTCCCCCTTTGGGTCGTCAGATGGACCAAGAACATCCGCTCCTGCTCCTGCTCCTGCTCCTGCTCCTGCTCCTGCCCCATCGAAGCCCAAGGAAGTGTCTGCTGTTGATGCTTCTATTTCTATTCCTCCTGCTCTTACTCATGCTGCTCTTACTCCTGCTGCTTCTAGTGATGATGCTCGGCAGACTCCTCCTGATGCTGCTGCTGCTGCCGCTGCTTCTAATGCTTCTGCTATTACCAGTCAACAACCACAAATTATTTCGGCTATTAGTGGTATTGATAGTAGTAGTGGTAGTGGTGATGGTGCTCCTGCTCCTGGTTCTGGTTCTAGTGCTGTTCGTCCTGATACTTATCCTATTACCAGTCAATATTCACAAATTATTTCGGCTGGTAGTGGTAGTGGTGGTGGTGGCGGTGGTGATGGTGGTTCTAAATTAAATGTAGTGTCTTCTGAAGGTGCATGCAGCAAAGGAGATATTTCATTAAAATGTGGTGATGGTAAAGTTATAGTGGAAATACCCCTTAAAACAATTTTAGAAAATTGTGTTGATGAACGAACAAAACAATGTTTATATAATTGTCCATCATATTCACAAAGTTCTACTCCTAGTGCTAGTGTAAGTGCTGGATTAGGTCCTGCATTAAGCGGTGTTGGTGCTGGTGGTGGTGGTGGTGGTTCCAACAGACTTCAAGGTCAAACAGATTGGGGCATATTTCAAACACCAGATGGTAGAACATATTATGTAAATCATGCAACTAAAAGATCGCAATGGAATAATCCATTTTCAAATGATAAACCTTATTCATTGTCAGCTTCATCTCAAACAACTTCACCACCAAGCATATCAAATTCGGTAAGAATAGGAACCGATGATAATTATTTACCTCCTCTTCCTCCTCAACCTCCTGCTCCTGTTGTTGATAATACCCAAAGTTTGAACCGAATAGACGAAATTAAAACTTTTATTACAAATTTAAAAACACGTGTTGATGATATAACCGGTAAGTTACCAAATGTTCAAGATGTTAAAGATCTTAAACCTGAATATCAAGGTATTTTATCCCAAATAAATATTATATCTAATAGTGCATCTGCTCAAAATATACCCCCCGTACAATTAGATAGTTTAGTTAGACAAGCCGAAAACGTGAAAATAACTGCAGATAATATGGGTGTAAAAATACAACGTCTTAATGCAAGAATAACTAATAGCAAACCAGTTATGGATACGAACCAGGCTAAGCAAGTTAAGGATGTTTTGGCTGCTAAGGCAAAAGCTACCGCAGTTGCAAGAACTGCAGAAAAATTAAAAGCTGAACAGGAACTACAAGCTGCAATTGCTGCTGCCGCCACTGCTGCCGCCGCCGCTGCCGCCGCTGCTGCTGCCGCTACCAGTGACCCTAGTGCTAAAGCAAAGGCCGATGCTGACGCAATAGCTGCTAATACTGCAAAAATTCAAGCGGAAGAAAAATTTGCAGCTGCTACAAAGGCTGAAACTGATGCAAAAGCAGCTCAAGCTGAAGCTGAAGCTGCTGCTGCTGCTGCTGCTTCTTCCACTGCTGCTGCTCCTGCACCTACTGCTCCCTTAGAGGAGGTTAAAGTATCAGGTAAAACATATACCGAATATATTGGTCTATATGATGATTATGAAATACAAAAAAATGTATTAGAACAAATAATAGAAAAATTTGAAAAATTAAAACCAAATGATGCGTCTATTAGTGAAGGTGGAGGAAAACCTTTAACATATAGTCAATCAGGAGGGGAAGTTCCTACAGATTTTAGTGCTGATGTAAAAAAAATGTCGACTACTATTCAAAATTTATTTAAAACCATATTTACAAGAACAGACTATCAAAGCCGAACCCCATTTTATTATAGAGTAAACTTTAGTGATTCCGGTGCAGATGTATATTCTATTGACCGCTCATTAGCTGTAAAAACTGAATTACCTGTTGCTTCAGGAACTGAAAAAGATTTTGTATTATGGTGTAAAAGAAGCGCCGACAGGGCATCCTCTGAATATGCTTCTGTAAATATTCAAAGTTATGAAGAGTTTAAAAAAGAAGATAGCCAATTAGAAAAAATATCAATACAACCATATAAAGTTAATTTAAGTTTTTATGATGGAAATAAAAAAAAATTAATTGATGGAACATCAACAGATACAGATGAGAAAACATTTTTTTCTGATACATTTTTAAAACTTGTATACTATTTATCACTAATGTGTAGTTCAAGATCTAAAGAAATAGTTATGGAAACAACAAAACTATATGATACTAATACTACAAGCAGTATTCCAGCAATATCAGGATTAATAGCTAATCGTGCATTATATAGAGATAATATATATACCCCATTTGTAACTAAATATTTAAATGTTACTAAAACAGATACTTCATCGCCTGAAATTTCTTTAAAAGGTGATGATACCGATAAAGAAGCCATGGTAGGTATTATTGCTACCCAATCCCTGAATATAGGTAAAAAACCAGCATCTTTACCCACAATAGGAAAAGATAACCCTAATGACCCCGCGAAACCATCTACTAGTTTAGATGACGCAGCAATTGAAGCATTTACTGATATTAAAACCGCGATTACTAGGACTCAAGTGTATATTGCCCAACAAACGTCTGGATTAAATAGTTTAACAACCACGTATCCTTTACGTGCTAGAATTCAAAAATCTGCATATAATAATGACGAAAATACTAGAAAAGATATTAGTTCATTAACTAACCTAATAACCGCATATAAGCGTACTATTGATATAATAAAAAAATGCATTGCAAAAATTGAAACGTTTACGGCGGCACCGGCAGCGGCAGCGGAAGCGGCAGCGGCAGCGGCAGCGGCAGCGGCACCGGCAGCGGCACAAAAAGAACAAGCCTTAAGTGAAATAGATAAAGCTAGTGATAATGTTGTAGAAGCTATTAATTTAGTTAACGATGCTATTACAGCATCGGAAACTGCTGATACGGCTGTCTCTGAGGCTGCTAAGGCTGCCGCTGCTGAGACCGCTGTTAATGCTATGAATGAGTATGATACTGCTAAATATCGTGCATTAGCGTCTGCTACTGATGCTGCTACTAAAGCTACTGCTGCTGCCAAGGCTACTGATGCTGCCAAGGCTACTGATGCTGCCAAGGCTACTGCTGCTGCCAAGGCTGTAACTGATGCTTCAAAAACTACTATATTTCCGTTGGCAACAAATATGTATGGTTCTTCTGTTTATGATAACACCAAAACCGAGTTATTGAAAAATGAAAAAACTAATTTAGAAACCCTCCTTCAAGCGCTTAAAGAACTCAAAATAGAATTAGAAGCCCTTAAACTAGGAGAACCAGAAGAAGAAGGAGGTGGTTTTTCTCTATTTGATGGTGGTTATAAACTTAAATCCGCATCCAAGTCCAAATCCGTATCTAACTCCAGCTCCAAATCCAAATCCAAATCCAAATCTAAAAATAAAACCAAAAAGAACCATCATTCCAAGTCAAAGTCCAATACCAATAAAAGCAAAACACCCAAGATTATAATGAATGAATGAATGAATAAACAAGTCCTATATCACCCCTATATCATATCGTAATTTATACGTATATTACTATATGATACTATTCCACCCCTTACACGACGATCTCATCTGACGATCTCATCCACTGCACCCACAATATTTTCAATATTATGAAAACAGATTTTATTTATCTCCGCCGGGGAATATTTATACTCGATTCTACTCCCCGCATTCGCAATTTTTTCAAGTAATTCACTGCCAAGTTTCATATCATAAAACAATTCCAATAATTGTATCGTCATCTGTTGTGTGCATTTCGTGAACTCAATATGTTCATCCAGTCTTCCCGGGCGTTTAAATGTTTCACTGATTTTTGATGGATCGTTCGCCGTGCATATAATAATTCTCCCGCTCGTTTCCACTAATCCATCCATGATAGTAAGCATATCTGCATCATTGAATGAATATTTCGGTTTCATATTTGCTGCAGCCGTCATTAAGTTGGCATTCGGGCCACCTGCACCTGCCCCGTCACCACTTCCTTTACGTCTTTTCTTCCCACCTTCGTCTATTCCTCCTGTAGCGCCATTTCCACTATCACTGCCACTCGTGTCGCTATCCACCGCAATGACTTTTGATAACACGATATCGTCGTCTGCACTGCCCATACCACCACCACCACCACCAACACCAACACCACCAAGCCCCATTATTTGCATATTAAATGCGGCCATTGCAGCAGCATTTGCGCTAGCATTCGCGTTATTTATTTTTTTCACACTAATACTATCCAATATTTTGTCAAATTCGTCAATCACATAGATACGTTTATTCGTGGGAATATACTGCCCGTTGATATAGTCCCCGTAAAAAATATTCTTCAAATCCGTCACTTTCTTGATTTTATCGATATCGTTGATATTCACAATATGGCGCTCCAGTAGTTGTGCAATCGCTTTAATCGTCGACGTCTTCCCGCATCCAGGTGGCCCATAAAATAGGAACCCAAGTTGATAAGGTATTCCGCGCGCCTGATACCATTCCTTGTTGTTCACGAAAAAATCAATCCGTTTAATAATCTTATCCACATCCGTGAAGAAACAATTGGTTTTCAAATTCTTGGTGCTGATAAGTTCATATTCGGAGCACAGAATATTCGACATTTTTTGGTTACGACGTCCGTAACTGCCATCATCGTCGTCGCTATTATATCCACCGCCACCACCACCTCTGCCTCCATTCGCCTCGCTCTGAATAAACTCGTAAATGAATATTTTATCCGTCATTCTGGACTCTATTTTTTTCGTATATGCGTCCTCGCATTTCTTCAAAAAGTCGTATATTTTCGTCACTTTATTCTGACGGCTTGTCATGAGAGTAAACACCACTTTTTTGAAATCAACTGCGCCGCTGCTATTGCTTTTACTTTCTCGGTGAAGAATCGCTTTTTCAATTTGTAAATATATACCATCTTCGATTTCGATTGGCAAGTTTGTTTTTGGTGTATATATCTTACTCTCGTTGCGATTTTTATCAGAGACTTCGACATATTGTAAACTAAATACTTCTTCATATTTTATCCTTCTATTCCTTTCTTTACATGCGTCACACTCATAGTAATCCATATAATCATAGTAGTAACATTCGCATTCGCATTCGCATTCGCTTCCGCATCCTTTTTCGCTTCCGCTTTCAGAAACAGAGTCATGTTCTTGTTTTAATTCTTTGTTACTTTTCTCTCTATTCTCTCTATTCTCTCTATTCTCTCCCCTCCGCGAGTCTATAATATCTGAGTAGTAGTCCAACACATGTATAATCGGATCAGGATAGTTTATATAAATACTTGCCGAGGAATAACTTGTCGCATATTGTATCCCTTTATAATATATTTTGTGCATATTTCCTTTTGTGATATTTACCAGTGTTTGTTTCATGCTTACATAGTTCGTCGACCAAATAAAGTCAACACCCTTTTTTAAATATGTCGTAATATCCGTATGATGAATAAGTAATAGTATCATCAGTATAAAAAATGCATCTATGTAGTAAATACCTGTTTTCAAATTTTGTAGTAGAAGAAGCTCACCTATATTTCCAAAATTAGGCAGTGGAAACATAGTCTGGCTTGGCTTGGCTTGCGTGATAAAGAATGTGTGGTGGTTATATAATTATAAAAAATACATTTAAATTGTTTGTAATTATATTTAATGTCTGGAATACTAAACATATGGTATCGAATATTGTATAGAGTTATCGTATATCGTAGCACGGAACGCGTCGTTATATCCTTCAACATATATTGTGTCGCCGTTATATATATTATCACACCCCATATCGCTAGTACAGCTTCGTTTCTTATTTGTTACGGGTAGTTTCACCGACTGGTTTTTATCGCTCATCGTATAAAACTGCCATTTGTCCTGACTAGGGAATAATGGACGCCCCATAAGTGAGAGAATCGTTTCGGGACCATTTACCCGTGTCAATATACCTACTTGCCGGTATGAAGAATTCACAGACCGCGTAGGGACATTAATAGGGATGACTATGCCACCGCCGCCACCGCCGCCACCGCCGCCCATACCACCGCTTAGACCAATACTATTCACCCCCATGCCACCAATATATCTATCGTCACGCAGGGGTGGTGTATACGGGTTAAGTAGCACATCTGCTGGCCCGCGCGTATATCCACCACCACCGCCACCATGTCGCGGAATCAAGTCTAAAAAGTTGCCCCCACCACCGCCACCACCCCCGGCACCATATGCGGGTGGATATATATAAACTCCATCGCGACTTGGGACGCTATCATATGTAGACGTGGTAGACGATGATGGCATAGTGGAATTATTACGAAATTGCATATATGCTAAATAAAGAATGATACCAGTAATGAATAAAAAAATGACAATCGTTGTATTTTCAAAACATATAACCCCTGGGGGGCATTTTCTAGACATTATTATATAAAAATATGTATATTATATTTTTAATATACATATATCTTCTTATGGTGTTGGTATTTGTTATTTGCTATTTATTATTTGTTATTTATGAGTTTCTCTCGTTTCTCTCGTTTCTCTCGTAAAAACATGTGCAGTGATTATACCCCAAGGGAAGCGGGAGTGAGTCCACTATTGCCACTATTGCCACCACCACCACCTGTCAAAAGAGACATTCCTGGAATATTGCCTCCCATACTCTGTACCATCTTGCTAATACTGCTGTTCTCAAATTTATCTAAAAATTTCTCAGCAGTTTTAAGAATCGGTTCAATTGATTTCAGGTTATTTATCATTTCCGCTTGTTGTCCCATCAACTCACCAGTATTTGCGCTCCCACCTAAACTATTCAAAGTATTGTATGCCTGATTCTTTTGGCCTGTGGCTCCAGCTGCCATTCCCTTGAACATATTGCTTAATGTTGCATCTCCCGAAGAACCATCATAAGATGCGGGGTTAAGTTGTGTCATGGATTCTTTTTTTTTGGTAGCAGGGGCATCGGCAAGGGAACCAGGAGCAGGTGCGGTGTTGGATGCACCCATTGCAGTCATTGCTTGAGAAATTTGTTTTTCCAAATCAGATGGGGCACCACCGGTGGGAGCAGCAGCAGCAGCAGCCGCAGGAGGAGCACTGGCGCCAGGAGGAGGAGCACCAGCAGGAGGAGGAGGAGCACCAGCAGCTGCAGGAGCACCAGCACCAGCACCAGGAGGAGTAGCACTACCACTTGCCATTCCTTCCATGATATTATAGTAGCTAGGTGTTCTTTTATTTTTAAACATCATAACAAAATTAGTTCCAATGGTTGTAGTTAATAAAACCACTATCATATTTTTACTAAAGTAGGTAGTCAAAAACCCAATAACAATAAAAATAATAATTGCTTCTAAATTAAAACTAAAAAGGTATCTTGCAGCAGTCAAGATAGCAAAAAAGAAAGAAATATATAAAACGTATTTATTATGTAAAAAGTCTGTAGATGAACTACTAAAACGGACTGCAGATTTTTTTGATTTCATCGTTATATTAAATTATAGTATATATTATATATGATATATTATATTATATATCATATACAGAAAAAAGGTATAAGGTGGATAGAAATAAAATGAAATAAAATAAAATAAAATAAAATAAAAAATATCAAAATAAGATATCAAAATAAAAAATCTAGTAAACATCGCATCAACATCGCATCAACTTCGCATCACTTCATTCATTTCCATTTTTATTTTCTCCAATTCTTCAAGTAACATGCTTTGATCATCTTGCAACTGACCGATATGATAATCTTCTTGATTCATATTTTTTGATATTTGTGAGATATGTTTTGAAATAATTTTAATCGCACTTTGTTGTTTTCGTTTTTCTTCTAAAATACGTGATTTTATTTTTTCATAATCGAATAAAACATTATTTAAAAACCCATTTTGTTTTGCTAATTCTTTTATTTCTCTGTTCCTTTCTAGTAAAAGCAGTTTCTTTTTTTCTAAAATACATTTCATATTATAAATATTTTTATCGGTTTCGGCGATGTCGGTATTTTCATGAACGTCAGGATCTTCAACTATATAATCATCAGGTTCTATATCATATAATGATTCATCAGATATTTGCGATTCGGTTGATGAAGATAAGGATGACTCATTATCAGATTCACTCGTGCTATCTTGATACATCGGACTTATCTTTGAAGGACGCATAAATGCATTTAATTCACTATATGTCGGCACAGACGCATAGTTACCCTTACCCACTTCAATTTTTGATTTATTTATATTAGTTATATTCTTTCGTGTTTTTGTTTTTGGCATGATTATGGTGACAATGATGATGATGACAATGATGATGATGACAATAATAGAAATCTCCTTGATATATATTAATACTATAAGTTATCTAAATTATTTTTATTTTAGTTATTTTTATTTTCGGTCGGTGTAATTATAATTTACTACTTATGGTTATTACTTATGGTTATTAGTTATGGTTATTAGTTATGGTTTATAATTTATTATTACTCATCATCCTGATCGTCACCGCCTGTATCCATGCCTACACTATCGGCACACTTTTTTCTACCTTTTGAATCAGAAGCCATCGTTAGAAGCGTATAAATTAAACTATAAAGGATACCATGAACTGCTGCAACTACTTTCCGTTCTCCATTTTTAGGTAGAGTAAAAAATAAATCAGGAATAAATATGATAAAAGCAAGCGTGTTAATTAATTTTGATACCATTATAGATAGATAGACAAATAGTTGTAAATGTAAATGTAAAATAAAGTAATACTTCTACTACTACTAAATTATAATTATATTATAAATATACGAATATACGAATATATGAATATATGAATATATGAATATATGAATATACGAATAATTATTGTTCACCACCACCACCACCACCACCACCACCACCACCACCACCACCACCACCACCACCACCACCACCACCACCTCCCTTTTTCATCATTAACTGCATTTGTTGAACCATTTCCTGTCCTCCACTAGCAGAATTTATTAAGTATGTTAAAATGTTGGCTAAAACAACCATAATTAAATACCATATCACATAATAAAATAATGATAAAATAAGTCCTTTAACAACAACATCTGTAAGTTTCTCCCAAAATGTTTTCCCAGCAACTTTGATGCTTGAAAATGCCGAATTAAACCAATCCACAAAAATAAATATTGACTTGCCATTTTTATCTTTTAATATTTCACTCTCTTTCTTTTTTAGTTCTGCTAGACGTTGTTCTAATGGTTTTTTTGCTTCTTTTCTTTTTTTATCAAAATAATCAGGAATAGATTTACTAAAGAAATTATAAACAAATGAAATAAACCTTTTAAAAAAGTTTTTAATAAAATTTGGAATAAACTTGGATAGAAACTTTAATATTTTTTCAGGTATTTTCATTAAACCATCCATTATTTTATCGATGTATTTTTGGTAGTCTAAAAATCCAAATACACCGAAGTAGATTAAAAATGTCGACAAAAGTGTCACAAAATATTTCATATAGAGCATTTGATAACAATTCATGGCTGATATAATAATGGTTTATATGTCTATCTGTATGTCTATCTGTATGTCTATCTGTATGTCTATCGGTATTCTAATATACTACTATAATATCAAAAGAAAAAATATTAACTAAAATTTACGTTACCTTTCTTGCGTTCATAATATAAACACTTATTGCTATCCACATACTATTTTTATAAATAAAACAGGTTAAAAGTATACTATTATAAAAGTATACTATTATAAAAATATAGGCTTGTATTCAAAAATTTAATATTTGTATATAAATATTTACAACCATCCAACAACCACCCAATCCTTTAGAATGTCCGGAAAACAAATTTCGTCTCCTGCTTGTAAATCGTCTGAACCCCTGCTTGCCGAAAATGATTCCCGCTACGTAATGTTTCCCATCCAAGACAACGAAATCTGGAAAATGTATAAAAAACAAGTCGATTGTTTTTGGCGCGCAGAAGAAATCGATTTATCTAAAGATGTTATCCAGTGGAACAATAACGATATTTTAAACGACGATGAGCGTTTTTTCATTTCTATGATCCTTGCATTTTTCGCCGCAAGTGATGGAATCGTTAACGAAAACCTTGCAGTCCGATTTATGAGCGAGGTTCAACTTGCAGAGGCGCGCGCATTTTACGGCTTCCAAATCGCCATGGAAAATATTCATAATGAATCGTACTCTCTCTTAATTGACACTCTTATCAAGAGTGATGAACAAAAAACAAAACTATTTTCTGGTATTGAAAATTTCCCCTGTATTAAGAAAAAGTCGGACTGGGCCCTTCGTTGGCTAAATGATAAGCGTAGTTCTTTTTATACGCGTCTTATTGCATTTGCGTGCGTCGAAGGCATCTTTTTTTCCGGCGCATTTTGCTCTATTTATTGGCTGAAGAAGCGTGGACTTATGCCGGGACTGACGTTCAGCAATGAACTTATTTCGCGTGATGAAGCATTGCACACAGAGTTTGCCATCCTGCTTTATAATAAAATGCAGAAAAAATACCCGAAACAACGCGTCCATGAGATTATAAAGGAGGCAGTTGAAATTGAGAAAGAATTTATATGTGATGCTTTGCCATGTCGTCTTATCGGTATGAACTCTAAACTGATGTCGCAATATATTGAATTTGTCGCTGACCGATTATCTCTTCAACTCGGATATGAAAAAATATATAATTCTACAAATCCGTTTGATTTTATGGAAATGATTAGCATTGAAGGGAAGACGAATTTCTTTGAGAAACGTGTTAGCGAATACGCGCTTTCGGAGAAGACAAAAAGCAGTGAAATATTTGACTTTAATGCGGCGTTTTGAGTTGTAATAATTACCGCCTTCGCATAGCACCAATTCCACCCACAGCATTCATAGCACCCATTTGTCTTTGCATAGCATGATTAGGATGCATCATGGGTATAAAATTGCGCGGCGGATGCTGTATATGCTGCTGCGGATGCTGTATATGCTGTGGCGGATGCTGTATATGCTGTGGAGGTGGCTGCGGTGGCGCGCTAACAGGACGTGTCATTCCTGTCCCTGCATAATACCCCGACTTTACCATATTCACGCTTCGCGCTTCATTATGTTTACGCTGTAATATATTGGTTACATCTTTCTTATCAAGTCGTATTCTCGTTTCATTCACTATATCCTGCTCTTCAAACCGCAATTTTGTTGGGTCGTTGTTTGTCTGAAAAAAATAAACATTCACATAATCATCTTTGATTTCAAAATTCAAATTGCGTATTGTAATTAGTCCATCGTTACAACTCATATTGACAACATACGCCGCCTCTTTTCTACATATTATCTTTTTAACACCATCACACATCTGCAATATATTTCTGTCTAAAATATTAAAAAAATTGCTGCGGTCTACATATAAACCGCCCATCTCAACACGCTTTAACATATAGTTATCTTCGCCCCCCCATGACCAAAAATTCGGAAACCCATTTATTTTTTCAAAATCCACACCCCTTATTGAAAAAATACCACCAAGTGTGAATTTAAACCCATAAAAGTGTTTTACTACACCGGGTGTTGTTTCATAGTTAAGAATATTTTTCGTATATGGCAATGTGTCGACATCGTTAAACACAAATGTGATATTCTTATAGTCATTCGGGTATTTATATTTCATAGCGATAAAACCGATATTTTTCATCCCCCCACGATTAAATGGGCGCGTATCTTTTTGCTCTGCAAAATAGATTTCGTAGTCTGTTTTTGGAATATCTTCCATAATATGTTTCATATAAATTGTGAAAAAGTTCTTGTGTTCTTTTCGGTCGCGATAAGGCACAATAAAAATCATTTTAGGCACACTCATTGTGGCACTTGTTATGGGTGCGGGTTCGGGTGCGGGTTCGGGTGCGTCAACAACTTCTTTTTTTTCTAGTTCTATTTCCGTCATTCTGTAAAATTATATAAAATGTATCAACTATCATATAATTTTATAATTTTAAATTTTCATTTTTTGGGCGAATATTTATCCAGTATGACTTTTGGAATTAATAATTCCTTAATGCCTTCCAATTTTTTATAGCATTTATTTATTGTCACTTCGCTTGTTTCGCTTATTTTATTCACATCTTTTTTTGAAATCGTAAGACCACATACTTGCGAAACAAAGTAAATAATACCTGCTGCAATAGAGTGCGGTGTGTTTTCAGGAATCAAATTATTCTTTTCAATTCGCAATGCGATAAACTGGCACAATTTCGTAAGTTCGCCATTGATTTGCAGTCGTGTGCAGTATCTTTCAATAAATGCCTCTGGGCGCGTCTTGCAGAAACTCGTCTTTTCAGAATTGTGCATATCATTCTCTATCTCGTTTATAATACATACTGCATTTTTACACCCTTTTGTAGCACTCGTATTGTCTAGGTTGAAAATCGTCGCAATTTCTTTCGCAGTTCGCGGGCAGTCATGGATTCGAAATGCAACATATACAGATGCAGCAATAATTCCGTCGCGATTTGACCCTCTAAATGTCTGATGCTCCGATATTTTCTTATGACACCGAAGTGCCTCGTCTATGATTATCTTCGGAATTCCGGCATTATTTGCAATAATCGTAATATGTTGAAACTCGTTGTATTGCGTTTTTTCTTTATGTGGCGATGACTGCCACTCCGTGTATCGTCGTATTTTGCGCATTTCATAGGATGATATTCCATCGCATAATATTTTGCAACCGAAAGATGACTCCACAAGCAGCGGATTTACGGGGAGACCACATCGTGTAGGATCGCTATTCTGATTGTCATCGACACCATAGTATCGCCATTCAGCAGACTGATCCACTATATCTTTATAAATGATACTGCATTTAGGATTCATACATACAAGAAACCCTTCATCGGATAGGGCGACTGCGAAGTTACATGTATCACACGTCTCACGTTGTCCACAACTCCGATAAATACATTCGATGCCTTTTTGTGATTTTTTAGGTGGAATACTCTCTTTATCTTTTATTTCAGATACGTCTTTATTTATTTTTTGTATTTTATCTATTTCTGTTGCCGTGCATATGCTATTATATTTATCGTCATAATCGTGAAACGATTCGCTTATTTTTTCCCACAAACCTGTTATATTAGTAGTAGTATATAATTTATTCTTGTATGTTTTATGTGTTGTGTGTATTCGCGAACCAGATGATGTTTCAGTCATAGTGAGACAAATATTGCGACTTTTTGTTTTGCTAAATGATATGCTTGTTTTAAAGTATATACCATATTTTTTAATTCAATTTTATTCACATTATAATAAAAATAACATAAAATAATAAATATAATAATATAACAATAATATAACAATAATATAACAATAATATAACAATAATATAACTATACTAGTATACTATTCTAGTGCATCATGGGAAATTCAAGTTCTTTATCTAAAAATAATAGTAGGTATCACGAAAATAGTAAATCTGCCGATAATAGTAATATTCAAGATTTTACTAAACTATCACAATCAAATGCATTATTTATTACAAAACTAAATGAAATTGCATCAACGTATATTTTGGAGCAAAATTTTCAGGACATGATACGTTTAACTAGTCCATCATATTGTGACGATTTAGTGGTTATGACATCAGAAATATTAAATCAATCCTACGATGATTCCCAGATTAACTATGCGTATCAAGTTATATACAAAAAAGGAGAAGGTTCTGGTGATGACGGCAGTAACCCTTTGCATGCAGATGCATTAAAAAGCAAAGAAGTTAGAGAAAAAATATGTATAAATATTGCTAAATATTATGTAAAAATTGCACACTTATTTGCTGCGATTATGACAACACTTAATCCTGTTTTTTCATGGAAAACGTCTGCATCTTCAAAACGTGCAGTTACGAAACCAGTTGTAGACATTGGAGATGATATTGGAGATATTGGAGATATTGGAGATATTGGAGGTATGGAATCGGTAGTAGAAGGCGGAGAGGGAGAGGAGGAGGAGGAGGAGGAGGGCACAGAAGAAGGAGAGAAAGGAGAGAAAGGAGAGAAACACGATAATATCCCAGAAATTAAATATTCAACCCTACAAGAAAAACATGAAATATCCCAAATGGCAAAAGAGATAAAAGTGGAAAATCTAAACTTTTGTAATTCTCGCATATCCGACTTGATGGATATGGATGAAATATCGTCGTTGATTGATGGCACAAATTCAATTTCAGACACAAATGGTGAATCAGTTATAAAAATAAAACCACGTCTTTGTTCGTCATCGTTGAATAACAACAACGAAGGATATACACGCCAGAAATCCGTGTATGACTTGCCGGGATTTGCAGAATTAAGTAGACTATATTTTGACAGATACAATTCATCTAAAAAACGTTTTGACCGAATGTCAAAAGAAAGCGAAAATGAAAAAAAGCGGAATGTTGCACTTTTATATACACTTTTCACAGGTGATAAAAACCCACCTAAAGATATAAAAAGCTTTCGCGATATTCCACTACATTCATTTGCAGAAACCATCGAATGTGATAACCCGAATTCTGCACTCAATATGACATATGTCGGCACCACAAAAGACAAGTTATTCGTAGACTACGTTGAACAAATCAAGAGAATGATCTATGAATCAAACATGATACGAAACTCAATACTCGAAATTATAGACCGCATATTTGTTCCTATTAAGGGTGATCAAGAACATGGTAACACAGAAACAAAACCAAAATTCACTATTAATAATAAGTTAACCGCCAAAGACTTGAACGATAATGTAGAAGATGCGCGAAAAATTATTTTACGATTGTATGTAACATGTGAAAAAAATTTTATAAGAGCGTTAAAGATTCTGCAGGCAATCATCGAGGCACAAATACTTGAAACGAATAAACGTCAAATAAAAGATTTGGAAACGCGCATTGAAGGACAAGGCATAGTTGAACCACATAACGCCTGAATGTCTCATTGTCTAAATGAAATACTGCAGTAATATGCAGTAATATGCTTAAATATCAATACGAATTACATATTGATATTTATTTAATGAGTCGCTTATGATTTTGCGCGCCGTTTAGCGGCGACGATGGCTACGACGAGGGCTCTTCCTGCCACGTTTGCGGCGACCACCCTGCTGTTGCTGGGCCTGTTGCTGAGCCTGCTGCATTTGTTGAGCCTGCTGCTGAGCCTGCTGTTGCATTTGTTGAAGAGACTGAGCGAGTGCCTGAGATTGACTCTTGGCCATGGAAGCAGCCCTCTTCATAGCTGCGGCGCGTTTGGCGCCGGTTCTGAGAGATGAACGAATACGTTTGGAAACGCGATGCTTTCTAGTATGTCTTGCCATTTTATATATAATGCATATAAAAAAATATTTTTGAACAGGGATAAATTAATAAAAATAATAATAAAATAATAAAATAATAATAAAATAGTAATAAACATATTTTATTATTAAAATGATGAAATGATTATTCATATTATTGTTTTCCTAAATAGTAAATCATTCCATTTACAATAGTGGTTTCTTGTTAATTTGTATTGTTTCTTAATATATTTATTTTCAATATTGGATATTTTCCTAAATATATTATGCATTTTCATTTTAAAATTCACTAGCACTATGTTCATTTTTCCTTAATATTTCATATTTCATATTTCATATTTCATATTTCATATTTCATATTTCATATTTCATATTTCATATTTCATATTTCATATTTCATATTTCATATTTCATATTTCATATTTCATATTTCAAGAACCATTTGACCAAATAGTATCATTATTCCAATACATTCTATCGCCTTTTTTAACATCGTAAAGTTTCTTGTATATTTTCAAACGTGCCAATGGACAATTTGTTCTATATTTTACTAAAGGATGTGGATTTGTTTTTACATTAAAACGAACGGCTTGTTTGTAAATAGCTTCACGCCACTGATATGCAATATAAATAAAAAACTCCTTAAATGCCGCCTCCTTTACTTTCTCAATTGCTTCTGTTTCATTTAAGTACAAGTTCAAATAGGTAGTGCATATTTCTAAACCTGAGATATCCGCCATACTTTCTCCAACCATCCCCGACGCATCCATATCAATTCCATCCCATGACGCAAACAACTCATATTGCTTAATAACATCTTTTACTTTTTCGTCAAATTTCGATGCATCATCTGGTGTCCACCAGTTTACTTTATTTCCTTTTGCGTTAAATAGACGTCCTGTATTATCCAGACAATGCGACAATTCATGTCCGAATGTATAACCAATATGTGCTAAATTATATTCAAGGCCTTTCGCACGTAATGTAATAAACGGCTCTTGTAATATTGCGGCTGGCACATAAATATTATTTTTTCTAGGATTATAAAATGCATTCACAACATAAGGTTGTGTGCCGTTCAACGCTGGACCCGAGTTAACGCTAAAGTCTATCGATGTAATTTCTGTAAAATGTTTTCCTTCACGTGAAATAAGATAGTCTGTCATTGCATTTGATTGTGCGAGCATAATACCATAAGCATCTCCTTCAGGATATGTCACATCGAGATCTTCCACCATATATTTTGGATAAATGGTTTCAATCGAAATTTTTTCCAGTTTTTGAATTGCTTGTTCCTTCGTTTCATGATGTAGCCACATATTCTCATTTATGATACGTATAAACACCTTTCGCAAATCATTTCCAAGTGTATCTGCAATATAAACTGCTTGTTGTTTTACATATTTTGCAACATATAAACGTGATAGTAGTGTGTTAAAACAATAAGACAGCCCAAAAATAGGATATAATTTTTCGGGGAAATTACCTTGCTGTCCTGTCACATAACTTTTGAAAAACTTAAACCGCAACACTTTTGCTGGTTTATAATACATACAAAACTGCCTAAAATACATATAATACCAATACGTTTTCCATATTTCATTTTTCCATTCAGCGTGCAATGTCGTCATCATAGATTTTATAAAACTTTTATTTGGCGTAATATATGAACTTGGCACACTTTTATATCCTAAACTTTTTGCAAATTTTTCCCAATCAAAGTTGCAGTCTCTAACACTTTCATTTGTAGGAACAACATTATAAAATTCCATTGATGTTTTTCCTGGTTCAAAGGCCATAATTGATTTTAGTATTTTCATTTCACATTTCAATACGTCTTCTGGTTTATGTCCGTGTCCTTTTCCAAGCATAAGGTCAAATAAATCTTGCACAAATTTGCAGAATTTTGTATTAAACTCCATTCTAAATTCGGGTGTGTATTTCTTATTAGCGTTGGGTGTGATATATAAATCAAAATCATAAAATGACAATTGTGGAGAATTAATATGGGTTTTTGTATTTTCTGCATCCATTTCATCCTGATACATTGCCCAAGAAATGGGACACCCCCACGATACTATCTGGTTACGATTCATAAATCCTAAGTAACCAATTAAATCGTCGCTCTTTACATATTTAGCATGTTGCGTTATTACATCGTCGATGTGTGGTTTTATTTTATCAAACGTAAAATTTGAGAACTTCATTGAGTTCATAACATTTTCCACTTTTCTTGCAAGAGGAGTATTGTTTGTTTTATAATACTCTGTTGCTAAACTTATGATACGAAGGTTTACTGTATTCTGCACAAATCGGAAACTATCAAGTTTCGTAAAATAGTATTTCTTATACTGGATTTTTATCTCTTGTTCCTTCATCCATGCGTGATTGATAAACATATAAAAATCAGTTTTAGGGCTCAATTTTTCACTTTTTTCAATTTTATCATAAAAATTAATTTGTTCCAATACCATCTGTTCGGTATCAATTGCTTGTTTATCACTTTCAATAATTTTAAGAGGTGGCAAAAAATAGACAGACTGAATCATAGACGTGTCTATTTCAGGCATTTTAATATACTTACCATTCTTACCTGTTCTGTTTTTGCTATATTTATTTGTAGCCATAATGTTCTTTAATGTTAGACTATTGCTTGCTTTTGGTGCGAAAGTTTGTTTTGATTTCACATTAGGATGCAGTTTCTTTTGTTTTGTTCGTAGTATTTTTCTTAATCTTCCATTTTTTATATATTGATTTTTAATAACTTTTTTGTAACTTTTTAATTTTTTTGTTACCATTATATTTATAATGATATTATTATTATTGTATACTATTATTATTATTTAAAATAGTGTAGTAAATACTATTATAATATACACATAAAGATAAAATATTATCTATTATTATAAAGTAATACTATAGGCGTATCATTAAAAACACTATGAAGACCATTATTTTTTTGGCATTATTGTCTTTTGCATCGTCTGTTGTGGTTGTTCCCCATGATGGGAATACGACAAATTTAGGAACATTCGATGTAAATTATACAGATACAGATACAAATACAAATAGCGATAGTGTCCATATCGCGCACCCATATCCTATCGCGGATGCTGATGCTGATGCTGATGCACGCACGCACAAAGATAATTCAAAATATCACCAAAAACCTCATTTAGCAGTTATTGAAACAGAAGAAAAAGACTCAAGTAGAAGACTTTTAGTTAAGATTAAATCTGTTCCCAAGCCTGCGTCTCCATCCAAGCCTGCTCCTGTAGTTGCCCCCAAGCCTGCGTCTCCATCCAAGCCTGCTCCTGTAGTTGCCCCCAAGCCTGCTCCTGTAGTTGCTCCCAAGCCTGCTCCTGTAGTTGCTCCCAAGCCTGCGTCTGTTGTCAAGCCTGCATCTGTTGCCAAGCCTGCATCTGCTGTCAAACCTGCGTCTCCATCCAAACCTGCGTCTCCATCCAAGCCTGCGTCTCCATCCAAGCCTGCATCTGTTGCTAAGCCTGCATCTGCTCCTGTCGTGCAAGTTAAAGTTGCATCTGTTTCTGTTCCTGTAGTAGTAGTTAAGGCACCCATTCCTGCTCCTACTCCGGTGTCAACTCCTGCACCCCAAAAGTTCCCTATTGCTATGACATGTGACAACGAGTTTGACCTTTATGTGAATGGTGATAAAGTTGGTAAAGGTGATACTTGGACTAGAACATATCAGTTCAGTCCTATGGTAAAATATGGCGATGTTATCGCAATCGATGGCGTGGATAAAGGCGGACCTGCTGCATTCATTGGTGTTTTCAATGGAAAAGTTACCAAAGCCAGTGAATGGAAATGCTCCACAAAGAAGTCAGACAATTGGAATAAAAATAATTTTGATGACTCTTCGTGGAGTTATGCTACAAGTTACGGAAGAAATAACCAGCAAAATATTTGGATGTCTGTTGGTAGAGGCAAACGTCCCGATATTCCAGATGATGCTGAGTGGTTGTGGACATCTAACAACAATAACCATGATAGAGTATTTTGTAGGTTTTTCTTTAATGGAAAACAACCCGTTGCTCCACCCGTTGATCCATCCGTTGCTCCACCTGTTGCTCCACCCGTTGCTCCACCCGTTGCTCCACGCGTCGCTCCACCCGTTGCTCCATCTGTTGCTCCACGCGTCGCTCCATCTGTTGCTCCACCCGTTGCTCCACCCGTTGCTCCACCCGTTGCTCCATCTGTTGCTCCACGCGTTGCTCCTGTAGTGGATGAATCTAAATCATCAACCACGCCAAGAGTAGTAATCAGTCCTTCCGTATCCGTATCCGCATCTTCATCTTCATCTTCATCTTCATCTTCATCTTCATCTTCATCTATAGGAACAATACTGAAAGCAAAAGAAGTATGCAAGCCAGAAGTATTTCCTCCTACCTCACATGAAACTATAAAGTCTCAAGTCGATGAATTATCAAAAGATACACGACAAAAAATGGATGCATTGTTTGCTAAATTCAATACCATGATGACTGATATGTCAACCAAACAAAAAGAACAGCTTGAGGCCGATAATAATCTATTGAAAAACACAGAACAAAAAGGTAATTCAATATACGACAAATACAAGAAAGAAGTTTTTGCAACATCGGGTCTTCTTGATAAGATGAACACGCTCAATGCAACCCTTATTTCACATCTAAAAACAATAAGCATCGAATCTGACTACCTTGCACGTCTTAAAATATTCAAGCCAAAGTTTTTGAAGTCTCTTGACAACGTAAAGTCACACGTTAGCGATATCGACAACAACATTCACGACACAATAGAAAATGGAGGTGACAAGAATGGACTCCTTGGGTTGCTCAAAGAAGTGCGGTCATCTACCGAAAAGTCCGCAGCGCTACTTGCAAAGGCTTTTATGGACCACTACGACAAATACAATATGCAGTTGCAAAAAGATACTGACAAATACTACAAAGACGAAACGACCATGAGTAATATGAAAGTCGACTACAGCATCGAGAAAACAAAACGCGACAAGTCGTTGGCAGAATACAACGATATCATTAACATTATCAAACAACTGAAAGAGACTCATGCCGTTTCGGAAAAAGACCATAAACTATTCAGCGAACTTATTCAAAAAGTTGAGAACGTCTTTAAACGTGAAGAGAAAACCTTTATTAAACTTTCAACCTCGAATACCCAGTGTGCTGCAGACGTTTTGAATGCGCATATTGCCGGGAATAGGGTCTAAAATATGTGCATATTAATAATATATTATTTGTTTTACTCAAAATTTAAACAAATAATATTCATACTATTATTATTCTTATTTATCAACTAGTATTTCTTTCCCTATATGTTTTACTATTTTTCGTTCGTAGTTACTATATGTTTCGATCGGTTCACAAATAGAACGCACCATCGTTAGATACTGAATCTGTTTTTGTTCTGTTTCCATCCAGTCAGGGTTATCGATTGCCCATAGTTGTAATGCTGAACGCTCTTTATTTGCTACTTTTATGATAGTATTTTTGAACATATCATGGTTATTGTCTTTATGCCATTTGTCCTCATCTTTAATATACATAGTGTCACGCTTTATGTCTGTGCAATGTATCGGTCGTTTATATATATCCAACTCTTTCAATTTCTTCATCATAATATCCGTTACACCACGCGTTATGCCATTATTTTTCGAAAATAATAAGTCGTCTAGTGTTATTTTAAGTGAATCAATAAACTCCGACATATTCAAGGCATCTTTGCATTTCTCATTCAAAAATATATTCAAATTGAACTGATTATTCGTAATATTATTATTATTCGTTATTTGTTGTGGCGTAGATATCTGATTTTCTGACAACGATTTTATCATTTTCATCATCTCTTGGTTATCTTTTAATAGAGACATAAACATCTCTTTTGTTATACCTAATTTTTCATTAGAGCATATATCGTGGTTATCGGGACAATTACTATTGTTATCACCTAAAATCATATTTTCATTTTTGTTACCATCTATGGTGTCATGCTCAAAATCATAATCGCTAACACCTTTTGAAATATATTTTGAACATTTTTTTCGATGGACATATAATCCTTGTCTGTGCATAAATGCTCTGCCACATACACAGGCGTTTTTTTTCGCGTTTTTGTCATTATTTTGATGTTTACGTGTCGCGAGGTGTCTTTTATACTCACTTTCTTTGCTAGATGAATAGTCACAACTTTTACAAACGAAAAATGTCGGCGTTTTTTCTGTCATCATTGTCATCATATATATATGATGACAAAAAAACTCCTAAACCTTTTTCATAAATATTGTAAAAATGTCCAAAAAGTTATCGTAACAAATTTTCAATCTTAAAAAACCAAATGAGAGCATTATGCTCTAAATTGAAAAGTTAACATTTTTTTCAAATCTATAAATGAAAATCAGAAAAAGGACATTTATAAATGTCCTTTTTTCAAAAACTCAAAATACTTTTGAAAAAACAATACATCATCACTTCTTCGGCGTCCGCCTGTGCGATCTTTGCGACCACTACATAATGCTCTTGTTTTAATTTGTATGTGTTATTGCATCCGCACCATTATGCAGTGGCGGCGTGAATCGCCGAAACTCGGCAGACGGATGGTCCAAAAGTTGGGAGGTTGTTTTGGGGAATTCTTGGATGTGGGTTTTTGAGGGATGTTTTTGATTTTTGGATTTTATAGATTTTATAGATTTTATAATATATATTACAAAAACATACATAAAAATATAATATATCTCTATGGTATAATATACTACACAATTATAAAAATAGAAATGGAAATGGATTTTTCTGGAGAAACCCCTGAAGAGAAGAAGCTCCGCCTTGGAGGCGTCGTTAAGGTGATTGGCAAGGTCATCCCCGCCATCGCACCTTTTGTGCCTGCTCTGCAACCCGTTGCCGCAGTCATTGGCGCCCTCAAGAAGTAATAAGCTGTCAAAAGTTCACATGTTACGCATTGCGCATTACGCATTACGCATTACGCATATTTTTATAAATTTTCATTCTTAATTTATAAAAATAGTCTAAGTCTAAGTCTAAGTCTAAGTCTAAGTCTAAGTCTAAGTCTAAGTCTAAGTCTAAGTCTAATCACTATATTAAGCAAATTTGTCTTCTATTTTTTTGAAGAATTCTTTGCCATAGATTAAATTTCCGGTTGGTTTATATTCGTTAATCGGTTTAAATTCTTTTTTAGGAGCATTTCCACCTCCACCTCCATCGCCATGAGATTTGTTGTTTATTTTACGTGTAAGCCCCATATTAAACGGGTCAATCGTATTATTGCTTAGGGGTGTATTTGTAACTATCGATTGCTGAATTACGTTACCATATTCATCATATTCTTGTATACGATTTCCATGCTCGTCGATGGTGATTCCGGTTTTCTTTTTAAATTCTGTGCGAACATAAGACGGGACATAGTGTTTCCAAGATATAAAAATAAGATTGGGATGTGTATACCGAACAACGAATCCGTTATTTGTAAGTTCTTCTAAAAGATATGAAATACATGCAACGCGGTCATATGATGATACCCCTAACATAACTTCTGGTATAACATACCAACAGAATTGTGTGTCTACTTTTTGGCGCGATACTATTTTAATTTTTTCATGAATTCGGTTTAATATTCGGTTAAATACAGATAATTTTGATAAATCATATGTTTTCTTTTTTTCGTATAAATCTTCCAAATTTAATTTTCGATTCGTGTCGCTATCTTCTTTATTTCGAAATAATTCGTCCATATAATGGCTATGTTTAAGTTTATCTGATTTTGTTCTTATTAATTCAATCATAGAAAAAAATATAATAAGTTATATTTATTAATTTTATATATTCATAGTTTGTAATATTATCAGTATTACAAATTTTATAAATTTTACCTACACCTAAAACTATGACGATACAACATTTAGTAATAGGAGGCGGCGGTCCTTTCGGTTTTACCGCTTTTGGTGTATTAAAACAATTACATGAATGCGGATTTTGGAATATAAAAAAAATTAAAACGATATATGCAACCTCCGTTGGAACATTGATTGCTACTTTTTTATTATTAGGTTATGAATATAGTTATATATATGACTATTTTGTAAAACGACCATGGGAAAAAATATTTAAACACATTGGTGTCGATAACGTATTTAATATTTATACCGATAAGGGTGCAATAGATATCTATCCACTATATGTTGAATGTTTAACTATGGTATTAGAAGCTAAAGGCTTGACATCTAAAGTAACATTGAAAGAGTTTTATGAGTATTCTGGTGTTGAGTTACATATCATTGCAACTGAAATTAATTCATTTAAGTATGAAATAATATCATATAAAACATACCCTGAATTAGATTTAATTACAGCGTTGACTATGTCTGCATCTTTGCCTGTTATTTTTACACCACAATTTTTAGATAATAAATGTTTTATAGATGGAGGTATATTTTCAAACTACCCAGTAAATATATGTTTAACAGAAACAAAGTGCGACAAAAGTGAAATATTGGGAGTTCGTAAAAAGGATATCTTTCAATATCCCGAATTAACCAAAAATAATAGTTTTTTAGAATATATATTTGTATCGTTTAATAAATTATTAGACTACACAGGTGATCATAATAATATAACAACTATACCCTATGATATTATCTGTGACATGGATATATTTAATGACTATAGTGAATGGTTTAATTTATTTTCTGTTGCTGATAACAGAAAAACATTAATTGATTCTGGAGTTAAAATTGCAAATGATTTATATCCTTCCTTTTTGGCAGTGTCGCCAACATCAATATCGCATACTGACGACACACAAAGCATAGAAACATTAGCTGATGAACTTGAAGAGCATGGAGAAGATACTGAAGAAGATACTGAAGAAGAGACTGCAGAACTGCATGGAGATAGAGATTGGTAATTACGAGAGAAACGAGAGAAACGAGAGAAACGAGAGAAACGAGAGAAACGAGAGAAACGAGAGAAACGAGAGAAACGAGAGAAACGAGAGAAACGAGAGAAACGAGAGAAAATGATAAACTATATAATAATTTATCATTGATGAAAGAATGTATACATTGCATATAATTTGAATATAATATTAAACACTATTCAAGAATTCAGTTAGTGTTGCTTTGGTCGGTTTAGATTTAAATTCGATAATATTGTTATCACCTTTATCTAATTTAATGGTTGGATAACCAGATACATCATATTTATCTGCAATCGCCTGTTCTTTATCACAATCAACGTCTACAAAAATAACACGCTTTCCATTAAATTCTTTATTTTTATTCTCTTCAACAAATGAATTCCATTCAGGTTTAGCCGAGATGCAATGAGGGCACCATGATGTTCCAAAAAAGTATAACGTTACTACATTATCTTTATTGGGATTTTCCCTTCTCATATTCATACCATTTGCGTATCCCTCATAAAGTGACCGATCAGATTGATTGAGAACATATTTTTTATAAATGTAATAAGCACACCCAATTAACAAAGTTGCAAAAAGAACTATCATAACATTTTGCGCAATACTAGGAAGATTTTTGAAAAAAGATTTAATAGATACTTCAGAACCAGCCATGATTGAATATAAAATACGTATTTACTATATATAATTATATATAATAAAAATAAATATGTTTTCCAAATAATACGAATATACTAAATAACTATTGTAAATAACTATTGTAAATAACTATTGTAAATATATATAAATATATTACTTTACCTATTATATCTGTATTATATCTGTATTGCATTAAAACATGCTAGTTCGAACAAGAGATGGGAAATTAATTGATATAAAAATAACTAATTTTGTAAATGATACGGAGTATTATCAAGTTTTATATAATATCTCTTAATACCATACTTGATGACATGATACCAGGATATATAGAACGAGAGAAACAAGAGAAACAAGAGAAACGAGAGAAATCACAATTAAAATAAAATTGTGTATAATACATACATGATAACAATAACTAGGGATATTTCAAAAAAAGTGAATAAGAAAAAGAAAACTTTTAAAGTAGATAATGTAGGATCTGAAAATATTCCTGTAGTGTCAAATAATGTTTTAATATAGTTATAGTTTGTTACAAATAAATAAAAATACATACCTACTATAGCTACTTTAAATATCAATGACAAAACTTTACTATTTTTAATACCAGAACCATAGGTTATAATAATAAGAATAAATACACCTACAAGAATATACATAAATTTATTTACATTATCAACAATATTATGAACAAATGAAGTAATATTTGTCATTTTATAGTAATAGTAATATTATAGTATATTATTATAGTATATTATTATAGTATATTATTATAGTAACAACAAATTAAAAAATAGGATGAAAAAAAAAGTAAAAAATATTACTAAAAGTCAAAAAAAGAAATACACATTTACGCGTAAGGAATATATGAGTGGAGACGGAATGATGACATCGATATGGGGCCCAGCAATGTGGCATTCATTACATACGATAAGTTTTGACTATCCTGTCTATCCAACAAATGAAGATAAAAAACATTACAAAGAATTTATCGAAAATTTAAAATATGTCTTACCTTGTAAATATTGCCGTATTAATCTAACAAACAACTTAAAAATATACCCGATTCGTGAATGTCATATGAAAAATCGTGAAACATTTTCGCGATATGTATATAACTTACATGAATTTATAAATAAAATGTTGGGGAAAAAGTCAGGGCTTTCATATTGCGATGTGCGTGAGAGGTATGAACATTTTAGATCTCGATGCACCCAAAGCGATGGAAAGAAATTATTTAAATTCAATAAAACACGCAAAGGCAAAGGCAAAGGAAAAGGCAAAGGAAAAGGCAAAGAACAGGGGTGCACAGCACCTTTATATGGCAAAGACGCAAAATGTGTTATAAAAATAGTCCCAGAAGAAGAAAAAGAGCCATCATTTTCGGTTGATAATCGGTGTGTAAAATTGAGAAGTTAAGGGGTCCGGGTTCGGGTTTGGATCCGGGAATTTTATATAATAAAATTGAAGTATTATATAAAATATATATAAATATAAGCGTATAAATATACTAATACTATACCACATCAGGCCATATATATATATATATATATATATAATGGAAGATACAAACATTATTCTTCTTGAAGATTTGAATAATGAACAGAATCAAAATAGTATAGAACCATCGGCATCGGCATCGGCATCCCCCAAGCGCAAATTACCTGCGCCATTAATAATGCCATTAAAGGGGAATGACAAAAGAAAAGAGTCATGTAAAAAAGTCGGAGGAGAAAAAAAACGCGTGGGACACGATATAGAAGTCGAATTTATGAAACAATTTAATTATCCTGAATTCATGAGACACCAAAAAGCGAAAGAGGAAGGTAAAAGTTTAACAGAATATGGTGCAACATCTGACACAACTATAGACGAGTCACATCCGGTTCGCGATGTTTTAAAAGATATGTTACATATAACCGGCGTGAATGTTACTAATAAAAGTGGAAATAATATTCAGTTCGTATTGGGTAATATACCTGAATTTAAACAAATTCAAAGCGCAACAGAAATAACTCCCGATTTTGTAACTAATTTGTTACATAATCATTTAAAAAAAAGCAACAGCAGTAAACCTGCAGACATGTTAGTTTATAAGTATACAAGTAAGAACAAATGGATTTTCTTTAATATTATGCATATTATCGGTTATATAGCAGAAAAAGGAATGTGGCGTAAATTAGAATCAGGCAGATACAAATGTGATTTTAACAATGGCACAAAAACAGGAGGCACAAAAACAGGAATGGGTCAGTATCTTACACACGAACATCGTGGAGGTAAACATAATAGCGACTTTCTTGGTGCGAATGGTAATACAGGAATAAAATTAATTAAGTTGCTTATGGATGAAAAATATGGAATCAAATACCATTCAGAAGACTTCATGTTTTAGAATTCCTACTACGCACCTGAATTTTCACTCGGCCAACAAATAATAATGATTTCATGCGAATCTTTAATATTATCTTCTTTTTCCGCATTTTTTCTATTTTTTCCTATCCGTGTTTCGCCTTGGCCATATGTATACTGCCACTCTGGAAACTCAAACTTGTATTCCTTATACCATTCGCGAATCGTTGTGCAATCGTTGTAGGTAATCAGAAACCCGCCCTTATGTCCTTTCAACAAGTCGCACATTTTTTTATGGTCGAAGTTGGTATGGTGAATCGGAAAGTTACAATTAGGATACATACCCTTGAACATTTTACTATCGCCTTCCAAATAATACGGCGGGTCAAGAAATATAAAATCATGCGAATGTTTGGCAATCACGGCCTCAAAATCGCAACACTCGACGCGCAAGTTGCGCAAACATGTCTGCTCCAGTTTCGCAAGACGTCTATCAAATTTTGCCTTGTTGATTTCATTTGAACTTGGCCACCCCAAAAACATCGGACCATATGAAAGTGTCATGTTGTAGTAGTAGTAGACCGCCTGCATTATGGCGCTGCTGTCAATTCGCGCAGTGTCTTCCGGTTTTAATTCGACAACTTTCTGTGTTTTGTAGTTTAAATCAGCGGGTTTAATCTTATCCCAGTAGTGCAACAACACATGGCGATTATATGTGAATTCTTCTTGTGTGATACTAAATTTCCGTAATTCGCGTATAAATTCGGCCTTGGTGGTGGCGTCAATAACAACATTCCAAAAGTTTGTCAGCATGCCGAAAATATCATAGCCAATGACTTCTATACCAAGTTCCTGCGAAGCACACAACTCAAATGAACCACCGCCAAAGAAGGGAGATACGATTCGTTTTGTTTTTAGTTTTGGCAGATTGGAAAGAATAAGACCGATGGCTTTTGATTTGCCGCCGGCATATCGAAGCGGCGACAGACATACGCGTTTGAATGAACTAGCTCCTGTACCATCCTTATCCTTATCCTTAGTCTTATTCTTTATTCTTTCCAAATAGTCAGATAAATACTTTTCTGACTTTTCGTATTGTTCTTGCATGATGTTCGGTTGTTCCAGATTAAAATAATATGTGATATTGTTTTTTGAATGTTTCGCGTCTCGATGTATATAGGTATTCACATATTATTTTAAAATCAATTTTTTATATCGTTTAATATAGTTTAATATCGTTTAATATCGTTTACACCCTTGAAGATTTATAACTTGGCCATCCAAGGAATTGGCAAATTCTGGTTGAGATTAGTAGTATTGTAATTAGGAACTTTCATACAATCAAATTGCGGCTCAGGACATCGCGCACAAGGCGGGCACGGCGGGCATTTAGCCTTACCACATTTTTGGTCACAATCTACTTTCGGAGGAGGTGGGCATGCCGGACAAATTGGTGTAAGTGCTTGTGACTTCAAAATATACATATCTTCTTGGCCATTGGGTATTTGATCACGCATAACGCCGTTGTTATTGTCGCCATTGTTATCATCATTGTTGTTAGTATTAGAAAATATTGAACCATTTACTGCACCACTTGATACAGAACTAAATATATCATTGCGCCTTCTTCGAGGGTTGTCGTCATTGTTATTATCGTCATCGTAGTTATTATATTTTTTATTCTTCTTGTATGAAGTTGAAATCATATAAGTAGAAGAATCGTTTTTGTCACCACCATTCAAGTCATCTTTATACGAATAATCATGTTTTCTATTTGAATATCTGTCGTCGTAGTATCTGTCGTCGTAGTATCTGTCGTCGTAGTATCTGTCGTCAGAGTATCTGTCATCATAGTTTCTGTCGTCATATTTCTTGTGAAACTCGTCGTTCTTGTTATAATAAGGATTGTTATTTTGGGCATCTAAACCTTGCGACCAGTCTGTTGCGGAAATATTTGCATCATTCAAATTACTATAATAGTCGGCATAATTATTATAGTTGCTGCTGGTATATCCTTCTTTTGTCGATGGTGAACACATACCTAAACATGAACATAATATAAGAGCAGTAAGTATTATGAGAAATATATGTAACTTTGTCAAAATCATGCTATATAGTTATCGTATATATAGTTATATTATATATAATTAAGAATATAATTAATTATATATATCTGGAAAAAAATTAGTTAATTCCATTATATAAATGCTAAAATGTTATTTTAGTTTTTAAGTATTATATTATGTTTTATTGGTCTGCTAAATTTGGGTCATTATAACCATTATCATTAGAACATCCAACATTACCTGATTATTGCATATCTGTCTTATATCCTTCATTAGTATCTACTGGTGGTTCTTCTTCTTCTTCTTGTTCTTGTTCACCGGATCCATTCCCTTCTTGAAATCCTTCTCTGGCGTTGTGACATACACCTAAAATCGGGCATAAAATAAGAGTGAGAGCAAGTATTATAATTAAATGAAGTTTTGTTAGTTTCATTTTAAAATAATAGTATATTTTATTTTATTTTATTTTATTTTATTTTATTTTATTTTATTTATGTAAAATTAAATTGATATTAAAAATAGCGATAATAATATCAATATACAACAAAAACGCAACAACACAACAACGCGACAACACATTACTACCAATCAATGTCTGACAAACCTGTGAAAAGACCAGTAGAAAAGAAACCAAAACATGTGCTTAAAGCGTCGCATTTTACATGTGTAGAAGGAGAAGGAGAAGTCCAAGACTATGCGACACCATTTATTGAAATCGGTGTAGATGAAGCGGGACGCGGTCCTATGTTTGGACGTGTTTATGTCGGCGCGGTTGTTTTACCTAAAGATGCGAAATTATTCGATTTCTCGAAAATGAAAGACAGCAAAAAATTCACTTCGGATAGTAAAATAAAAGAAGCAGCAGAGTATATCAAGAAGCACGCGATTGCATGGAATGTGGTCTACGCTGAACACGACGAAATTGACCGCGTGAATATACGTCGCGCGACGATTGACTGCATGCATCGCGCAATACGTGAAATCATTTGCGATAAACTGCGGACAACCGGTGACAAAGCGTATTTGCTCATCGATGGGAACGATTTTATACCGATGATGGAGCTGATAAACGGCGAATCATATGTGCAAATACCGCACTTATGCGTTGAAAGTGGCGATAACACGTATGCTGCAATTGCTGCGGCTTCGATTCTTGCAAAAGTCACACGCGATGAATATATTGGCGAAATGTGTAAAGAACGCCCGGAGCTGGCTGAAAAATACGACTTGGCGAATAACAAGGGATACGGGACGAAAAAACACATGGACGGGATTCGTGAACACGGGATAACGCATTGGCATAGGAGAAGTTTCGGAGTATGCAAGGATTATTAGAAGTTTGGAATTATGAAGGTGGCAACCATAAATATAGTATACTAGTAAATTGAAGTAGAAATAGTATACTATATCATATATATCCGCGAATCTATACGAAATAGAAAAAGCAAATAAAAGCCTCAAAAACACAAGTAAACAGAAAATGAAAGTTCTTGTATTCGACACTGAAACATCTGGCTTACCAAAAGAGCGCAACCCGTCTATCTATGATACAGACAAATGGCCGCATGTGATGCAAGTCAGTTATGTTATTTACAATACGGAGACGGGCGAAATTGACGAAAAATACGACGCGTATATTAAACTGAATACGTGGGTGATAGTTGACCCAGTTTCGGAAGGAATACATGGAATTACGCGCGAAATCATGGACACAAAAGGTGTGCCGATTCAGGAAGCACTTGTGAGAGTACGCGATGCACTTGGGAAGGTGGATATTTGTGTGGGGCATAATGTGTCGTTTGACAAGAGGTTCATGATCGTGGAAGGAATCAGAAATAGCATTCGCATGAATTTTCCGGCGGATTATTGCACGATGAAAAATGGAAAACAAATATGCAAAATCGATTTCACATTTTCGAATGGCGAGAAAGGGTTCAAGTTTCCTAAACTGATGGAGCTGTATGAACACCTATTTCCGGGGATTCCAGCACCGCAGAATTTACACAACTCTTTTGCAGATACGATTATTACACTGAAATGCTACTGCAAGATGGCACATGATGTGAATTTATCACTGGACTCACGGGAATTCCGCGCACTTTATCGGGAGAATTGTTGCTAGAGTTGTAGGCGTTGTGGTTAATGCTTTCGAGTATATTTTTTATCGAATTTATGATGTGCCCGTTTATTCTTTTTAATTGTTTTTGATTTAGCCTTGGTACGATGCTTAGGCTTGGATACCTACGAAGAGCACATTTCGCAAATATCATTCACGTTATTGTTACTACCAAGTCCTTCACTTCCATTTCCATTTCCATTTCCATCCCCCTCAGGTTCAATCGTGAATTGTTGTGCCTGGTGTTTCGCTTTTCTACGCAAGTAGTAAATCCCCGTTTTCAGTCCACGCGTCCACGAATAAAAATGCATAGATGTCAACGTATTATAATTCGGCTCTTCCAACCATAGGTTTAAACTCTGGCTTTGGCAAATAAATGCCCCCCTTTCTGCCGCCATATCTATCAAATGTTTCATCGGCATTTCCCAAACTATTTTATATTTATTTTTAATATGTTCCGCCTTCCCGGCAGGAAACAATGTTTCCGATAATTGCTGAATACTTCCACGATTCGCAATAATATTGTTTTTCACGCGTTCATTCCAGATTCCTAAATCGATAAATTCCTTCATCAAATATTTATTCACCATAATAAACTCACCTGCCAAAGTCCGCCGCATATAAATATTACTGGTTATCGGTTCAAAACATTCATTATTGCCCAAAATCTGTGACGTGCTTGCGGTAGGCATTGGCGAAATAAGCAGAGAATTACGTAATCCATATCGCACCACTTGTTTGCGCAGATGGTCCCAGTCGTATCGCCCAGGTGTAGGCTCAACATTCCACATATCGAATTGAAATATTCCTTCCGAAGTTGGCGATCCGATAAATGACGAATACGCACCCATCAACTCGGTATTATGGTCAAGACGTTTACATAGTTTCTCATATTCTTGGCAAGTCAGTGTATATCTAGTATCCACACATATATCTACCGCATCCCCTGTATCATGTGTTGTCATCGTAACGATGGTCGGATTGGCCGCGAAGTAAATTGCGCGTTCTTTTGCCATCTCGTTCGACTCTAGTAACGCGGCATGATATATCGTTTCAAAAATGAGACGATTAATCATGCGCGCCTCATCGTTTTGAAAGGGCAAATCAAGCATGAAAAATACGTCCGCCAATCCTTGCACTCCAATTCCAATCGGACGATGCCGCAGATTGCTAACACGTGTTTTAGTAGTCGGATAGTAGTTGATATCAATGACGCGATTCAAGTTTCGCGTAATAACCCGCACTACATCGTGCAAATGACTATAGTCGAAAAATGGTTTCGTGGAATCTGTGTCTAGACTAATCCGCACAAATTTATTAAGCGCAATGCTTGCAAGATTGCAAACTGCAGTCTCGTCCTTGTCCGAGTATTCGATAATTTCCGAACACAAATTGGAGCTCTTAATCGTGCCAAGATTTTTTTGGTTACTTTTCGAATTTGCGGCATCTTTGTAGCACAAATAAGGTGTGCCTGTTTCCATCTGGCTGTCCAATATTTTAAACCATAATTCACGCGACTTGATTTTACGCTTTTGGCGACCTTGTGATTCATATTTCTCATACAGCGCCTTGAATTCGGCACCATATACATCCGCCAATCCGGGACATTCGTCGGGGCAGAAAAGGCACCAGTCTTCGTTCGTTTTTATCTTTTCCATAAGAAGGTCGGGCATCCATAATGCGTAGAAAAGGTCACGTGCTTTTTGTTCTTCATCGCCCTGATTTTTCTTCAGTTCAAGGAATTCGACAACATCCGCGTGCCATGGTTCAAGGTAAATAGCGAAACTTCCGTTGCGGCGTCCGCCCTGGTCAATGTAGCGCGCGGTATTATTAAACACACGCAACATCGGCACGATTCCCGTCGACGATCCGTTTGTGCCGCGAATAAGGCTTCCAGATGCGCGAATGTTGTGAATATGCAAGCCGATACCGCCCGCCCATTTTGAAATATTGGCGCACTCTTTTAGTGTATTGAAAATGCCGTCCAATGAATCATCTTCCATCGCAATCAAGTAACAAGAACTAAGCTGCGGGCGCGGCGTCCCCGCATTGAAAAGCGTCGGCGTGGCATGTGTGAAATATTTCTCCGACATGAGAATAAATGTTTCGCAGGCTTTTTTCAAATCCGTGCCGTGTATTCCTATCGATACACGCATCCACATATACTGCGGACGCTCCTGAATGACGCCGTTTATTTTCATAAGATAAGCACGCTCCAGTGTTTTAAAACCGAAATAGTCGAATAAAAAATCATTGCCCGAATGGTTTGCGACGAATTTTTCGAGGAAGTCGGCGTTTTGTTCGATGACGCTCCATGTTGACTCGGAAATAAGGGGTATATGTTTATTTTCGTTGTCGCGGAATTCGTATAAACGTCGCATAACGCCAGTGAATGAAGGGTCGGTATTCTTGTGATGGTTGGAAATAATAATATAAGATGCAAGAGTGGCGTAGTCGGGATGTTGAGAAGATTGAGTAGCGCATTGCTCGGCGGTAAGTTCGTCGATTTTTGTAGTGGGAATGCCGTCGTATAGCTGGTCGATAATTTTCATAACAAGCGCGGAGAAATTGATAGAAACATTTGCTTGTTGGCCGATTTTTTTAACGCGTGTTAGAATTTTATCAAACTGGATTTCTTGGAATGTGCCGTCACGCTTCTTTACACGCATTTCTTGTTCTGCAGGTGCAGGTGCAGGTGCAGGTGCAGGTGCAGATGCACTTGTGGGTGCAACCGGTGGAGACTTATTTTGAACAGACATGATATATAGATAGAATATGAATATCTATAAATAACTAATTAACTAAGTATATAAGTTTTGTTTAATACGTTTTTATATATTTATGCCATAATAAAATATATTTTATTATATATTTTATTATATATAGTATTATTTAACAATAAACAATAAACAATAAACAATAAACAATAAACAATAAACAATAAACAACAATGAAAAAATCGTCAAATTATATAAATAGTATACTATTCATTTTTCTTATAATATTAGTATTATGTTATTTTGGAATATTTACATTTGAATCAAAAGAAGCGTTTGAATCGAAAATGAGTAATGATATGTTGCTACGACCTAGTAAATACCCAGAATCACAAAATACTCCACTATTACATGGATACTATAATATAAAAGACAATACAAATGTTACGAAAAATAATAATTATAATATATGGAAAGAATACCCCGTATATGAAAATTCATACAAACAGGAAACAAATAATAAACGATACTGGAGTATACCGGATAATGGATTATGTTCTCCTGCCGAATTTTGCGGGACGCCTTATAGTAATACAAATATAAAAATAGATAAAGTCAGTCCTGGATTCCCAATTGGTGCACCTGTTACGCGGATCAATTGGTGGGCGACTAAGAATTAGATAGGATGGATGATTGGTTGGATGATTGATTCACTATAAACTCAACTCCAAATCCGATATCATAATCAAGCATCCATTATTTGGCTTTTGTATATTTGCTGTAGTTTTTAATTTTGATGATGAGGATGATGAGGATGATGATGATGATGTTAGTAAATCCGATACTGACGGCAAGGATGCCGAAGCCCCCGGAGACCCGCGTTTTTTAGGCGCTCTATGTGCAAACCCTGTTTGCCTTTCTTTCAATATAATATTCCATACTTTTTCTATTTGAGGGACCGCGTTTTGAAACCACACATCATTTCGCAAAACAAGCACACAACTATATTGATGCAAATACCAGTATATATTTTTAATCCATACTAAATCCGTATTTTTATCAATAATTTCCTCGCACCATGTATCGTATTCTTTGTGCGTCAAATATAGCGGCGCATAGTAGTATACAGGTGTGCCGCCGTCTTTTATAAAATATGAAAACACACCCTTTAGCGTTCTTGCGGCAGTAAGATGAAACTCGTTGTCAAAATCCGATGCAGAATCTTTCAAAAACTCTTCTTCGTCGGCATACTCCTTAAATCGCGTCTCTAGAAAGTCGCATTCTGTGCATTTGCATACCTGCATTTGAAGCTGCATTTGAATCCAATACTCTTCTAATGGCACGCCGTCAATTTCACGATTCACAATATTTTTGATTTCAAGCATGCGTCCGTAGAGCGGCGACGACGGATCAATATTAATTCCATCCGGTGATGCACCTAAGAAAGGATAATCGGAATGAGGAATACAACCGAATTCGCCGACTTTAGTATTATTTCTGGACTCATATATCATGCGCGAGATTTCTTCATATTTTTGACCCCAGTGTAGTGGTGAGTTTACATTTACATATTGCGACTTTGTTTGTGCAGGTGCAGGTGCAGGTGCAACAACAGACGATACTATCGTTTCGTTAGTTAGATCATTGTCATCCGAAGACAAAGACAAAGACAAAGCCGGCGACGCCACCGCCGATGCCACCACCGCACTACATTTCTCATAGACAAGCTGGTTCACCATTGAGTCGCTTTTAAATACCTTCCATGCAGAACTTGCAGTAATCATTTCATTACGCCGTTTATACCATTCAGGTGTGCGCTGTGGATGTTGAGGCACAGAGCGAAGATATTCAATATTTTGCTCGACACTCTTTTGAATGCACTTTTCACGAATAAATGATGTCGAGTATGAACGAAATGGAACAACATTCGTAAAATAATCTTCGATACAACTTTCTACTATACATTCTAATTCCATATCCATATCATATGTTATTGTAAACAAGTCAACACCACACATATCACTAAAAGCCAGTTCTAAAAATTCGTATACCCCTAACTCAACCTTTTTGTGAAAATGGGGGTCGCTAAATGATGAAACATTTGGTGTGACAATATACTCAATATAATCGAAAATAGCTTCATAGAGTGCGTCGGCTTCTTCTTGTGTAAATGTTTCTTCCTCGGTATCAGTATCGGTGCTTGTGTAGGTGTGCGCTGCATCAGAGTCAGCGTCGACATCGATATCGGTATCGGTATCGGTATCTACTCCATCATTATCTAGCATTTTCAAGTATTGTGTTTGTGGAGTATCCAACTGCAAGAATTCTCGTAGGGGTATACCATTGATATACAGCTCATCCGTCTGTATACCAATTTCCGTCATTGTGATGATGCAGTAAATAAGTTCGTTATATGTTATAGCGACGATATATTTAAATACTATCAATTTTATATTATACCTATCCTATTCTGCACCATATATTATTTATTCGTAACAACTAATGTGACACCCTCGTCGTCGCTATTATGATTCGAAGTATTCCTTGAATGCGTTGCACTATTTGAACGCGAATTGTTTTTGCTTGATTTATGGTCGCGCGTTTTATTTGCAGCCGTGCGTTTGGCACCAACTACACGCATCGTTGTTTGACGTTTTTCTACACGTTTTAATGTGAATTTCCGCTGACCTATATTAAATAAAAGACACGGAATAGATTTGATAAGACCTGTTGATTTATCATAAACAACATCCTTTGTTTTTGATAATTTTTTCTGGTTTAAACTTGTTGTTAAAAATTCAAGAAGAACTTTGCTGTCTTTCGCAGTCAAGTCATTTTCGGCAACATATTTGTCGATAAAAATACGAATCTTTTGCATCTTGCTTGTTTTATCTAACTTGCACCATTGTTCGCCGACATGTTGTTGCTTTTCTTTTTCGAGAAAGTCGTTTATGCTTGTAAGATTTGAATTATTTGACTCTCTTGGGCTTAAATTATTATGAATGTTTCTATTATTTGGTAAAATCATGGATTTATACTTTATTTGATTCAGCTCATGTAGTTCTTTGTCTCTTATTTTTTCATGTTTGGGCTTATCTTCTTTATGTTTATCTTCTTTACTCATTTTTGATATTTTTCGGTATTTTTGAAAACTTTGAAATTTTTACTATACATTATATAGATAGTAAAGTTTAACTTGTTTTTATTAGTTATATTAGTAAATCTATTTTAACTTACCATATTATACATAACACGTGGAATGAAATCAATATCAATCACCGGTAAAAGAAATACGGATAAAATGAAAACGCTTGATAATCCTGATATAGTATTAGAAAGAAATGTAGTTAAAAAATGGCCACACGAAATTATAGAACTATACGAAAAACATAGCGAGCAAATGAATATAGTAAATAAATTATATATGGATGTAAAACCGCTACCAAATAGTGAGATTTTTACAAAAGAAATACAAAAGAAAATAGATGGATATAGACGTCAAGATATTGAAAAAGAAATATACGACAAAGATAAATTTGTGGATATGGAAGAAGTATTATCAAAGTTAACAGCATGTAGAATAAAGTGTCATTATTGTGATGTTCACTGCTACATCGTATATAATGAAGTATTGTCAAAAACACAATGGACGATTGATAGAATTGATAATAACTATGGTCATAACAAGGGAAATATAGTTATTGCTTGTTTGAATTGCAACTTACGACGTGGAACTATGGATAGTGAACGATATAAACTTGGGAAACAAATGAAATGTATTAAAAAGATGGAATCAGAATATGATTGATTTGTATTTATAAAACTAATTATAAAATAACTAAAAAAAGAATTTAAAATGAACTTGCAAGTAACATTAAAATAGAAACTAGAAAATAGAAATTAGAATTAAAATAGAAATTAATTATGAATACAAACACAAACACAAACACAAGTATATACATTGATGGTAATAATACTACTATGCAAAATTCTATTTATACTACACAAAATAGTCTACTTCTAAATAATCTTCTAAAATTTTATGCACAGGACGACAACATGGATTATATGCTGCGAATTATAAACGGAGAGTCAAAAATATCGCTTCGCATTATTGACTGGTTTGCCACAAACTATGCAAAAAAATATTATACGCTCTATTCAATTCATAATACGGGAAGGCGGTTTAAAGTTTATGTAGACTATAAGTTAAAACTAAAAGCCTATTCGAAGAAAAGGTTTGACCCTTTTTGTAGGTGGGATAGAATTAATGTTCCATACAAAGGCGACAAATATATTCAAACGACGATTGGACAGCTTAATTTTTTCAAGTGGGCGCTTGAGAACGACGTAATTCGTTATGTAGAAGAAAACTATGCAAATATTGAAAAAGATATGAATAATCGAAACAGCAACGCAAAAAAGAATTCAATGTGTTCATCGATTGCATCTGAGATGTCTATGGCATCAACAACGTCTTTATCTTCTGAGGGCGATGGAGGCGATGGAGGCGGTGGAGGCGATGGAGGCGATGAAGGCGATGGAGGTTATGGAGGCGATGAAGGTGGAGTAGATATTTCAGATGGCACTATGACACAGACACAGACACAGACACAGACACAGACACAGACAACTTCATCTAGTATGGTATCAAGTGAAACTAATAATAAAACAAGAAAAAAACGCGAAGAGTTATCTATTTCTGCTACAAAAAGTATTAAAAAAGAAAAGGTAGAAATAGTTGTTAATTTTAATTAATGGAACGTGGAACGTGGAACGTATATTGTAAATAAAAACACAAATAAAATATATAAAGATAAGATGTTTTTATATATTAGTAAAAAACATATTTATTTTAAAATATATAACGTCTAAGCAAGTCAAAACAAACACCTAATATATGGGAAATAATACGTCAATACGAAAAGTAAATTGCGAGGACATGCAAAAGGCTTGTAAAAATACAAATCAGTATATTGTCATTAATACACTAGAACCAACGATGCAAGGCTGTCTTATTGCAAATACAATAAAAATAGAAAATGAAGAGGCGCTTATGAACTCTATGATAAAAAAAACAAATATTCCTTCTATTATAGTCTACGGAAGAAACTGCAATGACGAAAAAGTGTATAAAAAATATGAACAGCTTATTAAATTAGGGTTCAGAAATATATATGTATACGTTGGTGGAATGTTTGAGTGGCTGTTATTACAAGATATCTATGGCAGCGAATTATTTCCAACAACAAGCAAAGAATTGGATATATTAAAATACAAGTCGCCGCAAATATTTGATATGAAGTATATTGAAAATGGGTGATATGGGTGATATGGGTGATATGGGTGATATTTTTACAACGTGTGAATGAACTCATCAATCTTTTTAAGTATTTCGTCCTTATATTCCGGATTTTTTTTGAAGTCTGTGTTGGCGTCGATGTAAAGTTTTGGAACATTTTCGCTTTCAATCCATTCTTCGTGGTATCGATGACACTCTTCCAAGTATTCGATTGGAATATTTTCGCCTTCTCTGGCGCGAATATTTACGCGTGACAGGCACGTTTCAGGCGTCGCTCTTATATAAACGATTCCAGAAATCGGCACATCTTTGGAAAATTCATCATGCCATTTATTATAAATAGTATATTCGTCATGGGCAATATCCCCCTTGTCATAGAGCATTTTTGAAAATACATTTCGATCCGTCCCGACACACCTTTCCGTGATGATATATTTATACCCCTTATTGGCAACATCGCGCAAAAGTGCTAGGCGAGATATATACGCCAACATTTGAAGTCGAAATGCGTATTGTTTTTGGTCCTTATAAAAGTTTGCAAGAATGGGTGCGCCGTTGATATCGACTACGGAGTTCCATTCATGAACCGGTTCTTGAACGAAAATAATGTCTTCTGTGCCTTTGTTTTTAAAATATTGTTTAAGATCATCAACATTTGTCGACTTTCCTGAACCGATATTCCCATCAATACTTACTATGATGGGATGTGGATATGGATGAGGCGCGTATGGGATAGATGAACCAGCAGGTGAATTGGTAGAGGAAGAGGAAGAGGAAGAGGAAGAGGAAGAGGAAGTGGAAGACATTATTTGGGTATGTTCTTTATTATACGACTATATAATAAATATATAGTTCAATTTTATGTAAAAACTAATCATGTATATTGATATTGATATGCAATATATATTATAACAAATAAGTTTAAATATAAAAGTTTATACTAAATAGCCCTACATTACAAGCAAATCTATTACAATCTAAACTATTATAACTAACAAAAATTAAAATGTCTATAGGAGGAACAGAAACCCATGTTGATTTACATCAAAAAAAGTTGTCGAAAGCAGAATGGGATTATACGGAAATTCCCGAATCACGCGAAGAGATAGAAATTTTGAATATGATTAAAGCGGGATTTAATAATGTGAATATACGATTTAATACAACAAAATCAATTATTGGTGTTTTAAAAACGTCTATAAACGAAGAAATCATGGTGTTTCTTTTTAATAAATACTTTAAAAAACGCGTTGAAGACATATGCGAAGAGACAGAATATACCGATTTTAACTGCGAACAAGTAATCGGAAAAAATAAAAATCTGAAACTTAAAAAAATAGACGAAATGCGTATTACAAACAATAATTTTGCAACAGACAACGATAAGATTTACGAATATGTTTTGCTTGAAGTTGTTGATAACTTGCTGAGTTTTTATAATGACAAACAAGCAAACTGGTATTATTACTATTATACGCTCAAACTTATGATGAAAAATGAAATTGAAAATATCAACAAATACGTTGTTCTTTTTGTGAATAGTATTTTGGACAAATATGAAAATGATTTTAAAGTAAAAACATTTATACGACATGCCGCTATGTTTGTTGAAAAAAATGAGTATTTATTTAAGTATCAAGATAGTAGTTTGTATGAACATCAAAAGAAAATATTCACGGAAAGTAAAATCGTAGCTCCGAAACTTATTTTATATATTGCGCCGACAGGCACAGGTAAAACGCTAACTCCGATTGGGTTAACCGAGCCTTTTACTAGTTCATTTGGTGGTGGCGGTGGCGGTGGTGGTGCAGGGAATGGAAATACTATCGTAAAACAAAATCGCGTTATATTTGTATGCGCTGCACGACATGTGGGACTTGCACTTGCAAAATCGGCAATTAGTGCTATGAAAAAGATTGCATTTGCTTTTGGGTGCGGTAGCGTAAGCGACATTCGCCTGCATTATTATTCCGCCAAAGAAGCAACACGTGACAGGAACGGGCGAATTCGCAGAGTTGACAATGGTGTCGGTGATGATGTAGAAATCATGATTAGTGATATCAAATCTTATATTCACGCAATGCTTTATATGAAGGCATTTAATCATGTGAATAATATTATTGTTTATTTCGATGAGCCGACGATTTCACTTGACTACGATGAACACGAATTTCATGCCTTAATCAAGCGGAACTGGGTTGAGAATCAAATACCAAATATTGTCTTATCGTCAGCGACACTTCCACGCGAAAATGAAATAAAAGATACTATTTTGGATTTTAAAACACGATTCGCTGGTGGTTATGTTACATCTATTATTAGTCATGACTGCACAAAGTCAATACCGATTGTCAATAAAGAAAACTATGTTGAACTGCCGCACTTTTTATTTGAAAAATATGAGGACGCGGTTATATCAGCAGAACATTGTCTCAACTATAAAACATTGCTGCGTTATTTTGATTTGGGACAAGTTGTGAAATTTATAATATATATCAACGAGCGCGGACATTATACAAGTGCGGCGGCACGTCTTGCGATTGACCGATACTTTGATGATATTACAAATATTAATATGACGAGTATTAAAATTTACTATCTGACACTTTTGAAGAATATTAAACCCGAATCATGGGGCGAAATATATGCAAAAATGAAGGAGGAACGTAAAAAGATATTTGAGTCGAATATTTATTTTACAACTGAAGACGCACACACACTGACAGATGGTCCGACGATTTTTCTTACTAGCGACGTCGAAAAAATAGCAAAATTTGCAATCCAGAATTCGAAAATACCAGCACAAGTTGTAGATGATCTTATGTTAGATATTGAGCATAACAATGGGCTATCAGATAAAATAGATGTGCTTGAGAAAGAAATACAGAATATCGAAGAAGAAAAGGAGAAAACGAGAAGTAGCGATGATAATAAAACTAAAAGTGGTGGCGGCGGCGGCGGTGGTGGCGGTGGTGGAGGGAGTGGAACTATCGTAGACACGCGCGAGATACGTGAGAAACAACAAATGATTGATATTATTAGAACCGGCGTTCGACGAATTGCTCTGAACGATATTTTCGTTCCAAATAAACTGGCACACTTGCGACGATGGACCGGGCGCGAAGAGTATAAAAACGAATTTTCTGCGAATTTGGACGAACACATAGTTGAAAAGATTATGTTGCTGCAGATGGATACACATTGGAAAATATTACTACTTATGGGTATTGGTGTTATCACAAATCATACCAATGTGAAGTATAATGAAATTATGAAAGAACTTGCACAAAACCAAAAACTATACTTGATTATTGCGTCATCGGATTACATCTACGGAACCAATTATCAGTTTTGTCATGGATATATTAGCAAGGATCTGAATGATATGACGCAAGAAAAGACGATTCAGGCGATGGGACGTGTTGGGCGAAATAAGTTGCAGTTGTCGTATACGATTCGATTTAGAGATGACGGACTTATTAAGAAAATATTTATGCCGTGTTTGAATAAACCGGAGGTTGCAAATATGAATCGACTTTTTAATTCGGCTTAGAAATGTGAATACTACGAATACGAATAGGAATACGAATAGGAATTGTGTAAAATTTATAATATTATTTTATTGGTAATATTATAAATATAAATATTATACATATTATACATATTAAGGAAATATAATGACTACGACTAGTGACAAAACATATAGCGAACGTGGTGTTCTTTCTACTACTGACGCAAATGCTATCGTGTTATTCAAATGCGATGGATGCAGCGAAACAAGCAAACATCTCACAAGTTTTGTGAATTCTCCCGATACCGATACAAGTTACTTATGCGATGGGTGTTGTATCAAGAAATACGAATCGTGAAATTATACAGCATATTTTGATTGGTATCCCAATATTCTGTATTTACTTTTGTGCCTTTTTCCATAAACGTATGTGATGTAAATCCGGTTATTATTTTACTCCACATGCTTTTCACTTGGTGGTCTTGATGGTGGTGGTCGTGAGTATGATTCTGCCATTTTGCAAAATTCGGTGAAGTCTTATGCAATTTTACGCCGCCACTACCTCCGCCAATAATCACCATTCCACCTGCTCCCGTCGTCATATACTTTGCTTGTCCGTCAATCGAATAATGTTCTAAATTGTGGTTATGTCCGTTCAAATATAAATGAACGCGATCGCTGTTTAATAAATCCTGAAAATCTTCCACATCTATTTCGTCTGCTTTATGGTGTCCCAAGACAAATACCCATTCGGTATTAGGAATAGTGGACAATGTCGCATTAAACCAATCCAGTTGTGTTTTGCAGTCTTGTTGAATAATATTTTGATGAAACATGCATTCGCCTTGCATAGGTGCACATGTCGGGTATTGTATACTACACGGATCCCACTTTGCGCGGTCGTCGCCTCTATAGTCGGCAATACATGGGTTCGTATCTAGAACAATAATATTCAGAACCACGGATTCGTTGTTGGTGTTGTTGGTGTCGTCGGTGTCGTCGGTGTCGTCGGTATTGGTATTGGTATCAAGCACAACCCTTTTGTGATAATATCGCGCATCCATATTCCATGTCGGTATTGTCTCATTTAGTGCTAATTGTGCATCAGGATTAAAACCATAATCATGATTACCCAAAGTATTATACCAAGGCAAACCAATATTCCCAAATAATTCCACATAGTCGGCGCTGACTTGGGGGTCACTTGTGTTATGAATCCCGCAGTAGTAGAAATTATCGCCCGTATTTAATACAAGTTTAGGGTTATATTTTTCAACGTATACCGACATCGCGGCGGCAGTATTTTCGGCGTTTCGCAAATGATAGCCGCCAAGCGCCGCTGATCCCCAGTCACCCACTGAAAGAATCCGAATATCTCGGGGGGTGTATTCCGTATTATATTTCGGCACAATATCTATCGGCAATGCGGCCACACATGAACACAAAAGAAAATGGATCAAAAGAGGAATTCGGTTATATTTATTCATTTATCTAAACTGAGAAAAAGTATTTTTGGGTTTGGTTTGGTTGGGGTTGGGGTTGGAATTGGAATTGGAATTGGAATTGGATATTGAGAATTATTATATCTTATAGTTATTTCTCTAAATAATTATAAAATATTGTTTACGGGGGTTATTAAGTTTAATAAAAAGTAGGTGTTGTTTTACACTTCATACCATTTGCTGAACTACAATTTAATAAAGAACTTGTAAATCAAATGGTAGTTGTAACAATACCTCCATGGTCCTCAATATAACTAATGGTGTTAAGATATTTATTAAGATATTAACGAAATTGTAGAGGAGTATAATTATCACTTAACGCCGAATTGATTCTAAATCTTGTAAAGCTTGTTACTTGTGGTACTATCCAGTTGGAAATGTCTTGATTAAAACTAGCCGAATTCTCAAACATACTAGACATGTTTGTAACACTAGAAGTATTCCATGAACCGATGGGTTGGTTAAATAATGATTTATTCAATTTAAACACGCGCACATGACCTGCACTTAAACCGATTTCGTCATTATCATACGCTCCGACTGCTAATGTGGTTCCATCAGCTGAAAGACTTATAGAATGTCCACTTAGGTCACTTGTCGCTTCGCCATCGATGTCTGGACCCATTCTATCCCACCCGACAGGACCGAAATTAGGAAGAGACTGATTCATTTGTGCGATTGTCTTACTTGCATTATATTTATACACACGCACATGGCCTGCATTTATTAGATTTTGAGTTGGATCATTGTTAACTGCTCCGATAGCAACTATAGAACCATCGGCTGAAAGACTAACGCTACGTCCGCTGAAATCATTTGCTGCTTCGCCATCGATGTCTTCACCCAGTTTATTCCAATTAGTTCCATTCCATTTATACACACGCACGTGTCCAGCAAGTGTACCTGTTCCATCATTACCCTCCGCACCAATTGCTAATATGTTTCCATCAGCTGAAAGACTAACACTACGTCCACTAAAATCATTTGCTGCTTCGCCATCGATGTCTGCACTCATTCTATCCCACCCGATAGGACCAAAATTAGCAAGAGACTGAGTCATTTGAGCGCTTGTCTTATTTGCATTATATTTATACACGCGCACGTGTCCTGCACTTAAACCTGTTCCATCATTGAAATTTGCTCCGATTGCTATCGTGGTTCCATCCGCTGAAATACTAACACTACGTCCGCTATAGTCACTTGCTGCTTCACCATCAATGTCTGCACCCAGTCTATCCCAACCTACTGGACCGAAATTAGGAAGAGACTGAGTCATTTGAGCGCTTGTCTTATTTGCATTATATTTATACACGCGCACGTGTCCTGCAGTTCCATTATTACCCTCCGCACCAATTGCTAATGTGTTTCCATCAGCTGAAATACTAACACTACGTCCGCTAAAATCACTTGCTGCTTCGCCATCGATGTCTGCACCCAGTCTTTCCCAACCTATTGGACCGAAATTAGAAAGAGACTGATTCATTTGAGCGCTTGTCTTATTTGCATTATATTTATACACGCGCACGTGTCCTGCACTTGACCCTCTTCCATCATTGGAAATTGCTCCGATTGCTAACGTGTTTCCATCTGCTGAAATACTTACTGAATATCCACTAAGGTCCTCTGTTACTTCGCCGTCAATGTCTGCACCCAGTCTATCCCACCCGACAGGACCGAAATTAGGAAGAGACTGATTCATTTGGGCGCTTGTCTTATTTGCATTATATTTATACACGCGCACATGTCCTGCACTTAAACCTGTTCCATCATTATCATACGCTCCGATTGCTAACGTGGTTCCATCCGCTGAAATACTTACTGAATATCCGCTAAGGTCACCTTCTGCTTCACCATTGATATCTGCACCGCGCTGTGGCCAATAATAATCCATATTAAACATTTTAGACATATTTGTCACATTTATTGTATCCCATGAATCAATTGGTTGATTAAATTCGGTTATATTTTGAAACATTTCACTGACATCGGTAATTAATGTTGTAACAATGTTATTAAATGGCACCGGTGATGTTTGTCCAGGGGGAGTGAATGGTATCGATGACCCGGTTATTCCTTTTGCATAATCTATGATTGCACTCTTCATACTATCTTTTACTACTGCAAACCATTCATTGCCTGTTCCTCTTGGATTTAATTCAATAAAACGTGGATTATTAGTTGGGACATCAGATGCATTACCAATATATCGAATAGTTGTACCGATTGAAACTAAAAATAAACTTATTTGTGGAACATAGTTTGATGAATTACTTGAAAATATTACTTCATTCCCAGAAGGTGAAACTTCATTATGATAGTTGACAACTATTGATATATAAAAAATAGTTTCTTCTGTTTGACTATTAAACGCATTAACTAGTTCTGTGTTCATTATTTTATGATTGTTGGTTCCTATTATAGCGGATGTAATTATTTCTTCATATATATCGGAGGTGTTGCTATTTGTAACACGTACCTTTATAGAACTAATTGGCAGTGAATGCGACATTGTTTATAATATTACTAAATAGTATTTTATACTATGTTTTTATTTTTATTTATCTTTATTTTTTTCTTTTTCTTTGTTTTTTCTTTGTTTTTTTCTTTATTTTTCTTTTTCTTTATCTTTATTTCTTCTTTTTCTTTATTTTTTCTTTTTCTTTATTTTTTCTACACCTATTGCACTTGTTCATTTCACATATATTATATAAATTATTTTATATAATATATAAAGAGCGTAGATTACATTTTTAAAAAATACCTCCACGAAGTCGAAGAACTAAATGCAGTGTTGCTTGAGATTGCACGTTGTAGTCTGCTAGTGTCCTACCATCTTCTAGCTGTTTTCCTGCGTATATAAGACGTTGCTGTTCTGGAGGAATTCCTTCGCGGTCTTGAATCTTTGCTTTGACTGCTTCAATCGTGTCACTATCTTCTACATCAAGTGTTATTGTTTTACCCGTAAGAGTTTTAATAAAAATTTGTTTTGAGCTCATATTAGTCGTGTCGTGTCGTGTCGCGTTTATTAGTTCTTTGGTTCTATATTCTATACACATATTATTTTTAAGTATGTTATAAAATGATATAACAAAAGCTATTAAAATATATATGAACTTCAATTTTTGACAGCAGTAGCGTGTGCCTCTGCATCTGCTGACAATTTTTCTTCCATGTCTTTTCTCTTTTTTTCTTCTAAATCGTCAATTATCTTATTTGCCGTTGCCAGTTTATCAAATATCGTAATTTTAGACGACTTGCTTGACGTCCACCCTTTTTTTAAATCAGGATGCTTTTCTATTTTAAAATATTCGCGCTCTCTGGTATGTTGTCGGTCAATCCATTCGCGATAATATACAACATATTTCTTCATCATATGATGCTCTAAACCTTTAGGTAAAGATTGCGCACTATGTTTCCTATTTCTCTTTTTCATTTTGTTTGATTTTTGTGTTTCTCCCGTTTCTCCCGTTTCTCCCGTTTCCGCATTCTCCTGTGGTGGCGGGATAACACTATGCAATGGCGTCACCTTGGTTGAAAAAATAGTTTCCATTTATGTTATTTTATTTTATATTATATTTTTAACTATATTAAATAATGCAATAAATAACCAATAAATAACCAATAAATACAAAATAACAAATAACAAATAACAAATAACAAACAATAACCCGTAATTTGGTTACTATTTTTTTATGTTTATAAATTAAATTGATTTTTTCATTACATTTCTATTTTTATTTCTATTTTCATGGCTATAAACCTCAATCCTGCGAGTAAGTATACTATTGAAAGTGTAATAGTAATTATTTTTCTATCCGTCACTCTATGTTTTTGTGTCGGTTATTGCATTGCACGGCGATATAATATTTAGAAAATTGATTTAAATAATCAGCTATATATTAGGTAAGCAATCAACACAACAAAACTCCCTGAACTCACTACATCGTCTTTGTATAACAACTATGGCCGGCAAGAGCAAATCAGGAACCAAGAGCAAATCAGGAGCCAAAGGTGGTTCCGTAATGAAGACCGCGATGTCTGCGCAAAATAACCCAGCAGCGCGTATTCGAATTCCGCAGACGATTGGACTTCCAGGACAAATAGCAAACAACGCAGGCGGATACTCATTCCCTCTGCCCCTCGAACAAGAATGGATGCGATACTTGATTATCGGCAGCAAATCAGACAATGGAAGCTTCTATCAATGTGGTGGCGCGATTGCAACCACGATTTCGAAGTGTATTATGGCAGCAGTTTCATCGCCAGCTACATGCGCGCATTTGATTCGCGACATAGTTGACGTCTCCGTGAGCGCACGTGCACCCAAACAAGAAATGACGATGATGTCACTCGCAACGGCAATAGTGTTTCCACCCGACAACGCTTGCAAAGCACAGGCACTGGCCGCAATCAATCAGGTATGTCGTATTCCAACTCACGTATTCATGCTTGTGCAGTATATTCGGGACCTTTCGCAAGACAAAACAAAACCAGGTAAGGGGTTCGGCAAAGGTGTGCGTCGCGCTTTGACAGAATACTATACTTCGCGCAACGGACTGGAACTGGCGACTTTGGTGACAAAATATAAGAACCGCGAAGGATGGACACACGAGGATTTGATTTCGCTGCTCCACATCAATCCTGCGGAAATGAAAGATGATGGTGGGCGACTTGTATTGGAATGGATCATGAAGAAGGACAAACCTGAGCGCAAGGTTACCGCGAATCCGGCGAAGGGAATAGTGGCAACAACACTGCCTGCAAAAATGGAGAGGACTGAATTTCTGAAACGTCTGGCAGCGATTCCGACGCCTGCATTGCCGCCGCATGTTGCATTGGCATCTGTTCCCGTTCCCGTTCCCGTTGCATCGCCAGCGCCCACAGCAAAAATCGCAGTGTTGTTTGAAGTTGTTCATCCCGAAAGTCCAATGTCCGGCTCATTGAAGTTGATGGTTCAAGACACCGAGCCACTTCAAAACGTCAAGCAAACACTCAATGATATTGGAATTGGAACAAGTTTCGTCTTTCGCTACAATGGCTCTCTCATTTCTTCGACCAAGTCTTTGCGAGACATCTCATACGACCCATCCAAGAAAATCTACCTGGGCGCAGGTGTTGAGCCTGTGGTGCCAACGTCTCTTGCTGCACCGGCTCCGACTGCTCCGACTCCGGCACCTGAGCTTGAATCGAAAAAAGTGACAGAAGACCCTCTAGTGTCAACTGCGCGGTTCCTGAAAGCGTTGATTGAGCTAGCAAAGACAGGCGAAAAGAAAGACGCGGCTACTGCTATTGCGCTCATGGAACAAAACAAAAAAATCCAGCGCGAACATTTGCCAACGGAGCTTCTGAATATACCGCAAATCTGGAATTCGCTTTTGAATGGAATGGGAATGACTGCATTGATTCGCAATCTTGGAAAATTGTCGCAGGGCGGTGTCGCGTCATCAAGGTCAGTGGATATTGTTCGAATGCTTACGGACCCCAAAGCAGTCAAAGATTCGAAGGTTCACCCACTTCAAGTTCTAGTCGGAATGAAGACGTATTCGCAAGGGAAAGGCGACCTTGGTTCAATGACATGGATTCCAAACTCATACATCACAACCGCGCTCTCCACAACATTCCGTCAGGCATTTGGAAATATTACACCGACAGGGAAACGATACATGATTGGACTGGATGTATCTGGAAGTATGTCGATGTGCATGTGCGCGGGCGCGAAAAATATCACACCCCGCGAGGGATCAATTGCGATGGCGATGATGACACTACACGCCGAGGGGGCACAAAATGTCCACATCTATGGGTTCAGTAACGTGTTTTACAACTTCAATGGAAAGATTCGCCCCGAGATGACAATTCAGGATGCAATTAAGGCGACAGATGTGCCCTTTGGAGCGACGGATTGCGCTTTGCCTATGATAGAGGCGCGTAGAATGTATTTGCAGACTGGAATTGTGTTTGATGTGTTTTGCATATATACGGACAATGAAACATACGCACCGAATATTCATCCCCAAGTGGCGCTGGAAAATTATCGCAAAGAGACTGGCGTGGATGCAAAATTAATCGTGGTTGGAATGGTGGCGAACCAACTGACTATCGCCGACCCGAAGGACAAGAATACACTGAACCTGGCTGGATTTGATACGGCTACCCCGGAGTTGATTAGTATGTTTGTGAGAGGACAGATTTGAAAACATTGAAATATTGCAGCATCAAGTGGAACAAAATATTTACATACTTAATACATGATGCATATCGCATCGTCCTACTATTTTTATAATAGATTTCATATGACTATTTAAAAACGGGTTTACAAGACGCATAACAACTAGTATATGCCATGTAGGATTAATAATAATAATGCTCTCAAGGCTACTACTAAATTTAGTGGAAATTAACTTTGCCAATTCTATGCCAACGTTAATTTCGAGTAAATGTTTTGCAGTAAACTTGCTGCAATCGAAAACCCATATCCATCGATTGTTATTTTCAGACAATACACCATCATAATGTTGTATAATACCAACAACATCATTATATTTTGTCGCTTTTGCAGGGCATGTGTAATAGTAAGTAGTGTTATTTATTGTTCCTATATTTTTTAATGAATGGCTTGATGGATCGTTATCACATATTTTACACGTATATGGCATTGAAATATATTTATATATATATATATATATATATATATTTATATTTATATATATAGTATAGTATGGACTGGTATAAACATATTAAATATTTTATTTTAGGTGGATCAGCAACATTATTGGTTAATTGTTTAGTAGAAAAATATAAACATGGCCCGGCATTAACTGCTTATTTATATTGTGCTCCGGATATCTACTTGGTTATTATGTATATTATATACAAAAGTCGTGGACTGAAGGGATATTATACATTTATTGTACATAGTTTAATTAATTATACAGCAAATTTAGCAGTAATTTTACTTTTAACATTTTTAACAAATTGCACAAGTCTAAATATATATTTAAATTTTTTTATAGTATCAATACTATTTATATGTTATTCAATATATTATTTTATGTATATTTATAAGTTAGAATTTATACCACAACTATCATAAAATACCCAAATTCAAATTATATTATATTATATTATATGCAAATTATATAGTATAATATAACTTTTTAGTTATAATCTTTTTAGTTATAATTTATTTGATTTGATATTTAAATGAAAAATATAACTTTAAAATACTACAAAGGAAAAAAGAGTAAATGTTTTAATCGGACAAAAAGGAATAGTAAACAAAATGCAGTAGTAGATTCACATTTACACATGCGTCCATTTGGAGGTCCACCTATTGAGTTTAAAAAAATGATAAATATTTTAAATAAAAATGGAATTCTATTTGCGAATTTGGAAGGTATTGGTCAAAAACTACCGGCAATGAATCCATGCACATATTATAAAGACTGCCCGAGAATAAAAGTAAAATCGTCTATAGTAAATGATATTATGAATGCGCAGTTAGTATTAGATAACAACTTACATAAAACAGGAGTAAATGGTGTAAAAGTAATATTATCTATGACATTTCCTGACTTGTCAAAACCGGACGAAATAGTTGATGGTATACATTTTTTAGATAAAGAGTATCCTGGTTTATTCCGGTGGATGGGAGAAGTAAATGTAGTAAAACAGGCATTATTTAAAAATGGTTATAATGCAGTTCCATTACACTATGTTTCAAAATGGGCTCCCTTTATGGATATTTTAAGAAAAAGAAATATCCCATTGTCATTACATTTAGACTTAGGAAATAATACAGATAATTTAAAATACTTACCATTAATTGAGCACATATTAAAATCATACCCTAAAAATAAAATTATATTTTCACATCTGTGTTTAAGTCGCGAGTTGACAAATATTAACCCTGAAGAGCATGCAAAAGTATTAGACAATTTACTAAGTAAGTATAACAACGTATATTTTGATATTAGTTGGCATATATTACATCACCAAAAATTTAAATATGCAAATCAAAGACAATTTTATGTTGATTTAATGAATAATCATCCTACAAGATTTTTAACAGGAACAGATTTTGTATCATATATAAGTAAAACTGAAAAAACATATAAAAAGGAATTAAAAGAAACTAGTAATATATTGAAATACTTAAATAACTATGCTTATAGGCGTATTGCATTGGGACAAAACTACCTAGAACTTATTCGTTCTAATTATAAAGCTCCTAAAATATGTTGAAGGTCGGTGTAATTACATAGGCATATACCGGTACGTCTTCTATATAACTTGCTACTATTCTGTGCGCTCCATCTAATAGTATATATTTTTTATTTTTTTGTATCATCCAAACAGGCGTAATTTCTTTTTTTCGTTGTATTTGTTTTTGATAATATTTGACGCTAATTATATCTTCATTACCGCGCGGTCTATCATTTAATGGATATGCTTTTACGGCTGAATTCTGTAATCTAACTGAATCAAAATTATCAACATTATCATTCTTAAATGTATTTAATGGTATTTTAACTATTTTAGAATTAAAAATATGGGAAAATGCTGCTTCTTCTCTATTTTTAAATATTTTCATATCAATGGAAGTGTCAATTGAATCTACTATACTAGACATACAAATAGTAGATATACAAATAGTAGGCTTAGAATCCATATTATTATACTAGTATACTACTATAATAACATATTAAAAAATAGCATTTTAAATTTCCAAGGGCGTAAAACTATTATATATTATTTAGTTATGCTAACTATATATTAAACCTATATAAAAAGATTGCCATGATATTATGTAGCAATCACACGAAAAAAGAATGGAAGTATCACCACCCGTTCCTGTCAGTAGTATAAAATATACAGACGTTGTTAGAAAATTCAAAGAAATAAAAACAAATTATTATTCGGAACGTGGGTGCATGATTTCAACGCTGAATGACAATTTTTCGAAACAATTCTTAGAAAAACATCCAAAGCTTACATGGCACGAAAAGTATAACAAACATGCTGAAGCAGAAGTATTAACTGCTACAATACGTATAAATATATTTGGAAAGCCATTTAATGTTTATTTGCATCGTCCTATAAATCAAATTCATCGTTGGGAGTATGAATATTTTTTTGGATTTGGTGGACATAATGCAGGATTCTCTCGTGATCGGATTATTATGACATTTGCAGAAACATTTGACAAGGAAGTTGATTTTGAATATTTGCTAATGGCGGGGACACTGGGGGATGGGGGTGGGGGTGGGGATGCGGATGGAGAGACGAGTGCATGCAATATTGATGAAAAGTATATAAAAAATGTGTTAAAACTATTGGTAGTTGGTGGGTATGTAAAACAATGGAACGCGTTAAATCATTTTAAAAAATGGTTTAAAGAACGTGGATTTGATTATGAAATGGATACAAGTAACGCAGGAACAATGACATCGTTTATTTTTGAGGATTATATACAGGAGCATGAAACTATTGAATCATGAACGACGGGTCGCCCGTAATTTCACGAAGAACATGGTTTGTATATGCACGCGTCACTGCATCCGCTTCATAGTAGTTCCAATACGCATCTTGAAGTCCTAGGTCACTGCTTTTTTTATTACCTGTAATAATGACATTTGTGAAGTGTGTTATGGTGCATTGATACTCGTGGTGCGGATAGTCATTTTTGACAAATGTGCCTTTGCAATTTAGGTGCGCGTATTCAGGGCGTTTTTCTCGAATGAGGTATGTTCTTCCGGGTATAAGGTCGACGGGGTTGACAAGTTGAAGAGGGCGCATTGGATAGTTCTGAGTATAATACGATTAAACAATATAAAACGTTTCAATTTTATATTGTTTTTTACACTATAAAATTGAAACCAAAAATGAGTATGTATATGTATGTATATACCAATAGCAAAAGCATAATAAACTAATACACCAAATTAACTTTATTATAATTTCAAATATGAACCGCGTTTCTAGTAGAACCAAGACCAAGACCACGACCAATACCAAGACCACGACCAAACAACCAGATTCAAAAAAGGTGGTAAAGCGGGCACCAAGGCAAACGCTTTCAAGACATAAATTACAATTTAATCCTTTTGAGATACTAACAAAATATTCTATTGGAAATGCAGGCGAGGACTTTGTTTGCAATACTATTCCATGTGAATCATGCGGACACACATCGTGGCAGAACTTGAACAAAATACAAATGAACTATCCCGGAGTTGATTTGTATTGCAACAACTGCTCCACGTATGTGCAGGTCAAAACAATGTGCAGCAAAAATGGGAAATGCCCGCTGTCTCAGTGCAGCAATGGAGCATGGAAATTCCCGGCATCGAAAAACACGATTCGCGAAACGTTGAAGACCTTAAAGGGAAATATTCGATATATTGCGGTGGTATATGACACGAATCATTTTGTTACAGAGGTAAGTATAACAGGACTACTATCGTCAAAAAATATACACTATACCGAAAATTACATAGTTTCAGATGATATCAAGTATTATCCTCCGCGAATTTTGCGGACATTGAAAAGTATATGCGAGGTGAAGTGAAGAATGGTGTGGTGGGTATTATCTAGTTTTTATTCGTTATTTTACACCACCTTGAGTTTTTCACCTATTTCTTTGTAATAGTGTCCATTATATGGGATATTTTTAGTAAGTGCTTTTGTCAATGTTTTGTCGCTTATTGCTAAGGATTTAATGCAGTCGTATTTACATTCAAACTCTTTTACCAAGTTATTATTTGTATCATATTGTCCAACACCATTTTTGTATAACATTGGTGTTCCGTTTATTTCTTCAAATTTGCTGGTTAACTCTTCATCGCAATTATTATATAACGTGTAGTAAAAACCATTTGCTAAACTATTATTTTTTACTGGATTATCTAATGCAGATGAAGACGCATAACCATTAAAATGTGCTGCAGTTTTTCTGTCTATATACACATTTACAATTTTGGTTTTATCTTTATCTAGTTGAGCTATATAACCTATATTTACAACCTTTATTTTTTTTGTAGGCTGAATTTCATGTATAATACTTGGATCCAAATTTCGTTCAACAAGTAACCATCGAAACCCGCAATATATAGTGCATTCTGTTATTGCTTTCATTACACTTGGTCTCTTTATATTTTTACTTTCATTCATTGCTTCTGTAACAGATTCATAAACTTTAACTAATTGTAATGTTTCGGGATTTATTTTTTGTAGTCTTGGTCCAAGGTGAGGGAGTTGTTGATTAAAACCGGTAACTATTTTTTTCTCTTGTTGTGAGTTTAATTTATGCAATATTTCTTTGTTTGTTTGTTCTAAAGAATTAACTTTACTTAATAAAATTTTATTAGTATGTATTATTTCCTTTAATAATTCATTATCATTGTTTACGTTTGTATTAACAGCATTTTCTTGATTTTTAAATTTTAAATTTTCAATTTCAAGTATCAACTCATTTACTTTGTAGTTATAATTATCTATATTATCGTTAACTATTTTTAATAATATTTTATATGTTAAATTACCTCCAACTAAAAATAACTCATTTTCGTTTGTATGATTTGGTAAATTTTTTACTATATTTGGTTTTATAATATTATGACTATGAAGAAAATGCTCAAAGTCTTTACTTTTATTTACACAGAAACAATCAAGTAATATGCATTCTTCATATTTACTTTTATGTTCATTATATCTACCCGTAATTCCTATTCTACTTTCTCCTATTTTTACAACATATGAACCATTTTCATATGTTTTAACTTTAATAATATAAACCATATTTCCGGCATTATTAAATTGTTTAAGTAGAAATAGTTCATTGTCTAGTTCTTTTTGTTTAATTAATTTGTCTTCCATTTCTTTATTTTTGGTGGTTTCTATAGTAGACATTTCATTTTTTGTTTGTTCTAATTCTTTTTGTTTTTGATCTACTTCTTTTTGTAATTCATACAATCCATTTAATCTTATTTCTTTAATTACTTCACAAACCCAATTTTGAAAACGTTGAGCAATAGGTTTTCTCGATCGAAACAGCACTTTATATAATCCTTTCTCTGTTAAAAAGGTCACGTCTTGCATTCTTCCCGTGCTGTCAGTACTACTTACAGCACGCTTTTCTGATTCGTCGAAATCAATAATTGACATTCTTATGTTATTTATTTCTAGTATTATTCCAATATCACTTGCTCGAAATAAAGGATCGGTTTTTGTTCCTTTTATAACTACTTCTGTGTGCAAATCATTTGTATTGAATGCTTTTACTATATCCATTTTTGGTGTTGTAATACTATACTTTACACCATCTCTTTAAGCCCTTTATACCATATATATTATCTTGCCTTACCTGTTGGTAAAGCAAGAATTTATAATATATTATTTTTGAATTATAATACTACGGATATACATCACTTTCTAAATCTGTAACAATTTTGTTTGCTGAATGTAGTTTATCTACTAATGAAATTTTCGACGATTTACTAGAAATCCATGGTTTTTGGAGTTTTGCATGTTTCTCCACTTTAAAAAACTCTCTCTTTTTTGTATGTTCTTTATCCAACCATTCGTGGTAATATACGACATATTTTTTCATCATGTCTTGTGTTATTCCGTCGGGTAAATCTATTGCATTGTATTTCCGTTCTCTTTTTGTCCCATCGTCAGCCGTTCCTTTGCTATTTTTTTGCTGTTCATCTCTTGTAGCGATTCTTAAATTGTCGAAACAATTATTTAACGGATTTCTGTCAACATGATCCACGCTTATAGTATTTGTTCCTTTACCATTCCCCATACATCCGGTTATTACTTGGTGTATATGAATATTTAAATGACATGAAATATAACCATTTGACATTTTATACCACGTAATTTTATTTCCTTTATTATTCGTTTTTTCATAATCTAATATTTTTTGGTAGCTTGTCGGGCATAATATGCAAAGCGTATCAACTTCACAATACATAACTATAATAGTGGTTCCATTTTCATTTTGGATTTTCCATAGTGGGTTCTTTTCTTGGTTAGATGTTCGCCCAATCGTTTTAACGTGACCTTGTATAAAGTCTATTTTTGCCGTTTTATATTTATCGCGAATATATGCATCTTGTAATGAAAATTTGTTACTAATATCCATATCTATTTGTCTTTGTCTTTGTCTTTGTCTTTGTATAACTTATATCGGGGGTTGTAACCATAGTATGGACGCCCTTTATGTGTCATCAATTTTTTAGTATTATTAAATGCATAATAATATTAAAATAAAATTGTAATTCCAGTTGTGAAGCGCACACGCAATTTAATTGCTGTAAGCACTCTTGTTCCTCTAAGTTTCCCTAGAGGGAGGACTGTATCTTAAGCCGTTTCAGGTTGCTTAAACCTTCATTAACGACCCACATCCGTTCAGTCTCTGACGCCCTACCATAGACTAGCATATTAATATCGCCTTTAGGTAGTAAGCATGCGGATTGCCCAATCTTTTTCATTATTACCATACCCAAGTTCATTACTCTTGGCCACTTATTCCTTTCGGAGATAAGCTTGGTAGAAAAAGCTCTAAGGGGTTTCCCGAACAACAAGATGTGTTGCAATTCCGACGACAACAAGTCGGAATCACTAGCAGTTAGTCAAATCATCAGTAAAGATGATGGTGAGGACATAAATGGTTTTCCATAGTAAGAGCTCACTTTACTATGGCATACTGCTTTTCGGCCCTTGTTCACAGCTAATATGATCATCATCATAATTAAGCATGTAGCTTCAAGGCCACCCATACCAGACATGATACGGAGAACGTTGTAATTGGTGGCATAGACACGAACCTTGGCGGTCTTGGTGCCCTCTACTGTAGCATTGGACAACACGAGCTGAAGGGTAGCATTGTCAATGCGGGAGAAGTTGCATGATCCACTTGGTTGATGCTCCTCGGGCCTCAAAGCGAAGGAATACACATTGACACCAGTGTCAGGAGTCTTAGTGTGGTGCTGGTAAGGCTGGACAAGGTCGAAGTAAGTGCCTTCACGCTCAGAGAAACGATCCTGGCCGTTAAGCTGGAGCTTAGCGGTGACAACGGGGTTCTGACCCCAGCAGTGGAGATCAAGAGAAGTCTCAGAGAGGACGAAAGTGCCGGCATCAGAAACACCAGAGTTCTCGAAGTTGGGACCAGGCTGACCATAACCAGGAGCAAAGTTGGGCTGAGAGTAGTTAACACTAGTGCCTGCAGTATTGCCCTGGGACCACCAGTAAGGAGAAGAGACATCAATGGCACCAGCCTCGGCAAAGAGACCAGAAGCATCAATGAATGAAGTGCTGGACTCGGCAAGAGCATCGTGGCCACCGAAAGCGTGGATGGCATTGGGCAGAGCATCAACGGCATCAGTGTAGTTGAAGGGCTGAGCACCGAGGAGCCTGTAGAGGAGCTGACCGCACTCAAGAGAAGAGCAGTAGTCAACGTTCTGATCGGGCTGGACAACCCAGATGAGCTCCTTAACGGGGTGGTTAAAGTTGAGCTTGATCTTGTTGGAAGAAGAGCCGACGGACTCATCACCAGTGAACTGGAGCTGCTCAATAAGATACTCGTGGGGGTTCTGGGCCATACGTCTGCGCTCATCGGTGTCCAAGAAGACGTAGTCGACGTAGAGAGAGGCGGCGACGAGAGACTGGTTGTAAGCAGTGTTGACACGGCCACCGGCGGCATTAGTTGAACCGCCTATGCTGCCACCGCAGCTGAGAGAACCGACAGCCCACAAGCACTCATCGATGGGACGGATATCGAGGTTGATTTTGACTTCGTGATACTGAAGGGCGATGAGAGGAAGAGCAAGACCGGGGTTACGGCAATACCAGAACTGGAAGGGGACATAAAGGGTGGTTTCAGGGAGAGCATTGCGGGGAGCGCAAACCTGACGAGGGGCGTTAGCCTGGCAAGGACCATCAATGGGGTTAAAAGAGGGGTCAGTGATAAAGGTGAGCTCGGTGGTGTTTCCAACCATGGAGTAGTAACCCTTCTTCTGGTCAACGGGGAGAGTAAGGTTGTTCCAGATGTGCATCCAGTCACCATACTGGCGATCAATGCGCTGACCACCGATCTCGACCTCAACCTGGGAAATCAGCTGCTCACCGGGGAAATCAAGCCAACGGGCATAAACGCCATCCTGGGAAGTTCCCTTCATGGACTGGTTGATCTCGGGGAGAGTAACCTGAAGGTAAGTGCGGTAAGCCAAATCACCATTGCGGGAAATGGTGCAAGTCACACGACGACCGAAGTCGGCCTGTCCGTTAAAAGTTTGCTCGATAGACTCCATAGCAAAGTTAGTGTGACGTTTGTAAGACACCTTCCAGAAGGTAATCTGGGGGTTGCCGGTAAGATAAACATCTTGGGCGCCGTAAGCGACGAGTTGCATAAGACCTCCTGCCATTTTTGATTATTATAATATTGCTAAAGAAAAAAAATTTATAAAAAAACTTTAATTGTTTTATAAATTAACTATAATTATTAATTATGTGAATTCGCACAGATTTTCACAGATTTGCACATACTACGACTATATATCCGCATGCCTGTCAGTGTTAATATTTATTTTTAAAAAGTTGATTAAGTAGTCATCTGAATATACTTCATCGCGATTCTTATGTTTTTTCCTAAATATAAAGTTATCATCCTTTTTTCGAATCGTCCAACCATTTTCTAAAGTATTCATTACAAAATGCATTACATATATTTTGTTTTTTAGTTCACTATTAATATCGATTTTTTGATTCTCGATCATATGTTTTAGTGCCTTAATCCCATCTTCTAAAGGAATGATATCTTTTTTTGTTTTTGCTAGATGTTGATTTTTATTTGTTTCTCTCGTTTCTCTCGTTTCTCTCGTTTCTCTCTTCCGGCCATTCTCTATATGTTCAACCACGTTGGCGGATGATGCGTATAACTTATCAATAATACGTCGATTCAAATAATCTTCTGTAATAATCTCTTTGCTAGATGTTTCTAAATTTTTAAAAAAGAATACATTCCCTCTTTTTTTTATTGCCCAATGATTTTCTAAATATTTCATGATAAAATTCATTTTATAGTAGACTTCTCGTTTTATTTGAATATTGTCTAACATATTCAAATTTACTTTTGTTGTTACATCATAATTTGATGGTGTTGTCATGTTAACTTTACCCTCCTGTATTATAAACTATTATTATGAGTTATTTTTTATTTCAAAAGATAACACATAAACTGCTAAACTATGGTGTATTCACAAAAGGATAAAAATTCAAGTCTATATCTTTGTTGTAGACTTTATTAGGAAAGTCTAATCCACGAATAGGTAAAGGTTTTGTATTCAATTCGGGTTTGGACTGGGATTCAAAATATTTTTTGTTAACATACGTCAACTCGATAACGTCAGGAAATTTATTAACAACTGGCCCGTAATTGTTTCCATGTGCATGCACTATATAATGTGTTTTTGCCAATTTTTCTAAACATTTTACTTTATCATAGTAGACTGCATTCCATCCGTCATTAGTAATACCATGAAACTCAATTACAATTTGTTTAAAATTATGTAGCAGGTCTTCATTCAGACTTAACAACCATGGATACTCACCGCCTTCAATATCCATTTTCAAAAATATATTATTGTATTTACTAGCTAAAAAAGACAAATCTGTATTGTTGTCATCATTAAAACTATTTATATTTTTTTTAACAAATGATATATTTTTTGTATATTCATATGGATACTTATCGATAGTTCCATCGAATCCAAAACTATTATACTCGCACATGTTATATTTATCAATAAATTCACATGAAAAACTTTCTTCATTTGATACTCCAGCTGAAATATATAAATCATATCCTCCATCTAACAATGCAAATACATATCCACCATCTTTATTTACGCCATATCTAATTTTTTTATCAAAATTATAAACTTTTAATAACTCAGGATTATTCATATATCGCGAATATATTTTATACTATTATTTTTTATTTTTACATATGACGTAATTTATATCATGTGAGTCAAATACTTTTATATTATTATATGTTACAAATGCATTAATATAATTCTTATGTAAACCATTATTTTCTCTAAATAAATAAATTCGCTCTTTTGATGAAATACAAATATCACAAGATAAATTTTCTACCCAACCTTCATTTTTATCTATTCTTGTAACTATTAAAATATTTTCTGTAATATTAAAATCAAATAATTTATCAGTTTTTTCATTTAATTTTATTTCATAAATAACATCAGGTGGGAAATAATATAGATTTATAGATTTATTATTAAAATTGCTACTTTCAATATTAATTTTTAGTTTAACTTTTTCTATGTCGTATACTTTATCAGCACAAATAGTGTCAGTATTTAAATTATATTTTAAAACATTCATCATATCAATACACGGACCATAACTATATTTTTTAATTTTATATGGCTCATTGACTAAAAATGAAATTAAAAATAAAAGTAGTAAAGGATTCTTTGGTTTTGAAAAGTTTGCAATAAATGCTTGAAAAATTGCGGATGTATCTGTGGCTAAACAAGAATAAAATGTAATGTCTTTATCTAATGTATTTAAATTTAAATAAGGAACTATATCGATATCTGAATATACCCCACTATGAATATATAATTTGCATAATCGCCATAAGTCTGCTTTATGCATGCCTTGGGGTATTTTACTAAACAAAATGGCGACATATTCATTAAAATTAGTTTTTATAAAATCATAACATTGCTTATCGAGACTAAATTCAATATTATAATCATGGTTTAATACTTTCCACCTGTTAAATACATAGTATGGAGGTATAGTTTTATATGTCATATAAATAGTTTTATTTACTTCAGCATTTGAATTGTTATTCATATGATATGAAATTATACTTTATACTAAAATTATTATATATTTCAAAATAAAATATTAAAAAAATTTATGCATATAACATTATAATAGACTTGTAATATATAGAAATATATCATATAACTTTTCCTAAATTTATTTTATTTACCTTTATTTACTTTTCTATACTTTTCTATACTTTTCTATACTTTTCTATACTTTCTTCTTGCACATAACATGCCTTCATTCAAGCACAAGACAAACAAAAAGCTATTTGTTGATAGTAAAAAAATCATGACTCTTGATGGTGTTCATCGCGAGTTGCAACAGGAATTCAATACGATTGAAACCGAAAAACTTCCAGCACTTTATAAGGAAAAAAACGACATATTAACCAAGCTAAAGAATAATAAGGATACTGGCGTTCTAAATATCACTAAGCAAATCGAATTAAATGACCGCCTATATGATATTAAAAAAGAAATCTCAGATAATAAGCGAAAAATAAGGGACTATTACCTAAATAATAGTAGTTATATTTTCGATTATTTTGAGAATAAGAAGGAGATAACAAACGGCACAAATAAAACCAAAAAACTCAATTCATTTTTCAAACTGGATAACTCTGTGAACGAAAACGAGTTGAAACGTGTGAATGAAAACAATGTGCAGAAGTTTTTTACAAATTTGGACCAGCGATTTTTCAACGTGAGTGACTATATTATTGCGACGGATATATGCGTGTCGTGCAACCGGGGAGAAATGATACCGGTCGAACATGAGGGAATTATGGTTTGTAATGTGTGCGCGAAACAGGTGACATATTTGATTGAAAATGAGAAGCCGTCGTATAAGGAGCCGCCGAAAGAGGCGTGTTTTTATGCGTATAAACGCATTAACCATTTTAAGGAAATCCTTGCACAATTCCAGGCGAAAGAAACGACGCAAATCCCGGAAGAAGTGTTGGACAATATTAAGCTGCAGCTTAAGAAGGAGCGAATCCCGCTTTCGAAATTTACAAACGTCAAAGCGAAAGAAGTGCTTAAAAAACTGGACTATAATAAATACTATGAGCATATTCCGTTTATTAAAGATAAACTTGGCATTAAACCGCCGACTATGACACCGGAATTGGAAGAAACGCTGTGCAATCTTTTTATGGAGATTCAAGGGCCGTATGCGAAATGTTGCCCGCATGATAGGGTGAACTTTTTGAATTATTACTATACAGTATACAAACTATGCGAACTGCTGGAAAAGAATGAATTTTTATCCTATTTTCCTATGTTGAAAGATAAGGAAAAGAGGATAGAACAAGACTATATTTGGAAGAAAATATGTGAAGAGTTGAATTGGGTGTTTATACCGACTCAGTAAAAATATATTTTTAGTTTGTTGGTTGTATTGGATTGTCCTATGTACTTACACCTCGACTAAGTTCAGAGAGAGATTGGTCATAAATATAATCTCGCATTGTTATAGCTAAATCAAGATCTTCCTTAAACATATAAGTTACATCATCTGTAGGTTTACTACCATCATCGTAAGTTACATTCGTTAATGTTCTACCATGTTCAATAGCAGCCGCAACCTCGCCTTGAAAATCTTGCTTACTATAAGGTCCAATAGAAAAACTAAACCTGCTGTCACCTCCCGTTTTTGTAAAAGTAATAGTATATATATCTATATCTTTATCTTTAGTTATTTTAATATCAAAATTGTCGTATTTTTCTTTAGGCACTTTACCAGTAACTTTTATGTATCTAAGATTTTTTATGGTTTTAGTTGATTTGTCAAAACTAGCAGGATCAGGAGATCCAAAAATAGGCATATCTTTACCCCCTCGATGAAACTTTTTTCCGTGTTTATAGGTGCGCATGCGCTTATGCCCCCGACCATGTTTCCCACGTTTTCCTCCCCGTTGGGTATGCTTTTTTCTATAACTATTTTTCTTATAACTTTTCTTATTCCTTAATCTTCTACGAGAAACCGAAGAACGGCTACGCCGCCCTACTTTTCTTGAAATTTTCATTTTATCGTGTTTTTATTACTTTATATAATATAGTAATAAAAAAATATAAACGGGCAATATGTTTAATATGAATAGTTGTGTATATAAATTAATTATTTATTATGCTACATCGTGTGTGTTTAAATGCGAAGAGGAGTAGGGAAGCCAACAAGGTTAGCACCAATACCGAAGCCAGCACCGGTTCTAGCAGAGACTGCCAAGCTGGGAACGTAGACGTCCAAAATAGCAAACGTGGCAGCAGCAACCAGAGAAATCAACGCAATCTCATCGAGTTTGAGAGAGCGAGAAGGAATGGAGTAGGCAACGATGGCTACGCAAAGACCTTCAATTATATACTTAATAAAACGCTTAAAAAGCTCACCAAAATCAAGTGTTCCGTACATACTATAAATATAATGTAGAAAAAAATATTATTATTTTAGTATATTATTATATTTTATCAAAATAATTATTGCTAAATATAATTGTTATATAATTTTATATGTTATAGTTGTAACCAATGACGAAATCATTAAAAACGACGAAACAACGAAATGACTAAAACGATTAAATAATAGTTGTGTAAAATAACTTAAAATAATAAAATAATTATATGTATAATATTGTTAACAAATGTCATTCGATAATAAACCACCCCAAGGCGTTACTCCTAAATATTTACCCGATGGAAAAGAAAATCCTAAATATGTCGACTTATTAGAAGAAGATAAACCGATTGCTGGACAAAAGTTTGTATGTCTGTCATTTGTATCTCCGGAAAAGATTATTAAACAGAAGGAGGAGTTTTTGTATGAGGAATTTATTAAACAATGGGACTTTAAAAAGTCAATGGAGAAGTTTACACAATTTCTAAACTTTATTGCGTTTAAATATCCTTCTCTTTCATTCGACAAACTCATGGCGGATTTTAATGATTTTACTAAAGAGGAGGGCGAATCGCTTAAACTTGCTGCATCGATTAGCGACGACTACAAGACATTCATTGACAACAATGAGGAGCAACTTGACCAGAAATTTGGCGAGTTGCACCAGTTCCAGACGTCGACACGTGGTATCAAAGTTCGCGGTGTTTTTCCTACCCAAGGAGAAGCAGAGCTCCGCTGCAAATTGTTGCGTGAGGTTGACTCGAATCACGATATCTATGTAGGGCAAGTCGGTATGTGGGTGCCATTTCATCCTGATGCCTATAAGACTGGGCGCGTTGAGTATATGGAGGAGACGCTAAATCAGCTCATGGCAGATAAGAAGAAAAACGAGGATATGGCCAAACACGATTTTGAGAAACGTGTAAAGGAGGCGAAACAGAAGGCAATTGAGGATAATATGAAGAAGGCGGAGGAGTCGGGTAACAAACTTACGCAGACAATCAACGCAGAGGGAGAGTTGGTTGGAGTTGCAAATGTTGGTAACTTTGATGGCTTGGATGAGGATGCAACGATTGACGATATTAAGAAGAACATGTTTGATGCAGAGAATGTCGTGGTTGACAAAAACGGAGACCATGGTCTGTCAAAACTGACGCATTATAGCGAGTAACTATTTTAATTATGTTGGGACCATAATATTAAATATAAATAATATATATGTATTTGTATTTAACAAAAAAACACGACAAGGGAAGTAAAAAATGAAAAAATATACAAGACGACGACAAACGCGTAGTAAAAAATATTCTAGGCGACGTTCTCGACGTGGAGGTGGTTCAAGACGTCCGAAAACTCCTGCTCCAACTCCAAATATAAGACAAAGTTCGAGATCAATAGCACCTCCAAGTGCAACACCAAGTGCAATACAAAGTTCAAGAATGAAAACACCTTCAAGGACACCATCCGGTAGAACATCAAGTTCTAAATCTGCAACAAGTAAGGGTGTAGTCGTTTCGCGGTCTCGTGGTCATAGTCACGTTAACGCATCTTCGCGTGCACCATTACGAACCGCAGGAATATCAAAAAAAGAAATAAAAGATGATGCTGAAGCTTTACAAGCCGCAAGGTTAATAGCTAACTTTCCACACAATATGGACAAATTTTTAGAAATGGTTATAAACAACGATGAATTATTAAATTATGGAGGTGTAAAGTTGGCACTACGAGAAAAAATTAGTATAAATGAAGACCCTGCCGTAGGGCGGTTATCTACAAATGGTATTATATTTATCAGTTATATCTGTGGGAAACTAGTTTGTTTATTAAATGAGCTTTCAACCCTACCAAAATCAAAAGTTGGTGAAAAAAAAGAAACACTAGATGAAATAAAACAAATAGAAAATGTGATTTGTTTACTAGATGGTGGCGGATGTTCGTGGGGTGTTAGGCCATATAACCAAGCAGAAATGGATGCAATTGCCGACTACTATGTAAAAAACAAAGGCGCCGCTGGTTTACAAGAATACCATCAACAACTTAATGAATTTATTGATAAATATTTCCCCGTTTTAAAAAAATATACTGACCCTTCACATGTGGTTTCATCTTCTATGTGTATACGTCTTATTCCTGGACATGTAAGACATGTAATGTCTACTATAAAGGAAGATAAGGAAGATTAAGCCAAAGAAAATAGCTATATATTTCTGTAATTATTTTGCATAGATAAATATTTACAGAGTTTAATATATACTTATATAAGTAATTATATAAATATTTATATACATATAGTAGCAATGTCTGTCTCAGTTGTTTCAGTCGACCGAATAAATGCGCCACTTAATTTTAGAACATCAAATACACTTATTACCACGAAAGTCCCGCATTATCCTACAAAGGTAGATACAGGTATGCTTATTATACCAGGCTGGACGCGTCCGAATGCAAACGGCGTTAACCCAAACATAAATTCCGCTGATTTTAATGGTCCGAATTTTAAGGCACGTCCATTAAAACACTGGCGACGCCAATTGCGTGTATACAACAACAACAACAACAACGGAAATGGTCCATCAAATAATTCACGCACTGCTACGATTGCTACTCTTGACAAGCCAGGCACAGGTGTTTATCACTTTGAGCCTGATTGTGCATGTGTAGGGAACGAAGGCGGTAATTCATATATTATTGCAAACAACAAATTCGGTTATGAAACACAAGGAGATAAATATTCAACACCGCAAAATGACGTCACGATTCAAAACAATGGTTCCAACACTATCCCCTATAATGCCACCGAAGCTGAAATAGACGACCCTACTAATCCAGCGTATAAAGTAATAACCGGTTTATACAATACAAAATGTATGAATTGTTCGCCGCAATCAAATGTAATACGCCGTTCAATGACAATCGTATACAATAGTCAGGCATACTATGAGACAACGCGCGCGAAACTACAGGCGAGATGCCAAACATATGAGCAAAATATTTCCACGAATCAGGCAAATGGTGTGACATATTTTACTCCCGGAGGCGAGCCACTTTGGCCGAATAATACTCCGACGGGTCCGCAAGTTGTTGCACCTGTTGAGTTTGGCAGTATTAGATTTAAGGGGGATTTTTTTAATATATACAATTACGTGAATGCCGCGACATCACTCGGTCCAGTATCTCAAGTAAATACGCCTTTATTTACCCCTAAAATACGATGCCGGCTTTCCTATATAATTGCAGGATTTTATGTAAATTTTCCATCGGCTACATCTTCAATACGCGCAGTTGTATACGACTTGGCAAACAATATTATATGTATTAGTGAAAATACTGAAAATACTTTTATAAGCCCATATTCGCCAGGTATTCCTTCTTTTAGTGAAGCAAGTTTAGCATTCTATTTTCCACAAAATATATACATAAATACGTCTACGGCATATTATATAAAATTTGAAACATTAAATACCACCAATTTTTACTATATCATTGATAATACGAGTCCTGGTCCGCCACTTACTGGAACACTTGTTGCCGAGCCCTTGTATTGCGAGTCGCCGACTATTTATAAGCCAAATAACGTAACATTTGCAAAACAGGGGGCAGTATGTGGTTCTGTCCGCACAAAACAGCTGGCAACGAATTCTGTGCTTTTAAATGGTTCCGTTTTTTATAGTGCTGCAGGTGCATCTGCAGCGAATGCTGGGCTATACCAGGGGACAAATATATCTGGCAACTATTACGTAAAGACAAAACCGATGATAGAAAGTTGTGGAAACCCTCGTAATGGGAAGAGAACAAAATGTTTTTGAGGCGTTTGTTTGTTTGTTTGTTTGTTTGTGACTTGACATAGTTCGTAAATATAATATAAATATAAAACCATACTATATTTATAATATAAACAATCCATATATGGCTGATAATACACCGCAACCGCAACCGCAACCGCAACCGCAACCGCAAAAACTACTTCCCTTTCAAAAAACAAAGGAAGAACGAAATGCTGATGTGAAGCCGATTATTCATAAACTAAATGAGCTTCAATTAAATATGTCCTATGAGCCGATTCGCAAGATGTATAAGATTATAAATGAATACATAAAAGAAGGTGAATCACGAAAAATAAATATTGCATTCCCAGAGGTAAAACGACGAATCAAAGGATTTTTGTCTGATGATACTCGCAAAGAAACATGGATGAAATTGGAGGCAGATGACTAACGCCGGATAAACTATTTGTCCGGAAGGGTATCAAAATTCAACAATTATTTTTATCTACTACGATTTCCTTCTCAATATGTTTTATGATTTTACGCTCGTAGTTCTCGTAGTTTTCAATCGGTTCGCATATCGAACGCACCATAGTTAGGTATTCGATTTGTTTACTTTCCGTGTCCATCCAGTCGGGGTTCTCGTTTGCCCATTGATATAATGCTGTTCGCTCCTTATCTGCTATTTTTACGATAGTATTTTTGATCGTCGTGTGATTCTCGTCTTTGTGCCACTTGTCTTCATCTTTGATATACATAGTATCACGTTTAATATCCGTGCAATGAATTGGACGCTTATACACATCCAATTCTTTGAGTCCTTTAATCATAACATCCGTTATACCACGCGAAATCCCGTTTTTTTTCGAAAAAAGTAAGTCATCTAGTGTGATTTTTAACGAGTCAATAAAATCAGATATGTTGATAGCGTCTTTGCATTTCTCATTTAGGAAAACATTTAGGTTAAAGTTATTTGTTGTGTTATTCATAGTGTTGTTTGTTGTGTTGTTTGTTGTGTTACCTATTTTGGGTATAATAGTAATTATTTGTTCTTGTTGTTTTTTTATTTGGTCTTGTTGTTCTTTTATTATTTTCATCATTTCTTTATTATCATTTATCAGTTCTATAAACATATGTTTTGTTATAGTATTTTTACTATCAGAACATAAAATATCATCGTCTATATCTTTACACGTTTCTTTAATATTGTCGCCAATATCGTCAGCATGTGTCGTGTCATTATTTTCACACTCTTCTTTAGAAGACTTGTAAACGAGACATGTTCGCTTATGCTTTGCTAGACCTGGTCTATACTTATAACTATTACCACATATGCAGTTAAAAGTTTCATATTTTTTTATAGGCATTTTTTTGTTACTCTCAGTTACTCTTTTATGTTTGATGGTCTCAAGATGTTTTTTATAGTTAGATTCTTTGCAGCATGTAAAGTAACATATTTCACACTTAAAAATCTGGCATTTTTGGGCATTTTTTTGGTTATCCATTTTCATATATATAGAGTAATATAAAAAATGCCTAAACCCTTTTCATAAATATTCTAAAAATGTCCAAAAAGTTATGGTAACAAATTTTTCAACTTAAAAAAGCAAATGAGAGCATTATGGTCTGAGTGAGTTTTTTAACTTTTTTTCAAATCTAGAAATGAAAAATCGAAAATGGACATTTATAAATGTCCTTTTTTGAAAAACGTAGAATAGATTTGAAAAAACATTACATCAATCATTTCACAACCAACACTCTCCATTTCACCGAAATTCTATAAAATAAATAAATAACACACTTAGAAAACAATATTCTCATCAATCCATTTTTTAATCTTTATATTAGTAGGCTCTAGTATTTTATTGAGTCCTTCGATGAATGTTTGATACGCAGTATCATTTTGTTCCATAAGTAGGAGTGTATTATATATTACATAGTATATTTCTTGACTATACATATCGGTAATTCGTATGAAAACATCGTCGATTTTTTTGGTGCTAATCCCGTCACTTGACTTACTACTAGAAGTATTCGTATTTTTTTGCGAACTTGTATTAGATTCCATATCATGCTGATCTTCGTTATCGTCGTTATCGTCGTCGCGCAATACTTGCTGCATTTGATGTTGATGTGAAGACTTTCCTTTCTTTTTATTCGATTTGTCTTTTTGCGCGTCTTGAGAAGCGTGAGAAGCGTGAGAAGCGTGAGAAACAATTAAATTATCTAATTCGTGATGATGGTTGTAAACATCAGGACGTTGATTTTGTTTTGTCGTTTCGGAATCAGTTTCAAGAATATTTTTATACATTTGCAATGTATGTAAAATATGTATTTTCTCTGTTTGCCCATAGGTTCGAATCAGGTTACCTATTCCATTTTTTGCAAGTTCGATTAGTAATTCATATAATTTTTTATTTACTATGTTTGCAGAATGCTCGCAATCTTTTACTGCTACGCCTGCTCCGACATCATTGCCACTATTGCCACCGCATAAAAAGTAGTAGAATTTTTTAAACCGATAAAAAATATTGAATAAATAAAACAAGTCTTCTTGGGTGTCGTTGTTATACCATCGAACTATCGATTGTGAATAATTAGGGGGCTGTATATATAATATATTATTATGAATCGTTAGTTTTGTTCCAATCGGTGTAAAAGATAAGTAAGCGATTTGTAGTAATGCTTGTAGAGGTTCAAGAATGGTTTCAAAGCGTTCCTTTTTCTTTTTTGTTTTTATTGTTTTATATAAGACATTTAGTGTTGCTTGCATATTGTTTCTTATTTTTATTTGTATGTTATACTATTCGATTATAATTTTAATATATTTTTATCGTATAACACAAAAATATATTTAATTCGTAGATATAAAATATAGTATTTTAGTATTTTAGTATACCTGTCTATTTACAACATGTCAACAAAAAAAGAAGAAATGGCATTATCATTATTTCTCTCGTTTCTCTCTACTATTTATATGTAACTACTCTGTAATGATATTTTGACATTTTCGATAATATTTTCTACTATACTTGATATAATATTGGACTGACTGGGTTCGCTGGGCTCAATGGGTTCAACATCTTGAATCGGAATATCAAGAGGAGTTACGACATTTGTTTCAACTTTTTTATTACTATTATTTTTATGTGTATGATTTTTATTTTTCAAAAAGGTGTTTCTTTTGAATGAGTTATGATTCGTCCCCCCAATTGAACCGCTATTTAAATTAGTATTATTATTAGTATTATTAGTATTATTAGTATTATTAGTATTAACATCATTTTCATCATATACTCCAGACAAAAATATATTATTTGATGACACTAATTTTATACATGGTATATCATACTTTTCACACCATAGTATACATTTTTGTATATTTGTTTTTTTCAATGAATCTATTTTATCATGATTATTTCGACTACCTATTATATTTAATGTTGTAATAATATTCTCCAGTTGTTTTTGCCCCATTATAATATTAATTTCCTCAATCTTGTTCAAAAAATAGTAGTCTTGGTAAAAATTCAGTATCGAAGCTATATTATCATATTTCATAAGTTTTTCAAATTCATTTGTAAAACTATTTATATACATATCAGACACGTCGCTATCCAATAAAAAATTCTTACATACTATATATTTCTCTGAGTTTGCTAACCTGCTTGTAAAAGGTTTGGTAATATATACTTCCGAATATACTCGCGTCAAGATATATAAAATATCAATCGTCAATTTTGAAAAAATATCAAATATTTTTAGAACAAAATGCCCACCTTTTTTCTGCATCGTGATTGCATATATAATTTCTGATACAATCAGTTTACTTACTAGTTCTTCTTGTTTATTAAAATCATCAGAAACGTCAATCCCACCATCCGCAGTAATAATTTGCATTGAATGTTTAAATTTATTAACACAATATGTATAGTTATCTTTATGTAATAAATTTCCTGTTCCATCCTCACCAGTTATAATAGTAACATTTTTATTGGCTTCCAAGAACTGGTGACTCTTTTTCCATCCCGGGCATCCAGGATCATTATTTATAAGTGTCATACCATAGTATTTGTCATTCATATTTTTACGTAAACAAGCGGTTGCTTCTATAAACCCACCGGGACCCTCTGCAAGATGAAATGTTTGTATACTTTCTCTTGAGTCGTTAAGCTTAAACATTTTCCATAGTTCTACCATTTTATAAAAAGAGCGTGATAATGGTTTTAGTTTACTAACAGAATGTTTAGTGCCGGGAATAATAGTGTGAATGAACTCGTAAGGATTTGTGTATTTTTTAATAGTATCCCATGCTTCTGCAGATAGTTCTATCTGTTCTTTAAATCGTGATAAAAAATCAAACAATGAGTTAGATATAAATGTATTTGTTGATGCAGGTGGTAGTGGTGTTTCTTTATCTTCTTTATCTTCTTTATCTTCTTTATCTTCTTTATCTTTATTGTCTTCATTAGATGAAAAAAATATTCTTTTATAATTTTTTTTATCTAGAATACACGATAAGTTATAATATGACATTTATGATTTAAATAAATTTATTTTATTTTAATATATTTTAAAAAGTGTAGTTATATGATAATAGGAATAATGTTTAGATGGTTTAACAAATAAACATTATTTATTTTTGATTTGTTTTCGAGTATTTATGATATAAATTATTCATCTTTTGAAGATTTACTTTCGCCGATGCTTCCCACATTTAACTTTCCAATTTTAGAAAGTGATACTTTTGTTCCAGCTTTGGATTTTTCTACTATAGATGCTGCCGATGCCGATGCGGGTGCGGATGTTGCACTCAAGTTTACTGGCTCAAGTGCGGACTTCTTTTTAACAACTAGTTTTCTTGAAACCGATGCCTGTGATGCAGATGCAGATGCAGATGTAGCTTCTTCTGGCTGTTTACTTTTTGGACTTTTCGGGCTTTTTGATTTCGAAGAACCAAATAGTTTTGAAATAGTAGCATCTTTCTTTTTGCCCGAAACACCAGACCCGTGTTCTTCCAAATCCAATATTTCAGTATCTTCTACCGCTTCAGCACCTAATTTTTCCAAGTCGGATACTTTTGATGCACGATAAGACAGCGCAACATTTCCTTTTGCACTCATCCCTGGCTTAATTTTACCTAGACCATCGCCTGTAATCTGTGACGCCAGTTTTTGAACACTTGCCGAATCAGCTATATTCATCTTTTCTTGGAATACATTTATACCTGTAACGCTACGAAATACATCCTCAACATCGACATTCGCAGTTTTCTTAAACACAAAATACCGATTGTAAAATGATATCTGTTTCTCAATCGGTGTCATATACATTGCGCTACCATACCTATTTTTCTGTCGCACATCTTGTTCAATATCTTGCTCCATCCTTGTGAACAACTCCGAAAACATTCCCGTGCCATTTGGTAATCCTAGCGCCACAGCATCTTCACGTTTCACTAGTTGAAATCCGTAGTATTCCATAAGTTGCGTAAAGTAGGTGAAGTTCGCCAAATACTCTTTGATTGTTTTATTTATGGAGTCTTGAAACACATCGATGGCATATCCTACACAACTAATATCATTATCATACGTAGTTTTTGAGTAGTCTTTCGTCACTTCCCATACTTTTGTGTCTCTTATGCGAAGAGCAATAGAATTACCTTTTTCAACTCCTCTCAGCGCATTAAACATTACATTTCCATCATAGCATGTTCCAACAAAATACCCATCTACCTTTGTGCATTCGCTCAAGTTTTTAATAAAGTTGTTCAATTTCTCAATCGTTTCGAAGAAGTAGTGGACTGCAAACTGACATGATGAGATATTGAACCCATCGGCGGCTTTACCATACTGACGAAATACTCCTTTTCCAAGCAACCCTTCATCCTTGGGTCCTTCATTAAATAAAGCATGCACGATTTGTTTGCCCTTCTCACTAAATAAAGCTTGTCCAGATTTAATGTTCACACCGCTATTTCCATTCGCAAATAGTGCATATGGCATCGAGTGAAACTTTTTGCGATAGTTCAAGAAACGTGCACATGCTCCGTCAATGCGATTTTCAATATTATCTTTTGACAAGTCAATGCCAAATACAAATGACAATTTAGCATCAATCCATTTCGGGAAATCGCCGGCTTTTCCAACCGCATAGTCAATAAGTGTGTTTCCTTTCACGGCAACTTTGGTGATTAGCATTCGCTTCACGTATAGATTATGAAAGTCGCGCATGGCTCTTGTATGACTATCGCCACTACCGCTGCTTCGGTTATAGTAAATATCATCATCGGCTAGTTCATCTGGGATATTCTCGCCCATAGTTATCATTTCTTCGGTAATCGGGTTATGAATAGAATACCAGTTATTGTTTGCGACGTGGTATGCGTTGCCATAATTTTTAATTCCTTTGCGATACTCCGATGTTTTATCGTAGCGAACGCGCTGAGGAACCCATTGCCAGTGTTTGAGGCGACTTGCATCGTAACTAAACTCGACAATAGTTTCATCGTCGAAGATTTCATTCTCAGTAGTAAACATTTGCGCCACGCCGTTTTCATCTTCGCGCAACGGAATATTGCAAATATGTGTATCAGGGTCGTATGGATTTGTGGGATAAAATGGCAGCGGCTTATATCCTTCCTCAAGATCGACATCGCTTGCGGATGGGATTTTATCGTCGATAATAGCAGCACATGGGTTGAGGTAGCCGTGCTTGCGTTCATCATATCCGACGCGTAATATAATCGTTTTATATTGTTGCAATTGTTCGCTGCGCATAGTATCAATACCGCCTTCAAATATATTGCCAACAAAGTCGGTCATAGTAGTTGAATTCTTCTTTGTGGTAATAAGAAAGTCAATCGTATTTTGGTTGAGGGGTTTCCACTTGAAAGACAGGTCCCATGTTACTTTATGCATTGGACCAGCAACGCCGATTTTATTACTTGCAACACCGGTATTTGTTGGTGTGAAAATGAGACCATCGGTGTTATAGTCATATACGCCGGCCTTTTGTCCAGATATAATACTTTTGCAACACATGAATATATTTTTTTCACTGGATGCGATTTCGAATTTTTTCACATTTATCTTGATAGGAACAATTTCACCCTGAACTACTGCGCGAACACTCATTGCCTGGATTGCTTGCTTTAATAATTCAATGCGTGAAGGTTCTGGGTTTCGGGTTGTAGTTGTGGGCTCTACTTCTTGTCCTTGTCCTTGTCCTTGTCCTTGTCCTTGTCCTTGTCCTTGTCCTTGTCCTTGTCCTTGGTCCTCTTTTACACGACTTTTCCGTGATGCAGACGCAGCTTCAAACTCGGCTTCTGCTCTCCCAATTTCACTAAGACGTGCTTGTTGTCGTTTAAACTCTTCTTGGGCATCGACATCGTCGGGATCATACATAAGTGATTCGCGAGCACGCATAACATTTTGCTGTTCGACGGATATGTTTATAAATGCATTTCGACGAACATCGCGTCCGCCCATAAAGTAGATATCAAATGCCGCAAACAAATTAATATACTCCCCGTTTTTATTATGTAAAATATGTTCGCCATCAATAAGCGTATTTTGTAGTTTTTCTTCTTGACAAATAGCACCGGTAAATTCAAAATCCATATTTGTATTTATAAGGTATATACGTCCGTTAGGGGCAACATATAACATTTTGCGCATTCCGTCTGCCTTATCTGTAACACTATAATTTGTCCGAATATTAGGAATCGTGCAATCAGGATTAATCGGAGCAATATTTAATACTTGCAATGTATAGGAAGACGGCCCGATAAAATGGTGCGGAATCAGTTTTACATTTTCATCGGATTGGGTAGGTCCCTTTCGCCCTTGACCCTGTTCCTCGCCCTGTCCCGCCTCATCATCTTTGCGACGTGATTTTTTCTCCAACAACTCATTCGGATATAACATATAGTAGTATTGTTTTGCCGCCAGCCCCAACTCGTGATAAGAAACAGGGAAATTGGTTCCCTGCATACCTGCTAAAACTAACTTAATACCCGTCCTCAAAATATCGGCGACAACTATCCCATTTTGGAGACGTGTTCCCGGCCCGACCGCTTTATTATCCATTTCAATTTCGATTTCATATTTTGGGTCACATGCCGTAACATGTGCAGATTTAAAAGTGTATTCCGGTATCATAAATCCGTCTCTTCGATGCGACTCTTTGACGACGGAGATATCGACATGAAAGGGGAAACTATCGTGAACAAGTGTAGTCCGATTTAAATAGCGAAATATTTTCTTATTGTTTTGCCAATTTGAAAGAATAGACTGCGCTAATCCGGACGCGGTAGGGATGATGCGCTCTTTTTGATAGGAGATGCGAAAATTGAAGTCGTCGATACTTACGGGGCGAATATATTCGGAGCCTTCCATAGCTGCGGATTTTTTGACAAAGCGGTAGTTCAAGTCTTCGAGGGAATCTGTTCTGCAATATTTTTGAATATCGCTTATGCCGTATATTTCTGCGCGAACATCGGATAACTTGGTCTTGCCTGTATTTTCGTCTGTGAACTCTGATTGAATCTTGAGACTATACTCTTGCGACATACTTACTCTAAATCCTGATGAAATTAGTTTTTTAAATACATTGTCAAAGTCATTTTTTGTAATCTTTTTAATATCCTTTGTGCCAAATTTTACCTCGAGTTCTGATATTCCATCCTCACGACTTAAAACGTTGTCTAAATATTTCTGAGTAAGAATATTGAACATGTCTTTTTGTTGTTGCGTTATAGACGTTGAACCCTGTCCTACCCCTAGTTTAGTCTTATAACTTTGTTTGGTAGAAAGCATAGCTTCGGGTTCAGGTGCGGGTCCGGCCCGAGAACTTTGTGATTTGTGTTTTGATGATGATGATGATGCATTGGTTGTAGAGCGTGACATATTATACTATACTATACTATACTATACTATATCGGTTGAGTAAATATGTTTTGGTATATATAATTCTACATATTATTTTATATCATATTCAATTTTATATTATAATTATTTCATAGGTATAATTATAATACATCCAGTCAAATCAAATCAAATCAAATCAAATCAAATCACAATCAAATCAAATCAAATCAAATCAAATCAAATCAAATCAAATCAAATCAAATCAAATCAAATCAAATCAAATCAAATCAAATCAAATCAAATCAAATCAAATCAAATCACAATCACAAACACTTTGCCATGATTTCAGTATACAATTCACTTTTTGATTTTGATTTTGATTTTACTTTCTTGTTTTCTTCTATATTAGTATTCATATGAACATCTAAAATATTCATTTTTGCTGCAATATTTATTAAATCTGTTAATGAATAGAATGTAATTGGACGTAATGGTTTATTTACATCATCTAAGTTATCTAATTTTAAACAAGTTTTTTTAATATTTATTATATATTCTTGTTGCATTTTATACATGTCTACTTCATCTACGTTAGTAGATACCGAATAGTAATTTGTCTCAGGATTAAATTGAATAATATGTATTTTTGCATTAGTGTCTGTGAGCGCATTTGTATTTGCAAACATTTCATAATATGTATTTTTATAAACGTAAAAAATATTAAGATTATAAAATAATGATAGAGAATATAAAACTTTTGGTGAAATGTTGGAACCCATCCCCATCCCCATCCCCATAAGTCCGGACTCAATCATATTTTTTGACATTTTGTGTTCTTTTAGTATTTGCTTATTTTCTCCCTTTTTAATTCGTTCGATAGTTTTGACTTTAAACTCTTGTTCGGCTGTAAAGTAATTTTTCTCGTATTCATAACACGACAAATCATTAACAATGATATATAAACACCATAGTAGTGAATTTTTTTGCTGGGGACTAAAAAAAGAAAGTTTTGAAACCGGTGATAGTGCCTGTGCCTGTGCCTGTGCCTGTGCCTCTACCTCTTCCTGAACCTGAATATTACTTACAATTATATTTTCCCTATTAGATACCCTTTTGGATTCCATATTGGATTTTGTATCGACGCTCGCACGGGAAGAAGATACCATATTTACATCCCGTATATTATTCAAAAAATCCTGCGATAACATGAATTGTTTGAGTGACCTTATTTTATCCTCCATTTCTAAAATTGCTTTTGCATATACATTATATTGTTCCGACATAGTTACAAGATGTGTTTTTACAACTGCATTCAGCGACTCAGCAACGGATTTATGTCCTTTATCATTTTTCATACCTTTTACTCCATTTACACCATTTACACCATTCATAGTGCTCGTTATTTGTGTTATATTATTCTTACGTGTATATTACCAAATACCTTTATTATGGTTTGATAATGATATTACGAAAAAAATGAAGAGGCGATCTTCTGCTTCTCCTCTTCAATTTCATTCAGCTGGTCTTCTTGTTTATTTACATAATTTAAATACTTGTAGACTTTGTCAAGAATACCTGAATCTACATATGTAAGATTGATAAAAATACCATTCTTATTCTCCGTAATACATACATTGTTATCATTAAATACTCTTAGAATTTCTATTTGATGAAAAATATTAACAGATTCTATTTTATCTTTTAATGATTTTAAATTATTTACAAAAAATTTTATTTTATCTTGATTTGAGTCATGGCTGCTATCGATATGAATCATAATGGAATATTCGTAATACTCGTAATACTCGTAATACTTTTAAGTAAAAAAATCTTTCTATATATTTTTTCGACTAATATTATAATTATTCGATGTTATGGTATACGTTTGAGCCATTAGTCGCATACACTTACACTTGCACTTGCCAAAGGAATAGCCGTACTTACACTTGCACCACTTTCTTTTTTAGTTTTCCTCTGCATCTTTTGTTCGTTGGGTGCTTTGGGTGCTTTGGGTGCTTTGGGTGCTTTGGGTGCTTTGGTGGGTGCATTTGACTTTGTCTTCGGTTCTTTTGGCAACTCAATACTTGCATCATATGTAATGGTAATAACGTTGTTATCTGTATCATTTATAATACTAAGAGGATTCTTTGTTTTTTTTGATCCACGTTTCGTGGTTGGAGCTGGAACTGATTCTTGTTTTGTTTCAATAGATGTTGTTGACGACGATGACGACGACGACGACGACGACGACGACGACGACGACGCAAATGGTTGCGTTTGTGTTTGAACAGGAATTGCCTTCTTATTCTTTGATTGTGCAAACAGCGACGAACTTGCAATACCAACACGATCTTTTTTCGGCTGAACAAGAAATCCAATAATTTGGATATGTCTATCGTTCATTTCAAAACGTTTCCCTATAATCCTTATATTTATTTTATCGCCCTCTTTGACAGAATTGTAATATGTTTTGTCTGATTCAATACCAAAATCTCTAGTAATATATACGATAATGGGAGAATATTCATCATCAGAAACTGCACGAATGCCTGCTTGTGTTATATTTTTTGCAACACAAGTAATGATAGATTGTGGTTGAGGGTTACAAACAAGACACTCAATTATGATATTAAACTGAACATTTTTTGCAATGATTTTGCCACATTTGAAGTCAATAATACGTGTTGAATGTGGTTTAATAAATCCTTCGGTAATACATCTGCCTTCAATACAGCTAATAAGTGTGTTATGCAAAAGCGCCATAATATTTTCTCTGCTTGATGCATGCATATTGACGAGGACAAATGGTATCAGAATGTCATAGTTGATTTGTTGGGTTGAATAAAGCGGATTGGCATCGTCACATAATGCAAATGCCGATGTTGCAGATGCAGACAATCCTCCAATAGAACTTGAAGAAACGGGTAGTGTAAGTGATGAATTTGTAAATCTTGTATCATAGTCGCTGTCTCCATCTTCGTCAGAACTTATGGTACTTTCGCTATCGTCACTGCTATCAATAATCGTATTTCCATTTTCGATAACATTATTTTTACCCGGACGTGTATATGTTGTTGAAAATGTATCCTCGATATTCTTTCCATCGTCGCTGATATGTTTGATATGGATATTGAATGTATTCATACTATCACTTATTGTAATAGGGGGTGATGCATTAGTTTCTTGCATGGTATCTACAGGTGCTGGAACTGGTGCTGAAACTGGTGCTGAAACTGGCGCTGGATCTGTTTTTTTACTTGCACGTTTTACATAAGCTCGTTTTGTAGTATTTAATTCAGGAACAGCCTCAGTAACAGCATTAGTAACAGCAACATCAACGGCAGCTACAGCTTTGGTCGACTTTCTAGGCATTTGTGCGGATTTTATTTAATTTGACTGATAAGTTTGGATAAACTGAATTACAGGTGTGTATAGTTTAATATAGAATATTATATTTATAATGGTTTTCAATTTTATATTATTAATATTAGTAATGTTAGTAGTAATAATAATAATAATAATAATAATAATAATACCAAAAAAGTATAAAAATACTTTAATCTTCGTCTTGTTCTTCACTCTTTTCTTCTTCACTCTTTTATTCTTCACTCTTTTCTTCTTCTTCTTCGCTACTTTTACTTGGGAATAAACTTTTCATCATTCCTTCACTTTCTTCTGCAATAATTGATAACGGACTTTTTGCAGGTTCTGCTTGACCTCCTTCTTCTTCTTCTTTTTCTTCTTCTTCTTCTTTTTCTTCTTTTTCTTCTTTTTCTTCTTTTTCTTCTAACTCTACAGGATTTTCGGTTATTATTTTTGACTTGAATACAAGTTCTTCTCCTCCTCTTTCCATCTGTTCTTCTAGTTCTGCAATAATAAAAACAGCACTATCGTTTAATTCAAAACGTTGCCCAATTACACGAACCATAATAGTGTCTTCGTTCTTAATTTGTGAAAAGTAAGGAATATTATAGTGATGGTCTCGCGCAATAAAAACATTTATCGGTGAAATATCGGAATTATTTGCAAGTGCCATAAGTCCAGCATTTGTTATATTACTTACTACACACGAAATACGCATCCCGTTAGGTGGATTACATACCAAATACTCAAATACGATAGTAAATATTGCAACATTTCCATGAATATTTCCACACGAATATGTTATTATCTTTGAAGATCCTTTTTTAACATATCCGTCAATACAGCATTTTCCTTCAAATTCTTTCTTCAAAATCTCTTCAAGAACTTGCTTAATATTTGCACCGACATATTTTATAGGAATAGACAACTTTTTGGTAATAATATTTTTAATATAAAGCGACATATTATTGGTTCCACTTGCTTTTCCTACTCCTCCTATTCTACTGCTTTTTCTTGAAACAAGTGACATTTGCTATAGTAGTTAATTATTTTATATTATTTTATATTATTTTATATTTTTTATTTTAGTTTAATATCTATTTTTACATCATGGTTAAATCGAATTCAATAACACTTCGACAGGTGAAAAGAACCATCGTTTACCCTCTTCATGTTCTCTATCATAAAAACGTAGAAGAAATTCCTGCATTATACACAACTCTATTTCTGTTGTATTTCTATTATTTTTAATATTAAATGGAAAATGGATAGCATCATAGTTTAATGTGTTTGCTTTATATTGTCTAGAAAAATCGGCTTCAGGGTAGTTAATAATATTTAACATTGATTTTACAACTTTGGTTGTAGTAATATCTTTTTCCTTTCCTTTTGATAGCAGTTTTGACTTTGCCGACGCCGACGCCGACGCCCCTACCACACTTGATAATTTTTTAGATTCGGCTTCCACTTCTGTTTTCATCATACTGGGTGTAACAAGTTTAATACGATTAATAAATAATTTGGCAATTCGTGTAAAGTCATTATCAAATGACAATGTTTTTTTCTGATATTTGTCCAAAAATGAATCATAAGAATAACCTAAAATATTTAATAATCTTTTAATTGCCGGCGAATTTTCTAATTTACCTTCTTTTCGCAATATTTCTTTAAATTCTTCTTCTAATTCGTAGCCAATATAGTCATTTTTTTCTCGTTGCGTCATACGTTCCAATATCCTCGGTGTTTGTTCTTCGTTCAGTATTAATAGTAAATTGTTTACTATCTTTGCACGGCCTGCTTGGTCACATCTCGCCGCGATACTACTACCTTTAACAACACTAGATGACGCCCCTGTCCCAAAACTAGAACTCATATTCTGTTTTGTTTTAAAAACAAAAGCGCTATAGTCGCCAATAGAAACATTTGTAATAAAACCGATATAAGGCGCAAGAATAGTTCCGATAGTCTCCTTTGGAATGAAAAATTTTGCTAAAATATCCGCATTAAAGTATTTGAAGTCTGGTTTAGTTCCTAAAATCCATCTACCGACCGATTCATCTCTAATATATAGTTCTAAGTTACCTTTTTTGGATATGAGTAACACACCATTCTTTCGTAAACTGGGTGCTTCTAATACTAAAGATTTATAATACGATTCCATGATAGTATCAAATTCGTATTTAACGGGATTGGCTTGTCGAATTTCAAGTCTTTGCTGCTCAGTATTAAGTCCGTAATTTAAAAGAGTAAGTATATCATCAATATTTAGTTCTTGAAGTATATGTGCAACTATAAATTCTTTTTGCATTTGTTCAGGGATAAAATTCATTTTATTTTTTAATACAAACCCAACATTATGATACCAATCTGTTTTCCCACGTTCCGTTTTTTGTTCTTTTATTGCGATGTCATAATATTTGCGCAACTTTTTCAACAGCTTTGGTTCTCTACGAAAAGATGATATCATTTCCATGAGGTTTTCTTCGTCTGTATCATATTCTTTTTCTATTTTATTTCTCATTTCTCGCGCTTCTCTCGCTTCTCTCGTTTCCACAACCTTCTCCAGCCCTCCCAGTTCTACTAGCCCTTGGACATCCGAAGATGGGTCAAACTCTTTTGCCGATAATCCGACACTTTCTTTCATTCGTGCTTCATATTTTTTGCGTATATCTTCGACGGATTCTTGTTTCTTTTGTGGGGCAAATATGATTTTCTCGCGTTTAAAATCAACAGGGCGTTGTCGGTCGCGTAATGGAACTATTGGATTATTTAATTCCAGAGGCTGGAAAAAATAGTAGTTCCCAATATTTACTAACCGCCCATACCGCCCATATCTATCAATGATATACTCGTTCTTGTCTTCAATGAGCTGTGTAAGCGCGATATCAATTGCTTCGATTGGATATTTTTTGTTGTAGTTTATCGTTGCAATGAGGTCACTCGAAATATCGTCTATATTTTTACTTGTGGCAGTTCGTTTATAAAAATATCGTTCTTTAAAAATATCGCGGATTCTTTGCACTATTTTGTCCGTGTTCATAGTTAATAATGCGTCTGTAAATATGTCTTTCTTGTATCCAATATTTTTTCGCGATGTGTTTGGTTTGCATTCATATAGGCACTCCATATAGTCACAGGTTGACGAATAATCTTTATCACCGATGTGATACGGAATCTGAATACTTGATGCGGTAGCTGTATCGTGAGATGAAAGAATCTGAATAATTTGATTGTCGGCGCCTGCCTCTGTTCCCACCCCTAAAGCTTCGCTAAAGTTTTTTGCAGTAAAATTAGTTTGGTCAATATTCAGTAAACAATCCACAGCGCTTTCTTTCAAGACGCGGCTTACTTCGCCAATCTGTTTCGCCTTTCGTTCTGAAAGTCGGTATAAATAAATATCAGCGGCTTCGACATTCGGGGTCAATGAAAGCACAGATCCATGTAAAAAGATTTGCACATTTCTCTTTTCAAATTCAAGATTCTTATGACTGCAGTTGCGCACTGCTCGTCCAATCGTTTGCTCTACAAGGTTAATATTATACCATGGTTCTAGGATATGTGTTTGACGTATATTCTTAAAGTCGATACCTTCTGTGCCCGATTTGGAAATAATAATTGCCTTAATAAATCGCCCATCGTAGTTTGCGTCGTTAGTTACCCCTTTGACTTCGCCAATATTATCTGGCGACAAATTTTTATCACCAGAAATGACTATATATTTTGAAGGAAAGAAAGTCTCCTCTTTTGCCATCTCATTGCGTCGTTTCCCGGTGATTGCATCGATGGGTGATGCGGGTGGTTTACTAAATAGCGAGTGGCCGTGTGCTGCACCATATCGTGCGAACCCCATACTTTCTAATGCGAGGGCGATAGGGATAACACCGCCGTCGATATAGAAACTATAGATGAGTGTTATACCCTCGGACTTGTAAATATTGTCACAAATGCTTTTAATTTTTGAACTATAGTTGCCGATATTTTCGGGTGCAAAAACATGCGGAACACTCTCGCGATATGAGTATCCGGATTTTGTTTCATCGTCGAAATTCATGACACGCCGCAGGCCATATTTGCCGACAAGTCCGCGAATATCGTAGTTTTTAGTTTCGGCGGCGACTGCGGGGTCAAAATCGTCGGCGGGGTATGAGATATTGAGACATTCAAGTGGGCGCTGAAGAAGTGTAATTCCGGCGGTTTGTTCGGCCTGGTCATTGCGTTCCATATTTTTTATATCTTCTTTATTGGATTTTTGGAGCTGGTTAATAATATATGTATACACGCTTTGCTGGTATGGAGATGCCTCGCTCAAATAAATCTTATTTTGCATCATATCCAGTTTTCTATGAAAAGGTATTATAGTCCCGCTGATTTGGATTTCAGGTATTTGATATTTTGTTTTTCTTGCGGGTTCTCTCGCTTCTCCCGCTTCTCCCGCTTCTCCCGCTTCTCCCGCTTCTCCCGCTTCTTCAACCCCCGCAAATGTGCGCAATGGTGCAAACTCGTCAGGATAAATACGATACGGAAAAGTATACGGATTCTCTCCACGAACATAAGATACATAACCGGTTGAAAAACGCCGTAAATTTTCCCGTCCTATTTCGGTCATGGTGCCATTTTCATTGATAGATTCCGCAAAAATCCCTTCATCAGGGTTATCATTGAAAACATCGCGGTATTGTATTGTAGCCCTCCCATCATTTAAACGCATAATATTAAGTAACCAAATAATTTCGCGATAACTATTATACATGGGTGTGCCGGAAAGAAGCAATAATCGCGTCAACAAAGATGGGCCGAACTTTACCAGTTTTTGCAGCTCATTTGCTACTGCACGATTTGTAGTATTATCACTTGTATTGCGAATATTGTGAAACTCATCAATGACAATAAGCGAATTACCGAAAACGACTTTCAATTTTTGGTTCATCAGTTTATAGCGTTGGACTTTGTCTTCGATGGAGTCGTCGATAGTGGATGTTTTTTGAATAAGAGACGCGAATTGATCATAGCCGAGAAACATGTATGAATTTTTAATAATCTTTTTAATTTCTCTGACAACTTTTTCTTCATCCATACCCTTCATGTTCATGGGATTGATTTCCTTTAAATATTTATTTCCGGTGCAGGAGCGAATATTCCATACGCCATCGATAAGTTTTAGTTTACGTGAATCAAATAACTGGAGTTTAAAATTTTGCTGGACGTTTGGACTGGCAACGATAATAATCTTTTTGGCAGATGACATCCCGATATTGACAAGATAATCGCGCATTTCTTCGCAAATCGTAATTGCGGAACATGTTTTGCCAGTGCCGAGGCCGTGGTATAGAAGCAGACTATTGTATGGTGTTTGAATGGAAAGAAAGTTGCGAACGAAAAGCTGGTGAGGAGATAACTCGAAGTCGGCATTACACATTTTATTTGCGTATTCTTTTATTTTTTGCATGGAGTCATAGACTTTGCCGTCGTATGTTGTGTCTGCAAATTCGCGTTTTGCAGCAATCTTAATGTTGAACTCTTGGTCATCGAGTATAGGATAGAGAAAACTTTCATCTTCGATAGCCTGCATAATAGTTTCTTCGCCTGGAGTTGGAGGAGAAGGAATAGCAGGAGATAGAAATGCTGGTGCCGCTGGTGCCGCCGGTGCCGCCGGTGCCGCTACTGGTGAAATAATAGGACTAATAGCTTCAGGTGGTGATGGCGGAGGCGGAGGTGGAGGCGAAGGCGAAGGTAAGGATGCTTCTTGTTGTTGTTGTTGTTGTGGGGTTGGTGTTTTATCTTGTTCAGAAATAGAAGCCGGTGATACGACAGGAGAAACCTGCGGTGTTTGTGGAAATGCTTCAGATAATTCTGCAGCTTGTGGTGTTGCAGCTTGTGGTGTAGCAGCTTGTGGTGTTGCAGCTTGTGGTGTAGGAGTAAATGCTACATCACTTCCAAAAGAAGATTCTGAAGAAGTGGAAGAAGGTTCTGCAACTGCGACTACACCTGGCAGTGGTGGAGGTGGCGGCAATGAAATATTGGCTTGAGTCACATCAGGAAGTCTAGGTAATTCTGGTATATTTATATTTTTAATCGGTTGTTGTATAGGTGTTGAAGGTGCAGATGCAGATGGCGTAGAATACTGAGAAGTTCGTGAAGAAGATATTGTAGGTGTTAAACTAAATATAGTTGAAGGCTGAGATAATGGTCCGGACTGGCCACTTGCGGCACTTGCGGCACTTGTAGAACTACTAATACCAGCTGGAATACGAAGAGGAACAAGAACTGAAGATTTTTTAAATTTTTGTATAGGTGTAGCAGCGGATTGAGCGTGTGTCGATGATCCCGATACAGGCAGAGACGAAGAAACCGAAAGCGATGGCGATGGCGATGGCAACAAAGGAGAAAAAGAAATATCAGATGAAACAGATTTCGAACTTACAGATTTATTTTTATTAGCCTCTGATGCATAAGATTTTGGTGTAGATAAATAAGAACGTTCACTTAAACTTGCTGTTGCACTTGGCGCCGGAGATACACTAGAAAATCCCATTAGGTTAATAGGAGTTAATCCTTTTTTAGATGAAGAGACAGATGACGACGATATAGTCCCTAAAGAATTTTTAGAAGAGGTAGAAGGCGCAGATGATAAGTCTGAAAAAATGGGTGGAGTTAAAGGAAAACCTACATCCTCATCATCGCGAATCAAGAGTGATGGCGGTGGTGGTGGTAAAGACGCAAGTTGTTGTGACAAATCTTCTGGGGACATAGACCCTCTATTTGTTTTACTTGTTTTATTTGTTTTATTTGTTTTATTTGTTTTACTCATTATAATTGGCTATATGGATATGAATGATATGAATGATATGAATGATAAGGGATATTATAATAACAAGTATACTTCTTATATAATGTTAATATAATCTATATTCTTGCAAAACTTTATTTATTTTTTTTATAATATTAATTTTTTCTAAATTATAAGGACGTATAACATTTAAACATTCATCATATGACATCCATTTCATATTTCTAACTTCCGATTTTTGATACTTTTTTGTCTCCAAAGATATGTTGTTGTTTACCATATATGCAAGATAGTATTTATGCTTATAACTTTTGATATTTGACCCAATAAATATCTCCTCATAAGGAATAATATTTTCAATAAGTTTAAAGTCATTGATTCCATAACCTGTTTCTTCCATAAATTCACGTATTCCACAATCAATATCTTTTTCTTGATAGTTTCTGCGCCCTTTAGGAAACCCCCATTCAGGTTCCGGCCAAGATGTGTTTGAAGCATCGATAAGAGACTGCATACTAAATTCATTATTTCGTATTTTGATGCCACGTTTTAGTAATTCAAATTTATCTTTGGACGACATTTCTTCGCTTCTATACTGATTATTTGAATATTCACCCCATAGTAAACTCCATAGTTCTTCAAAATTCATGGTTAATAATTTATTTTTTTCATCTAATGTCATTTCATTTATTAATGTTTGTATATATTGAACATTGTATAAGGGATACTTTCCACGAATAAATTCAACAAATCCAAAACTATTATTTCGTTGAATTATAAGATACTCCATCGAATTTGTTACATTATTGTATTTGAATGAAATGATTCCTATACTTGTAATAGGATTCTTACAATCATTCAATATATGACCACATTTGCCACAATTATTGCAGTATGCATTTCCGTGAATGTTTGACATGTTATTGTGATATTGTGATATTGCGATATTGTGATATTGCGATATTGTGATATTGTGATATTGCGATATTGTAAATTAATAATTACTTTAATATATGTATTCTTCGTTATCTTTTTATATAGTTTCAAATTAGTAATGGTATTAGATTCAAATGTATGGGGGCCACATTATTGGTTTGTTCTTTTAACGATTGCAATTTCATATCCAAAACATCCGAATGACGTAACAAAAAAGAAATACTACGAACTTATTCAAAACTTTCCATTATTTATACCTAATTCATCGATGGGTAATTATTTTAGCAGTTTATTAGATAAATATCCAATTGCGCCTTATTTAGATAGTCGAGACTCCTTCATTAAATGGGTTCATTTTATACATAATCGTGTAAATGAAATGCAAGGCAAAGATGAAATGTCGCTTACAGAAGCAATGCAAAAGTATTATGACAATTATAAACCAAAGGGTTTGCTTATGAAAGAAGAACATAGATATAAGCGTAAACTGGTATTTTTTGTAATAGTTACATTAGGGGTAAGTGCGGCATATTATATGTATAAAAATTAAAATGTAGTAACGCGTAATATTTTATATGATGATATATTAATAGTATTGTAATAATATATCACGTATTTCTATAAAAATTAAAAGTATGAAAATGAAAAGACAAAAAAATACAAAAACAAAAACAAAAACAAAGAGGAAAAATATAAAGTATAAACGACGATACAATATGCGTATTACAAAAAAATCAGGTAGTCGCAAAAGAACGAGCAATATTAAAAAAATAATGATTAACTATGGAGGTGCACCATTTGTGCAAGGGGGTTTTGGATGTATTTTTTCTCCAGCGCTGAGGTGCAAAGATGTGGGCCAAAGTAATAGTAGTCATTATGACCATGAGAAAAAAGATAAATTTGTAAGCAAATTAATTGAAGCAAAATATGCAAAAAGAGAATACGACTATGTTGTAAGAATTAAAAAAAAGTTACAACATTTGCCGAATGAAATCAAAAAGTATCTATCTATAGACGATTTCACAATATGCAATCCAGCACCATTAACAAAGAGCGATACAACAAATATAGAAAGTGTATGTGAAACTATACTTTCATATGTCAGTGATAGTAGAACGAATGGACCGGTTAATGCACAAAATATAAATGATAATTTGGATAAGTTTAAGATTATTAATATGCCCAAACTAGACAAGTCTTTGCATGACTATATCAAAAACACAAAATTATCTACAAAAGAACTTATTTTTTTAAACAATATCATAATTAAGTTTATTTCAGTAGTCATACCAAGTATGAATCGTGCAGGTGTAATTCACGGGGATTTAAAAAGTGCCAATATATTATTTTCGGATAATATGAATGTGCCGGTATTGATTGACTGGGGTTTATCTTATTTAGTTCCATCCGGCGAAGCAGTTCCAGATGATTTATTTGGACTTGATATGCAATATCAGCACCCATTTTCAACAATATTATTTTCTAAAAATGTGCTCCAAGATTATGAAGACTTTTTGGCCATTTTGAAAAAACAAGGGAAACACATTGACAAAGAGTCGCTGCGTATATTTGCAACTGCGCAGTATTCAAATTTCAAAAATGACTATAGTAAAATACATAAGTACTTGGCAAGTGTATTTATTGATGCTTATAAAGAGGACTTCTTGCGAATGATAAAAGGTAATAGTATGTTTATAGATGATACTATCACGGAAGACATATACATAAACTATGTCACAAATTATATAGTAGATGTATTATTTGAGTATACAAATCATAATACAAATACAATCAATTTAGGTAAATACTTTAAACGTGTCTATATGCATAATGTTGATATATGGGGAATCATGTCTATTTATTACGAACTGATTAAAAAACCAATTGATAACTATCCGTTAAGTAGTAAAGATCACAAAATATTTATTCAAATGTTGATGAATTTACTAGTGAAGAATATTTTTGAGAATGGAGACAAGGTAATAAATATAGGAAAACTGGTGCACGATATTAAGAAAGTAAATTTATTTTTGAGCAAGTTGACCCCATATGAAGAATATAAAAAAAATATGAATAAAATTACATCCTATAGAGAGGTAGTTAGCGAAAATATACACGAAAATGTAGGTGACAAATACCTACCTCATGTTAAACCACAACCACAACCACAACCACAACCACACCCTCTAAGTAACAATATGAAAGTAAATGATAGTATTGCTGTTAGAAAACTACAGCTACATAGAAGTGTTAAAAGAGCAAATGTAAATCCACATGTGCATCAAAGTATGATACCAATATCTAATAACTTATATAGAAGTCAAAATAGACATAATAGAACGCAACGAATAAATGTAATAAAAATATAAAATATAAAATACAAAATACTATTACATGTTTATATTGTAAATATTATTACATATTTATAATATATAATATAATGAAAACAGAGTTTATAGTATTTATAATAACTGCTTTATTAATCGCAAATACATATTATGATGGAAAAATAGTTAAGTTATTTAATATGATAAAACATAGCAAATATTTGAAAATGGTAACATTTGCATTTGCGGGGCTTTCTATTTATCTATTTTTGAAAAAAAATCCTAATAATTCGAAGGAGTTTTTAGGACAAGCAAATGAAATGATAAAAACATTACCGATGACTCGTGATTCTGCGTCATTAATTACACCTTTTTTAAATTTAACAAATTCGAAATCATTTAATGATACAAGTACTAGTATTTGGGGTGGTGGTGGTGGTGCCAATGCAAGCACCGATGGTGGTGGTGGTGGCGGTGGTGGTGGCGGTGGTGGTGGTGGTGGCGGCAATACTTTTCAGTCCCAAATTAATCGCATGATGCAATCTGGCAAAGGGTCGACAAAAAGAAGCGTCAGTGAAACAAAGAAAAAATATATAGCTGCAAATCAGAATTGGATATGTAAAGATTGTAACAAACAACTACCTGCATGGTTTGAGGTAGATCACGTCATAGCATTGCATAATGGTGGAACAAATGAAATAGATAATTTAGTAGCATTATGTCGCGATTGTCATGGAAAGAAAACTGCAATGGATAGATTAAATCATTAGGATTAGGGCGTTATATAGTATTATAGTATTATATTTTATATGTATATATTAAATTATAATAGGACAATATAATAGGACAATATAATAGGACAATATTTAACTAGATAAGTAAAATGCCTGAAACGACACAAGGAGACGGACAATCTGATGGAGATAAACCATTCAGCGTTACTATCATTTTAAAATTCTTCATATATGTACTAATTGGAATAAGTTTATTTATAATGACAACGCTTGGCGGAACTACTGCTGGGTATAGTATAGCAATAATACTAATTTTATCTATTTTAACGCTATGCGCATTTAAAGAAATATCAAATTTAGGTGAAGTTTTTAAAAATAAAAATTTTTTAATCTTTACATGGTGTTTTCCAACTATTTTACTTTTGATATTATCAAGGACATATATTCCTGAATCGATAAGATATATTACTGATTATATTGCAACTGCGTTAGGTATTTTATTAGTATTGAATTTTTTATTCGAACCAATAGTTAGTGCATTTTCGTTTATTGCAACAAAAATAATCGAAAACTTATCTGATTATTCAGGTATAATTTATGGCGGTATTTTCCTCGCGATATTAACTATTAGTATGATGTTTTGGAATAAAATAAGCACGTTTGTAAAAATAATCGGAGCAGTCTCACTTTTTTTACTGATAGTATTCCTTAGGAATTCAGAAAATATTATTGCATATATCACTACAAATAAAATATCACTTGCTATAAATATTATAGTTGTCACGGGTATAGGATTGTTGAATTATATTTTATATAAGTATACAGATAATGGACTATGGGCAAACGTATTTCAAGTGTTTACAATACTATTTTTGTTGCGATGGTTTTACATATATGTGGTTGATTTATTCGGATACTCTGGCGTTTCAACATTTACGGGAACTACACAAGCAGGATCAAACATGTCGCCTTCATTTTTAAATTACTTACAAGATTTGAATTTTTACTCTGATTCAATAAGGTCATTTTTTAAAGGAATAATACGATACTTTGCACTAGCAGTTTTAATATTCTATTTTTGGTTTATCTGTTATATTTATTACAAAAATAGTTTTGAATTCTTAACTACATATAAGAGTCTTGCATTAGCGGGATTTCTAATTATTGGTATTTTTCTATTTATTTTGACATTATATTCATTATCGGGGGTAAAAGGCGTTAAAAGTGCAGGGCCATATACGAGCATAATTATTAAAATTTTATCGTCATTTGTAGGACTTATATTTATTCTAGGTGTAGTTGTATTTATATTAATGCAAATTCTAAAACTACAATCACTATCTGTCCAGATTATATCAATTATTAACTTTTTATTGTCAATTGGACTAATTGCTCTTGTTATGATTGTTTTTAATTTGAATACAAAAACATTGAATGTCGTGTTTAGTCAAAATTCAAATGGTGGTGTTGGATTTATATTTAGCTTTATAGCGAAATTAATATTATATATTCCTTGTTTGATTACTGATATGATAAATGCAGTTGCAGAACAATTCAACATTGCAAAGAAACAATACGTAGTTATGATTATATTAGCCGTAGAGTTAATATTAATTGCGTCCAAGTTTTTGATTCCGGTTGCATTTGATAAAGTAGTAAATTATGGTGGCGTGGTGATTACAGAAAAAGTATACCCAGCTGAGATGAAAACACGTGTTAAAATGCCCCAAGCTCTTCTTTTTGATACAAATAGAGCAAATTATGCTGTGTCTTGTTGGATATATATTCACCCTGTGCCTGATAATACAAACGAAGCGTATATTGAAAATACATCACTTGTGAACTTTGGTGGTGTGCCAAATATATTATTTAATGCACAAAGAGCTACATTAACATTTGCAGTAGACATAAATGACGTAAATGGTGGTAAGAAAATATTTATATTCCCAAATAAAGACAATATCCGTGAAGTAAAAGTCATATACTCAAGATGGAATCATGTATTTGTAAATTTTACAGATGGAAATATGGATATATTTATGAACGGAGTTTTAGTAACATCGACTCCACAAGTTATACCAATGAATAATCCCAAATCGATCCATATTGGTTCCCATCCGGGAATATATGGAGAGGCATGTAATTTAGTATATTACAAAAAACCATTGATGGCAGAAAATATAAGAATTATATATGAGTCATTGAAAACCTTTAATCCACCTACAACAAACTAATAGGGTTTGTTGCATTATTTTTCATTATTTTTTGATTGTGTTATATTTTTTGATTGTGTTATATTTTTTGATTGTATTATATTTTTGGATTGTATTATATTTTTGGATTGTATTATATTTCTAATTTATATTGATTAAAATATAAATATTTATAAACTAAATAAATAAAATGGATTCTTTAGAAAATTTCTAGATGTATATTATAAATGGATTTAAAACTAATAATAGGTGTTGTAGTTGTTGTTATAATATTATATTTAATATGGTCATATTTTTTTACATCGGTAAAGGTGCTCACGTCATTCCAAAATGCTAGCACTATTAACTGCATTTCAGGAAAAGAAGTATCGCAAAGTGGATTAAGTAACTATTCATTCTCTACGTGGGTATATATTAGCGACTGGTCTGGAAGTTATGGCCTTCCTAAGAATATATTAACTATAAGAAAACCCGCTTTAGTAGGAAGTGCTTCTAACTTGTTTCGTTTATATTTAGACCCTACTAGAAATGATTTGCATATTTTTGTGAAAGATGTAGGAAGTTCTTTGTCTCCAGACAAATCTACATGCAGTGTTACCAACTTCCCCGTTCAGGCATGGGTAAGTATTTCTATTAGTGTATACAATCGTGCAGTAGATATTTATATAGATGGTAAACTAGTTAAAACATGTCCGCTTAATAACATAGCAGAGACTATTGATGCGGGAAGCACTATTTATATTGGCGGAAGTGGTGGCGGTGGAAGTAAATGCTCTGGCGGTAACGACTTAGTTGGATTTACAGGATATATTGCTAGTGTTTTATATAATCCAGATATTATTAGTCCACAGGATGCATGGAATACATATGCAAGAGGATACAGCAATTCACCATTTGGATTGAGTAACATGTTCCAGAGATACAAGTTAGAGTTTGCTTTCTTGAAGGACAATAACATAATAAAGAGCTTTAAAATTTAATTTAAATATTTAAGCATTTAAGCATTTAAGCATAACAATATTTAGTATTTTAGCAAAATGTATAGATATAAAAATTATATGTAAATTTTTATATCTAAAAATATAAATAACCTAATATAAATAATCTAATATATAAATAATATATAATTAATATAATAACAATACTTTAGATTATAATGGCAGATACATCAAGTACAAATGCAGAACCTTCTGGTAATGCTAGCGCCGATACTGGTGCTGGCATTGGAGCTGCTGCAACTGCAACATTTAATGACTTTTCATCAAAAGATATGGTGAGCGGATCGAAAGAATTTCTTGAATCAAATAGCTGGATTGCAAAATTAGCATTTTTGTTAATGGTTGTGATTGGATTTGTTATTTTATTTAGATTAATGATATCATTTGTTACCTGGATATTTTCACCAAGTGGTAAAGTTATCTTGGTGAATGGTTTACAAAATGGTTCAGTAGCCAGTACAATATCACAAGACCCAGAAAATAAAGCATCCATAACTATTCTCCGTTCTGAAAATGAGAAAGATGGTATTGAATTTACATGGTCTGTTTGGTTATACCTGAACGGGTTTCAAAATGGAAGTTCATATCATCATGTTTTTAACAAAGGTAATGTATCTACTTCTACGCCCAATAATTATCCCGGAACATCCACACCTAATAACGCACCCGGACTTTATATCAATCCCAACTATGACGGATTTCGCGTAATAATGAACTCTTTTAACAATCCTTATCAAGAAGTAATAGAAGTGACAGATTTGCCGATGTCAAAATGGATAAATATAATTATACGTATTCAAGATAAAAACTGCGACATTTATGTGAACGGGCAGCTTGTAAAACGTCGTATTATGACAGATGTTGTAAAACAAAACTATGATGATGTTCATGTGTCGTTGAATGGTGGTTTTAGTGGATATTTGTCAAATTTGACATACTTCAATCGTTCAATCAGTATTACGCAGATACAAGATATTATTTCCATGGGACCCAACTTGAAGCCAATTTCAAAGGCACTTGATTTGACCGAATCTAAGCCTAGATACTTATCTAACCGATGGTATTTTAACCAAACTTCATCATAACATGACATAACATGACATAACATGACATGCTTTATAACTATATAGAATATAAACGATTTTACTACTATGTAAAATAGTTTATATTCATTACTACGCTTTATTTTGAAAAGAAGACAGGAAATTTTGTTCCACCCGATGAATATGTAATCGGACTCCTAAAATTATCAAATGGTGCATTTTTAGATATACAAAGTGTTGTAGAATTTCCCGGCACATCCGATGAACTTGACTGGTTACATATTATCGTTGGTGGAGGTGTCCAGCAAACTAAAGACGTCGGTGTTTGTCTTAAACCGACATCCGGTTGGTTATTAATATTTGTAGTATTCGGGTATGTGTATAGTTGAGATTGCGAAGCCCATGCTTTTTTGCGCGTAAGTTGATTCTTCGCAGCCATTGACCATAGTGTTGCGCGCGTAAATTGCAATGTCCCGCCTACAGGATATTGTAATATTTGTCCCTTACGAAGCATATTTCGCGTCAAACTATCGAACGATGTAATATTTCCTGAACAATTTGAATTAAATCGTGTCCATAAACGTGTTGGTGCATTATTGTTGTAGCTAGTTGCGCTGGCTACATTTGATGGATCGCTTCGTGCGCCAACTGAATTCACCGCATAAACTCTATATAAATATATAAGATTATTTGCAATATTTGGGTCAGTTATTGTTGCAGAAGTTGTTGGTGATGGTATAGTTGTAGGATATGTTACCCATCCGCCAAATTCGCATAGTTTATATTCGATAACATAGTAAGAAATAGTTGGAGGTGGTGCAGGTGCAGGTGCTGGTTGTGTCGAAGCAGTCCACGACAAAGCGACGAATCCGTTTGAATTTGTAGTTGCAACCAGATTTGTAGGAGCAGTGGGCGATGCCATAATTTAACGTGGTAGTTATAATTACCAATAATATTATATTGTAATAATATTATATTGTAATGATATAATATTATTATGATGATGGAAATGGTTTGGATGAAAATGGTTTGGATGAAAATGGTTTAAAAATAATGTAATAGATTTATATTAGGGTCGCAAACGTGGATTTACACATACTTCTCTAGTGGGAAATATTTCGCCTGACATGCATTTGGTGCTTTCGCCGACTTCAATGCAGCTTCTAAATCCGCGGTCTTCGCCGATATAACAATATCCTGATTTCGGGCCTGAAATTCGGTTTGGGTCATCTGCAGCAGGTTTCTGTTGATTTTTTTGTGCATATTCTAAAGCTTGTTGTATTGATTTTTCTTTGGCTTGTTCGCGACTTTGTTCTTCTTGGTATTTTGCAGGTTGCGTTGCGGGTGGACGCGCAGAATCGCCTACGTTTTGAAGAGGTGTTTGCCGTTGGTCGGGTTGAATAGGAATCGGTTTTATATTATCGACTTGCTGGACTTGCTGGACTTGCTGGACTTGTTGGACTGGTGGTTGGTATGCATTCGTAGGCATGGGGGGTGCAGGTGTAGGTGTTGCAGTTGATACGGGTGCAGTTCCTACATTTTGGTCAAGTTGAGAAATTGAATTTGTTCCAGTCGCGGACTGCTCTCCATTTGTTGTTCTGTCGGTTGTCGGTGTAGACTGCATTAATCCGATAGAAACAAGCAAAGGATTAATATATGAACCTAATGTATTTGTATACCATGCATTTAGTTTGTCTAAATATCCAGTAAAATATAAAGCAAATGAAACAATAAGCAACAAAACAATAACAACTCTAAATACAAACCATGCAGTAGAAGATGGGGTATCTTTGTCTTGTGTTAACTCTGCAGGTGTAGACACTGCTTCTGCTGCATCAGACTTTGATTTAGACGATGAGAAAGAAATGGGGAAAGATGCGTCGTTGTTTTTATCTTCATTATTTGTGGCATTATAGTCTTCACCGGGTTTTGTAGAACTAGCACTAGCACTAGCGCGTGAAGGAGAACCGGACAATGATGTCGAAAGTTTATTTAAAATACCAGAAAATGCGGATGGTTTTTCGACTTTTGAACTGGAAGTTACATCCGCCGATTTTTCTCCATCCGTCTCACCTTCACCTCCATATAATGATTTTAAAAATGAAGAACTTTTAGGTTTCTTCGAACGTGAACCTTTTTTTGTCATATTGTTATTACTATATAGCTATAATATATTTCATTATAAAATATTTTATAATACTAATTTATAACATAACAACACATTCTATTTTGGATTATCCCATCCCACCCCATCCCACTCTCCATACGATGAATACGTTCATAGTCTCATCCACATTATTAGTGGCAGTCGATGCGATTTATTTATATTTTATAGGCAAACCAGTTTTTGAAAAAGCGGTCTATGCAATACAGAAAACAAAACTTGATGCAAAAATGCCGCCGGCAATATTTACGTATGTTTTAATGGCGATTATTCTTAATTATTTTATTATATCTGTAAATAAATCTCCTTTTGATGCATTTATTCTTGGTTTTTGCACATATGGTATTTTTGATTTCACCAATTTAGCAATATTTAAAAACTATAATTTTAAAACTGCAATTATAGATACATTATGGGGTGCAATATTGTTTTTTGTTGTTACATTCATTACGTATAAATTGAAAAAGATGTTATAAATAGCGTCCCGTCCCGTCCCGTCCCGTCCCGTCCATCTCGCTAGCCCTCCCATATTATTTAATCATAATCATCGCCGGTTTCGCGCATATTAAAGTCGTATTTATTCAATAAATGCATTTTATCAATTGATTTTTCAATACTTGACTTCTTAATATCCGCCGTCAAGTAGTCAACTTTTGGTCCGTTTTCATTTTTTTTTATTTGTTTATACACTGCATTTATTTTTTTAACAACATTTTCAACCCCTTCTTTGTCTTTTATAATTTCTATTTTTTCATCATATTTTTCGGTTAAAATAGAAATAGCATAGTAAATCAAGTAGCGTCTTCTTTTTTTTACACCAGGTGTGTATTTCAAACAATATAGTTTCAAAATACTATGAATAATTTTTACTTTCATTTTATTATTGGACGAATTGGCATAGTTTATAATAATTTCCCATAAAATCCATATTGGATCCATTTGGTATTTATCTTCCACAGGAATATTAGATCTTCGTTCGCATAAACATACTTCTTTTTTGTTTGCGCATATTTTCTGAAACTCCATTACCCATTCTAACCAAAAACATGCTTGCAAACTATTTTTCGATTCTTGCGAAACATGATACGCAAATTCATTGATTGCAATAAATAACTCTTTCGGGTCGTCTTTGCGATATACTAGTTGAGCGAATGAAACTGATGGCGCCTTTAATTTATTTGTCATTTGAGTGATGACGTATTCTTCTTGTTTATTTATTTTAATGCCTTGGAAGCTATGTTTTTTATTACTAAAACATAGGATACATATGACTTCGGCAAATAGTGCTCTTATTTTTGGACTATTTCGTAGGCGAAGTAAGTCATCTTGGTAGCCGGAGGATAGAATAGTTTTGAAATTTTCATAACGTAGATCAAGATACATTGCAAGTCGCGGATTTGCTAAATGAATATGTTTTCCTAAAAATGTTAAAATAATATCCCATAAGTCGAGAAATTGGCCTGCGCAAATAAGTTCTGCACTCCAGTTACACGCGTGTTCTATTTTACTATTGAGTATACTATTTAGTAGTTCTTTTCTTACATCTGTTTTTTTATATTTTGAAAACGATTCTCCTTTGAATTCAGAAATAGTTCGTATATCATTAATTTGATATTCACCTTCCATTATATTACTTTTTTTTATAAAAAAATATAATAATAATACATATAAATATTATAGAGACAAATACACAATATATAAAACACTAATACATAAACTAATACATAAACTAATATATAAAACACAAATACATAAACTAATACATAAACTAATACATAAACTAAATCATGACTATATTTGATACTATAATCAATAGAATAAATACAACATCGAGCTGGATAATTATATCTTTTTTTATTATTCTATTAATAGCGATGGTCTATATTTATCGTCTATTTTTTGTAGAAGTGAATAAAACGTCTGCTAGTAAAATACCTGAGTATATAAAAGAAGGGTTTACTATAAATAAAGATATTACGATAGTAGATGTAAATGATATGGGAACGGGAACGGGAATGGGAATGGGAATGGGAACGGATGCGGATGCGGATGCGGATGCGGGTATGGATATGGAGAACACGTATAACGATAATCAGTCATTCAATGAATTTTATGCAACAATATATCAAGATTTATTTTACAAAGACGTAGTAGACGACTACGAGATTGGTATTATTTTGAATAAAATACATCCTGTTCGCCAAACGGATGCTCTTGTGATTGGTTCTAAAACAGGTAAACATCTAGATACACTTTCAAAAAAAGGATATAATGCTTATGGATTGGAAAGTTCAAAAGATATGGTTCTTTCAGCAATGAAAAAATATCCTAATAATAAATATGTTTTAGGAAATGGATTAGACCAACTTGTTTTTGAACCGGAGCAGTTTACTCTAATATCAATTATTGACTTTACTATATACAATATCAGAGACAGGCGAAGAATATTTGAAAATGCATATCGATGGTTAGCCCCGGGTGGATATTTGGCACTTCATTTAATAAATGTAGGTGGTTACTATGACTCACAAGTAATGACTGCAAAAGAAAGACGTTTTTCTCCAACTATTTCGAAACTTCTGGATAGAAAACCGCCTGTAAGTATTATGGGTAATAATGATGCAGTAATAGGTAGTTATGTATACAAATCAAATATCCGTATGAATACATATGATCCAGATATGATTGAAATGTATCAAATATTTACAAATAAGAAGACAGGTAAGAAATATAATAAAACAACAAATTTTTATACACCAGACCAAAGCGTTATTTTAAGTGAGGCAAAAGATTGCGGATTCAATATGTTTTCGCAATATAACTTAATGTCGAATAATAAACCATACCAGTTTTTGTATATATTGTATAAGCCGGCGAATTAGTATTTTTACAAGTATAAAATTTATATAAAAATTATATAAAATTTATATATATATAAATAAGTTTTACAATTACTCATTAGAGGAAGGAACAGAACCAATAAATTTAAAACGAACAAGACCGATAAGTATCTTATTCTCGTATACTTCTACTACCTTATAATACCACCCCCCACTTTTTTGTAAGACTATACCATCTTTTAAAGTTATACTATTGGGAGTATTCATCAATGTATCCAAATCTTTATCTTTAAACTCTGGAGTTGTAACATATGTATTTCTATCTGTCTCTTTTTGAATATACCCTTTACTTAAAAGTGCTTCTATAGCATTTATATTACTCTGATGATGATAGTCATGTTCTTCAGAATCTGGACTAACACGATAAACCTGACCGCCGCCAAACATGTTCCTACGACGACGATTGTATGATGAATGGCGACTCTTACGCCGCATCCGGCGGCTATGTCTGCGTTTGCGACTATGTCTGCGTTTGCGACTATACTTTTTGGAAATGGAAGGCATATTTATTATATAATACTATAATAAAAAATAAATATTCTAAATATTCTAAATATCTAAATATCTAAATATTCAAACTAAAATAAATATTCTAAATATCTAAATATTCAAACTAAAATAAATATTATTTATTTTACCTGACATATTTATTCGACTTGGAAAATGAATCCACGATAAATATAATGAAGATACCTAAAAATGTATATAGTATCAAATCTTCTAAAATTGAATTTGTTTTATAGTCTTGTTGTTCTTCAAGCAAATCGATAATATAGTTTAATTTTTCAATAAGTTCATTTTTGGGCATAGACATGGATACACCACTAGTTAACGAGTCGTCCGAACCAAGACCACTTCCATACCCTTTATTTACGGCAGAAACAAATTGATTATAATACTGGTTTGCATAGTTACTCGATAAAGAGTCATACATTTTATTTGAAATTGGATTACCATTTGTTGTTGGAATATCTTTTAGATGGGTTGTGTCGTTCATATTTTGGTTACTATTTTGGTTACTATTTTGGTTACTACTTACACCTAAATAGTTTGAAAACATATTGCCTCCATTTCCCCCACTATCCACATTATTTGTGTTACCTCCACTATAATTATTATTATCGTCATCTTCGCTATCGGATGCTTCGTCCATTGATTTTAAAAGTGCCGATAATTTTGACTGATTAGGAACATTTTGTTTTTGTTTAATCGTTTTTCTATAATTATTTTTAGTCTTTGTATTATTGTTACTACTATCATTGGTATTTTTACTTATTTCTAAATTATTTCTACTCATATACAATGCTTTAGAATTTTGAATATTTGTTCCACTTGCATCATCTTCATTATACGATGAAGCAGATACTGCTAAAGGTAATGTCATTCCTATAAAAAAATGAGATATTATTTTAAAAAAAAAACGGAAATTAACAATAATAATAATAATAACAATACTATACTATTTTCATTATTTTTTCATTATTTTTTCATTATTTTTTCATTATTTTTTCATTATTTTTTCATTATTTTTTCATTATTTTTTTACCTTCCTGTCCAAACTTTTACTATTGGAAGTTTCATCGTATGTCTGTAATATTCATTCGTCTTATAACTATTTACGTGTCGTAATATTATAAAATTGTTTTCATTGTTTGCACATACAGGCGTGTTGGTGGTTGTATTGCGAATAATGGTTGTAACATCTACCGGTCTAGAAGTTATAGGAGATATAGGAGATATAGGAGATATAGGAGATATAGTAGACATAGGAGATATAGGAGACATAGGATACATAGTATGTGAAAAGATAGTTGGTTTCATATTAAAAAAAAATGTATTCATGTGAAAAGAAAACAACTATACTAAGTATTAATTATACTAAGTATTAATTATACTAAGTATTAATTATACTAAGTATTAATTATACTAAGTATTAATTATACTAAGTATTAATTATATTTTTATTTCTAAATATATATTAATAAATGAGTGGTATATTTTTTTATTCTATTTTAATATTTATTCTACTAAGTATTTTTGTTCCTTCGATATATAACTATGCGTATAGCTGTTTTATTGGTAGAATAGTTTTAGTATTATTGATAATATATTTTTCGAAATATAATATACTTCTTGGGTTACTATTCGTAGCAATCATTATAGTTACGTCTCTGCCCTTGTATGAAGGATTTTTAGCCGGTGGTGATATGCCAAAAAAAAACTTATTAGTAACGTCCAATACTTCTATTAAAGATAAAAATGCATATAATCAAGTGTCTTACTACTTTAAAAAATATTTTTGCGAAAAAGATGCATCTGGAAATGTAGGATCGGGACCAAATAGAGAGAAGTTACAAAGGTGGGACAATATTTTAAGTAGTGTTGAATCTCAAAATAGACCAACACCGACTTGTCCATCTGGATGGTATTATGAACCTAGCCCAAGCGATCAATGTATACAGCTATGTGATAATCCTAATCAAACCAGATACCCCGACAGCTCATGTATGTGTAATAGCGGGGGTTATAACCAAAATTGTAGTTCTGGATTTAAATGTGTATCTAATAAATGTAAAAAAACACTCCCTGGTTCTGCAACGTACGAACCTAGACCATCGCCAAGTTGTCCGACAGGATGGTATAAAGATGGCAAGGAATGCTTACAGGGATGTAGTCGAAATGATCAAACAAGACACTCCGATGGTACGTGTATATGTAATCAAGGAGGTTTTAACCAAGATTGTGGTCCTGGATTTGCGTGTGTATTTGATAGATGTAGAAAAGTAAATTCTGGTGCTAACATAGATAGTATCAATGTTGCACTTTCTAGTAAAAAATTACAAGAATCAATATGCAATCCAGATACCTCACAATATTATCGGAACTATGGTGATAATTTTCGAAAAAATATTAGTAATGGCATTTTCTCTGGACGCGCGTTATTCCAAATGACAGATGGATGTAGTGTTAAAGCTACAGATGAAAATAATTTTTGTGGATTTTGGGCAGCAATTGGCGAATGCTCAAGAAATCCCGATTATATGTTAAATAAATGTAAAGCTTCATGTAACAGAATTAAGGGTGAAACATCTACACATACTGATCAGGTTTATAACGTGGATAGTTGTTTACCAAATAATATTAAATCAAATTTTTGTCGTGATCCTTCAGTTAGAAGTCTTATTTCTTCAGCGCAAAATATGTCAAATAACACTAGACTAGATCCCTACTTGCAACAAGATGGGCAATGGACAATAAATATGTATAACCAAGTATGCAATTGATGAATGTAACAGAACTTATTATATTTTGCGATTTTGCGATTTTGCGATATTTTGTATAAAAAAATAATTTTTATATAATTAATAATTATATAGTTAATAGTTAACAATTATATAATTATATAGTTAATATATAGTATTATATTCATCGATATTAGTATATATATATAATCTAATCATGTTCGGCATAATAAATGATGGTATTAACTCATTAAACTCTAGCACTTTTTTTGCCGGTATTATGATGATTTGTTTAAATATTGGTTCAAGATATATTCAACTTAATTTAGATGAGTCTACGGAATCGTATATTAAATATGCACTTACAAAAGAAATCCTCGTTTTTACTATTTCATGGATGGCGACAAAAAATATTTATATGTCTCTTGGTTTAACTGCAGTTTTTATTGTTTTAGCTGATTTTATTTTGAACGAAAAGAGTAGGTATTGTTTATTACCAAAGAAATTTATTAAAACGCGTAGAATGAATGAACTAGTAGGTAGTAAGATTCTTTCCGAAAAAGAAATCAACGATGCGTTAGAAGTATTAGAAAAAGCAAAAGCTCAGAAATTTAAACAAAATCAGTTAAATTATTTAGACTCATATAACATGGATAAGTTTTAAATATTTAACACATAAATAAATATTAAATAATTATTATATATAATATTATTCATATAATATAATATATAGTATTCCTGTTGTATCGTATCGTAACATATAAATATGTCAAAACAATATGATAATGATGATGAAGATGTTGTAAAAGAAAATAAGAAACAAACTGAAGCTATTAATAAGTATATTATTGGAACATTAAAAATGTATATTTCACCCGAAATATTTATAAAAAATGCTTCCGGAGATACTAAAAAACGTAAAATGCCAAGTATATACTATACAAGAAGATATACAGAAACACCGAGCGAAGTTCAAAAAACACAAAAAGAAATAACAAATGAACAAGCTGTAAATAAGTTGTCTAATGGTAGTGGTGCTTCAGGTGCTTCAGGTGCTTCTGGTATTAGTGCAACAAGTACGGGGATAGGGATGGGAATGGGGATGGGGATGGAAATGGGACAACAACCCCCACTTCAACAATTTCAACAACCAATGCAAATGCAACAACAACAACAACAACAACAACAACAACAACTGCAGCAGCAACAGCAACAGCAACAGCAACAGCAACAGCAACAGCAAATACAACAACAACGAATGCTACAACAACAACAACAACTTGTTCGCCAACCTGTTAAAGTAATGGGGGGTGGAGCTGAACCTGTTTATGGTATGGGTGGTGTAAGTGGTCTTAATATTCAAGCAACAAGTATTTCGAGTCGTGTAGACCCGAATGCCGAACCTTATATTGCTTCCCTTATTAAATTTTCAAATGCTGGTTTTCCGCCTTACTCTACTATAAAAAGCCAGGTTGATACTTTTTTTAATCTTAGAGCGTTTAGAGGATTTTTGAAAAGACTAGGTAATCCTGTCACGATAAGATACCCAAATAATGAAGTTATAGATACGGAAACAGTGCTGGGTCCATCTTCTGTAAAAGATAGTGATGGAAACATTATAAATGTTAATCAAACTAATGAAAGCATTAAATTTAAAGAATTTTTTGCACGTCCTGATAGTGAAAAATTATTAGATGTGCAAAATATACAAGAACAGGATAGTGCAGGATTAGGAAAAATTAATTTTTGGTCTACAAATGCAGTTCCGCAAAAAATAGGAAAAGCTTTTATATTTTTATATACTATTCCGTCCCCACAAGAATCACGTCAACAGGCACAACTATCGGGAACAGGTAGAAATACAAATGCAAATAGACCAATGATGTTAATGGTAAAAGATGGCAGTGAGTATAGTTTAATTGGAGGTTATGTTGATAATACTATTAAACAACTACTTGCAAATAATACGCAAGTAAGCAGTGAAAATGAAACAGAAGTAACAAAATTTGATGTTATTAGTAAAACGATTGCAAAAGAATTTTCTTCAACAACGGGAACATCTTTTCCTCAAAGTATAAGTCAAAAATATTTATTGTATAAGCCTTTAAAATCTAAACAAGAGGTTGACCAATCGTATGAGTCTTTAGAAACAAATGTTAACAAACTTAATAATTCAAAAAGTGCTAAAAATAATGAAATTACTTTATTAGATAATAGTATAAAAGATGTAGAAAGTAGTATAGCTAAGATAGGAAATTCTGATAATAATAGAAAAAAATTACTACAAGATGAGTTAACAAAAAAACAAGATGAGTTAAAACAAAAACAAAATGATTTAACACAACTTGAAACAAAATATAAAAGTGCAAAAGAACTATTAGATAAACACAAAAAAAATAAAGATTTTTTACCATCTATTATTTTTGCCGTTCAAGTAAGTTCGAATACTATGCAGACTATTATTCAAAGTTCAAAAAATAGAACTACATTTGCATCGGGTGAACTTGTTATGGTTCCTATAATAACTATTTATAATGTGTTGGAAAAATTTCAACAATCGGATAATATAACAATACCATTAACGCAAAAAAATTTACTATCTTTAACTATTAAAATTTTACAAAACCAAAAAATAATATCACAAATAGCCGATGCTAGTCAGATTGGAACTGACTATTATAATGATACAAAAAATGAACGAAAAAATGCATTAGAAAAAATTTTATCACCGGACTCAATTAGTGAAATTGACGATATCATAAAACATAATATAAAATTCATGTTGGGTATATTTTTTTCATACAAGAATTCGTTTAACTATCAAGGTAATCAATATATTATAAATTCTGTAGACTGGAATGATACTTTTAAACAACTTAAAGACACAAAAAAGTTACTAAAACGCATGAATGCAAGTTATTATATCAGCTTAGTATTATTTCTTGAAAAGTTAGAGCCAGGTAAACTTCCAAGTGATAGAAAAGGTACATTCCTTGAATCATGTGGTGTTAAGGGGGCTATTATACGCAATGAATGGAAAAGAAATTTTGAGTCTAGAACGTTGAAAGAATGGAAAGAACTTTTACCACTCCCGACTTTTGGAAAAGGTCAGGGTGAAGGTATACTTAATAAAATAGTTCCTTCTTTTATCAAAAACGCGATTAAGTCAATACAAAATCCTTTGATGTCATCGCTTGACCCTGGTGTTTTACAAATGTCGCTCATTCAATATTCGCTACTTGGGGAGGTAGAGCTTCAAGAATTTTATTTTAAGATTGAAAACTCATTTTCTGGTGTTGCATGGAAAAATGATAATATATGGGAGAAACGAAGAGAAAGACTATTTGCTGCAATGGATGAAAGTATGGCAGATGTCTATTGTTTTCAAAATGTGCAATGTTCTTTGGATGTATATAAAAAATGTGTTGATGAAGCTGTATCAGATGATAATGAGGATACAATCCAAAAAAGAGTAAAAATATTACATGATATTAATAATTTATCGACTTATAGAGACCGCCTTATTCTTTATTTTGATAAAATACACCAAAAATTAATTTCTACACATGATACCGAAGGTATGAATTGCGTTAGTGATATATATGAAAAATATAAAGATTCGTATGATTTTGTTTACTTTTTCGAACAAGTGTTTTATACTTCTTTAGAATTTAATAAAAATAGCGATCTTATATCATTGGTAACACCAAATATGTTATATCCCGAATATGGTAAAAAAGTTGCACTTGGAAACTTAACAATGGTTAAAAAGAGTAAATTTGAAATTGAAAAGAAACTACGATATGATGTTAGAATTGGAGCAGCTTTATGTTTAGGTAAAGTTAATCAAAGTTTGGGTTCTATTTTTGAAGATTTTTTTGATATTAAATCTTCGTCTTCTCAGCTACTAGGTGTAATTCCGAACCCTAGTCAGACTAGAAGTAATACAAATAACTATGTTCCTAAACCTGACTTTGAAAGTCAATATCGTTCTATGTGTAATAATAAATCTTTTGCATCTATGGTTTATATTCGATTTAAACCTGCAATGGAGTCTTCTACACCAGTTGAATTAACTTTGAACCCTTTACCATCAAATGATGAAGAGGTGGAAAAAGAAATAGACAAAGAAATGAAACAAGAAGATACAATATTTGAAAAAGATGATACATTACAAAAAGTAATAGAAAATAACATGAATGAAGAAGTTGTAGAAGGTCAGTCAGGTAAAGTTATCGAGCGTCCGAATCCAGTACTTCGAGTTCAAGCTGGTGGAGAACCAGCATGGTATGATAAAGATACGACAGAAGCTACAGGGTATAATAGGATATTTGGCGCGCCATCATCGGCTAGTTCTAAGCCCCCAGATAATGATAAACAATTACCATGCTTTAATATGAAAGATGCCAAGTTTATACCAGTGTCGCGTGAAAGTGGTAACCAACTATTTGGAATTTGCAATATAAAATTTGATACTAGTGATATAAGTACTGGTGGCCCAGGATTGTCATCCATGTATACTTTACCAAAAAATGTTATGCAACTTGTTTTAATGATAATATTTATTTATAAACTTAGATTTAATACACAATCTTATGGGTTATCAATTACTAATTTATATAATTATCCATTTATTGTTTCAGGTATATTTAAAGATAATATGGTTACAGGTTCTGATGATAAACCAGAACTTCGTTCTGCATTACAATTATTGACAACAGATAATGGAACATCATGGAGAAAAGATATATCTACTCCTTTTGAAGGTGATGGTGGTTATATTGATAAATTTATAAGAAATATGACTATATTGACATATTTACGTTTAGGTAAGATTAGGGTGGCTGGTTATAATAGTGGAAAATTTAATAGTAAGTTAATTGGTAATTTTTATCCACTACAACAACGTTCAGGTTCATCAATATCTGAGTTGATAATTTGTTGTGATAATTTAAAAATATGTAATAGTGATCCAAAAGTGGATAACTCAATGTATAAAATGATTCCTGCAAGAAATCCTGACCCTAATTTTCCTTTATTTCCAAATAAAGTAAATCCATCAAATAGTGTTGCAGTTGGTGGTATTTTTGATATAACTACACCTGGAATATTGGCAAGAATTGATTTAGTTATGCAAGAAATACAAGAAACAAGTGATGCGGATGAAGAAGCTTTAAAGAAAGCACTAGTTGCTGCAGTTCCATATGAAGGTGAAAAAATAAGTTTAGATGAGATACAAAAAATGTATACTCCTGCTCCTGTTCCTCCTGGTGTTCCTCCTGTTGTTCCTCCTGTTCCTGGTGCACCTAAGCCTGTTCCTAAACCTGATCCCCCTTTTTCTTCTAGTATGTATGCAACATATGCAAATAGATATGATGAATATAGTAAGGCAAAAAGCGAATATAATGATTTACTACAAAAGTTTGATGCTTCTCTATCAGCATATATAAACGAAGACTTACCTATTGCAGCAGGTGGAGCTGGAGATATTGATAGTATGACAGGTGGTGATGGTAAAAAACAAAAAGAAATATTAATAAAAGTAGCTACAAATAAACTTAATGCAATTAAAATTAATTTGGATAGTGATTTAAAAAAACAAGCTAGCATCGAATTATCAATTATGTCACAAGAAGAGTTTACAAATTTAACTCAAGATCAGCAAAATAAAAAAATATTTGACTTACAAAATGTAACTAATCTTTACAAAAATGCTATAAAAGAAGTTAATAGGTTACTAGAGTCATCATTCCCTATTGTTTCTAGTGCACCTACTGGAAAACCTGCACCAGCGCCTGAGTCTGAGCCTTTACCAAGTGCTAAACCTATAGCAACAGATAAAATATCTCAACTACTCCAAGATGTCAAATCTGATAATTCCAATGCCAAAAATATTGCTATAAATAATATCACAAAACTTATTATATATAAAGAGAATCAGCCTGTAGCTGTTAGTGCTGGGATTATACCTATATTGATAGGTGTTATAAAATCGAATGACCTTGTTACCTTAAAAAATGCTTTGGAATGTCTTGGATGGCTTGTTCAAGATAATAATAATTATCAATCTGTAGCTGCTGCTGCTGGAGCTATACCTGAAATAATAAATGTTATAAAATCGTCAAGTGATACTAATATCAAAAAAGATTCTATATGGACTCTTAAATGTCTTGTTGCTAAAAATATGGATAATAAAAATGCTGCTATTAAAGAAGGAGCATTAGATTTATTAGAGGGAATTAAATCTTTACCAAGTGGCGATAGTGATAAAATCTTGACTCTTAAATTTAATGCAGGTGATACACTTAGTGCTCTTAAATCTAATGATACTTCTTCAACTACATCTGGTGTTCCTATTACTCCTGGTGTTCCTGTTGTTCCTGTTGTTCCTGTTGTTCCTGTTGTTCCTGTTTCTACTTCTAGTCCTGCTCCTGCTCCTGCTCCTGCTCCAGGTCCCGCGCCTTCTCCTATTCCTGCACCTATTTCTGTGGCTCCTGCTTCTTCACTTCCTCTTACATTGAAAGGTGTAGTGCAAGTTCGTGAAGGTAAAGGTTCCTGGCCTTTACCTGGTAACAAATTAGCAGATGGAGAAGCAACCAAAATTTTTGCACCAATAAAAAAGGTGATTGATGGAATACTTGAAGACTCTCTATATAAAGACTATTATATTGGGTTAACCTATTCTGCAAATCGTGGTCAAACTAGCGATATATTTAAAGATTATGGGTTTACTGATAGTCAAAGGCCTTCATCTTCATCTTCATCAACTATGCCAGTTAATTTTATGAATATTCCAGTTGGCAAAATATTAGAACACATTAGTGGTTCTAACCAAGCAAATGTAGTTGAAGACTTATATAATAATGGCAATGGCGAACTAGTTAAGAATCCAAAGTATAAAAAATTTAGAATTATTCCATTTAGCACGATGGAAAATAGTGGTGGCGGTGATGGCAAATCAGCATTACCCAAAGACGACGTCCTTGGAGATAAAAGTGATTGTATGCAATTTGTAGATTTATTTTTAACATTACCCAAAACTATTATTATAGGTTGGACATCTAGTATAGGTAAACATACAATAACAAGCAATAAAGACAAACAAGGACCTATAGGTCATTTTACAGATCTTTTCATAGCAATTGGAGGCGGCATCGGAGCAACTAATACGTTTATAGGGGATTTGTCAAAGAAATATATTGACCTTCTAATAAGTAAATGGGATAAACCATCTCAAGATTTGGTTAATAGTATTGGTGTTTCTGTTGCTCATGGTCCTGCACCCATTGTTTCTATGGCAGCTCCTATTGTTTCTACTCCTGCTACTGCTCCTGGTCTTGTAACAAAATACGTTTTTGCATTTGATGTTGATAAAACATTAGTTAATGAGTATGATACGACAAAGTATCCAAATTTGGAGAATCTTACACAAGGTCTTCCTGATAAAAATGAAATTATTGAAAATATGAGAAGAGTTATTCTAAGTGGTAACTATGTATGGGTAATTACTGCACGTCCAGTTTATACGTATCCTGATTTTGCTATAAAATATTTCGGTAAATTAAATGAAGATATTTATAAGACACCATTTTTTAAGTTTATGAATCCGGATATAATGGGAGATGTGTATAAAAGTGCAAAAACACAATTTTCAACCGATACAAAACTTGGAGACATAAGTGACTGGAGTATGAAAAATATCCATAATAAATCATTAAAACCTTATGCTATGTATGCCCAAAGTTTAATTTATAAAGGTAGTGAATTTTTTAAAACAAATAATATTTCTAATGTTAAAATGTATTTATTTGATGATAAATCAGGAGAGATTATTAAAGATAATTGTACAAAATTCGACATAGATTATATTTATATTACAGACTTTAATGCTGATCCTAAAATAAAAAAACCGAATTTACTTGAAGAATTAAAAAAAAAAATGGTACAAAGTGGAATAAAAGATAGTTCAGTGCCAGCATCTGTACCAGCGCCTGCGTCAGTATTACCGGCTGTTTCTACACATGCTCCTAGTACTGCTACTCCCTTTCTAAAAGTAATGTCATTTAATACTTGGTTTGCCGCATTTAGTCCCAAAGACCATAAAAATGGCGATGATACAAGATATTGTAATGATTTTGGTAAAAATCCTGAAAATCCGTGTAAAAAAAATATTATGGATGAAATTATGAGACAAATAGAACAAGGCACTCAAGTTATATTTTTACAAGAATTTGTTCGAACAGATGAAATTCGGGATACGTTTAGAGGATATCCTGTAAGTTTTACTGATACATCACAACACCCTTTTGTCATGACATATACACCAAAACCCCCTTCATTATCACAACAAGATGAATATTATGTGTATAGTTTTAAGGCCGGTTCTGCCGGTGGAAATGGTGAAACTGCGGCTACATTATGTTCTAAACGTTTTTTTTCTTCTCCTCCTAGTGATTATTTTATGGGGAACTTAACTAGTGTTCCCAATACTCCATTATTTGCAACAAAAGGAGATAAAATTACACCTAACAAATGGATAGTCTCTGGTGGTTCAAGGCCTTATATTGTTTTGGTATTTAAAGATAAAAAAATGATTCTAATCAATATACATGCACCGCATTACACCAAAAAATTTGAAATACTACATTATCATACCCCTATACAAATACAAGAAGTACATAGCCAAAATACCACATATAAGAATAATCTTATGACTTATGCAATAACCGAACTTGGAATTATGCTTAGAAAAAGAATTCCAACAGAATTAAAAGAATATAGTATTGTATTTGGAGGCGATTTTAACTGCGGTCCTGACAGAGCACAAGAATACTTAGCAATGCTTGGTGAAAATGGGAAAGAAGAAGTCTTTTCAAATAGTTCGGGACAATTCAAAACACTGGCAACAAATCCTTCCCCTTCTGATAAACAGAAATCACCTACATGTTGTGTTACAAACTCTGATTCTACAGGATTTGGTAGCGCCTTTGACCAGATTTATTCTAATAAATTAAATATTGTAAAATATTGGGCATATAGGCAGAATAAATTACAAAAACCTAACCCTCCTATAGGAAATTTAAATTATTTCTCAGACCATTTACCTGTGTATGCAGAAATACAAGTACCTGCACCTGTACCTGTTCCTGTTCCCGCACCCTCACCTACACCCTCACCTACACCCTCACCTACACCATCAACTGCAACTACTTTGTTAAGTGAAAATAGTTTAGTAGAAGATAAATATATAAAAGAGTTTCTTGGTTTTGGTGTTCCGAAAGGATATGTAGTTGTATCTCAAGATAGATATAATTTTTTTAAACAAAGTGATGACATGACTAAGATGGATGAATATGTTATTGATAGTTTAAAGTTAGAAGATTTTACTTTCAGTGAAACTAAAATATATGTGCATGGTGTTTTTGCTGGTTCTTTTTTATTTTACTATGATTTTAAAAAAGTAGGTGGTATTGACTACTATAAAGTATGGTTTCCGTTTAATGGTAGTAGTGCATTCTCTGGTTCAGTCGATAAAAATAATTATAATGATGTATTTAAAATTAATACTTTTAACCCTCAGGGTAATGGTGGTATGATTATATGGTTACCTGTTCCTATGATTAACATTCATGAGTTTACTACAAAAGAACAATCGGAAATACAAAAAATTATAGATGAATGTAAAAAATTCCCTGATAAAGTTTATAAAGATGCAGCTATATTTTTAATTGATAATTTTTTTAATACATATACTCGAGTGGGGATTATGTTAACATCTAATATGAAAAACCTTATAAAAAAAATATTGCCAAAATTACAAATTAAACTTCCAGATAATTTTGATAGTTATCCATTGTTATATAATGATACGCCAGATAAAACATCAGCATTAAAAAAAATAATAGAAGACTTAGAAAGGTTAGCCAAAGGAGAAACACCTGCACCTGTACCTGTTCCTGTTCCTGTTCCTGTATCTGCATCTGTATCTACAACTGCATCATCATCATCGTCGGCTATAGCACCATCAGTTATTCCTGAGTACATAAAGACGTATAATGAGTTAGCAAGAACTGGTAAACCAGTATCTAATTGCGCTTGTAACCATAAAATATGTATACAATATAATACTCTTCTTGCTAATAATTTTATTCGCACTAATACTACTGGAGTTCATTCAGTTACTATATTTAAATCAAAAAAAACATTACCTCCTGGTGATACTAAATTTTGGGCATTACTAGGAAAAGAAAAAGTTGATGTTAAAATAAAAAAACAAGATGGTTATTATTATAAACCTATTAATCTTCCTATGTTAAATACTATTGGTGGAAAGTTAGACCATAGAGTAACGTCGCATGGTAATGTGAAATGTGATTTTTGTATTATTGAAAATATGATAAGGGAAATAAATGAAGAAGCAAAACTTTCTTTTCCACCTAGTTCCATTTCTACTCATTATCAAGGTAATATGAATGAACAAATTTTTAACTCTATGTTTAAAAAAGACCCAACCAGGGTTGATAAAACTGACTATGATGATTATTATTTACTGGTAAGGGGGGGTAATACAAAAATAGTTTCTCCCGGTAAATATGATTTATCTTATGTATTTATTGGATTATTTCCTTATCAATTTGATGAAGAAAGTTTAAAAAAGTATATAATGGATAGGAATAGATTTATTGAATATGTTCATTATACCAATCCACCAGTAGATCATTCACTTAAAGAAATGTATTATTTAAATTTAGTTAGGTGGAATTATTCACTATATGATGACCCTAAAAATAAATCAGGTAATCAATCTTATTATGGTTCAGAGTTACCTTCAGGTTTTCAAACATACTCACCACCAGATGATAGTGATTATTTACTGCCATATTCCGAATTAGAAAAATTATATAAAAGACCTAATTCTGAAAGTGTAGTTGGCAAATATGGTATTTTCTTTACACCAAAAACTCAAGAATATATAGGTAAAAAATGGGGGAAACCTTATTTTCAAGATGGTAAAGACTACATAAGTTGTTATGCTGCAGGTAGTTTATATTCTAATACATATCCTGTATTAAAATCATTATTTGACCAAGTTATAGATAAAGGAAAAACTACAGAACTCTCTTCAATAACAGATAAACCAACAAGTAAACCTAGTATCCCAAGTGGAGTAAGTCAAGTGCGCATTCTTAGTCTTGATGAGGTAAATACTGAAATAAGGAAACCTGATAATAGTATATACATTATTAATGGTGGAAGTTTTAACCCACCACATTTTGGTCATATAGGGTTATTTGAAATTGCATATCAAGCTATTATATCTAATCCAACAATTACTAAAACACCAGGTCAGAAATACTACGGAGTTATGGTATTGGCGCCAAAAAGTCATATTAAATCAAAGTTACCTCAAATTGAATTAAAAAAAAATGGAGTACTAAATTTAAATGCTAGAGTTAACCTATGTCAACTAACTATTGATGATTATCCATGGAAAAATCCTTCGCAGTTTGGACCACAAAATATGATAGTAGTTAATCAAGAGGATCTTAATCCAATGGGAAGTATTATTTTAAGCAATCCTAGTAAAATACAAAATATGTATTATTTATGTGGTTCTGATTTTTACTTTGATCGAACAGATAGTAAAGGTAATATAATACATGGACATTATCGAGCTAATATGAATATGATATATAGTATTCGTGACACATCATTAGCTAAAACACCAGAGCCATACAAAGGTAGTTTTAGGCGTGTTAGAATACCAGATTCTAAATATCAAGATATGTCATCTACAAAAGTTAGACAAAATATATTAACACTTGAGGGCAAAGCTATTCTTAATATATCAACTGCCCAAGAAATAATTAGAAATATAGGAAAAGGTTCTTATTGTTACTTAGGTAGTATGCCATACCTTATACCAAAAACAGGTTATCATTTACAAGAAATGGGTTGCCCAGAGGCACAAAGTGGTGGTGGCATTAATACGAACAAACGTCATACACTAAAAAATAGTAAACCAAAATCAAGAAAGATAAAAAAACTTGCACTTAGATCTATATCTACTACCAGATTTACAAAGAAAAAGCATCATTTAAAGCATAGTAATAACAAAAAGCATAAAACAAGGCGCAATAAGCATTAAGATTAAGATATCTACCTAATTCAAGTATAAAAATTAAGTATTAAAATACATACATAATCTCGCATTATGTATGTATCTAGTTGCCAAGACGAATCAAATGCTGCACCATATTAGTTCTTCGTTGGATAACTCGGCGCCAATTAAAATACTATGATTCAGCTCCGGATTCTCGCTCGAAAAGAAACTAGGGCGTATTATACTCCAGTCCGTCTTTTCATCGAGTAGTCCAACTTTTGTGTATATAAATGCCGCAAGAGCACTACACCAAAAGCGCGATATTTTTTGCGGATCAGGATCTTTTTTGCAATATGCTTCAATCCAATCTCGCACCACGATATCGTAAGGTTTGTTAAAAACACAACTATGTATTTCTTTCATTTTTTCATGTGTGAATGGATCTTCCGTATGATAGTGGCATTGTCGGCGTCGGCGTCCATACGTATCAAGCGAATCTTGGTTTGACTCAACCGATTGGTTACTTTTATAAAACAAGTATTTAAAAATGCTTAACCCCGAGTAGATATATCCAAACGTATTTGAAAACGTCTTTATAAGCAAGTTTTGGTTATGGTTTTTGTTCCGATTACTATCTACTAATGATGTACTACCAGTGCCAATATTAATAATAGTTGTATTGTTTTCGATACTATCTTCTGCCATGTGAACGCGCAATCTTCGCAAATAGATTTTCCCTTTATACGTGGTTATAAAATCGACGATAGGTGTAAGTTGCACCCCTATTTTTCTCTTACCATCTTCAGCGTCGGGTATCTGTGATGTTCCTGATTGCCATACATATACACCCTTCAGTGGTTTATCTAAATATGTAAAATCAGGGTTAACAACTACCATGGCAATATGTGAAAAGTCACTTTGCGAACCATACTTTATAAGCCAGCCGAATAACCCGAGTCCTTTTTGTTCAAGGTTGTCGCATAGTAATAAGTCACCTGTTTTTAGTGTGTCGATTTGGTTTGTTATCTCTATAATTTGGTCGCTGTTAATCATACTCTTGGGAAAGTAATAAAACAATATATATAACCTTATATTAATTGTTTTATATATTTTATTGTTCTAGATAATTATTGTTCTAGATAATTATTGTTCTAGATAATTATTGTTCTAGATAATTATTGTTTTATATATTTTATTGTTTTAGATAATTATTGTTCTAGATAATTACCATACTCTTCGTTTACTTCTTCGTCGTCTTCGTCGCTTGCTTCTTCGTCAAAAATGCTATCATAGCTTCCACTAAATAAGTCTTTAAAAGCGGACATTAGTTGTTCGATATATGTTTTATCATTACACAATGAGTTGCAAACATTTTCCGAAATAGCAATAGCTAATTCAATTCTACAAAAGAATTTGGAAAACGTGAGATTTTGGGTTTTTAGTATCTTGTTTATTTCGTATATTTCTTCTGCCCCAAAAAATATTTGTTTCACACTCAATGTATTATAGCACACATCGTATACGTCTTTTATAACTTTGTCATTTTTGACCGATTCTCTATTTTCATTTAATTTATCGTGTTTCTCTCCTTTCTCTCCTTTCTCTCCTTTCTCTAGTGGTTCAGATATGTAAGTGACGATATACTTTGCAAGCTTCTCATAGTTTCTTGATACTAAAATCTTAAAAAAGTTGAAAAAAATATTCTGTTCTTCTCTTGTTAACTTGCCAATAATCCCATAGTCAATAATTCCGATTTTTAATATATGCTCTTCACTTTGTGGAACTTTTTCTTTCATAAAAATAATATTTCCAGAGTGTAAATCTGCATGATATAACGAATCGTAAAAAATAGATTTTATATTAAACTTTGACAATATTTTTGAATAGTTGTCTCTATCGTCTTTGCAGACATTTTCAAGCCTTGTGCCTTCAATATACTCCATTACGATCGCGTTCGAATTTGCTTCTGTAAAATATGAGTGAACGCGTGGAATACATATATCTTTCACGTCTTTGAATTTTTCATAAAAAACTTGTATATTTCCAACTTCATTTGCAAAGTCAAGTTGTTCCATCATGATTTCACGATTTTCCTCAAAGATATCGCATATGTTCAGGTTACATAAATACGGCAGTTTCTTCGTTATATTCGCCAAAAGTTCCAATTCGCTCATTGACTTTTCGAATTTCTCAACGATATTTTTGCGCCGGTATTTGATAATCACTTGTTTCCCGTTGAGCGTAGCTTTGTATACGACTGCAATGACGCCGGATTTTATAGGTTCGCACTTTTCGCTACCATGAATAACAAGTTCATCTCCTTTACTTTTTGCAATGCTTGTCAGTTCAAATAACCCCCTATAATCTATTTCGTTTTCGTCATATTTCACGTTGTCTGTATAACTAATAAAATAGTTGAACAGCTCTTTATTCATTAGTTTGTTATTTGCATTATTTGAAATCCCCTGAAATATTTTCGTGAAGAATATATTTTTCTCTGTCAACTCCTTCGTAAAGCGTATTACTATATTGTTGTAATTATCGGTTGTTTTTTTGGAACACTTATATAGTATATAATATTTCGCGTATATCCCTATACAAGAGGTTATAAAATATGACTTCGACATTGCGGACACGAGTGCGGGTTTTATATTTATTAAAAATGAACCGATTTTGTCTAGTATATTCTTTGCTGCGTTAGGGGTGGATGCGGATGTTGTTTCCGAGTCTAAGTCGCATCTTTCGAGTAGGAACAGCAACTCCTGACTTTTGGTATCTGCGTCGTTGTCATTTATAATATCGTCATTTTTCTTTGCATTGGTTTTGTAAAAAAAAGGGCATTTATCTTTAATTATTTTGAGTCGTGTAAACATATATAAATAATGTTACTTAAATAATGTTACTTGAATAATGTTATATTTTTTGTAATAATAATTAATATATACTATCAATTATTATTTAAACTTGTTACTTATCAAATTATTATTTGGCGATGGCGGTGGCGATGGCGATGGTTGTGTATTAGTGTATTAATTCGATAAATTGTTTCAAATTTAAAAACACTTTTTTCATAATAAGCCCCATGATATTTTCCATATAAATAGGCAACGAATGACTTAAATCCAGTTTAAAAATATAACTAATATTTATTTTATGACACGACTCGAAATTCACGACCATAGATGATATTGTATTCACAACTTTGTCATAATTTTTTAACTCTTCCGTATTTGGATAGTCGATATCCACACAATTATATGTTTTTTTATTTGGCTCACAAACTTCTGTAACCCTTACATACATATATTTGGGTTTAATACCCAAATCTGATGCAAAAGGTGTAAAAAGAAAAAGAACATTTACTTCGTTTATTACTTTATCATGTGATGATGAAATAGTTGTTATATTATCTAATTCAATTTTCTCAAAGTTGTCTTTGTTCAACTTGAACATCAAATTATATATCTCTAAATTTATCATATTATACATATTCACATTGCTATTTTCTGCTACAAATTGCAACAAATAAATATTATTATTTTTTTCACGTTTTAAATGCATTTTTTCTTTAAAACAAATCGTCTTAAAGTTATATTTTAAACCATCATTCATCTTATTTTTTTTAATTTGTTGTAGTTTAATTTTATTGATAAGTAGTCTATAATTATTATATTTATGTATTTATGTATTTATGTATATTTTATGAATTATAATTATTTATATAGTTAACCTTATTTGCGCGATTATATCAATTCAATATTCTTTCAACATTTTTAATAAGATTCACTTTGTCCAATACTTCTATTATATTCGCCTTATGTTTCTCCATGAAATATTGCGGATTTTTCAATACGCGGTTTATCGTAATCATATCCATATTTATATTACCTGTTAATTTGATAGAATAGTTAGGAAAATACTCTTCTATTTTTGTGCATCCCCAATAAAGGGGTATTGTATCATAAAGAAATGGATTAACTATTTTTTCTGTAAAATAATGTTCATGTGATGTATTTTCGATTGCAATCGTAAATGTGTAGTTTTCGCACATTTCTGCCATGGATTTGAAATCGCCGTATATGTTATTATTTTCAGGGAATCGTTGCTTATAGAATTTTGCACCATTCCCCCATATATCTATAGGAAGTCGGTGTTTGAGGATATGACTTACAAGTGCGTGACGATACTTGTGGCCTATCGTATACGACTTATGCGAAACCATAATTGACATTACTTTTGTTTTTTTATTTGGCATAACACTAAAATTTGAAGGCATTTCGTGATAAAGGAATCCGTGATGTCCGACAAATGGCGGCGATGGTAGTCCTGTCACGCTTCCAATAAAGTATTTGCCTATACTTTTTTGTGCAAATTCAATAAAGTTATTATAGTATAAGTTTAAACATGAATTATTCGGCGGTTCATGTGCAAAACCGATTACGCATTCTTTTTCGACATGAATATTTGCCGGAACAGGGCAGTTTAATAAAAATACATGTGTATATGTTTCGGTAGTTGTTATGTATATTTTTTTTGTTTTACCATAGTAGTCCAGTTTTTTATAAAGACACATTCGTTCATAGGTTTGTTTGCACGATTCCGATGTGCAAAAGTCGCTGAAGAATCGTATTCTTATATAGTTTTTTTTAACCCCGGACACTACATTTTTAAAATATTCGCTTTCATAGCATGTTTTATAATGATTGAACTGATATGGTGTATTGTGCAGTAACGTGACTTGATTTATATTATACAATACTGACTCGTGTATTGTTAACAGAAGCCATAACCGGTTCATACAGAATTGTGTTAATTTGTCCGGGTCTATGTCTATCTTTGTGTTTGTCTCTTCTGTCGGTTCTGCTGGTTCTTGCATGTATCGCAAAACATCTCTTTTAAAAACAACACTACTATTTATAAAGGGGTTAACTTTAAAAAGATTGTAGTTGTATAGACCATTTGTTGGTATTTCTAATATTTCAGGTTCACGTTCAGGTTCACGTTCAGGTCCCGTATCGTATTTACTTTTTGTTCCAATTACATCTATTCTTGGAAATTCTTTTAGTTTCGCAGCTTGAAGTTCCAATTTATTGGGTTCCCATATATCGTTCACATCTAATATTGCAATATAGTTATAAACTGCATCATTGTTTACCACATGCACCAATGTTTGAATATACGTTTTAAATTCTTCTCCATAGGTTTTCACTTCAATTCGTTTATCTTCGAATGCGGGTATTGGGATGGATGCAGACATATTATATAAAACAATTTTTAACTCCCAATCTTGAAATGTTTGATTTATTACGGATTGAACACATGATGATATTGATGGATGTGCTGTCTTGGTTGTGTTACATATAATACATACAATAGATATCATTTGCGTTTCGTGTTTCGTGTTTCGTGTTTCGTGTTTCGTATTGTGAAAAATATATATAATAAAAATATCCTTTATATCTTTATTATATTTTTAATGTGTTATTATATTTTTACATTAAATGTCTAAGCTAAATATCTAAACTAATCGTATTCTTTTCAGATTTAGGTTTGCGTTTGGTTCTGCTTGGCATGTTATCATTTTGCAAGTCTTTCAGCTCTGAAATACTGATAGTGCTTCCTTTTTCTTCTGCAGCATCATTTGCACCACTACCATTCCCGCCGCTGCCACCACTTCCACCCCCGCTAGGAATATTTATACTTTTGGTTTTAAGTCCGGAAAGAATATTACTAATATCGCTAGGGCCTCTCATTTCAGGGCGCGGGTTTTGCGGATTAGGGGGTGGTGCTCCACGCATCGACTTGTTTGCAAACGCATTTACAAAATTGTCTGTCAGATTTACTCCTTCATTCATACCTCCTCTACCAAAATTCAGATCAGGACGATTCGATATATCGCCTTCTCTTCTTGGGGGCGGAATCGAGCTTGGACCTTTTGTAGCAACAGGTGCAGGTGGTGGACGCTGGGTATTAAAGTTGCTTGACATCGGTGGGGGCGCTGCCATACCGCCTCCTCCCATACCTCCTCCCATACCTCCTCCCATACCTCCCATCATGTCCCCCATAAAGTTCCCAAAATTCGGCGATGATTGCGACATAGTGTTGACCGCGGCTTGTGTGAATTGTTTCATAAGTTCGGGATTTTGGCGCATAATATCGTCCATACCTGGCATGGCGGATTTAAACATCGTATTTGTCATATGAAGCATGATCGCGCTTCCACCCAACTGGAAAAGTAGTTTCAATTCTGGCGCCATTTTAGCTTTCGACTTATATTTCTCGTGCAGTTCTCCGAAAATCTCTTCATAGTCGTCAACATTTTCGTTTATCTGCTCTGACCATCCGTCCAACTTCAAATCAAAAGGGTCGAACTTATTATTCAAAAATTCCAGTCCGGTGATTGCGGTCATTAAAAGCTTCTGTTGAAACTTGACGCTATTCTTCTTCTCGCGTTCTTCAACATGTGTCTCATATTCGCCCTTCATTTCAAGCAACGATGACTCCATGCTGTATTTCTTACTAAGACGAACACCCTTTGTCTCAAGTTCTTCTAATTTTTGTAATATTTTAAACTTTTCGCGCAATAGTTCTTCTTTCGACATTTGCGGTGCGGCATCTACATTTGCGTCAGGGTTTAATGGAATGTTACTAAATTTCCCAAACCCATCCCATGTTTTATTGTCGTTGTCTGTATTCGCAGTAGATGCGCCAACATTGCTGCCACTAATATTATTATACTTTGCCTCTGAGTATCCACCATCACTTGCGTCATCATCGTTGTAGTTGCTTAGTTTTATGCCGCCGCTTCCACCACCACCACCACCACTACCCGCATTCGCACTTGCACTACTGCTTCCAAAAAAATCAGACTTGAAATTCTTTGAGATTTTTTTAACTCCACCGCCACCGCCGCCTCCGCCAATAGCATCTGATAGATCATTCAACTCATCCTCCAGCTCATTTAGGTCATCCAAATCAATATTGTCGCCACCACGGCCGCCACTTTTACCACCGCTTTTCAGTTTATCATTCATAAGCAACTCTAGGCCTCCACCGAAGTTGACGGATTTGGTACCACTACCTCCGCCTCCGCCTCCGCCGCCCCCGCGACTACTTTTATTACTAAAGCTATTATCTAAATCAGATAAATTTCCAAGGTCAATCACTTCTTCCATAATGTTGTATTATCAATAATAATAATCTATAATTTTAATTTTAAGTTTGTGCGCATTATAAATATATATTTGTGAAACTATATACGAAATCAAACAACTAAATAATCAAACAACTAAATAATCAAACAACTAAATACTCAAACCAACTTTATCATATTTTTGATAGTAAGATAATAGATTCCTTGTAAAAAGCAATCTGCAAGATCGTCTTTCTTTTTATTTTTATTCAGATACCCTTTAAAATCGCCAAATTCTTCTTTTGTTTCTAAAAGTTCGGCAGTTATTTCAACACTTTCAGCTTTTCGTTCGGTATATGTTGTTTTCTTTTTTGTCATAAACATTTTTAGTTTATTTGATGCGGAGATGAATTCAATATGGGGTGTATGTTTCATTATAAAATATTGCGCAATCATTCCTTGCAATGTTTTCATACGGCTTGCAATCGTGCTAATTTGGTTTTCAATAATGGCGATGTCGATGTTTATTTTAGTGTCAGAAATCTCTAGCCCTCCCATCCCCAGAACCTTATCAAGCTCTTGCATCATATTTTTGCCAATCGTTATTAAATCGACATCCATTGCTTTGACGTTTTCAATATGTTCTAAATAGTTTGCATGTAATTCTTGTTTTATCATATTGATTAGTTCATCTTTTGTATTTGAGTTTGTTTTTGTTTTTATTTTTGTCGAGTTTGTATTTACTATTTTATTCTCGTGTTTCTCTCCTTTCTCTCCTTTCTCTTCTGAAATAAGATGTGGAGAATTACTAGAGCCAAAGTTATACTTAACAATTAGTTCTTTGATGTCTACAAGTTTCATTTTTCTTATTTTTTTGATATTCAGTTCAGGTGTTGGAATCTTATATTTTGACAATTTTGCATGTTTGTTACAAAAGTATTCTATTTCATATTCTGGTTCCTGATTTTCGTCTTTATCTCCTTTCTCTCCTTTCTCTCCTTTCTCTGCTGTTTCATAACCTTCCTCATCATCCTCCTCCTCCTCCTCTTCCTCCACGTCGTCGCAGGTTGTTGTGCTAAAAGTCTTGCAATATTTTGCATCTTGTGTGCATCCTAAAGTGTTACACTTTCTCACTATCGGAGTGCAAAGATTGATAACATCCCATTTTAATATTTTTACTTTGCATGTAGTTTCACAAACTTGAAAAATACAATATGCTAAATTTTTCATACCGACATCAAAGCTTATAATGTTTTTTGTTTTTTCCATGGTTATGGTTATATAAAATAAATAATATGTTTTTATTATGTATTTTGCGGAATGAATGTATTAGGTCACGATTTTACAAATGAAGATTTGGGAACACGTCTTGTTCCATGGCCGTTTATTTTGACAGAACGTAGTGCCATCTTATATGCACGACTTGTTTTATGATTGCAACCCTTGTCAAGAATACTAAAATCAACTGCAGCGCTTTTCCCGCCGGTAATTGCACTTGCAAGACGAGCGCGTCCCCATGAATGCGCAGTCTGGTTGGGTCTACTACCGGATGAAAAATACGCACCTTGGCCTTTCTTCTCAATTTGGCGGAGGGCAGAAATACTGCATCCTGTTTTTTTGGCAAGTTGTGACGACGGAAGAATATCTTCTACGCCATATATTTTCCTCGCATGAAGAATATGTTTTGATACTTTGCCGGGATAAGATGCGACGGATTTTCGCGTATAATATTTTTTTTGCTTATAAAGTTTGCGAGATTTGTCGAGTTGATTTTTTTCAAATAATGTATCACGTCTAGATAAAATACGGGGTAAATATTTTGATGCATAATGTTTTAAGGTTTTTGGTTTCATAGGTATTTGTTATGATATATATAATATGTTGTTATTATTTTAAAGGATTGTGTAATATTAGTCATCATTATCTTCCATTCTACTTTCCCCAGGAACTCTACTTAATCCTCTTAGCCTACGAGTAGAACTTGATGTTTTAAATTGTTGACGTTCTGACATAAGTCTTGCTATATCTTGTTGAGAAAACTGACTTCCTCGTCTTCTTGAGAATCTACTTGGTTTACTAATACCTTGTTCAGGATTTCTAGAACTTGCCGATGTTCTACCTGAAGGCGATACATGTGGAGTTAATTTTACAACCGGACTTTGTTTTAATAAACCTTGTGCACTACGAGCAGTAACAGAACTTTGTGGAGTAGGTCTTACTATTTCCCTCCTGGATGTTTCACGTCTCATCCATCTACGCGGACTTATATCTACATCAGATTCAGCCGATGATAATGAGTCGAACGTATCGTCTCGAATAATACATGATTTAACATAAGTAGAGTCAAAATTAATAGTTAATGCACCTTGAATACGATGATTACTTGAAGATATTTTTGGATTTATTTTCCATACTATATCACGTGTTGTTGATTTTGCAGCTATTCCACTAGTTATAAGTGTACACATCACCCTTGCTTGTGCATCATCTTTTTTACTTTTTATTAATTTTGATACTTCTTGTATATCTTCGTATAATTTCCTCATTTCCTGTGTACTACATTTTGAAAATAATGGACGAAACAATTTTTTTAAGTCTAACTTTAAAACACTATGAATGCTCATATGATGTTCGGAAATAGTATAATTAACAAAAATCATATGATACGGAGCTGGATCACGAAGACTATCTAAAACATTTGTCGGAAGTCCTGCATCTATAGTTTTTACTGCAGTAGGTGTTAGTTGTTTTGCTTTAACGCTTACATTTGTTGATGCACCACTAGCAGGATCAGTATAAAATCTTGAAGGAATGTCATTTGGTTCTTGATTAGGCAAAGCTAAAACTAGGTTTAATAATTCTCCGTGATGTTTTTCAAGAATTTTTTGTATAACTAGTTTTTCAATACGCTTTCCCCATCGTGTTTTAGCAGGGCTTGTTGGAAAAAGTCGCAATCCTCCGAATTGTGTTAACATATTAACCTTACGCGTAGTTCTATTCTTTGTTGGTTTGTTTCTAAATGTATGTTTTCGTCGGCTATGTTTTACTTTTCTTCGTCTTGTTACCATTTTAATTTATACTTGTTTAAAAAATACTATATATTATTACTAGATATTATCTTAATTTGTAAGAATAAGATAATATAGGGTTGGTTTTAATACTACATAAATTGAAATGTTTAATTAATCAACCTCCTCCATATCGGTGGATTCTGTTACTCCCAAGTTAGGTGTTGAAAATATTGGTCCACGTGTGCTGGACCGAGATGGTGGAAATATTCTATCATAAATACTACTATTCTCGGGAATTCTGTTTAGACTTTTTGGTGCTCGTGATATTGCACCTTTTCTACTTGCACTTGCTGATGGCGTTTTACTTGCACTTGCTGGTGTCGTTGAATGTGGTGCACTTGCTGGTGTCATTGAACGTGGTGCACTTGCTGGTGGTTTTCTACCTGCACTTGCTGGTGTCGTTGAACGTGATGCCTTTGGACGTGATTTTTTACTACCAGATGATGTATTATAAATACGTTTAAAAAAATTAGCAAAATTAGGGTCTTTACGCATAGCCTCCACAACAATTATTCCGATTTGTTCTGGTGATTTACCTGCAAAATTTTCCGGTTTAAATTTTTTCGAAAAAGATGTTGGACCGGTTCTTTCTGAAAATTGTCTTGTCGCATCCAATGCTTTACTAAACGACATATTTAATGATGTAGATACAAGTGGACTACTACTAGCTCCAAAAATTGGGCTAACCGCGGGATTATCATCTACTTCATAATACTCAGCTAATTGTCTTAAATTTACTAATAGCCTAGCTTGAATTCTATTTTTAGTATAGTCGCTATTATCTTTGACAGATACTCTTAATAATGCACCTGCCCTTGTTAATATTGTATCTACTTCTTCACAAATACTCTTTCCTTGAGCACGTTCAGACTGAATATCACTTTTTACTTTAAGAGATGCTTCTGCTAATCTAGTAAGTATAGCTTCTTTTTGTTCTGGGATTAATGTACCACATATTTGGTCTATTGCATTTGTCATATTTATTTTTACAATTTTACGAACAAATATAATATTACCAGGTCTAGATTCACCAGTTGTAGTTACACCTGATGCTGATAACATTTGTATATCATCCGGTTGTAGTGGCGGAAGTAAATAATCTATTTGTGTGTAAAATACTACTATCATAATAAAAGGAACGTCACTAGGATGAAAAATATTAGTTAAAAATCTATAAGCATCTCCACTATCTATACTAGCACTCGTAGGATCCTGACTATATTCTATTTTTTTTGCTTTTATACTAACATGACCATCTACTCTTTTAAAAATTTTTAATTTTTCATCTTTAAATTCAGTTTCATCATAATGCTCAATATTACCTACACTACGATCTGTATCTGTAAATGAAATATCAGCATTACTAGAATCTTCAGGTGTAGTAAAAGTTTTTTTATATTCTTCTACTATTTCATGAGGCAAATCATGTTCAGCTGTAGGAGATAACTTAATAACATTTACATATATTTCAACTGCATTTTGAACATTTAGTGGTAGGGCATTATAATAAGGAAGTTGCGCGATAAGTCTGTAAAATTCTGCAAGAGTTATTCCTTGACTAACAACATAGTCGTTTATTGTTTTATTTGCGTTTTTCAAAAGATATCTTGATATTAATTTTAATTCCAAAGCTTTACCAGCAGCAGTTTTTGCTGCTGACCATATCGTAAGATTTCCTCCACTTTGAGTATTTATTATGTCAGTATCATGACTACGCCGCATTTGCCGTCTTGTAATACGTTTACTATATCCTTTTCTACCCCTATATCTTTTACTTAATTTTTTTTTTGTTTTTGCATGATGACGATGACGACGACGCGTATGTTTTACACCTCTACGTCTTGTTACCATTATAATTTTTTATTTTTATTTTTAAAAATTACTATATACTATTACTAGATATTATGTTATTTTACTTTGAAAAGTAAGATAACATAGGATTAAAACTCTACTAGCGCCACCCCCCCCCTTTCTTAATTCGAACGCGCTAAACCTTGGATCAACATTTGCGCCTGAGAAATATGCGGCGCACTCATCCGGCTCTGTAATTCATTGCGCGAAAGATACATATTTTTCAGATCGCTTGTTTCATAACCAAACGGCAGGCTATTATCTAATGGTGATGCAAATACAAATGGAACGCTCGATTGTGAAATCGGATTTTGGCTCCCCATGTAAACAGGTGGACACGCCCCGCAGTTGTTGCACGCAGATATAGAATTCGTCTGCATTATTTTGACTGCATTGTTTTGCAAAAATGTTCTATAGTCCCAGTTCGACTTAATATCATTATTTTCGCGGATTTTCTCGTTTATAACTGCACCAGGTTGCCAGGTCGCATAGTTCCTGCCGTCGGCCATAACCGGTGGAAAATTAAAGTGGATATTGTTTGAACCCGCGTAGCAAGTTCCCCAAGACATGTTTGTTTTTTAGTTGTTGTGTTTTCGGTTGTGATTCGTTACTAAACTACTATATATACTTTATTGTATAATTTATTATAATATATATAATAAAATATTAATACTTTGCTAAATAATATTTGCTATTTGCTATTTGCTATTTGCTATTTGCTATTTGCTATTCGTCATTCCATCTATCCTTGAGTCAAATGTTTGATAAGTTCTTTCTTGTTGAGTTTATTAATAGCAGTCTCGTTATATTGCATCCCATCCGCCGATAATTTGGTCTTCAAAAGTTGCTTAAGTGCTTGAACATTCATTGAGTTGTAGTCTGCATGTTGCTGCTTATCGGCTTTAAAAATAGTCTTAATTTCGGTAGTATCGGTTGGAGAAGTTTCTAAATGTTGTTCTTGTTCTTGTTCTTGTTGCAAAGGTAAAGATGCATGATTTGGGAGTTCTTCAGTCTTTACTTCGATGCCATCGCTTGTTCCTTCATTGTCATTGTCATTGTCATTGTCATTGTCGTCATCACTCATATCCTCGTCGTCATCGTCATCGTCGTTATCATCGTTGTCATCGTCGTTGTCATCGTCGCTTACATCATTAGTATCACGATTGGACATTTTGGAATCGTGTGCACCTCCTACATGATATAATGGTTCAGTCAATTCAATGATTTTAATATCATCACCAGTTAAGTGTTCGATGGTGTGTGCATGAGTGTCTAAAACTCCGCTATTATTAAATATTATTTTTTTTGTAGTATTGTTGTGGTTCTCATCGTTGTTGTCATCAGAATCGGAGTCGTCATCTTCAGAGTCAGATGAAGATTCGGACTCGTCGTCGTCGTCGTCGTCGTCTTCATCGTCGTCGTCGTCGTCGTCAGAAACATCAATCAATTCATTTGGGTGGCGATTTCGATTACTCGGGTCACTGGCGTTTGCACCTGCACCTGCACCTGCACCACCCTCGTTCATCTGCATCTGCATTTGCACATGTTTCATAATTTCCTCATCGCTTACCATATTTCGCGGACGTCCTCCGTTTCTCATATTCATTACTAAAGACTGCAATACTTTTGCTTGTTCTGTTTGCGAAATCTCTAAAACCCGCAACTTAAATCGAAAGAAGAAAAATATTGCCGAACATATGATTAAAGTAATAAGAATATTGAAAATAGTTTGTGAATTGAATAGTGACATCTTTTATTTTTATACATAAATAAAAATAAAATATTTAACGCTTTAATGCGTTATTAATTACATCGACATCAAAAGTTGTTTTGTATTTTCTATTATAGTTTTTGGATATTCTAAATCGTATAAAACCTTAATGCCTCCTTTAATTTTAGATATACCTCTTTCTAATTTGTATAAATATTTGACGTCGTAATCTTCTTCGACGTCCACCTTCATTTTGTAGTTTTTAATTTTTTTATTTGTTTTCAGGTTATCGCATAGTGAAATATAGTGGGTTGTAAGCATAAGATCAACATTCTTCATGGATGACAAGTAGTCAATATATCCGTATGCACTTGCGACTGCTTCATAAGGATTTGTTCCTGAATACAATTCATCAAAAATACAAAAGTGGCGTTTATCGCTTTCTTTTTCTAAACTATCCAAAATCTCTTTGCAACGTCTTGACTCGGCCTGGAATAAACTATCGCGCCCGGATGTATCTGGGATATTCAAATAGCTGTGCAAGTAGTGATAAGGTTTAATATTTGCACTATCATAAAATCCGTAGCCTATTTGTTGTGACAGAATAATATTCATCAGCGTTGATTTGATAATTGTCGTCTTGCCTGCAGCATTTGGTCCGGTTATTATAATTTTTTTATTTATGACAACATCGTTTTTAATGGGGGTTTCACATGGAGGGTAGTATAATTGCTTAAAAGATGTGTGATTTTTCAATGTGGAAGAACATGTGGAACTTTTACTTCTTGAAGATTTATCAGATTTAGTAGATGTTTGGGATATGTTTGATATACTCTTTTTGGATTTTTTATTTTTTATGTCTTTCTCTCCTTTCTCTCCTTTCTCTCCTTCTTGCAGCTCGTCCTCATCCTCATCCTTGGCCTCGTCCTCATCCTTGTCTTCACTGGCGCCGATAAATACACATGGATTGATTCGTGAACTATCAATCATTTGCTTAATATGGTCAACATTTTCATAAAATGCGTTGAATCCAAAGCTATAGTCAACACATGATTTTATATCATGGTCAACAAATATTTCGTAGTTTAGTTTCATAAGCTTTCCAATTTCGGTGAATTTTTTAAAACTGAATGAGAATGGTTTGATTTTACTAAATACATCGCATAGTTGTTCAAGGTGTTGCACTTTCGCCTTAATTTCATTTGTAAATTCGCGATAGGTTATAAGATAGTGCGACATTTGAATAACATGTGTCATGTTTCGAATCGTGTATCGAAAATAGTCATTTAGAATAAATATATTTTTATGAATAAGAATCATATTTTTATAGAACCGATGACATGACATGATATTCTGGTAAACCTGGATAAAGTAGAAGAAAACAGACATAAGAATATATATGCGTTTATCCCAAGGCATACTTGAAAAATCAAGAAGCGAAAATATTTTACCAATTGGATGACTTGAAAGAATAGTTTTCAAAGATGCTATATATGTCGACATACTGACTTGCGATTTTTGAATCTTTAATAGAAAGAACGGAATAAACAATAAAATCAGCGGCGAAAGAAGCGAAATTACCGGCGATGTGAGATTATAAATACTCATAAGTTGCATGGCAACAGGTGACTTGTTTAGACTATCCAACATAGGAAAGTCAATATAACTGAAACGCTGTTTGAAATTCTTGTCGCAGGCAATATCGAGCCATAGTTTATCAATCGTATTATAAACCTCATGCGGGAAAATAATTACTCCGGCACCTTCATCGCCGGTCTTGTATGGTTTATAATTGTAGCTGTTGACACTATCCGCCCCATCGTCTAAAATCATTCGCAAGGGTTCACTAAGTTTGCACCCATATTGGTTGGTATAAGATTTATAAAATGCTTGTGAATCTTTTAAAAAGTCGACATTTGTAGTATAGTAGCGTGTCCATAGTGCTACGTATCGTTTACTAAAGATGGATTCGGGTTTTAATATTGATGCATACATTGGAATACAATCATCATTTTTGGCTTCAAGTAGTTCTAAATCATTTAAAATATTAGTGTTGATTTCATGCCTATCCTTATCTTCTAAATAACAAATAGGAAGTTTAAAAGATGTTTCCATGGAGGTGATATTTTTAGTTTTTTTGGTATTATTTTTTGACTTTATGTCTTTCTCTCCTTTCTCTCCTTTCTCAGACATTTGTTCATCATTATCCCCCGGAAATGTCTTCAAATAGTTACTCATCTCTGTTGTCAATCGCATAGTGAAAGAGTTTGATTGAGATTTACCTGTTGGGTCTATTTTAAGTTGTTCTTGTTTTATTTTATCATTTATCTCTTCCAGTTTTTTTAGTTGCGCTTCCTTTACATCTGTTAAAATTTTATTAAGGTCGAACATAGTAGTATAGGTGTAGTTGTAGTTGTAATTGTAGTTGTAATAGTATTCGTATTCCTATCGTATTTATATGTTAAAATATTAATAATAAAATAAATATACGAATTTATTTTATTACGTAATGTATTATCTAAGGTTATCTATTAATTTATATTATCTATTAATTTATATTATCTATTAATTTATATTATCTATTAATTTATATTATCTATTAATTTATATTATATTACTTTTACTATCGTCTTAATCAATTGCAATATTGGATGGCAGTTCATCGATAATAGTATGATAATGACGCTCGATTTCTTTCATCATTTTCATATCCCAACGTGTAACAAAGTTGATTGCAGTTCCTTTACGTCCCCATCGTCCCGAACGTCCAATACGATGCAAGTATTTAAAAACACATTTTGGCAGGTCAAAGTTTAACACTGTTCTAACTTGTTGGACATCGATACCACGCGAAGTAATATCAGAAGAAATAAGGACACGATGTTTTCCAGCCTTGAACTCGCTATATGACTCTTCACGTTTCGATGCATCCATATTACTATGAATACAACATACCGGAAATCCGTCATTCTGCATCGCTTCAGTCAAATCCGTTACACGTTTGATACTATTACAATAAATAATACATTGTGACATCGAAATAATATTAAAAATATCCTTAAGTGTCGCATATTTTTGAGAGTCGTCGTTAAGAGCGACATAATATTGTTTAATACCTTCTAAAGTAAGCATCTCCGACTTCACCAAAATGCGCACAGGATTCCGCATAAATTTATCTGTAAGTGTTTGTAACTCGACGGGCAATGTTGCACTGAACAATCCCACTTGCACATTATTGCTTAAGTATTGAAAAATATTGTAAACTTGTTCCTTAAAACCAATTGACAACATTTCGTCCGCCTCATCCAATACAAGAATAGAAATATCTTTTGCAACTATATTGTTGCGTCGCATCATGTCATACACGCGCCCAGGACAACCAACGATAATATGTGGCGTGTTATTTTTCAATTCGAATGCATCATCGTCTGTAGACGTTCCGCCAATGAGTAGGTGATACTTGATACTTTTATTCACTGAACCAATACTTGTAATAACTTCGTAAATTTGTTTTGCAAGTTCGCGTGTAGGAGCCATAATAAGACCCTGGGTTTTGTTCAACTCATGGTTAATGTTTTGCAAGACACCAATCGTGAAAACACCCGTTTTACCAGTTCCTGATTGAGCCTGCGCAATAATATCACGTTTGTCAAACATAGTTAAAAGCGCCTTGCGCTGAATCAAACTAGGAGTGTCAAATCCGTAGGAATAAACACCGCGCATAATATCCTCATTAAGAATACCCGTAAGGTCTTCCCATTTGTCGAATTCCTTAGGGGGCGCAGACGTATCAATTTCAATAGGTGGAATAGAAGGCTCATTTTCAGGTGCAGATGTTAGTTCCGTGGAAGGAGTAATATCAGGTTTATTGTATCCTCTTTGAATATTTAATCCATCACTTCTATTATTTCTGTCACTTCTGTCGTTCTGATGATTAAAGTTACCTTTACTTCCACGTGTCATACGTGTATTGCTTCTACCTTCAAATCTTTGTTCATTAGATGAATCATTTCTATATCGCGCATTTCCATTTCCATGGCTGCTACCACTATTGTTGTTATTGTATCCAGAATAACCTGAACGATGATTACCAGTATCACTACCAGTAGTATTTTCGATAGTTAATGCATTAAATTTACTACCCTGATTTTGGTTTTGGTTTTGATTCTGGGTTTGCCCAGGGTTATTTGCGTTACTATTACTATATCTATAATTTTTATTAGTAGTACGTTGAGGAGTATACTTATCAGACATCTTTATTGTTCTATAGTGTATTATAATATATATTCTTATACATTTAAGTATTTATAGTTTAAAATATTTATATTTATATTTGTGTTTGTGTTACTCCAAAATTAAAATAATAATTATATTAAAATCAATATAAATATGTTATAATATATAAGTATAGGAAGATATGACAGAAGCAGTAAAAAAAATGATACAATATGACATGAATGATTATGAAGAGATAACAAATGCTGGGTTCATATGCAACTTAACACAGAAAACTTTAGATATTATTTCAAAGTTATCCGAACAAGTTGGTGCGCCAACATACATCAAAACACCCATCTTTCTTAAAAAGGAAAGTCGTATCGCAGGCTTGGGAATGGGCTTGGGTTCGGCAATAAGTGCCATAGCAACTTCAGGAAACGGGTTTAAAAAAAATAAAAATAAGGTATCCGAGATTACTGATGAAGATTGGGAGACGATTCGTCAATTCCAGACGACAACAAAACACGTGAGTGAGGGAATACAAAAAAATATGGAAAACATTCGTGGGTATTTAAACAAGATGTCGGAAGCAACGTTTGATAAAATGGTGAATGAAATAAAGGCAGAAATATCACAACTCATAGAGCACGAGACTACGGATGAAAATATGATGAAGATAGGACATTCTATATTTACTATTGCCAGTTCAAATAGTTTCTACTCAGAATTATATGCAAAATTATTTAAAATATTAATGGATGAACATGAAATATTTAAGAAAATCTTTGAAGATAATTATAAAGTGTTTATGAATTTGTTTGACAATATTGAATATGTCGACCCTAAAAAGAATTATGATAAGTTTTGCGAATACACAAAGACAAACGACAATCGTCGCGCGATGAGTTTGTTTCTAGTAAACCTGATGAAAAATAACGTTATTGAAAAAGACGAGATATTGGAAATTATTATAAACTTGCAGAAACTTATTATGAAGTATATTGCAAAACCAGACAAGACAAATGAAGTAGAAGAGTTGAATGAAAATTTGTATATTATTATAACAAGTTCATCAAATAAAATAAAATTCGGTTCAGATGAAGGGACTGAAAATATTATAAAAGATATTGAATTTATTGGTATGTTAAAACCAAAGATGAAAGAGTATCCTAGTATAACAAACAAAACTATATTTAAACATATGGATATTATTACGGAGTTAAAGTAAATACGGAGTTAAAGTAAATACGGAGTTAAAGTAAATACGGAGTAAAAATAAGTTAAATATATACATTACAACATAATAATAAAGATATTTGTTAATATTATTATTATTATTATGTCGGATTTAATTCAAGAGATAGTTATAAAAAAAACGTCCAAAAGAGATAAAAATATTAAAGAATGGAATCGAATAAATAACATATGGTTGGATATAAAAAATAAAAATAAGATTGAGAATCCTAGTCTATACAGCACAGATTCCGAAAGTTCATTAGAAAATGTAACATTATTATCGCCAATGTGCAATAATAATAATAATAATAATAATAATAATAGTATTTTAAAAAAATCAAATAGTTTTTGTAGTTATGATGATGAGATCAGTAATAGTGTTATTACTAATAACAACGACTTTATGGATGGATATTATGATGATACTATAGTAGACGATTATATGATTCACTCTGTTATAACACCAAGTAGTATCAAATATAAATACGCTATTGAAAATGCTGCATCTTTGGAAGTAGACTACACGTTAAACTATAATATGAAGTTGTTGACACATATCGGAAATTACTACGAAATATTGAAAAATAAAAATAAAAGTAAAAATAGCGGGACGAAAACAACAAAAACAAAAACACGAACGAATACAACAAAAATGTGTAAGCCTGAACTTATAAAAAGTATAGTTGAGTATGAAACAAACGCAATGAATCATGATATCGTATATAAATGCAAAAAAATGCTGGAATATATAGAAACCATTAAAAGTGACAAATATTTTGCATCATTTGTTCTATTTCCGTAAAAAAATATAAAATATAAAAATAAAATATATTAAAGTAGCAGTATTATATTAAAGTAGCAGTATTATATTAAAGTAGCGTTAATAAACCAATGACATCTAATTTATCATGTAACACGTATTTTCCTTCTGCTGTAAGTGATATAAAACATTGTTTATATATTAATCTGGAAAGTAGGAAAGATAGAAGGGAGCATATTGAAAAAGAACTAAACAGCATAGGAATTAGCGGCATTCGTTTTAATGCAGTCAAGTTACAAAATGGACGTATCGGTTGTAGTATGAGTCATTTAAAATGTTTACAAATCGCCAAAAAGAATAATTGGCCATATGTAATGATATGTGAAGACGATCTTTTATTCTTAGATAAAGAACTAGCACTAAAACAAATGAATCATTTTCTAGAATTACACTCTGATCCAAAAGATATTTGTAATGTTATGCTTATTGCAGGAAATAATGTTCCTCCATATAAAATAATAGACAACACATGTATTCGTGTATCACATTGTCAGACAACGACGGGATATATTGTAAAAAATGCATACTATGATACACTTATTGAAAATATAAAAACGGGAATCGAAAAACTAATGAAAAATCCTACAAATGCTTTTTCATATGCAATTGACAAATATTGGATTCAACTTCAGAAACGGGATGTATGGTATTTACTTGCACCGATTATCGCAGTTCAGAGGGAAGACTATAGTGACATAGAGCAAAGAACTATCAATTATGAGTATATTATGAAAGACTTGGATAAGCCGCATCTGGTAAGGAATATGCAAAATATTAGTATGAGTTATGCTAATAATCGTTCGTTGAAATAATTATATTTTTGTCCATGATGGGGGGCATAAATCGTTTGTAGTATGTGTAGGTAATCCAGGACCAAACCAATTATCCGGATAGCAAACTATTTTATTTGGATTTGTATTCAGATAAGCAGACCACCAACTAAATGTGCTATTTGCAATAATATTATGATTGCAACAACTCATAAGTAGCATTGACTGCCAGTCTTCTATATTGTTAGGCGCTCTTTCAAAAACCATTGAAGGAAACTTAATGCGCAGTTGTTCGATCTTTATTTCTACTTCTGCCAGGTCATTGTCTTCGCAAAAGTATAACGCGATATACTCTGATGAAATTGTATTCAATATATGAAAGATACTATTTTCATAATACTTCATATCAAGTGCGGTATAATGATGTGTCAGGGATTTATAGTCACCGAGACGAAAATGTAAGGATATAGTCTCTTTATTTTGTGAAATAGTAGTCAGTAATCTTTTCATATTTTGTTTTTTTTCTTGTAGTTTCATATATTTTATAATTTGACTACTCTCCTTTTCAAAATATTTATAACTTTGAAAGTAACCAAATAATACAACACCATTCAATGGGTTGGTTATCATAGGATGTGTTTTTATTTCTGGATTATAATGAAATGTAGTTTCTTTATACATCGGTAATCGTAACTTATGTAAAGAAATATCAAGTGTATCTTTTTTCAATTCATTTAAAAGTGTATCCCAGTAAATATGTCGACGTTTATCACCTTCTAACTTTTTATATGGAAAAAAAAATAGACGCTTCATTTTTTGCGATAAAGCCATGATTGTAAAAATCTGGAATAGCTGGTTACCCAGCCCTCCCATAATTACACACGATATCTTGTTTCGATACATTATGTATTTTGAATTTTATTAAAAAAAAATATGATGATTATAAATCTTATATGATGATTATAAATCTTATATGTATTAAATATAAATATATTTAATATTATATAATAAGTATAATATTATATAAATAAATAAATGGTTCGTTCAAGACTTGATCCTACTATAAACTATACAGAATTAAAAGAATTAGACCAATCAGATACAAAAGATGCACAATATAATGCCCCCTTATACGAAGCAGAAGTTTTAGGTATTCATACGATAGTTAGTATTGGGCAAATAAAAAACACATTCATTGATAAAGGAATAGTATATTTTCCACTCTATCTCATAAAAGATGATAAGGTATTGTCACAAATTGGCGTGGTAGAAGCAACGCAAGATACGATTCCGTCGCTTTTGGATGAAGAAAATGATATCAATCTAGAAAAAGCAGAACCGGCGCTTCTATACTCATTTGTAAAGGAAAGTTTGGTAAGGAAAGCTGTATATATTGCTGGTAGAGCGGAAGGGGTAGCAGGAATGGCAACATCATCAAAGCCGAAGTTGAAGTCAAAGCTTTCGCTTGCTCCTTTGTCTTTATCGGGATTATCTGCATCTGAAAAGGGAAGAAAAGAAGCTCTTAAGAAGAGCTCAGTATTAAGCAAGGAATTGGGGATGGATTTGGATGGCGATGAAGAAGGACTAGAGGGAGACGATGCGGATTTGCAAAAGGCAATTCGCGCTTCTTTATTAGAAGATTCAAAGATTCCCGATCTGCCATTAAAACACGCAAGTATTCCTGTTCAAACTCTTGACCAGTTTGAGGCGGAGAGAAAGAGATATCGCCATATCAAAGATGAGTCATGGATGGAAACTTACTACGAAAATAATAATTTCAAAGTAATTCGAAATCCGGGAGGGGGCGATTGTTTTTTTATGATTATTTGCCAAGCATATAAAACCATTGATCCTGACACAACCATGAGTGTTATAAAATTAAGGCGTCTTTTATCTTACGCGCTTACGGAGCGTCAATTTACCGAATATAAAACATTGTATGACGATTACACGCGACAGGAGAAAAAACTAGTAAAAGATAATCAGGATATTGCTACAAGAAACAAAGAAATTAAAGAACGATTTCAGAATAGTCAGAGTAAACAAGAAAAACTAGAGCTAAAATCAGAATCAGAAAAACTAATTGAAAACAATAAACGCGTCATGCAAGAATTAGAAGTTGTAAAAGAAAACAAGAAAGATGTTAAATTTATGAAAGGTATAAAAACAATTCAGCAGCTACGCGAAGTAATACAAAAAGGCGAAATGACAAGTGAATACTGGGCTGATGAATGGGCTGTTGCTGCACTCGAAGTTATTTTAAATATAAAATTTGTTATTTTGTCTTATAATGACTATAACCAAAGTCAGCGAAAATCATTCCAGGAAATCAATGTCATAAATTGCGGCAATGACTTATCTGCAAGTTTGATAGAGGAAATCCGTAAAAATGTTGCGGAAGTTAGTAAAGCAGAGGGGTCGGCGGAAATATTAACGGGGACTGCGGCTGCACCACGTGCATCACGTGCGTCAGAAGACTACGAGTTTAATCCGGATTACTATATTATGGTGTCGCATTCCGCTGAACACTACGAATTAATTACTTACTATGGTAATGCGATGTTGACATTCCCGGAAATACCATATAGTGTCAAGTTGCAAATCGTTACGCGGTGTTTGCAGGGTAAATTCTTTAATGGTGCATATAGTCATATTCCGCAATTTAGGTTATTTATTCAGGAGTTGGGGATTGCGAAAAAGGTGGAGGGGCGAATGATTGATGAAAGTGTGGATGCTTTATCTGCGACGGCGGCGAATCCGCATTTCAATGATAATATTCAACTGGTGCATCATAAGAGTGCGGTGGATGCAATGCCTGGAAGAGCCCAGGGTGACTATGTGTCGCAGAGTGACCGACCAGGGTTTATGGAACTTGGCGGAGGTGGGCAAGAACAACGTGGAAACAATAATTGGCGCAGAAAGATATCGAATGAGTGGAATGCACCATTTACACAGGATGGACATCGGTGGTTGTCTGTGGAGCATTACTATCAGGCGAATAAATTCTTGAAAAAACATCCGGAGTTTTATTTGTTGTTTACGATGGATGCAAATAAGAAGAGCAAATATTATGAACCATCGTCAATATTGTCGCGGATAGCACATGATGTGGAGTTGGCAACATATGCAGGAAGAAAACAAGGAACGACAAAAATAGATGGCAAGAAAGTAGTGCTTCGACCGGAAGAAGTGACGATTGATCCGGACTTTTTTAATGGAAGACATGTCAAAGTTTTAGAAGATGCAACCTTTGCGAAATTTACTCAGAACGACGACCTTGCAACTATTTTGCTGTTAACGAACAATGCCAAGTTGATAAACTATCATCATACGAAAGAGCCGTCTGTTTCTGTGCACTTGATGCGTGTTCGCTCAAAGTTGAGAACAAAACGTGGAAGCGTGAATGATTATGAGGTGGGATGAATGCATGAATGCATGAATGCATGAATGCATGAATATAATGTAAAATACCATATTTTTAATATAAAAATATAGTATATACCCATATCCATAGCCATATCCATACCATTACCCATGAACTATACACTAAGCACATCTGATCATAATCTTCTTCACTTGTTCAAATGCAACCATAAGAGTAACTATAAAAAATTAACACAGATGAATAAGAAGCAGCTAACTGGAAATGCAAAAAATCGTCGACAACATGAAATAACCGATGTATTGTTATCTTTTTATGACACCATTGATAACGAATTTCGTCTTTTTAAGGAAGATGATAACAATAACAATAGCAATAACAATAGTCACTTTAATAGTATTTTCAAACACAAAATAGAAAATATTCGCACAACAAGTGACAAGACCTTAACATCGAAACTAGTATCAAGATTGGAAAATATCCCATATATTCCATCTAGTATTGTAACCTATATAAAAGAAAAAATCACATACGTGTTATCATACTCATTTCGCATTGACGAGTTGCGCAGTGCGAAAGTAAACTTTATTATTTTCGAAGAAAGCACTTATGAATTAAACAATATAAGGAAAAAAAGCGCATCGTATTTTAAAAATGCAGTGTTAAAAATATATTTATGGTTAAAAATTGCATCAAAGTATGCTGCCAAAGAATGTGCACCAATGCTGGAGTGTTTTATTTATCTTACTCCATTTAAACGAAGCCATCCATTATTTAGCAAGGAGATGGGGAAGGAGATGGGTGCATATGAAGACTATGAAGAGTATGAAGAGCTATATCATCATGTAAATACAAACATGCGACATGGTGGTGGTGGTGGTGGTGGTGGTGGACGTGGTGGTGTATTGAAACCGATACATATAAATGGAGGTGTGTCAGATCTGTGTCAACCAAGTGGGCGTGTTATCGTATATCGTAAAGAAGAATGGTTTAAAGTATTTATTCACGAAACGATGCACAATTATGGGCTTGATTTCGCAGAGATGAATATTAGTGCTGCTAATGTTTTATTGCATAAAATGTTCACGATTCAAAAAGATGTAAAATTATACGAATCATATTGTGAAGTATGGGCAAGAATTATGAATGTTGTATTTGAAACTTACTTTGATATAAATTCACGTGCAAAATTTTCATCGAGAACAACGAGGAAGAATTTTATAGATAATCTGAAATTAAATGAAAATATGGGCGGAGAAGTTAGTGCTAGCAATAGCAATAGCAATAGCAGTGATGAAATAAGTGCAACAAGTATAAGAAATGCACAGAATCGTAGAAAATTTGTAAAGCTGTTTTACACCTACTTGCAGCATGAATCGTTGTTTTCGCTATTTCAAAACATAAAAATATTGAACTATATGGGTCTTGACTATAACATCATATCAAACTGCACAGACTCAAATTACATCGTTGCGAAAAAATTATACAAAGAAGAGACAAACGCGTTTGCATATTACGTAATTGTTTCTATTTTACTTTCTAATTTTAATAATTTCATGCTATGGTGTATCGATAACAATACAAATATAATTCAGTTTAATAAAAATAAAACTAAAACTAAAACTAAAACTAAAACTAAAAATGAAAATGAAAACAAAAATGAAAATGAAAATGAAAACAGCATTATAAACTTTGTTCAATTTATTTACAAAAACTATAAAAGTAGCGAACTTTTAAATATGATAGTCGATTTGGAGATTCGTCTTGAAAGTATGGATGCGAATGCTGGTAACCACGAAAACCATAATAGCAATGAAATGTTGAGAACGATGCGAATGACAATAGTAGGGGGCTATTCATGATTACCAATATAAGTAAAGTATCCATTTTCGTGTTTTATTTTATTTTTACGCCATTCCTTTGAAGCATTTTCGAAGTCTATATTTGCATGATTCTTTTTGACTTGATTTTGATTTTGTCCTTTCTGAAATTGTTGTTCTTTTTGTTCTTTTTGTTCTTTTTGTTCTTTTGATTGTTTACGTGTTGTCACTGGCATTTTTTTATGTTTTTGCTTGTTACTTGTTGCTTGTTACTTGGTGTATGGCGTTTGGTATTTGCATATTATTTTATATATTTGTATCAATTTAATATATAAAAAATTGATGAATAATTAATATATTATAGTTAGTAAGTATGTAAAGAAGTAAAGAAGTAAGTAAGTATAACACCAATTTTATAATTTACAAGAGCTAATCAGTCACTATGGGAATTCGAGCATTGAACAAGTTTCTTCAAGCAAAGTGTATTTCGTCTATCAAGTCAATACCATTATCCGAACTTTCGGGCAAAAAAATAGCAGTAGATATAAGCATATACCTTTACAAATACATTAGTGAAAACGCATTGCTTGAAAACTTATACCTAATGATATCAATATTTCGCACTAACAACATAATACCAGTATTTATATTTGATGGAAAACCACCAACTGAAAAGAATGACACTATCGCATCAAGGAAAAAAAATAAAACAAATGCACGTGAAGAGTATTACCGGTTAAAGTTACTTATTGACAACATGAAGACGGGACCAGATGCAGAGGCAGAGACACAAAAACAAAAAGAATATGAAATAAATGACATGTCACAAACCATGGAACAACTAAAGAAAAAATTTATTAGTATTACATACGACGATATCCAAAATGTCAAAACATTGCTTCAAGCATATGGCGTCACATATTTTGAGGCACCAGGTGAGGCAGATATACTATGTGCAAAACTAGTTACAAATAATATTGTTTACGCATGTTTGAGTGAGGATACGGACATGTTTGTTTATGGATGCGGGCGTGTTTTAAGGTATCTTAGTTTGACATTATCAAATGTTGTCATTTATGACTTGAACAATATTTTGAAAACATTGAATGTAACTATGGAGATGTTTAAAAAAATATGTATTCTATATGGGTGTGACTATAGCCACGATTTGAGTGATGAGTTAAAAACAAAACCATTGAATATATTTCATGCATTTCAACTATTTAAAAAATATTGTGAATTGGTTACAGAATCAGATTCCCCTACATTTGACTTTTACGATTGGATTATAAAAGAAAAAATTCATTCGGATGATTACATTGAAAACATAAATAAAAATATGAAACTATTTGACATCGACGAAACTAAAAATCTTGAATTATATGATCACATTAAAATATTAAACGGCCCGGTCAATAAAAAATTACTGATTGAAACTATGAAAAAAGAGAATTTTATATTTATTGAAGAATAGAATATATGTTATTTATTTCTTTATACGTTTATGTAAAAATGACATATGTATTATATGTCATTTTTTAGTTGGTTTTGTTTTATATTTTTAGTTGGTTTTGTTTTATATTTTTAGTTGGTTTTGTTTTATATTTTTTACACAAAAAAAAAGATAGTAGATTAAGTTTTTAAGAAGAAGCTGCAACGGCAACGGGGACAGGGGCAGAAGCCTTTGCAAAGTGACGCGACATGTATTGCTGCAGATTGAAGTAAGTCAGCTCCTCACCCTTCTTGACCTGAAGCAAAGACTTCAGCTTAGTGTCGGGATTAATCTTACGACCATTCTCCTTATCCTGAAGACTATGGGTGCGGATATAAGCATTAATCTCACGAGTCACCTCGGTGCGTGCAAGCTCAGTGCCAATGGGCCTTCCAAGAAACTCGGCCAACTCCTTGGAAATCAAAGTGGGCTTGACGAAACCGGAAGGAGCACGATTGCCAGTCTTGCGCTTACGCTTGGAAGCCTTCTGGGCAGCGCGCATCTCGCGTGCAACATTGCGCTCAAGGGCGCGGAAGTCACTACGAAGAGAAGAAAGGCCGGAACTAAGAGTGTGGAGCTTGGAACCAAACTCAGAAAAAAGAGAGCTGAGAGAAGTCTCAATAACGGCGACACCATCGGTGTGAGCATCACTAGCAGGTGCGGGGGTAGCAACTACAGGAGTGGGAGCTGCTACGACAGCAGCAGCATCAGTCTTGGGGGTCTTGGGAGTCTTAGAGGCTTTGGAAGCAGTTGCAGGAGCAGTTGCAGGAACGGGAGCGGAAACGGGAGCAGGCGCTGAATCAGCGGTAGAGGAGGAAGCTTTCTTTGCCATTGTGGTCTTTGTATACACTAATAGGTGAGGTCTTTTTAAGTATTTTTAGACATTATATATTATATTTTATTTTGAACATGAAACAAAATGACGCATATTATGGTCATAAGTTATTTTTTTCATGCGTTCAAAAATACAAAACGTATTCTGTTAAGGATTCTAACTACTTTAGGAAAAATATTCTGCACGAATGGATGATAAATATAGATGAAGAAAGAGAATAGTATCTATAGTATAGATAGTATAGTGTAAATAAATATGATTGTTACGACATCACGTCATATTTATTTTTATATTGTGAGGGAATATTGATTTATCATTTTCTCATTTCTCTCGTTTCTCTCATTTCTCTCGTTTCTCTCGTTTCTCACATTCCCTCATGTCCGTTATATACGCCGGCTTCATACAGCCATGGCATTGCATTCCTTGCAGGTTCACTCACTAAAGTAAGCGCAGTCAATACATAAAATGAACCCAATGTTTTGTTATCAATATCTATCGCAGACTTTACAAGATTTTCTATAATTTGCACATTGAAACGAATTAAAACATCATACCCCAAATTAACAAGTGTTGTATTTGTGGCTGAATTTGTATAATATGGTGTCCCTAAAAACGGATTACCATGAGGTGGACATATTTCATATTTTTTAAGATTAGAAAGTTGCGCACGATAATTCCATATATCATACAACTCGCGTGCAAAACGTATATGTCCAATATGGTTCAACTCCATAAACCATTCAGAGTTTGCATAATTACCATAGGAATTCATTGTCTGAAATAATTCAAGAATTTTCAATTCCATCCGTTTTCGTGGGTCTACTACTTCTTGTTTTATTACGATATCAATTGGCGACTTTAACAATGCGGATAATTTCACAATTCGTCGAATATCTTGTTTCACACAGACCGGAATACTATTTCTATTATACGGATTCTTTGTATTCTCGCCTTCTTTCATAATAAGGTTATGCAATGATAAAATATTAAATCCATAAATAAATCCATCCATATCACGATAGCTATAGAATTGTTCATATGGTATTTCATGCATTTCATCCATCGTAAAAAAATCAGTTTCATTTGTGCATATGTTACGTTTTTTAAATGCTGGACCATGCAAACTTATCAGTTTACGATGAAGAAAACCTCTTGCAACTTTTTGTATTTTTAAAGGCATAATAGAATTCTTACAATATTCATACAAACGTTTGGTAATATCATCTTTATTTCCTGCACGCGATACCTTATATTGCACGCAAAGTTTACGAAGTTCATCCATCTTATATTTTTCCGTTTTTAGTTGTTCATATGTGTAAATTGTTAACTTCTTTTTTACAGGAAGAGGAGCAGCACATTTGCGGTATTCATCTATCTTTTCTTTACCATCAACGCTCAATTCAATTTGTTTATTATCTGTATTATCTGTATTATCTATATTTTCTGTATTATCTATATTTTCTGTATTATCTGTATTTTCTATATTTTCTATATTTTTATTTTTTTTTAAAGATGATTTTGTGGCAGTTTTTGATCTTAACTTTGTTTTTTTATTACTATTGCCTATAGTTCGATTATTTTCTTTTATACTCGTTATATTTGTTAGATTATCCTGTTGTGTATCTGGTTGAACATCTGGTTGAACCGCTGGTTGCGCATCTAGATGTATTTGAGTTTGTGAATGCGATGCTTCATCGTCTGAGGATACCAATACTATAGAAGGAGGTAAACGTCTTCTAGGTCTTGTCTGCATAGTAGTGCTTTGTTGAGTTAGTTGGTTATCGTGATTCTCATGTAAAATAACATTGATATCATGCAAATTTCCAATATTTAAATTTACAACGTTCACATTAAAACTTATGTTTGTTGTTTGAATCATAGTATTTTCATAGTTGTTGTCGTTTCCTGATTCATTTAAACTATTTATATTCATCATTATAAAATTTGGAGACGTTAATGATGTCATTTTTTGATAATAGTTTATAATTTATAGTAGTTACTTATTATTCTTTAATATAATACTCTTCTATATATTATAAACATTTTTTTAATATATTATACAAATCATTTTATCCATGGCATAAAACTATGCACCACGAATGTATTGGTAGAATAAATAAAATATACTACATTATAGTATATAAATATAACATAGTATAATACATATTATTACATTTTATTACATAGTATATTACAGAGTTTACAATATATTTTAGTATCATATTATCATGCGGTTCAATTCTTTATAACTATAGTTTTTGACTTTATTTTGAATTTTGAATTTTGAATTTTGAATTTTGAATTTTGAATTTTGAATTTTGAATTTTGAATTTTGAATTTTGAATTTTGAATTTTGAATTATCTTGGCTATTTTTGTCGCCAGAAAATTGATTCAGCTTAGAAAGATAAATATGTATAGCATGAACACACAAGTAGTCAAAACAACAAACCAACAAGCCAACAACAATACGATGTCCGCTTCTACCGCTTCCACTTCTTACACCAACAAGTCTTCCGCTCCCAAGGAGATTCTATGTGGTGAAACTTTCAACCCTGCCAAGGATCTCAAATATTCCAAACCCAAAGCGAATAGCTCTGGTGGTAAGAGTGTCGGGATTCTGAATGCTTCAACCAATAGCGCGACGTATATTTCAACACCTCTCATGATGACATGGGGTGTCTCAACATTCGAAGACAAGAAGACCGGCGATAAATCATACAGCATGTCGCTCCAGTTTCCCGGCGAGGAATACAATACACCAGCAATTACCAAGTTCCGTGCAAACATTGTAAAGTTTGAAGAGAAAGTCAAAGCTGATGCGCTTGTAAATCAGAAGGACTGGTTCGGTAAGACCACATTGACGGAGCAGCATATCGACTTTCAATGGACTCCGATGTTGAAGTTCGCCAAGGGTGAGAATGGCGAGCCCGATCACAAGAAGAACCCAACTCTTAGTGTCAAGATTCCTATCTGGGATGGTTCGTGGAATGTCGAGCTGTTTGAGCCCTCTACACGCAAAATCTTCCCTGACCCCAACAATGAGCATGTTACTCCTGTTGACTTGATTGCCAAGGGTTCGCATGTTGCTGTCGTGTTGCAATGCGGTGGTATCTGGTTCGCTGGTGGCAAATTCGGCGTTACCTGGAAGCTGTTCCAAGCAGTTGTAAAGCCGAAGACAACTCTGCGCGGTAAGTGCCATATCAATCTGTCGCAGGATGACAAGAAGCTGGTCGAGACTCAGGAGATCGATACTATCAGCGATGACGACATTCCTCGTGCATCTAATGAAGTTCAGGATTCCGATGAAGAGCAAGAAGAAGAAGAAGAGGAGGTATCTACTCCAGCTCCTGTAAAAGTTGCACCATGTGCCGCTCCTGCTCCTGCTCCTGCTCCTGCGCCTACACCTGTTCAAGCTGCTGCTGAACCTGCTGCTGCTGCCGATGGAGACTCGAGTGCTGCGTCTGGACCAAAGAAGATCGTAAAGAAAGTTGTCAAGAAGTAAACGCGTAATAAAACCAACAAACAAACCAATCAACCAATCAACCAATCAACCATTACGACGCACTATGCGATGAGTAAGTATACTATTCCCAAGGCAATTTGACAATACAGGTAAGAAATTATGATAAAATAATATTGTTTAATATCGTATCATATAATACTAACACCATTTTGCAGGTAATATATCTTTTTTTTCGTGATGCACACCACACCACGCCGCACCACATCGCACCTAAGTACGTTACGTTACGTAACCTTATACTTTTCTAACGCATATTTTTTATATTTTTCCCCAAATACGTTACCTAGCATGTCGCAATATTGCGTTACAATAGTTCTATATTTAGATACTGATGTAAATGCAGATAATTTTGTAACGTTTTCTAATAAAGTTTTAAATCCTTGTAACAATAATTCTAAAGTATTTACGTCAATAGCGCTACGAAGTTTACCAAGTATTTCAATGACACTTTTAAAAAAAGTGACATAATCGTGATTTAAATCTTCGTAACTTTTATACTTTCTTAATTCCCCTTCTCCAAAGTCGATTATTTTTAAAGCATAAGGATTCGACATAGACATCGGTTCAATAAAGTAAATACTATCACAATTAAGAGTCTTGTGAAGTAAATTTGATTTTATCATTTTGTAGATTCCCACTATAATATTTGCAATCAATGTAAAAAGAGTTGCAAGTTTGGTATTATCAATAGTTTTTATATTATTTGTTAAATAATTTTCAAGAGTTGTGTCTCCACAATATTTGATATTAAATACAAAAAACTCATTAACATTATAGTCGGGTTTTGATAAGGTGCACTTATCAAAGTCATTGGGGAGATTATTGTCTGTTAATTCAAACGCGTTGCTAAGAAGGGAGTGAAATTTACCGGTTGGGTCAATAGTTTTCATTTTTTTAAGAATTTTATACTCATGGCGAAATTCGTTAAATATATTATTTCGTAACACGATTTTTGAAACTATATTACTGGAGTTTGTAAGGATGTCTGGGCGAAATACGCATCCGTAATTACCTTGTCCTATGAGTGTTCCACCCTTTAAAGAAAAACGCGTGCATTTATTTGGTTGGGTATATTTTCTAGTCTTATTTCGTTTATGTGATTTATTTCTTATTTTTGTTCTTATTTTTGTTCTTATTTTTGTTCTTATTTTTGTTCTTGTTCTTGTTCCCATAATCACGTGTATAATATAGATATATATACATGTGATTATTTTTATAGTATACGCATTTATCCTATACGGATAATAAAAACACCAAAAAATGTTTTCATATATATATTATTTAAACGATAACTCGGTAAGAGTATTACTTCGAACATTTCTAGGTTTGAAAATATGTTTGAAAGTAGGATTGGGTGCAGAAACATATTTACTACCTTTTATACCGCGTAGTTTATAAACACTATCTTTTACCCACACATTTTGAAATCCGTTTATAATATTTATAAACTTATTAGTTCTTAAAATTGTCTTAATTTTTTCATAGTTACATTTTTCTGGATAATCGGCTTCAAATATAATTAAATCTAATTCGGTATATAGTTGAGGATTTTCATCAAGAAATGTTTCTAAAAATCCTTCGCAATCTGCTACAAGAACATTAAATTTCAAATTATATTTTTGTTCTATCTCGCTTAAAGTATAAGATGATATATTTGTTTCATCTGTTTCTATAGATGTTGTTCCGTAATTTTTATCTAAATTTGTTAAACCTAGCTTTTTATTACTTATAAACCCTTTTACTATATTAAAATTACAATTATTCGTCTTTTTATTTCTTTCTAAAATATCCCAAACACGACTATCTGGTTCAACAACAACTTGATTAAATTTATTACTTATTTTTGAATTTATCACACATGAAACAGAACCATACCTTGCCCCCAATTCTAAAACAACGTCATTTTTTAAAATATATGTATTTGCTAAATATTGTTCATAAGCTTCGATGTTTTTTGTATCTATAATTACTCCATCTTCATTTAATATAATCATTTATATTTAAGATACATAATAAAAATCAATATATAATTTACTATACCGATTGGGGAATAAATATTTTCTTTAAGTATATCGACGTTTATATATTATATTGCTAAACCCGCTTAAAGAAACTATACATCCTCAACCCATCAGCCCAATAAAATACCAACTAACTATTTTTATCTATTATTATTTCCTTTTCAATGTGTTTTATTATTTTACGTTCGTAATTCTCATAGTTTTCAATCGGTTCGCATATCGAACGCACCATAGTCAGGTATTCGATTTGTTTACTTTCCGTGTCCATCCAGTCCGGGTTCTCGTTTGCCCACTGATGTAACGCCGTTCGCTCCTTATCGGCAATTTTTACGATAGTATTTTTGATCGTCGTGTGATTCTCGTCTTTGTGCCACTTGTCTTCATCTTTGATATACATAGTATCACGCTTAATATCCGTACAATGAATTGGACGCTTATATATATCCAATTCTTTGAGCCCTTTTATCATAACATCCGTTATACCACGTGAAATCCCGTTCTTTTTTGAAAAGAGTAAGTCATCTAGTGTGATTTTTAGTGAGTCAATAAAATCAGATATGTTAATAGCATCTTTGCATTTCTCATTAAGAAAAAGATTAAGGTTGAAATTATTCGTTGTATTATTTGTTGTGTTATTTGTTATGTTACCTACTTTCGGTATTATACTATTTATCTGCTCTTGTTGGCCTTTGATTATCTTCATCATCTCACTATTGTCTTTAATAAGTTTAAGAACGAGTTCATCTTTATTAATAATTTTTATATTTAATTCCATATTTTGGCAATCTTCAGATGATAAATCGTGTGGTTCTGGTATATAGTCACATATCTTAACATGCTTCCACAATCCCGAGCGAGTATTATATTTTTTTTTACATTTCTCACACTCATTAAGCTGTGCTACTTTTTGCTCCTTTTTTGTTTCCATTGTTTCCAACGACACCATAAGCTCATGTTTCCTAGTAGAAACGTGTTTATCAAAGTTACATTTCTTGCACGTAGAATAGTCACAAAGATTACATAAAAAAATTGGCAACTTTTTGAGCTTCTTTTTTGTTTCCATTGTTTCCTAAAGTATATGGACATTTTTTTTTAAGTCATTTTACAAAATAGTTCAAAAAGTTATCGTAACAAATTTTTCAACTTAAAAAAGCAAATGAGAGCATTATGGTCTGAGTGTGATTTTCAACATTTTTTTCAAATCTAAACCTGGAAAATGAAAAATGGACATTTATAAATGTCCTTTTTTGAAAAACGTAGAATAGATTTGATTTTTTAAACATATACATTCTTGAATCAAAATACCAACCAACGAATTACACGGACATATTAACTATTTTTATCTACTATTATTTCCTTTTCAATGTGTTTTATTATTTTACGCTCGTAGTTCTCGTAGTTTTCAATCGGTTCGCATATCGAACGCACCATAGTCAGGTATTCGATTTGTTTACTTTCCGTGTCCATCCAGTCCGGGTTCTCGTTTGCCCATTGATATAATGCCGTTCGCTCCTTATCTGCTATTTTTACGATAGTATTTTTCATCGTCGTGTGATTATCGTCTTTGTGCCACTTGTCCTCATCCTTGATATACATAGTATCGCGTTTAATATCCGTGCAATGAATTGGGCGTTTATATATATCCAATTCTTTGAGCCCCTTTATCATAACATCCGTTATACCACGTGAAATCCCGTTCTTTTTTGAAAAGAGTAAATCGTCTAGTGTGATTTTTAGTGAGTCAATAAAATCAGATATGTTAATAGCATCTTTGCACTTCTCGTTTAGAAAAACGTTTAAGTTGAAGTTATTCGTTGTATTATTTGTTGTATTATTTGTTGTATTATTTGTTATGTTAGATAACTTTGGTATTATAATATTTATCTGCTCTTGTTGTCCTTTGATTATCTTCATCATCTCACTATTGTCTTTAATAAGTTTAAGAACAAGTTTATCCTTTATATTTTTTATACGTTTATGCTCACATGCTTTTTTATTTTTTTCTTTATTATCTAATATTTCACTATCTATATGATCTTCGTTATCTTTATTATCTGCAATAATATTATCATATTTGCTGTCATTATTTTCACATTCTTCTTTGGAAGAGTTGTAAACGATACAGGTTCCTTTATGCCGAGAAAAACTTGACTTATGGTTATATTTGTTACCACAAATGCAGACAAAACTATTTGATTCGTGTTTTGGAGTTTTTTTGTTAGCATCGGTTAGCATTTTATGCTTGTTGGTCTCAAGGTGTCTTTTGTATTCATTCTGCTTACAGCATTTAAAGTCACAAATTTTGCATAAAAAAAGCGGAGTTTTTTTGGAGTTTTTTTGGTTAGCCATTTTGCATATATATATGCTAACAAAAAAACTCCTAAACCCTTTTTCTTACATATTTTAAAAATGTCCAAAAAGTTATCGTAACAAATTTTCAAACTCAAAAAAGCAAATGAGAGCATTATGGTCTGAGTGAGTTTTTTAACTTTTTTTCAAATCTAGAAATGAAAAATCGAAAATGGACATTTATAAATGTCCTTTTTTGAAAAACGTAGAATAGATTTGAAAAAACAATACATCATCACTTCTTCGGCGTCCGCCTGCGCCATTTCCGCGGGGTTACCTTTATGCAGCGGCGTCGCGTGATTCGCCTACCACGAATGACTGCATAATGCAGTGGTTTGCATATTCGCAAAAAGGTCGCAAAAGATGGTCCGAAAGTTGGGGGAGGTGTTGGAGTGAATAGTTGGATGATGGGTTTTTGGGGATGTTTTGGAAACTGGTGGATTGTATTATTTTGAATATATATAAAAACATATGTTCAAATATGTATAAGTATGTGTACCTATAGTTGTATTTGCAATAATGGATATTGCAGTTGATTTATATGGTAGAAATGAAAACTCCCGTAGAGGAAGAGTTTTGCCCACAAGTTTTATATATGATGACAATAGATACTATTCAAAATTATATGTATTTTTAAAAGTAATAGGAATAGTAACATATACGGCAACACTAACAAGGTGTAATAGTGCCGACTTTTATATTATTATGATAGTAGTCATGTTTTTATCTGCTATGAATAGCGTTCGTTATGAATATAAACATTTCAAACGACATGGAACTACCTTTCCATCGATTGATGAATATCGTGTATGGAAAAAAGAACTATGGCCGATGTCAAGACTTGTATTTTCGATGATAGAACTAGTAATAAAATTATGGTTCTTCATTAAAACATATCCGCCACTATTCGAGGTTAATAACTTATGCAATATGGGTGAAGCTATTTTTACAATACATGTTATGACAATTTCTATGATATATATTTTTGTAGGGTGTGTAGTTACTTTCTTTTTTTTATTAACATCCTGTAACTACTATTTGGAACGAATCGTAAATACACAACCCGTAAATACGCAGGTTAGAACTATTTCTTTACCTGCTTTACCTGCTTTAATTATGGTAAATGATAAGCAAAATGAAGAATGTTGTATTTGTTTAGATAATAGCAAAAATCAAACATGGTCGGCGTTACCATGTGGACATAAGTTTCACGGGTCGTGTATTTCAGCATGGTTACTTCAACAACAAAAATGTCCTGTATGTAGACATGTCATGACAAATATGTCATAACGTATAGTCAATGTGGTGGAGTAGAGAGAGAGAGAGAGAGAGAGGAATTGGGTGTGAGGAGGGGATCATATTTTGCGATGACATATAACACGAGAGAAACGAGAGAAACGTGAGAGTATAATTCATAATTCAGAATAAGAACTATGAATTATATATCAAATATTATATATCAAATAGTATAAGTATAAACTATAACAATTCTATATTTACAAAAATAGACGATTTTTCACTTGTGTCGTACATATTTTTCGCATTTATGATTGGTATCCCTTGCTCTTTTAATATATATGTTTGATTATCTTTTATATATAATAGGTTCGCAGGAATTGAAAAATGTTTACTACCGATTTGAAATGATACTTGTTTCTTTTCTAATAATTCTGTAATCTTCATACGTAAATCGATATAAATATCATTGTTAGTATCAATGTATATGTGCGATGGAGTCGTTGGCATACAACGAACTATTAAATCAATCGGTGTATTATCTTTCTCACCAATTTTGTAATACAATTCAGTATGCCAAAGTGGAATATAATACTTTTTTTCATCATGCTCTAATACGTATATATTATTTTCCCCCTGTAATTCGTCTAGCGATACAGAGATAATAACAAGATTATCTAACTCCATTTTTTTTCGAATGATTTTTTCAAATAACATCAGTTTTTCATTATCAATATGGAAAACAGCGTGGTATTTGTTTATGATTTCATAAATAGTATATGCTGTTTCTTTATCCATATCTTCGAACATTTTTAATGACAATTCATGACAATCTTCTACTATGATTTTTATAATCATATCTATCGTTACTTTTGCATTTTCTTGTGAAATATTTGTATACATCTTTTGCAACAAAGACTGCGTAAATATTCTAAAAATGGACATATAACTTTCCGCTCCTGTATTCGTAGAAGATTCCTCGTCCTTTGAATCCATGTGAGAAGGGTGAGAGTCGAGAGAAATCGATAAATCATATAAATATAAATATGCATTGTTAACCTCTTTAAACTTTTCACACGATTCATCGCTGTTATTATTTTTATCCGGATGATATTTCATTGCATGTAGTCGATAACTTTTTTTTAATTCATCGTGTGTATAATTTGATTTTAGTTTTAATACTTCAAGTGCATGTTTTATATCCATTAATGATTGTTATTAGATTATACATGTAATTTTCTAAATGGTAAATTGGTCTATAATTATTATTGTAATACTGCAAAAAAATAAATGTTTTTAATAAAATATTTGTAATAGTATCTTTATCTAATACTTCACGTTTAATTAAACAAGACAATATATACCATATACATTCGTTTATGTCCAAATCATATATCAAAATTTCATATAAAATATCACGAAACTTTAAAAAATTAATAGTATCTGGATTTTGTATCGATTCTATAATATTATTACATATACACTCATGTGGATTTGTTAACTCATTTGTATTCACAATTACATTTTTAATATTTGACAAAGATGTTAAAGTTTTATAATTATCATATACTGAAATGGGTTCAGCAGCTCCTATTGTTTTTGTATGTGTATGTGTGTGTGTGTGTGTATGCGTAATAGGTTTTTTTTGTTTTAGTGGAGTGTGCTTTGCATATACATTATTTGTGCCTTTTACATCGTTATTGTTATCGTCGTCACTATCTTGTTCTTGTATTATTTCATTTATTAAATTGGATACACACGCATTTGTAGTTGCAGTTGCAGTTGCAGTTGCATATAGGTGAGCATTTTTATTTGGATGTTTTGAGTTTACACATTTATTATAGTTTCCTAGCGATGGTCTTGGAATAGAAATTATTTGAGAGTTATTTAAAATATTATCAGGTATAAAGCTAATATGTTCCGTAATAATTAAAAAAAAGATTTTTATCTTATTAAATGATTGAGAGTGCATATAACTATAAAAAATATCCAATAATTCGCTATGTATTTTGTGAAAATATTTACACAAAATAATTCCTGTTGTATCTGCACGAGTCGAAACAACATCTGTAATCTGGTTATAAATATCATTCCATAGTACCTTGGAATTACAACCCAGCAAAGACATATCTACTTCAAAATGAATATCGCTTATTTTTATAATAAAATTCTCCTTATTCGAATTAATAGTAAGACGTTTTTCATATTTTAAATCACTATTACTATATTTTTTAATACATTGCAAAGCTTGTGTATACTTTCCGACACCCTTTGGGCCATATAAAATTATATTTTTTAGATTTTCTACTTTTTCTGGTAATGAGTTTTTAAATATTTTGTCTACTTTTGGATGAAGAGGTTCATTTTGTGTTGATGAAATATAATCATCATAATGCGTTTCAAGAAATTTCATTTTAGTATTAGATAATGTTATTAATTTAGTTACTATAGTTACTATAATTACAACCGATAGATTTAAATTATAATTTAATCTAATATTATAGATTTTACTATGAAATACTTAAATATATAATAAGTAGTAAAGTAGTGTAAGCAATATTACTATTAATATATTAATGAAGTTAGTAACGATTCATCCTGAAAGTATTACAAAAGAATATATATATTTCAATGAACCTATACAAAATAATATTATGAATGAAAGTCGTTATATTAGAATATTATATTCTACCCCTAACATAGTTTTTAACGGGATTCATGTTCTTATAAATTTGACGATTGATAATATAGAAAGACAATATAATAAAAATATTTTGTATTATAATATCGAAAAGAATGCAAAAGCTATCAATAGTCTTAAAAAAATAGAAAAAATAATTTTAAAAAAGTATAATTCATTGAAAACCCCATCTTATAATTTATCGGAACTTCTTGATGGCGGTGTTATACGATTATTTACTGATTTGATGGAAAAAAAGAAAGTCATGAATGTTATACTAAAAATATCCGGACTATGGGAAGATGATGAAACATACGGGGTTACATATAAATTTTTTTCGGTATAAAAACATATGGAATATATTCTTATTTGTCAAGGCAATAAAGCAAGCAATATGAGAACGGAAGAGAAGTTTAAAAACAAGTAGAAAATAGTCGAAGAATAACCTCCATAATACCAACACATAATCCATTTAATATAAAGAGTGTAATACTTAAATATAATGTTCCGATTGATGGATCAGCCATAGGATTCGCGACAGATGTCATACATGCCATATTTCCGCGCAAATAACTAAATATTAAAATAATCTGAAAAATAATCAAAATACTTGAATATCCGGAAAATTTAAAATACTCTGGATCTACTTTTCTTTCATTTATCATAGTGGAATACGCTAACGACTGGCGTATAATTACAAAGAATATGATTAAAAGTGCTATAATTTGGAAAAATGATGGATATAAATTAAAACATTTACGATCTGTTTTTAAATAATAAGAAATTACTGCTAATAAAAGTGTAAATAATGAAATAAATGAGACTATATAACCAACTGCGGTAGCAAGTCCCGGACCTTGCTCGTTGCCAATTTTAAGTGAACTAAATGCTATTTTTATAAACACACCTACAAATGCTAAAAGAAGTGCAATATTAAAAATATAAAATATAGTTTTAAATCTTATATCAATATTATCTAGTCCTGATAAAGAATTCATATTGGGTTATATTATTATTTTGTATTATAATTCGGTAAAAAGAATACTATAGACTATAGAATATATAGTTATTTTTTATTATTTTATTTTATTATTTTAATTTATTATTTTATTTTATTATTTTAATTTATTATTTTATTTTATTATTTTAATTTAGTATTATAAATTAAAATATATTATAAGTATTTTATAAGTAAGTATATAGTTTTAAGCAAAGCAAACCAAATTGAAATATATAATGAGTAACGGCATGTTGAATAAAAACGTATACACAGAACATCCATTAATTGAAAGACAACAAACATATGTTCTCGAAAGAAAGCTAGTTACAATACACTCTGAAGATAGAGATGTGTGTGCATGGCCCAATTCGTCTCTTTTTGAAATAACATTGCCACAACAACTAACGAATGTTCAGTCTATTCGTCTTATTGAATCCAATTTTCCATCTGTTAACAACGTGTTTTCAAACACAAATCAAAATACAAAAATGACATTTTATGTAAATGGGAATACGTATACGATAACCATTGACGAAGGTTTTTATTCACCAAATCAACTAGTAAATGAGTTGACAAATAAAATGAATCAAGCAGTTAGTTCAACATATACTGAGTTTGTTGTAATATATCACGAAGTGAATCAAAAAATATGGTTTGGAAATAAGAGTGAAACATTTACGCTTATCTTCAATGCTAGCCAAGACTATTCCACAGGAACAGGAACATATGAAAATTGCAAAGTATTGCCACCTAATGAATTGTCTGTGTGTATGAGCACAAAATGGGGACTGCCATATTATTTAGGATTTAATCGTGAAGAATATAATAACCCCACTCCGACAACTGATGATTTGAACTACGAGTATAAAAAAACTACCGACCCCGACTATACATGGCTTCAGGTAGTAGCACCCGGAACAGGCTACTATATCGTGGCGCCAAACGTAATTAGTATATTTGGGGAAACCGCGTTTTATATGGATTTGTTTAAATACAATGACATGGACGAATTAATGCCTTACCCGCGTAGAACGAATGCATCAATAGACAATAGCTATGGTGGAAGAGTAAATAACGCATTTGCAAAAATCCCAATTCTGGGTATTCCTGTTTCGCAATATTTTGATTCGCGAAATAGTATGTTGCAAAATATGTCGCAATTTTTTCCGCCTCTTGAACGACTTTCTAAAATAAAAATACGCCTGCGTTATCATGATGGGCGACTAGTCGACTTTAGCAACTGCGATTTTAATTTTACACTGGAGTTTGACTTATACCGCGATGAAATGGCGCGTGATTTGCGTTTGCGTGTTCCTGCGCAGTATAGGATGTAGGGCGACACGAAATGAAACGAAATGAAACGAAATGAAACGAAATGATATGAGTATATACTATGGTTCATATCATTTTTATTAGTTAGTTGATTCTGGTATTGATTCCGGTGTTGATTCTTTATTACTATTTCTATTTTTACGCGTTCTTTTACCAGTATTCGTTTCATTCTTATTTTTTGAAATAGTGGCACGCTTTCCTTTAGCACGCAATTTTCGTTTTTTACCACCTTCAAAATCTAGAGGATTCGGTGTAGTAAGATCGGCAGGAGCACCAGGCATCGGTAAAGGTGAATCTGCTTGAGCAGGTGGAGCAAGAGGAGCAAGAGGAGCAAGAGGAGCGACATCAGACATCTCTCTTGCAACAGGAGGAGCAACTTTATTTTTCTCCTCTTCTTCTTTTTGTTTTCTTATTTCTTCTTGTTTTCGTTTAGTTTTTTCTGGGTCTTCTTCTGAAGAATTCATTGCTTTGTCGGAGTTTTCAGGAGGGGACGGCGTTGGTGGTGGCGGTGGAGGTAAAGCTTTAAGTTTTTCTTTAAGCTCTTTTACACTATTTACTTTCGCGTTTAGTTCTTCTACTCCCTTCACAATCGATTCATATAAATCATTTATTTTAGTTGTGATTTCTTTTTGTTCCACACTTTCTTTCAACTCGTTAGCTTTCCCAAATAAATTTTTAAAAAATGCCATTTATACTTATAAAATAGGATAATATAGATATTCTATGAAATATAATTTACTATACGATATACTATATATATTAAAATATAAAAAAATATAAATAATATTATCATTTCAAATAAACATATACAAACAACTCTACTAAATTGTAATACTATGTGTAGTTTCAATCCACTGAATCAAAATATCCAATGAACAAGTTTTATAATCTTCTTTAAATCCCTTAATTTTTAAAAATGTAGGATTCTTCATTTCGGCAGTTTTATAAAATATATAGTCACCAAATCTTCCATTCCGTATACTGATATCTTTTGTTATAAAACGAACCATACCCTTAGTAAGAATAATTTCTTGAGTTGTATCAACAGATTTTTGCACATCTGTGCCCGTGCCCGTGCCCGTGCCCGCGCCCGCTCCCGTATCCATACGAACCAACGATGTCTCAATTATTTTAACTATTTCATCATATCGTATTGTTTCCGGATTTTTACTTTTTGGAAATACACCCGACAACGACTTTTTATGTTCACCCCATACAAAATATAAACCATATTTTCCCTTTTTAATGACTATATTCTCTCCATCATATACACCTAAATGTATTCCACCAGTTTCAATCGTTCCTTTTTCATTCACGATTTGTTCAAGAGTGTATTCTCCTCTTTTTAATCGTGCAACATCCACATCTTTTTTCACACTTTTATAGGAAGTAACTTTTTTCCCATTTTCATCCTGGGCTATACATTTAATTGCTGGTCCTCTACTTGTAATCACGTATGTGTGCACGTCATCAATCACTACGCTATCTTTTTGAATATTTTTATCCTTTAGTTCGCGTATCAGTTCTGTAACTTGGCTCATACAATAGGTGCAAATATCTTTATACGTCAGTTCACCTTTCGCAACTTTGTCTAAATCGTCTTCCATACGTTTCGTAAAATCATACTCAAATAAAGTATCAAAGTGTGTAACAAGAAAATCAATCACTATTCTTCCAAGAGGTTGCAATACCAGTTTATTCTTTTCACCTCCGAATTCACGTTCTGTTTGTAATTCTTGCAACTCATCTGGCAACAAATCAAAATCTACACATTTCATCTTTTTTCCCTTGACATCTTCTTTCATAACATAACCACGTTTCTGTATCTTTTCAATAAGTGACGAAAACGTTGACGGACGTCCAATACCCCGCTCTTCGAGTAGTTTAATAAGTCCTGCTTCCGTATAGTGCGACTTCAATTCAATCATAGTCGACGTCGCTTTTATTTTATTATACTGCAGAATACTATTCTTTTTAATATTTTGCAAATATTGGTAATGCGGATTCTCCTTTTCATACCCCTCCACTATTTTCCATCCAGGGAACTCTACAAGTTCGGTTGTAAATCGGTATTCATTTTCTTTTGTATCGGTTGTTGGTGCGGTTGTTGGTGCGGTTGTTGGTGCGGTTATTATCGCGGTCAAAGAAGAACATGTCGCATTTGACATGCAACTTTCCATCGCATTTGTCCATATCAGTTTATACAACTTCTGTTCGCGCGCAGTAAACGAATCGGGAATAGCAGAGACTTCAATTTTTGTAGGACGAATTGCTTCGTGTGCTTCTTGCGCCTTTACGGGTGGGGGTGGGGGTGCTCCAGATTCCTGTGCTTTTTTGGATACTTTTGCTTTTGACGTAGATGTAGATGGATTTGGACTTGAACCAATAACCAACCGATTAATATCCGGATGCACGTACTTCTCATCCCATGTCGAACTAATATGCTTCTTCATTTTATCCACAAACTCCGCGCTATATGTCTTCGAATCCGTTCTCATATAGGTTATATATGAGCCCTCGTATAGTTTCTGGCAAATCGACATCGTTTCTGACGGCGAATAATGCATTTCACTACTGGCTTTCTGTTGTAAAAGACTAGTTGTGAAAGGGATCGGCGGTGTTTTCGTAACTTTTTTGGGCGAAAGTAAGTTAAACTGGTGGTCATGATTTGCACTTTCTTCAAGAAATGTTTCTGTTACCTGTTTCGAATCAAATTGTCGCGTAAGTGTAAACTGCAAATTCAGTTTCGTAAAATAACCAACTATATTGTATACCATTTTGCCAGGGGATGCTTCGATCTCACGCTGGTTATCATATACAAGCCGAAGCGCCGGCGACTGACACCTACCTGCAGATAAACTATTTTGAACACTGGATGCAATATGTTTCCATAGCATGGGCGAAATATTATAGCCCACAAGTAAATCAAGGGCTTGACGTGCAAGTTGCGCCTGAACTAAATCCATATTTATTATACCCGGATTTTGTATTGCTTTTTCAATTGCTGGCTTTGTTATTTCGTGAAACACGATGCGTGGTGTCGTATCAACGGGGAGTTTAAACATGTCGCAAACATGCCACCCAATCGCCTCGCCTTCGCGGTCATCGTCCGTCGCAATAATTACACCACCTGTGCATGTTGCTATTTCTGCGCGAATACGCTGAATCTGTTTTGTTTTTTCATCCATTGGAGTAAAACGCAAGGTAAAGTCTTTTTTGGTGTCGATGGAAGTGAGTCCATCAAGGCTGCGAAAGTGGCCAAATGTGGCGATGCATTTATAACCAGGGCCAAGATATGATTCTATTTTGGCACACTTGGCAGGAGACTCGACAAGAACAAGTATTGCGCCCGGAAAACCTGATTTTGATTTTTTTAGAACGCTCATGTTTAGAATGATAACTATGAGATTGTATAAACTACTATACGTAAGTGTGTATTATTTATGTCGTTTGTATAGTATAAATAATACTGCGAATATCATTTCAATTTATTTTATTGCTTATTTGCGGTGTTGTTGGTATCGGGAGTTGCAACATGAGCCTGTGTCTGTGTCTGTGTCTGTGTCTTTTTAAACTCGGCCCATGAAATCTTTTTAGGCGGCAAAATGGGTGCGGATTTTGCATGCTTGTCTTTGTCCTTGTTTTTATCGGAATGGTCACGTGCACTATTAATATGGTCAGCTTTCTTAAGCGCACTATCGATATAAATACTTTTTAGAAGTTTACCAACTTCGAATGAACCAGTGTGCTGGTCAAGCTTTCCATCTTCGATAAGTTTAAGAATATGCAACAACTGAAAAAGAATATTCAAATCAATTTCATCCTTTTTCACTTTATTGAAGATATCTGTATAGTTATTAAAAAGAAACGAACACCTTGATACACATATCGTATCAAATTGCGCAGGATTGCTTTTAGCAAGACGTTGATAGTCGCGCTTCAACTTAAGAAGCGTCATAATATCATCTTTTAGAGGCTGGCTATGCTTTAGTTCGCGAATATTGTTTGTATTATCAGCAACATCATTAGTGCGAATAAGTTTATCTAGTTGCAAACGTTCTTGGGGGTTCATTTGTATATTATATTTACTATATATTATTTATATTATATTTGTCGAATATTATATTTGTCGAATATTATATTTGCACAAGTAAAATAAAAAATAAAAATCTATTATTAAATATATACAATATATACACAAAAATGGCAAAACGAACCATTCGAATAAGATCGCGTAAAAGTAGAACGATTCGTAAAGTAATGAGAGGGTGCAATGGTCGTGGTCGTGGTCGTGGTCGCGGTCGAGGAAAAAGAGGAGGAACAGAAGCTGTTCAGTATGCGAATGCATCGCCTGCGGCAAATGCAAATCTTGCTGCAATGCAAACAGGAACAGCACAAGCAAACCAAGATGCAGGAAATTCCGCTCCACCACCGAATGAGCAAATAAAATCAAATATGGCTGGTGGTCAGGCTACCACTACAACTGAACCTTTCGGTGTTGGTGGCAATGTTTCTAGCACGTATGGTCAAGTTGGAGGAAGTCATCATCGCAGACGCTCAAAAACAAGACATCACAAACGAAAGCTAAGGTATAAAAAAAGTGTAGCACGTAAAAGCAGACGTTCATAAGCACGCGAAATCATAGTTTGTTGTAAAATGAAACATCGAATTCGTTTTTGTATTCGTCTTTGCTATAAATAATAAAATAAATAAAATATACTATAATAATATATTACCTATATTACCTATATAAAGTAAATTATATAATAACCTCAAATAACAACAAAATACAACAAAATACAGAATAAATATAGAACAAAATAATATTATTATAGTGTAATATGAAGTTATCCGATTTATTACTATCAATATTTATTGTAGCGGTATTTATTGGGTTATATGTTGCAAATGTTTTAGCAATTGGTAAGAAAAATGTTCAAGACAACTGGGCATTATATCGATGCAGTCCTATGGTAATGCCAATCGCAAATATGTTTGGACATGATACTATGAAAAATTTCGCATATTGTATACAAAATATGCAATCCGACTTTATGGGACCAATGCTTACACCATCGAACTACTCGAATGCACTTGCGGCTGCAAATATTGGTGCACTGAATAAGAGCAATAACAACTCTATGGGTATGATTGGTAGTATGAGAGGTATGGCAGGTAATAATATTATGGGAATGTTTAATGTATTCGGTAACATATCTCTTCTTATGGGTGTTCTGGTAAATAAGATAAAGGATATGATGAATAAACTTGGAGGTGTATTCTTTGCCACATTTTCAATTATGCAAGGTGCATCATATACTACCCAGTCTACCTGGAATGCAGTTCCTGGAAGATTGATGAATATGTTCGTGAATTCAGAAAAAAAATAAATAAAATAAATTAAGTAAGTATTGTTAACATACAATAATTATATAGTATATTTAACACAAATTTATTGATTTATTATATACATTAATATCAGTATCCTGTATATAATATTTTACTCAAAACTATAAATATATAAATATATCAACTAGTTAATAATTGAATTAAACCATTATTGAAATTTATAACAGATTAAATGACAACATCACCATCACCACCACCACCACAGGTGCAACCCATTTCAACTACGTTAAGTTTTATGAGCAATCCTTTGACGAATTCAATAGAGAAGTTATATCAAAAAACATCATATTTAGATAGGTATGGTGGTTCGGCTGTTATCGCAGTCTTTACTATTATAGGCGTATTTATGTTTTTCACTTATTCTTATTTAAAAAATAATTCTGATATAATCAAAAATAATTGGCAAAAAAATAGATGCAATCCCCTTTATATCCCATTCGCAGGAATCATAATTGACCCTAAAAATATGACAAAAAACGAATATGCTACAAATAATTTTTTTCATTGTTTTGGAATTTTATTGAAAGATGTTGTTGAAGCAGCTTTAGCGCCAATACAAGCAGCTACTATATTAATAACAGCAACTGCATCAGTTATGATGCAAACTATGAATAGTTTAATGCGTGCTATTTTATATTTAAGAAATGCATTATCAAGCGGTTTTGGATTATTAGGAAATCGTTCTCTGAATGCTTTAACTCTTATTACAAAGTTGTCAATTATGGTTAAAAATTCAATGAGCCAAGGACAAGGTGTGTTTATTACTATATTGTATATGTTCATAACTGCATATGGCATGTTAACTTCTTTCTTTCTTGTTGTCATTATTGCTGTTCTTGTTTTTTTAGCCGTAATATTAGCCGCAGCGTATCTAGCATGGCTTTTGGTGATGTCAACTATTGCGACAGCTTTTGTTTTCCCGTGGGTCGGTGCTTTAGTTCCCTTATTTGTTAGTATTGCAGTTGGAATGACACTGACATATATTGTTGTTTTAATTATGATTATTATAGTTATTGTCTTTACTTTAACAGTAATGAAAAAAACGGCTATACAAATATAGTACTAAGTCGAAGTAATAAGTCGAAGTAATAAGATATAAATACGTAAAAGTTACTTATATTATTTAGGAATTGTTTTATCAACTATTTTATCAACTATTTTATCAACTATTAAAGATGAAAATATTATGTATTTACTAATATTTTTATCTAAGTTTTATGTATAAGAAATAAATAAAAAAATAAAATGAAAATGAAGAGTTGTTCATTAACTATAGTATGCGTTATATTTTTAGTTGTTATATTAAGTATGATGTTTTCTGGTTCGAGAAATAATATGTACGGATTGATTGAAGGAATGGAACCGAAGGTGGGGGATGATAAAAGTGGTGAGAATGATGAGAAAAAGGATGAGAAAAAGGATGAGAAAAAAAATCCTGTTAAAAGAGCCCTTGAATCCGGGCCACTGAAGGCGGTTACTCCTTTTACTTTGATGAAAAAATCCAATGAAAAACCTCAAGGCAGCAATGATGATAAGAAAGAAGAAGGTTTTCAAGTTAGGAAACCAGTAGATTATGCTGAACTTGTTGAATCAAGGAGCGAGACCTGGAATCTTAGCAAGTGGGTTAAAGATGCACTAAAATATTCCAAGGGAATGGGGAATGAAAATAGACTTGATAGTTATAAGTATCACACAGGTCCTAAAATACCTCTTCCTGAAGGCCAGTTATTTTTCTTTAACAATACAAAATTTGATTCCGATTGCTGCCCTTCAACATATACCAATAGTAAAGGATGCGCTTGCTTATCTCAACCACAATTTAATCATCTTATGATGCGGGGTGGTAATAATACTCCACCAAAAAATACTAATACTGCATACTTTAACGAGTTTTGAATTTGAATTTGAATTTGAGTTTTGGATTTGTAAAAAATAAATGATAAAAAATATAGTTTATCATTTATTGTCCATTTTATTTTCAGTTACAAATGTTACAAATACATATTAATCGCACTCTTGCTCATTCCGCTATCGTCTTTCTTGATGAGATTGTTTACGATGTCATTTGTAACATGGAATGGAAATTCGACCACTAGTGTATTCTCCTTTTCGAATAGTGTTGTTCCGGGTTTGACAAGACGATACAAGTTTAGTTTCTTATAGATAATCTCAATGCATCGCTTCAGATTTCTTACACCAGATTCCTTGTCCGTATAATTCTCAATAATGTAGTTCAATGTTGTATCCGGGATAACGATATCGCCTTCTTTGAAGTTCACCTCATAGCGAATCTTCGGAATCAAATACTGGTTCGCAATAACAATTTTCTCCTTAATCAAGTAACTCGACGTTTTGATCTTATACATTCTGTCCATCAAAATCGGGTTCACTTTCAGCGGATCATTGTAGCTAAATATGAACAAACACTTGCTCAAATCAAAGTCAATCTCGGCGAAATACTTGTCGTGAAATTGCGAATTCTGCGATGTATCCGTCAAGTGCGTCAGGATTCCAATAATCTCTTCCCCCTTTGGCGTCTCGCTAATTTTGTCCAGCTCATCAAAGTAAATCACCGGATTCATCGACTTGGAACGTATCAGAATATCCACGATTTTACCCCATGTGCTGCCCTCATATGTATACGAATGCCCCTCCAAATAACTACTATCCGTCGCACCACCGAGGGGAATGAATGCAAACTCGCGGTTCAAAATCTTGCTAATTCCTTCTTTCACAAGACTCGTATTGTGCGTTATCGTAAAATCGCCGAGCAAATACTTGTGATTTTTGTCCAACTCAAATCCATAATATTTTCCCCACCCGCGTGGCTCTATCGTAATACCCATAACCATGCTATCCTTATTAATCACGCGCTCATTTTTGGCCATTTTTCGCGGGCATTTTACGGGAATGGAAGACAAGTTATCGCCCGACAAATGCATTCTATAATATGTTCCCGTCTTTTTTTCGCCTTTATACATACAAGATTTTTCACACTGGCTCATATTCGCCGAGAATCCGAGAGACCTAGCCACAAATAATATATCATCCGCTAAAACTTTATTCTTTTGAATGATGTCATATCCTTTTGAGTTATCGCAATAAGAACCATCGGTATCAATAATTCCAGCAAGAAGTTCCAGGCGTGTTTGCCTATCATTTATTTTATAAACGTCCGGAATGTGTTTATTGTTGATGAGTTTACAATCCTTTAATACTTGTAAGAACATATTCTTGTTATTTCTGGTATCATGTTCGTGCATGTCATATGAAATACCATAGGTATACTTCTCCCTGTGAACCAAATTCAAATTATATTTTTTAAGTTCTGTTTTCAAATAGTGTAGAATAGTAGCATCCTGATTAGTAATTTCTGATTTGGACGAAGTTCCATCCCCCAACCAAGCACCAATAATATAGGGGTCGAATGGCACGTTTTTTCTCGAAAACTCGACACCTCTCTTATATCCCTTCAAATTTACACGAATATACTTGGGTAATGTTAGCAATGTCTTTACAGGAATTTCAACATAGTCATGCTCGAGTTTCATATCATGTAAGTATCTTTCCGCTTCTGTTTGATCGCTGAATCGTTTGCTGTGTTGTTTGTAGTCATTTTTATCAAAGTAACACACTTTGTATCTAGTTTCTCCTGATTTCGTCTTTACGTTTTTTATAAAATTCATTCCCGATTGTTTCAAACACATAATGTGCTCTGAATTTACACCATACTTTTCTCCATTTGAATGGACAATATCGTATAGGTCATCTTCACCTCTGCCCAGTGATAAAACATTTCTGCACTTTGAATCATCTCCCATGACTTTATCGCCTACAACTATGTCTTGCACCATTTTAACTGAACCATCATACATAAGGATAGGAGTGTCAAATGTATGACACTTGCCCGTCCCCATTGGACCATTGATTGCAATCGCAGTGCCCATTGCTGACGGGTTCGAAATCCATTGCCCAAGCATTTGCATGATTTGCATTTTTGCGTCGTTCAGACCATATACTGCGCCATCCAGTTTCGACTTTGCATCTTCCATGAATTCATGACACTTCTCAATTCCATCCGAAATCGTAAGCGGCAAATTCGAAATTTTGCCAAACGGAATCTGCATAAAGGTGTCGACCCAGTTCTTGATTTTATAATATTCACCAGCTCCGGGCTCCATGCGGCGCAGGTTTGTGATCTTTTTCAATGCAATCGCCTTAAATTCTTGCGGAATATTTGACTGCAAAAGTGCCAGGCGGTATGGTTTGTCTGTAATCGTCAACTTGTTCAGACACTGCAACTCGCTCAAAACGGCGGTTTGCTCATCCATTGACAAATGTTGCTTGAAATACTTGAGGTCGTTGGTTGAATTCTTCTGGCGAAGCAGTTTCTTGAAATTCTTCACGTGTTTTTTCTTATGACTCCGCAACTTTTGCTCTTCGCGCTCCTTGAATTCCTTCTCTTTGCGAATCATACTTTGCAGTGTTTCGCGCGCAATGCTGTCGTGCTTGTTGACTTTCAAAATATCCTCCATCTGTTGCTTGATTCGCAATATCGTCTCGAGAGATTCGGTTCCACCACCACCACCACCGCCACCGCCACTGCCACCGCTTTCATCTTTCTTCTTATTTTTTTCTGTGTGGTTACCTTTGTTTTTGCCATGGATGTGATGCTTGTGTCCATGCCCATGTCCATGCTTGTGCTTCGGATCATACACTTCAGTTTCTTCACTTGTTTCACTCGGTTCATAATCCAAATCTGACTCGCGGTCGTTGTCAGATTCACTTTCATCGTCGCTGTCCTCATCCTCATCCTCATCCTCATCGTCGTATTGAGAGTCATAGTCTTCTTCCTCATCATCATAGTCATTTTCAGAATCCGAATCCGAATCCGAACGCCGTCTCTTGTCATCCACCAAGTTAATTACGATATTGAACTTTCCATTTTTCAATTGGTCTTTTGCAAATTCATTGAATCCTGACGATTCATCACCACTTTCATCTGAACATGTTGTGCTTGTGGATGTCGATGACTCGGATCCGGACTCAGTTCGCCATGTTTGGTTATCTGAACCATCTTCTTCTTCATCACTCGTCGATGGAAGAGGAGGTTCGGGGTTATTTGATCCACGTTTTTTAGACTTACTTCTGGTATTGTATTTAGTTTTGTCGCTCTTGGTTTCTTTGGTATCTTTGGACTCTTTTGTCTCCTTATCGCCTTTGTCGCTTTTGTCGCCTTTCTTATCAGTAGTCTTACTTTTTGTATTTTTTGCATCCGAATTAGTGCTGTTACCTTTTTTATTTTCAGGATTTTTTGATGGCTTTGAATCGTGACTCTCGTCATGTTTGTCTCGTGTTTCAATATTCAAATCTTTGCATATCGATTCCACTGCACGTTCCTTACTAGTTTGAATATTATCAACTCTTTTAGATATATATTTTGACGGAAACATACCAGCAAGCATTTTTCTATATTCTTGCATATCAAATTCTTCTTGTTCTTCGTTATTTTGTCCACCAGTAGAATTGGCATGTTTTCCACGATTTGATTTATTCTTGATATTGCTCTTGCGTCCTTTCTTCTCATCGCACACACTCGAATCCGAATCGCTTTTGTGATTGCCATTGTCGTCGGCGCTATTTTCTCCATCTGAGTCATTTGATTTTTTATATTTTCGTTTATCATTTTCCTTTTTAGACGTCTTTGATTTTTCAAAGATGTTCATATTCACATTTTGAGAACTTGAAGATGAAGGCATCGTTGTCGTTATGGTTGTTTGATGTAAACTTGAATAAAACTGACACGACTAGTGGTGTGTCGTAGTGTGGCGTAGTGTGTTGATTTTAATATAGTATATAATTATGTTTTTATATCCTTCAATTTAAAAGTATAAAAATAGGGGGAATAAAATATAATAATAAACTATTCAATATTGAGATAAAATCGTAATAACATGGTGATAGAAATCTTGAATATTATGCTATAAAATACAAAAAGTAGTTCAAAACGTTCAAATATTTCTATTTAGTAAGTCGTTAATTGGCAATTTGCTAATTCGTTTAATATTGAATTATCTATTTATTTATTATATTTTCTAATTAAGAAAATTGATAAACAATCTAAATATTATTCTATTAATATAAGAAGGAAAGAATGTTCTCGCAAAAGGGTCAATCAAAAGTAGCAGTTCAAAATGTTTCACCAATCATTGGAATCCAATTTAGTATCATGTCACCCGATGAGATAAGAAAATCGTCGGTTGCTCACATTACCGACAGAAATACATATGACAATAACCGGCCGGTGGTTGGCGGACCATTCGATGCACGCATGGGTGTTCTCGAACCCGGACTTATTTGTCCCACGGATGGTTTAGACTATATGCAGACACCAGGATACTTTGGCCACATCGAGTTGGCGCGTCCTGTATTTTATATTCAGTATTTGACTACGATTCGAAAAATATTAAGTTGTGTTTGCATCAAGTGTAGCAAACTTCTTATTGATAAGGAGTCCAATCGTCGATTCATGGACATGAAATCCGACCAACGATGGAATAGTGTCTTTCAATATTGCGGCAAGGTTAAGCGATGTGGTGATGACACACACGATGGATGCGGTTGTTTGCAGCCAAAACGAATCAAGAAACAAGACATTGCAACTATTATCGCGGAATGGGAAAGCAATGAGACGGAAGATACAGGTGGTGCTGAAGCCGGGGGCGTGAGTGGCGTTGCAGGAGCAAAGAAAAGTATAACGATGCATTTGACGCCCGAAGTCGTTCTAAAAATATTTCGGCGTATTTCGGACGAGGATGTGTCATTTATGGGATTCAGTCCGCAGTTCTCGCGTCCAGATTGGATGGTTTGCCAGGTGTTGGCAGTTCCACCACCAGCAGTTCGCCCCTCAATTAAAATGGATGGGCAGCAAAGAAGTGAAGACGATATCAGCCACATTCTGGTGAATATTATCAAACATAATAAAACGCTTCAAGAAAAAATAAATGAAAAAGCCGCGCAAAAAGTTATCGACGGATGGCACGACGTTTTGCAGTATTATGTTGCGACACAAATCAATAATAATATTCCTGGTGTCGGCCAAGTCGCACAACGTTCTGGGCGCCCGTTGAAGTCGATCATGGACAGATTGAATGGAAAGGGTGGACGCGTCAGAGGCAACTTAATGGGAAAACGTGTTGACTTTTCGGCACGTTCCGTTATTACACCCGACCCCAATTTATCGATTCGCGAACTAGGTATTCCTTTGAAGATTGCGAAAAATATTACAAAACCGGTTTCGGTAAATGATATGAACAAGAACTTCCTGCTGAAACTGGTGCGGAATGGTCCGGATGAATACCCTGGTGCTAAAATATTGGAAAAACGGAATGGTGAGAATATTTCACTGCGATATGCCGATCGCGAAAATATCCGGATTGAGAATGGCGACATCGTTCATCGTCACATCATGGATGGCGATGGTGTGTTGTTTAATCGCCAGCCTACACTACATAGAATGAGTATGATGTGTCATATTGCGAAAGTCATGTATCAGGGTGACACATTTCGAATGAATGTCGGTGATACCAAACCTTATAATGCAGATTTCGATAAAATCTCTGTCGAAAACAGGAGGCGTTAAAAGCGTGCTACCTCCTAGTCGGATGGGTCAACTAATATATGACCTATACGGCAAAACACCTTGATGCGGGGAACCCCTTAGAGTCTTTGACTACCACCCCATAGTGGAAACACAATGGGGGAACTCGGTTAATAGCCGAACCCAATGGTAATAATGTCAAAGAATTGGGCAATCCGCAGTGTTACTCTCTAAAGTCGTTTGGTAGACTATGGGAGGCATTCAGAGACTGAACGGGTGTTGGTGAGTTATGACGGATTAGCCATCCTGAACTTGCTTAAGATACAGTCCGCCCCCCTTGGAAACATGGGGGATTCATCGGGAGATGAAATGAATTTACACATGCCACAAGATGAGGAATCTGAGGCAGAATTGAAGAATTTGGCAGCAGTTCCATTTCAGATTATTAGTCCTGCAAACAACCAGTCGATTATTGGTATCTTTCAGGATTCGCTACTCGGGTCGTATCAGTTTACGCGCGTCGGAGTGAAATTTGACAACCGCGCGGCAATGAATTTGCTCATGGCATTACAAACCATCAACGAAAGCCTGTTTACCAATACCGCGGATGGTGTGATTTCCAATTATGAAATTCTTTCGCAAATCATGCCGCCGATTACACTGAAATACAAAACGAAGCAGTTCAAAGATGGAGATGATTACAATACGTCAAACTATGTGCTGGAAATAAGGGATGGAAAATATACGCGTGGACAATTGGACAAGGCAGTGCTGGGTTCCGGGACAAATGGATTGATTCACCGGACGTGCAACGATTTCAACAATATGACATCCGCGAAATTTATCGACGATTTGCAGAATATTATTACGGAGTATATGAAAGTCGCTGCATATAGCGTTGGAATCAGTGACTTGATTGCGAATGCCGAGACAAACAACAAAATTGCACAAGTTATTACATCGAAGAAGATAGAGGTGAAGAGCTTGATTGACCAGCTGCATATTGGTGTATTTGATAACAAGACTGGCAAGACAAATGACATTGAATTTGAGAATCAGGTGTCGAATATTTTGAACAAGGCAATTAATGATGCTGGTAAAATTGGTCTTGAATCTTTGAGCAAGGATAATCGATTTGTTACTATGGTAACTGCTGGTTCTAAGGGCACAGACATCAATATTTCGCAAATGACGTCGTGCTTGGGACAACAGGCAATTGATGGCAAACGTATTCCATATGGGTTTGACAGCAGGACGTTGCCGCATTTTACCAAATACGATGACTCGCCGGATGCGCGTGGGTTTGTAGAGAGCTCGTTTATTAGTGGTCTGCGCCCTGAGGAGTTGTTCTTTCATGCTATGGCTGGTCGTATTGGTCTCATTGATACGGCTGTTAAGTCAGTAACCTGGGAGACGCCTATCGTTGTAATTGAAAATGATACTCCAAAATATGTGAAAATTGGTGAATGGATTGATACTAAAATGGAAAATCGCGAAAGAATTCAGTATAAGGAAGAAAAAAATATGGAATATCTTGAATTATCTAATCCTGCAAAGATAATAACGATGGACTATGATGGAAATATCTCATGGGAAACTATTAGCGCAGTAACACGACATGACCCTGGAGATGTATTATACAAGATTAAAACACATGGCGGAAGAAGTGTTATTGTAACAGAAAATAAGTCGCTTCTTATATGGAATAAGGAACTTGGTCGGTTTAGAGAAGAATATACGGGCGATGTTAAAATAGGTGACTATGTTCCCGTGGCGAAACATATATGTAATTATTATGATAACGAGACTGAAGATTCTAAATTAAAATATACCTATGAGTTTGGTATTTCTCAAGGAGTCCATATTTCGGAAAATATAAATAGTTCTAATATCTGTGAATACGCGTATATTTCAAATACAAGATATGTAAAAGGTATACTATGTGGATACTTCTCTAATACTGGTTTTATAAATATAGACAAAGCAAGAATAGAAACCGAATCAAATAATATTCGCCTTATCGAAGATTTTGCATTTCTATGTTCTCGTCTTGGGATTTATGCACATATAGAATACAGAAAATATGATTTACAGACTTTCGCAACACTAGTTATTGGTGGACAGAATATTAAAAAATTTTCAGATGAAATTACTTTACTTAATTTGGAAAAAGATATGTTATTAAAGTCTATGAAATATAATGACGATACATATTCTATAGTTAATGACGCAATTCTTGATAAAATTATTTCAATTGAAAAGGTAGACCCGGCTCTTTATCCCAAAATGTATGACTTGACTATTCCTGGAACATTCAACTTTGGATTGGCAAATGGTTTGCAAGTGCGCGACACGTCCACCACAGGATATATCCAGCGCCGTTTAATCAAAGGTTTGGAGGATTTGAAAATCGGATATGACATGTCTGTCAGAAACAACAAAGAAAGAATTGTTCAATTCTCATATGGCGATGACGGATTTGACACGATAAAAGTTGAAAACCAGGTGATTCCTATAGTTGCCATGTCGCTTGAGGAAATATATGCACACTACTACGTTTCGACGAAAGAAGACAAAGATGGGGTGCTAATGTCGGTGTTTACAAAAACAGCTGTTACACGTATGAAAAAACATGTGAGGGATTTGGAAATGAAGACAAAATATTATACAGATATGATGATTAAATACCGCGACGATATTGTCAAAAACGTATTCAAAATGCGGGATAACAAGGGTGTTCATATGCCTGTTTGTTTTACACACATTATCAACAATGTGCAAGGAATGCAGAATATCACGAAGAATTCTATGGTAGATATTACACCAATTGACGTGTATGATATGATCGAAGACAAGTATAAAGAACTGGAAAGCCTGCATTATGCGCCACCAACGGAGTTATTTAAAGCAATGTATTACTATTATTTGTCGCCGAAAGAGTTGCTCGTTGTGAAACGTTTCAACAAGAAAGCACTCACTATATTGCTTGACACTATAGTGCTAATGTATAAACGTGCAATCGTTGCACCTGGTGAGATGGTTGGCATGATTGCCGCCCAAAGTATTGGAGAACCGACTACCCAGTTGACGCTCAATACATTTCATAGTGCTGGTGTTGCGTCGAAGTCGAATGTTACACGTGGTGTGCCGCGTATTGAGGAAATTCTGTCATTGTCTGAAAATACGAAGAATCCGTCGCTGACGATTTACATGAAGAAAGACGAGGAAACCGATAAAGATATGGTACGTGATAAAATCCCGAGTGTTGAAATTACTATTTTGGGTGAAGTAGTTGAAATGGTTGAGATTTGCTTTGACCCGGACGACATGAACACACTGATTGAACAAGACAAAGAAGTAATGACGCAGTATTTTGAGTTTGAGAAGATGGTGGATGAATGCATGACGACTATGGCACCTGTATCAGGTGGAGTTCAGGGTGAGGAAGGTGAAGAACTTATTGAAGAACTTATATCAAGCACTGCTGCGATGTCATTGAACAAGGCTAGTAGCGGTGTTGGTGTTGGTGCTGGTGCTGCTGCCACCCCCACCACCACAGAGGCACAACAACAACAACAAGCACCAAATGAAAAATCAAAATGGATTATTCGCATGACGATGAATAAGGAAGAAATGCTTGACAGAAAAATTAGTATGGATGATGTGCACTTTGCACTTAAAAATGCATATGGCGGCGAAGTAACATGTATGTATGCGGATTACAATGCGGACAATTTGATTTTCCGGATTCGTCTCAATAACATTATTACAAATTCAAAGAAGAAAAACAACAACCCGCTTTCACTGGACCAATCCGATCAGATTTATATACTGAAAAACTTCCAAGATAATATGTTGAATAATATCGTATTGCGTGGTGTCAAAGGGTTGTCAAATGTGCTCCTGCGAAAGATTACGGATTCGGTTATAAAAGTGGATGGTGCGTATATGAAGAAGGAGACGTGGGTTCTTGATACGACTGGAACGAATCTGCTTGCTGCATTGGCGCTGGACTATATCGACGTAACAAGAACGATTAGTAATGATATTCAGGAGATTTATAATGTGCTAGGCGTTGAGGCAGCTCGTGTAGCTATACTTACAGAGCTTTCCGAAGTTATGGAGTTTGACAACACATATATTAACTACCACCACTTGATTATGTTGGCAGATAGAATGACCGCTAGTGCAAATATGGTGTCAATCTTTCGACACGGAATTAACAATGATGATATTGGGCCGATTGCGAAAGCATCCTTTGAGGAAACACCGGAGATGTTTTTGAAAGCGGCGAGACACGCAGAACTGGATGAAATGCGTGGCGTGTCTGCAAATGTCATGTGTGGTCAAGAAGGATACTTTGGAACAAGCAGTTTTCAAGTATTGCTTGATATGAATAAGATGATGAAATTTAGCGGTGAAGCGAAATACAATGTCATGGATGCGAATGAAGAGATTGAATCGGCATTTGAAATGGAGAACCCCGATGACGCGTGTTCGATTCACAATCTGTCAATGAATACAACGATTACGAATATCAAGAAGGAGAACTTGGGCAATGTAATGATGAGCTATGATGCTGGATTTTAAATATAGTCTAGTCACGAATGTAGACATGGATACAGGTTTATATTATTATAATCAATTACAAAATTATAATTATATTTATTTTTATTTTATTCTTCCTCTGGTTGTTCTGGTTGTTCCTCTGGTTGTTCCTCTGGTTATTCCGGTTGTGGTGCTGGTGCCGCTACCCCACTTGAACTAACAGATATGGGTTGTAATTTTTTAGAACCAGATTTTGCTTGAAAAGTTGGCAACTTTAATAGCGTAGAAGGGGCTTGCGGTGGCGTGTCTTCTTCGAGAGGATTGAGGTTAAGCTTAGGAACTGCAACACCCTTTGCTCTTGATTTTTTTGGTGCTGGAGCTACTAGTGCCGCTGCGGGAACTTCTGTGTGTTCCTTAAAAATAGATAGTGGTGCGGGCATTGTGGTAGACTTTGTTGCAGATATAGACTTCGGTTTTATTTTTTTACTTGCAGATGCAGATGCTGCTGGTTTTGGTGCAACTTCCTTTTCCTTTTCCTTTTCCTCTCTTGCCGATGATAGTGGCATAATATGTTTCGTAGATTTTTCTCCTGCTGTTGGTAGTTTCTTTTTGGATAACCCTAACGCAGGCAGAGATGCTTGAGCCAAAGGAGGAGGAGGAGGAGGAACTTCTTCAAGTTCACCTTGTTCTAACTCTAGTGACTCGGGTGGAGGTGTTTGCGAGTGTGACTCTGTAGAAAAAACAGACATAGCACTACGTTCTCTCTCTTTTAGTAATGCATACAAGTTAAAATTCTTAACAAAGGACACTATGTATTCTTTATTATCTGTAAGTTCATCCTTTCTCAGTTCTCGTTCAAATACATTATCAAGGTCATCCATACTAAGTCCTTTCCCACTTGATATGCTGGACGATGATACATAATGTTTTGACATTTCTTCTAATATCATATTTTGAACTTTGGGACGTATTACAGATAAAGGCAACAAATACGCATCATCTTTGCTTATAACACTATATGATGGAATTTCCACACCTTCATTTTTAATTCTTGGAACAACTATGAAATAATACTCTTGTGTATATCTTTTTGGGACTGCAAGTGCTGACGCTGACATACCCATACCCATACCAACCCCGCGAGTTTCTCCTTCTTCTCCTTCTTCTGACTCGGAACTTGGATCGCTACGTTGTTCGGCTTCAGCCTCTTGAAATTCTACAACTTCAGATGCATCATAAAAATATGTTGACAGAGTGCTAAATGATAATTGCGTTTCAATTAATGACATATTCGGATAGTATAATAAAATAATAGGCAACTTATAGTAATTTGCAACTATCCATATATCTAAACGTGTCAACCAATATGACTCTAAAAATGGAATCGTCTCAATAAAGTCTTCATCTTCGCCTATTTTAATTTTATCTTTATATTCTTCGCCTATATCCTTCATACCATAGTATTTAAAAATATCAGCAATATTATTTTTCGTATGTATTTCATTGTTCGAATTTTCAATGCATTCAATATAAAATTGCAGAATAATAAGTTTAAGCCGATTAATTGTTATATTTTCTAGTTTTTTATTACCTGTTCGTGCGGCTTCAATTCTTAAAATAAAAAGTAATATTTCAAAAGTGCATACTGGTGCGGATGGTGTAAATTTCATCATCTTTATATTTTGCAAAGGCGGGTTAAAATATTTTTTATACTCTGTTGTAAGTGGTTTTACTTCTGGTGCACATATTTGTCGCTGTTCTTGGTGACTATCATATATACTTTCGTATAGTTCTGTTAGGATGGGGTCTGCGGTGTCGTATGTGTTGAAATTTGCATATTTATTTTCAATCATAGGTTTCAAGTTGTTGAAATAGCCACTAACCAGCATAGTTTGCGATAATATAATTTCATCTTGCCTAAGATTGTATGCGACATTCATAAATGGGAATATTTTTCTATCAAACATGAAAACACGAATACGATTATATCGTATAAGTTCATCTGCAAGTCGTGCAATATACATGACTTCATTGTTGTGCATCGGATTCAATAGATTTTGTTTTGGAATTACCATTTTGCACCGACCTTCGTCGTCTGTTTCTTTTACACAATATTTCGTTTGGCTGCATTTATCCGGATTTGTATTTAGACTTGTTAAACAACTTGTAGTTACTTCTCCAATACTTTCCAATACCGCATCTGTGTAATGCATACTATTGAATGTTACATATTTTGAAATAATATTTTTGATTTCGGCTTGTATATTTGCAAGTTTTAAAAGATACGGCATTTCCGCGTCGGTTTGTTTTATAAGTGATAGTAAATTTTCTTTGATTTGATTATTTTCGTATTTGTTAATAAGGATTCTTACTATATTTCGAAAAACATTATAAAAATTATTTTCCAAATAAATATACTTTACATATTTCTCGCGTTGTGGATCAACTTTTAAATGTGTATTAATTTCGGAGTCTGCAATATTATAGTCGCTTGCATTTAATACAGGAATATCAAATATACCTTCCGTTTGCACGCTTTCTTCGTCGGTTATTTTAATGGATATAAATTGGTCGGTTTCTGTTATAACACCGGCAATCTTTCCGTCATCAATTACTTTGAAACGCGGTCTGCATGGAATTTTGATTTTATCATAGACGTGGTTGAGAAAAATAATCGTTTCATCGTATGTTTTCCATAGTGATTCGTCGTCGATATAGTTGATTTGTTGGATAGATGGGTCAATTGCTGATGGTTCGCACATGATAGTGCCCGACATTTCTTGCTGTTGCGACTCTTGTTCTTGTTCTTGAATAAATAAACCAATCACTTTCCCATCAAAGTTTAGAATTTGGTTTAAAATATTGAAATTTCCACGTGCAAGTCGGGGTTTCAATTCCTCCAAGCTCAGGTTCCTATCAAATTCATATAACTTTGTGAATTTCTTTGAAGCGTTAGGTGTTCCTTCGCGTGGAATACTATTATATGGTTTGCATTGACTATCATAAGCATTTTTAATCTTTGTAAGAATCTTTCGAATCGTTCCAGGGAGTTGAGATAATCTTGCTTCACCTACAACAGGTTTCATAGTAAATAAGTTATTAAATACACGCGGTTTTATGTTGAGTATTTCGTAAATCGGTTCAAAAAAGATAGTATTTTTAACCTCGCGTTTTACTAAAATAGCAGTTTTCTTATTCTCATCAAACCACTCTTTTGTATTTGTGTAATGATTTGTCGGGCATAATACCTCAATGTTGTTTGTAATATCGCGGTTTGATATTTGTAAAATAACAAGATTCAATCCGTTTGCAAATAATTTTGAATTAGGGCGACTAATTATATCCCATAAGAATTCATAGTCAATATACGCCTTCTTGCTCTTTATATAACGAATAAAATTCTCATATGAGCATACAAGTTTTTTAAAGAATACATATTGCGGGTCATCCACGTTATAGCTTTTATCTCTGATACTTCTGAAAATAGCTGAGTCTTTATACTTGAATTTGGAACTTTTAATCAAAGATTTAAATAGTGTATCGTCAACGATACAATTCTTTTCTTGCAGATTTTCTGGTTGTAGTTGTACTTGTGTTCTCATAGATGCTTGAGATGCACGCGGTGAAGGGTTTGGAGAAGGAAGAGGCGAAGGAAGAGGCGAAGGAAGAGGCGTAAGTTCAATTCCGGTAATATCTTGAATTTTTGGTGATTCTATTTCAGATTCTGATGCAGACGTGGGTGCAACTGCGGGGGCGGGGGCGGTTGCTGCTGCTGCTGCCGGATTAAAGAAACTCACCAAGTCTACATCTTCGCTTTCTTGACCACTTTCTTGACCACTTTCTTCTTCTTCTGTGTCACTTCCTTCACCCCCTTCTAATTCTTGTTCAAAAGAGTCGGATACGTTTGATCTAGGTGTTATATCACCCATTATACCTGTTTCGCTTATCAATGACTCTGCATCACTTTTTGCATCGTAGTCGTCCATACCCATACCTTCATTATCTAAGTCTGCATCGGGGTTTTGATATTTTTTCAAACTGAATGTATCAATAAGTGACCCATTTTGGTATGTCATAAAAGAGTCAATATCAACCGCATCAACTATAATTTGTTTCATTTTAGAGATTGAAATATTTTTAGTAGGCATGGCGCCTACACCCGCTCCTCTTTGCATTTCAATATATTTTTTATAAATATCTGCAATTGCTCCAATAAAGCTTTGATTTTTGTTATAGTAGATAAATTCTCTTTTTTTAATCGTATATCCTTTTTTGTTTACGGATTTATACGTTCTTATATTTTTAACTTCACCCGGTTGAACACCTTTTTGTATCAAACATGATGCATTCGGTTTTAGTATAGTGCTTCTGTCGTTGATAGTGCATGTTTTAAAACTATGTGTAAAAAATAACTGCAATTGTGGTAATAAATAGCCATAAGATTGGTCGGTTAATTCGGTATTTCGCTCAGGACCCATTACAACAAATTCTTTTTCCAGTATTTTTTCACGTTCGCGGCTCGCAATGCTTTCCGTATCGGACATATCACTTTCACTTATAGCGGATATTGGTTTTGGTGTTACTTCTTCTTCTCCTTTGCCTTCGCCTTCGCCTTCTCCTTCTCCTTCTTCTCCTTCTTCTCCGATAACGGAAATATCTTGGCCTAATTTGGTTGCTTTTTCAAGTTCTTCTTTTCGCAGAAGCGACGTTAATTTTTTAATCGAACTAAGAGGTTGAAGACGTGCTAGAGAAGGTTTGCCAAGTTTTGCCTCGGCTTCTTGGTGTGCTATTTGTTCCGCTTCTTCATCTTCTACCTGTTTAACATCCGGTTCTGACACTTGCATAGATAGTGGTTTCAGACTACCAAATTTACCTCTCATTCGCTGAACGGGATTTGCCAAAAATGCTTTTTCTTTTCCCTGACATTCAAAGTTAAAAGAGTTGGGATTTTGGGTATTGTGTGCAGTAATACTTGGGCAACCGCATGCTTGACGTTGTAAATTCTGTTTATCTTTTATAAAATTCTCGGAACTAAAACAACAAGGGATGCAATATTCACTACCCGCACTTTCTTTGCTGTCAATAAAACCTGGCGATAAGTTTTTATAATCACCTGTAGAAGGATCAATATGATATTTGTCTTTAAACTCAAATACGTATTTCCCCGGTGGAACACTCTTTGCACCAGGTGGAATAATAATGTCTCCATCGCGTTGTTTTAATTTTTCTACTTCTTCATTTGTCAAGCTTACATTTCGTCGCAAATCCCAATATCGTGGACATATATACCAGAATTTTTTACTCTTGGATGACCCATATTTCATGGCACGATTGTATGAGCCAGGGTGGTGTTTATCAATATGTTCTTTTTCTTCATTTGTCAAAATAACCGGTTGACGCTTCACTGTCCAGGGACATGATCGCGAATACTCCTTGACACCGGGACGTTTACGAAATAAAACAGGATCATATGCTTCAAGGCGTTTAAAAAAAGGATTGGGATTTGATAAACTTGCACCTGTAATATCTTGTTGGACACGCCCGCGTTCTGATTCAGAGTCTGAACTGGTTGCTGATCTTGGTTCTGATACCGGAAGATGAAGGGGCGCCATTCCTAGTTTAACAGGTTTTGGATTACTTGCTTTACTAGCAATACTGGCAATACTGGCAATACTGATTTTCCCTAATGTTTTTGATTTCTTAGGGGCGGCGGCTGCGGCTGCGACGGATGCTACTTCTTCTGGGGATGAAATATCACTACCAATCGGTTTAATTTCTTCGATTTCAGGAAGGTCTTCTTCTTCAACTTCACTTTCAGTGTCACTTGCACCTCCACTATGTTCGCTTCCGCTGTCATCATCAGATAGTCCTTCAATAATATCAAATCCTGATTCACTACCACTACCACTACCACTACCACTACCACTACCACTACCACTACCACTACTTTTGCTTCCCTCGCCCTCGCTTTCAGAACCAGATAACCCTTGTATATTTTCAATATTATATTCAGGTGATGCAGGTGATGCAGGTGATGCAGATGGTGGTGTTTTTTCTTTCTCACTTGTGGATGCTTCTGGTTCTTCTGGTTCACTTACTTCTACCAATTCTTCTACTTCCGGAGTTGCCGACTTAGGTTTTCCTTGTTCTTCGCCTTCGCTTTCGCTTTGTTCGCTTTGTTCGCTTTGTTCGCCTTCGCTTTCATCTGACAAGTTACCAAGCATTAAACTTTGAAAATCAACTTCGCCAATTGGGTTACTTTCTTCTTGAGCTTGTTGTAAATTCTCAAAGTCAAATATTATCTCATCTGCATCATTTTCGCCCGATACTACTACATCTGTAAGCACGGATTTATCTCCATGAACAACAAACTCTTTTACTTCTTTCATTTCTTTTTTACTTTTTAATGCTGCAGATCCTAGTCCCTCGCTTACATGACACAATTTTTCAACTTCCTCGTATGGAATATTTGTAGTAGGTTCAGTTTTTTTATTTTGTAATATACGCAATAATGAGTCAATCATCTTTTCGACATGGTCCAGGTAATAAATATTGTCAATATTCTCAACTTCAATTTTTAAATTACCAGAGGTGCTTATTTGCAAAAGTGTAATTGTCATGAGAAATCCTGGATGTGTATTTAATTTTATACGCATTTTTTTATTCAAATCTGAGAGTTGCATTCGCTCTAGTAAATCCGTAACATCTTTTAATGCTTGGTCATACGATATTTTAAAATTTTCCATTAAACCGCGTATGACATCTTCTTGATAACTTGATTTCAAAAATAGCTCAACAATAAATGCTTCACGGCCTTCTAATTCATTATAATTTGATACGCGTTTGTATCTCATAATAACACGCCGCGATTCATCATAGTTTATGATGTTGAATATACTTGAGATGCAGCCAATATTTTTTGCAATATGTAACTTGAAACTAGGTGGTAAATTTAAAACTGATTTATATTTTATTTCCCGAATGACTATATTTTTATGGTATAAGTCTTCAAATAAATTCATCGTATAACCATTTTGACTAAGAAATATTGCAACTTCGTTGATAACCGGATTGACACTTTCTTTTATTATATTTTCCGCCTCCCTGTCCTTGACAGGTTCTTCAACCTGAAATGAAATAAATATGCTTCCGCGCGTATCAAATTCGCAACGTATTGGAATAATATAGTCTTTTATTGCTTCTCCTTCTTCATTTTGAATTGAATAAATGCAGTGAATAATAATTGACAAACGTCTTTCAGTTGTTGCTTCTTTTATTATTTTATTGATACTACTTATTTTTAAATATGGAATTCTTTTGCCATTTTCGGCGATGCGATTTGCGTATAGGCGATACATCTTTTCTTCAAATCTTCCCTTCGTTAATTTGATTAGTGGTTTTTCATCATTTGCGTGTATAATTTTAAATAACATATCAATTGGAACATTGAAAACATTGTCGGGTTTTATTTCAATGTCGAGTGAAAAAATACCCTTTGTCATATACGGCATATCGGTAATTTTTTGATAATATGCTTCGTAAAAAAGATTTACATTTTCTGTCATATTTTTATAGGTTTTATCTTGTATTAATTCGTCAGTCGATGATAATAACTCTTGTGTATGTGTTTGCAAATCACTTATCGTGAATATTTCTTTTTCCGCCAAATAGGGATAATATATTTGAATCATATCATTTGGACTAAGCATAATATTAGCAGGAACATCAGCAGCAATAGTATCTATATAGTCTAAAACATCTCTTGCTAAACATAAAAACAACGTTTGACATACTATTGGTTCATAGTCGAGCAAGATTTGTTTATTTGTTGTTGAAATTATATTTTTACCTTGTTCTTTAATAAATGGGTCTATTTCAATTACACTAAAAGGGTTTACATTATAAATTACTTCTTCACGATGGTATACAAATTTTTGACCTACAGGAATGTCTTCAATGATTGGTAACTCTTGCAAAAATACTTCATCCTCGTCATCGTCCTCTTCCTGTCCCTCTTCCTCTTCCTCTTCCTCTTCCTTCACGTCTGGACTATCTTTATTTTCTCTACCAATTACTTTTTCTATATCTGATAGTTTATACTTATAAAAAAGTTCTATAATGTCGTCATACGTGTATGTATCTTTCAGCTCTTCCGTATTGGTGTGTAAAATAAGTTCGCATTCTTGTTTAAGATTATCTCTGTGCGAATTTGTAAGAAAGTCGATTAGCGACTTTTTGGTAACAAGTTTTGTATCGTTGTTTGATAACTTATTATATAGTTGCGTTGGTGTATACATGACACCCTGTTTTGAAAATAAATATACCTCATCAAATGATATCGGATTTACCAGTTTAATATTTGAAATAATCTTTTTTTTTATAGACTCGATGGTATCATCTCCATAGAGACATTCAAACGAAAACGCAATTTCAATATTATATTTTTTAATATTTTCTATCTCCTTGTAACTAAATATTTTTTGAAAAAGAATTAAATTTTTGATTATTTCTTCTTGACTTTCTAATTCTTCTGCTTCAACATTTTCCAATTTTTCTATTTCTTTTTGTAGTTCTTCACTTTGTAAAAATTCTAAAAGTTTATCAGATTCCATATTTATAAATGCAGTAAAACGTTGCTTTAATCCATCTTCTGTGATTTCCCAACTTTTTTTTGTTAATGGATTTGTTTTTCCATAAAAAATAACTATTTTTACAGGGATTTGATTATTTGTTTCATCTCTTTTATTGTTTATATAGGCTATTTTAAATATATCTTTTTTTATTCTATCCCTCATTATGGCTATTATATATAATATAATATAAGATATAATATAAGATATAAGATATATAACTATAATCTTTAATATATTAAAAGTATAAACCTATATTTAATATATTAAAGTGTCTATATTAAAGTGTCTATAATTCACTTCATATACTAAACAAGGTAAACATGAGTGTAAAATTAATTGTTGCAATGTGTAAAAACAATGGTATTGGATATGATAATAAAATACCTTGGCGGATTTCTGAAGATATGAATTATTTTTCTAAAAAAACGTCAGGAAAATATGGTGTGTATATGAAAAATCAAAATAATAAAGAAAAAAACGTAGAAGACTTACATATATCTCACAATATTAAAAAAAATGCAGTAATAATGGGGCGTACTACATGGGAATCGTTACCTAAAAAGTATAAACCGCTTCCTTATCGATTTAATATTATTCTTAGCAAAAATATGAGGAATCAACAAGATAGTTATACTATTGTTAAAGATACTGCATTTTCATGTTCGGTAGATGATGCAATGGGGTTATGTTATGGAGGAGTTGATAGATGGGAGAAACGAGAGAAAGGAGAGAATAAAGATAAATCAAATATACCTTGGGTTAATGATATTTGGGTTATCGGTGGTTCATCTGTTTATAAAGAATTTATGATACGTGATATGACAAATAGTATTAAAATATCAAAATATTATATTACGTATATTGATAAGCATTATGAATGTGATACATATTTTCCTCTTTTAGAAAATATGAATAAATATTATCTTACACGATTTGAAAAATATAAGTGTGTCGATAACAATACACTAGATGAAACGCAACCGCCTCTAAATATTTATTTCATAGTATTTAAAAAAATAGAATATATGGATGAAAAAATAATAGAACAACTATTTACTTCTTATAAAAGCAAAACTGACAGCAAAACTGACATAAAAAATAGTCTTACGCTTTATATCAAGAGTATGGATATGGATAAAAGTAAAATCAGCATGAAAAATACTGATGACTTTGAAATCCTTTTTTCCATGTTTTGTTCATAGCGTAGCATAGTGTAGCATAGTGTAGCATAGTGTAGCATAGTGTAGCATAGTGTAGCATAGTGTAGCATAGTGTAGCATAGTGTAGCATAGTGTAGCATAGTGTAGCATAGTGTAGCATAGTGTAGCATAGCATAGTGTAGTGTATATTAGTCGAAACTACGCAATGGAACGCATCCACCACAATCCAACTTTTCGTTCTGAACCGAACACAATTGTAGTTTTTTTGTTAATATATCACGTTTAAACGTTATATTCTCTTTCATCTGATTACTTAACTGACTAGTATTACACCTCCATGGGCATTGTAAAACTACCCCACCATATTCATTTACCTTTTTTGTACACAATGCATCATTTCTATTTGTATTATCTGGACTTATACATCCTGCTAGACATTTTGGAGCAAAAAGACGTTTTATAATATCCGCCAAGTTCATCTTTAATACTCCGGTTAAATCTATATTCGCATTTTGGCTATCTTTTATACTGCTATAATTTTCTATAAGTTTTGTTTGTTTTTCTATAAGAAACGTAAAATATACTAGCATCATAACACCAATTATAAATATAATAATGCATATTGCATATTTGTTTATACAATAATCTTCAATAAATTTGCTTTTAAGTATAACATATTTTGACATAGTATTCGTAAATATATACTATAAATATATACTATAAATATATATTTTTAATCCTTATATAATGGATTTTCGTCTATCTTCATTCCACAATATGAAATAGGGTTTTTTGAATAGTCAACGGCGTTATAAATATGAATACGCACCGCATTCTCAAGTAAAAACTTGAAGTTCTTCCAAAATTCCTCTTTGTGTCCAATTGACTCAGACATCGTATGCGCTAATTCGTGAATAGAAACAAATGTCAGCGTATTTTTATCAATAAGTGTATCACCATTTTTGGTAGTATTTAAACAGAATGCAATCTTTTCACCTTTATTTTCACTATACGCGGTATGTTCACTATCGATTTTTGTTTCCATAATAGTTTGGGGGTTGAAATTTTTAATAAGTCTTTGAACATTTTCATATGTGGGGTATGTTTTTTGCATATATGCTACTAGTATTTTCATATTTTTTGTAACACTTGCTAGTAAATCTGCTGCCATTTCTTGTTTAAGTCTTTCGCGAACACAATATTTATTTCCATCCACATTTGATGTTATGCAGTTGAGCCCATTCATGTCATTGTCAAAATAATATTTTATACATATTATTAAAATACATGTTCCTACTATATAATGTATTATATTCATTTTTAGTGTATGGTTTTATGGTATTATGATATTATGGTTTTATTGTATTATGGTTTTATTGTATTATTGTATTATTGTATTATGGTATTATGGTATAAATACTTTTTATTATTTTAATAATTATATATATTCACTATATAATTATTATTCGTGTATATAAGGCTTAATATGCTTAAGTATAATCGGTTGATAACTTATTGTTTACCACAACCAATCTCCAGAGGTTGACGGAAGGGATCTGGCTCAATCGTAGTATTCATCCAAGGACTTACGATAAGCTGAGGGTTTGGAGGCTCTGAACGAACTTGCAAGTTGGCGTTACGAAGACTGCTACCTACAGTATCAACGCCAGTCAGGTAACCAGCATTCAAAAAGTTTACACCCAAGTAGTCACCGCTTCCCATAGGCTGAACACCCCAAGAGCTGTTACCATCTTTGGGAAGAAGATCAGATGGGTTATTAGTATTGTTGCCGGTGCAGTTAGAAGGCATGCCTGACATGTTAGAGTCACCAGCATTTATGGAAGCAGAGTCAACAGCAAATGTTCCTTCATTGGCACCTGCAGGAATCATGGATGAAGGGGAATATGATGTGTTACCACCAGGAGCACGTCTATTATTTGAAGCATAATTTTCGGGCATGAAATTCTTGTTAGAAGAATAGTTCATAATCACGTAAATAAGAACAATTCCTCCTAAAAGTAAAAGAACGTGGTGTGCCTTAAATGTTTTCTGTAAGTCTTTGAGCATCATTATATAAAATAAATGATAAAATATTTTTATAATTTTAAAATTAATTATCAAATAAGAAATAAGAAATAAGAAATAAGAAATAAGAAATATGATTATACAATTATAAGAGTATGCAAAAAATATAATTTAAGATATGAATAAATTCCTTAATACGATAAATATTAATAAATGTTATTACACTAAAGTGTTAATATTTATGGTTTGCACTATATTTTAGTTTTAAGAATCGCCATACGACACAGATTCAGAATCAGATTCAGAACCGGAACCGGATTCAGAGCCAGAATCAGTATCAGAGTCAGAATTATAGTCTGTGTCGGAGTCTGAATCATCAAGCATATAAGTATTCTTAATCTTTTTAACTTCTAAATATGCATCGAATGCTAATTTTCTTGCAGTTCTTGCTTTTTCTTTTGCTGCTTTATATATTTCATAATAAATATCATTCGGTTTTTTTATTGTTATCTTTTCATCATCTTTTATTTCTAAATCTACTTCTGTAAGTTCAGTAATTTCATTTGGTTTTTCATTTTTTTTCTTATTTTCGTGTTTCTCTCCTTTCTCTCCTTTCTCTCCTTTCTCTACTTGTTCTCCTTTCTCTACTTGTTCTCCTTTCTCTACTTGCTCTACTTGTTCTCCTTTCTCTACTTGTTCTCCTTTCTCTACTTGCTCTCCTTTCTCTACTTGTTCTCCTTTCTCTACTTGCTCCATGTCATTTATTTCATCTCTTTTGTTTTTGTTCAGCATCGACGACGCTAGAGATGATAATGTATTTGATATGGGTTTAGGTTCTACATTAGTTAACTTGTCGTTCTGGTTCTTATTTTCGCATTTCTCTATACTACCATGTGAAACTGCTAAAGAATCTTCTACATCTCGTTCTTCCTGATATTCTGACTCTTCTTGATTTTCTAATTGTTGTTGGTCAACTACGTGCGTATTTACTGATGTCGAAAGAACAGGTTTCTTAATTAAGCATGACTGAAATACAGGCTTGTCTGTCATAATAAGAACCTGACGTAATATGATTTCAAATTGAAAACTTCTTTGCGTAAATTTTATACCTTGTATTTCTAAAACTGATATTATATCATTTTCGGGTTTTATATCGTCGATAGTTAATTGTTTTTCATTCTCATCAAATACAAAACATGTAGGCATCTTCATAAGATTTTTTGATGGTGCTATATTTGCTCGCATTGAATAATATTTACCACCCTTAAATGGTCTTAATGCTGATGTAAATGCATTTTCGATTTCTGACTGGTCTATTTCGTTTGTAAACCATGAATTTTTTTTTTCATATATTTTTTCAACACACGATTTTTCTAAATTTTCCATGAATTCAATAAAGGATGTGTCTTCATTTGAAAACATGAGATCAATATATGCCTTTTTACCAGCGGTTGTAGTTACTCCTTGTTTGGTAACACATTTAGGAGTTTGTATATATAAAACTTCATTTACATTTCCTATACTTATTTTTGTAAAAAATGTTCCACTTCCGCCATGCAGTGACTCTGGATGCATTAATAACACTTTGCTAAAATCATAATTTATATACGTTGTGCAAACATTTGCGTTAGAAGATGAATGAATGTCCATTTAATGCATAGGGAGAAAATATAGATTATATTAACACGCAAAAAAAACAAATTTGTTTTACGTTTTTTGTTTTACGTTTTATTTTGCAATGTATTTTAGGTGGTAAATACATATGAATAGTGATATGGAACACGATAAAAAAGACGATAAAAAAGACGACAAAAAAGACGATAAAAAAGACGATAAAAAAGATAGTAGTAAAGATAATAATTTCAAAGAAAAAATATATGACTATTGTTTAGACTTTATTAAGAAAGATGAAGTAAAAAAGGAACTAAAGAATCTATTTAAACCAATAGTTAATTTAATATTGGAAGAAATTTATCCTTATGTTTATCTATCATTGTTACTGGTGATAATTAGTTTCTTTTTAGTTTTAGGCATATTTATTATCTTAATAAAAAGCTATAATAACAAAATAACAAAATAACAAAATAAGACATTATATAACAAAATTTATTTTTCTAACTAAATAGTATAATAGTATAAATGGCAAAAAAATATAACTCAAGAATAAGACGTCATCGTCGTTCTAAAAGAGGTGGACGCTCTGCTCTTTTAGGATATAATGATTATCCAGGTGGTGGTGATAGCACCGGCTCGTGGACTACCAACGCTTCTCCAGGAACTACTGCTGCTGCTGCTGCGGGATTTAAATCATTTTTAGGCGGATTTTCCCAAGGTTCTCCTTCTCAAAATGCTGCTGCATTAAATAATTTTGCTTTAACCGGTAAAGGACAAAGTGGAGGTGGACGTTCTAAAAAACGCAATGGCAAAAAAATGGCAAAGTCTTCCAAAAAAATTTCCCCAAAGTCGTTTGATGATGGCAATACTCGTGAACAACAAATGGCTCAGGGTATGACCCAGGCACAAGCACAGGCACAGGCTGCAGCTATGCAACAAGCTCAAGCACAACAGCAAACCGGTGGTATGTTTGCTTCTTTTGGCGCTTTACTGAAAGAGGCACTTGTTCCTCTTGGTTTATTGGCCGCTCAACAAACATACGCAAAGAGTTTCGGAAAGCATACACGTAAGAATCGTAGGTAAATCGATTGACGCGGATTGACGCGGATTGACGTGGAACGGAATGACTTGACTATTTATAATTATATTTATTTATATTTATTTATATTTAATAATATGTAAAACAAATTTAGATATTATTTTATAGTATAATATAACAATATATATACGCATATCTACATTATGCAGTCTAATGCAGGTGGCGGTGGTGGTAACAACGGAAATTTAGAAAAGACGATTCAACGATGGGTAGAATTAGATAACGAATTGAAACTTTTGAATGAACAAGTAAAAGATTTGCGAACACGCAAGAACGATACCGAGGATAAAATAATCGACTATGTTAGTGAACATGACATGAACAACAACGTTGTAAATATTTCGGATGGGAAACTTAAATTTTGCGAAACAAAACAGACTATGCCAATTACTTTAGGGTTTTTAGAGAAGTGTTTAAGTGATATTATTTCAAACCAAAATCAGGTGAAACAAATCATGGAATATATCAAAGGAAAACGTGAACATAAGATAGTTCCTGAAATTAAGCGTTATTACAATTAGTTATGTAATAATCGTTATCTTAGTCAATATTATTTATATGTATATAATAGGTATATACATATAAAACAAATAAACAAATAACATACATAAATAAACACCCATCAATACCGCAATGCTACATCAGAATGACCTTATTTTCTGTAAAACAGAGTCAGGTGTAACAAGCTGTGGTTATAATATTAGCAATATGCTCCTTAAAAATACATTACAAATGTCCGGGCAGAATTTGCAATATAGTAATGTGGACAAAATGGGCAAACAGGGCAAAATGGGCAATACCGGTAAAGATGATATACGGATTGCAAAACTTATGGAGGATTTAGTTGTTCCATCAGGACTATTTTATTGTCATCCGATGACCAAACACAAAGTATTTAATTATAAACCCATGCAAGCACCACACTCACCGCGAGACAAGGGTGATAATAACGAAATAAATATAGTAAATGGAATGATAGATGAATCTGTATACGATAAACTGCTTAGTCTTGTTTCGATGGATAAACGAAAAATCTTCGACAAGAAAACAAGAAAAAATAAAGGTGCAATATTCCAAAAAATTAAGAATAGGTCTATGGCGTCAGATGTTGACACGGATGTTGACATGGATGTTGACATGGATGTGGATAAAGATTTAGATGTTTCCAAAGCAGAGAAACGAGAGAAAGGAGAGAAAGGAGAGAAACTAAATAAAAAGAAATCATTGAAAATAAAAATAAATACACAAAAACAACAAGAAAACCATCAAGAAAACCAACAAGAAAAACAAAAACCAAATCAAAGAAAAACGAAAAAAGTAAGGTTTGCGGACTTTTAGTAATTATCAGGAAGACATTAACCATTTTTTAGTCAATGTTTGATCGACACTTTCAAGCGCGCCTTCTACCCACCCCTGGTGCAAACTTACTACTTCACCAACTACCAAAACATTCGGATCAGGATGTTGTGCCTTTGCAATGAACCCTTGTCGTGTATCAAACTGGCTTGTAAGCGGTGTATAATAGTGTGTGCCATTTTTCCAATAAAAGTCTTTGAAATTTTCGATACTGAGTTTCCCTTTTAAATTAAGTGCAGTTTCAAGCATTTCATTTAAAGCGGTTCTATTTTTTTCATTATTTTTGAAATATTTTTTGAAGAAATCGGCATCGTGGTTGTCGCTATAGATAATCATATATACACCATGGTCTGGGTCCATTGGTATAACTTTTTGCATTGGCCCGGGTATAATCGTGACACCTTGTATTTTTTCTTTAAGGAAGGGAATAGACGCGCGTGAAAATTTGGCATATAGTCGAAGAAATGGTTGGCCTTTTATTTGGGAATACAGGTTTGATACTGATTCTGATTCCGGTATACTTGAATTATACTGAATTAAATCTTTTATGCCGTCGATATCGGTTGCTACGACCACTTTTTCGCAATAGTATTTTTTCTTTGACTGCGTTTGGTGGTGGGGATGGTGAGGATGCTTTGTTGTGATTTCAAAATAGGCGTCGTCGTATTTTGTGATTCGTGTAACTTCTGTATTATTGATAATATGGTCTCCAGATCCCAATGTGTGAACTATTTTATCAACGAGAGTTTTCCACGGCACTGAAAAACCCACCCATCGATTATAGTTGTCGTCGAAGTTATAATGGTATAAAACATCATATGCATCCTCATTTTCATAGTCGGAGTAACCTGCACACATAACAAAATTGTCGTATTCTTTTTTCCCTAAAATATCGGTTGCAAACTTTTTGAATGTGGTGTGTGGATGTTCGTGGCCATGGGTGTGTGACTTATTATAAGCATGTTTCAACTCCATAAAAGTTGTCTTCACGTGACATACGGGTTCTAGTGACGCGACGAAGTTATGTCCTGTTTCAAATGTATCAATGGGTATTTTAAACTTTCGCATTAAGCCAAGTAACAACTTGTCTTTATGTAGCCTTCCAATACCTGCACCAGTTACAACAGACGTGTTTTCGAAGGTTTCGTTATAAGACCTGCCACCATATGTGTCATATTTTTCGACGACTATAAATGACAATTTGGGTGCAAGTTTTTTGACTTGTAGTCCGGCATATAGCCCCGCCATTCCTGAACCAATAATGATAACATCGTAGTAGGATGACGAGGATGAGGATGAGGATAATGACATTTCGATAAATATAGTAAAAGTTACAAGATATTGTAGTAATAGTATACTAATATATTATATAGTATACTATTAATTATTTTATTACCTTATTTTTTATTTTTTATTAACTTACCTCACCCCAATATACTCCAACTATTCTTATTAAATGGCGACAACAAAATTTCAGGCACTTTCTTCTTCCAATATTCCAATTTACGTTGCAATTCTTGGTCTTTCATGCTGACAGGATAAACGGGTGTATTTAACATTGCATCTTGTTCTGCAGGCGTGATAACAGGCTTATATCCAAAACAATTTACACCAAATTTTGCATTCGGATTGTCAATACGTCCACCATTTACACCTGGGCGTCCGCAGTCATTTTCGTGTCCTTCAATCTTCTGCAATTTGTCCCATGTTTTTTTCTGTGTAGGAAATAGTGCCATCTGGTCATCAGACCATCCATAACTGCACCATTCTGCGCCTTTATTATATGAGGTCTCAATTTGTTTGTATGTTGCTAACCCGCCCCCATAAGCTTGGCAAATTGCTTTTGCATCGTCATATGTATATTTATTGTCTGGGATATTATATACTTCTTTTACGAGCTTTATCTGTGGCACTACACTTTCATCAGGTTGTTGCTGAATTGATAAGTCAATTTTTGGTTTATCCGTAAATATATCTTTAATTCCAGCAGTTATATTTACATTGAAAAAATATTGAAAACCATTGATAATAAGCAGAACTAGGAAAACACTCCATAATATAACTTCGAGTGTTCTTTTACCCGATGACTCACCGCCATTACCTGAACCACCCCCGCCACCATCTCCCGCGCCTTTATTTCCTAAAGAAGAAAATAAAAAATAATACAATAGTAAAACTACAACAAAAATAACTATAATAATGATACGTGTAGTTACTGACGTCGAATCGAGTTCTCTTTTACCAGTTACCGCTAATTTACTTATATATTGTAAAGGATCACCTTGTAAACCAGATAACGAATTATAACTTATGCTCATTTTATATATAAAATACTATATAAAATACTATATATAAAACTATATATAAATTTTATTTTATTGAAGTATTTACGATTTTGTATTTACGATTTTGTATTACTTATTCATATTCATACCTTTTTTACGATAAAATAAACAATATGGCGTATTCCCGCTAATCATATCCCCATTTATAGTTATTTCTTTTACCATCGTATCATTAAAGTTATACCATTTCCCATTAGAGTTCTTAATCGTCGCACTATAATGTCCACCTTCAACTTGGCCATGATGGTTGCAGATTGCATACAAGTCGTATATATATCCTTCCTTCCCATATCCTTCTACATATTTGGAGAAATCAACATCGTGGATTGGAATGTCAATAAATATTTGATTTTTTTTAGTTCTTCCCGTTGCATATGAAGTTATAAATCTCTTAATATCAAGTATCATTACATTTGGAAGGCTCCAAAATAATATTTTTTTATTCACTGCTTCTTTTTTATTCGTTTCTTCATTAAACCACATATTATCGCCGTCTAAAGATTCCTTCTCACAATGTTTATCAAAGCAGTCAAAAAGTGTAATATTTTTATCACTTTTTTCAATACATAATTCTTCTTTAGTGGGAATCGGAAGATGAATAATCATAAATGGTTCAGGTGTTATGCTAAGGTATTTTGTATCTGGGTCGCGCGACGAAGACGAAGCAGAATATGCAATCGGCGTTAAAACTGAAACATGAATACCAAAGAATATATTCAATATTTCTGAATAGTCTTTTGTATACTTTTGTTTCATCATTTCATAACATTTTTTACCCATTTCATCTTTTTTTGTGCGAATATTTCCTTTAATATCCATAATAACTTCACGTGTAAGAGCATTATGAAATGATTCTAAAACAAAAAGCAAAAATTCGGGTAAGTCGTTCTGAGACCATCCTGAAAATAATTCGTGATTCGTTGCTTTTGAAATTCTTTGCACCGAGTTAATAAATCTACCCGGAGAAATAACGCAGTTTTGGCTCCACATCAGTTTGCGAAGATCATCCCACTCTACAAGTAAAACCGATTCCGGTTTATTATTCAAAATTTTTCTATAATTTCCATCCCCCTTCGATAAAAACTCATTAAATTCATATGTGTGCGATAAACATTGAATACAAGAATTTATAAAACAGGTATTTCCCAAATTTGTAAGACCGGTTATCCCGCGATTTGCATAACTAGTAAACTTATCTATATGTGTCTGCGTATTTGCCGTGATTGTTGATGACTCCGATGACATTGTCGGATATTTATATAGGAACAAATAATGACTCTTTAGTACAAATAATTTCAAGTTATTATAATATACAAATTAAGATTTAAATATTTTTAATATATCATTATATATATCGTTATATATATCACTATCGTTATCACTATATTACTATATCGTTATATGAATAGTAGTGAAAGTCAAACAAATCAAACAAACCAACCGCATTATAATACAGCAAATAACATACCACATGATAGTAATACAAGGGGGTATAGTGTCGAAAACTCTTTTTATGACAGCCCCTTTAATATGGACTTTGAATATGGTTATTTGAACTTGATGTTTAATATAAATGCATTTACTGCAAGAACACAAGATATGTTTCAAAGTCTTGAAAGAAATATGTCAGGGATTATAGAGCTGCAAAATCAAAGGAGACGTTTTGAGTATGAGTTTCGACGAACGAGAGAAACGAGAGAAACGAGAGAAAATAATCAAAATTCAAATATACAACATGCTTCACATGGAAATAGTGATTCTAATATATTTACACATTCACCATCTAGACAAAATACCGCGAACACAGGATTAACAGATAATTTAAATTATCTTCTCGGTAGAAGAAATATTTTTGATTCTTCAAATAATATGCTATTTTCTTTTCTTCCACGAAATGTATTACTAAATCCTACAACACTACCTGACACTATAGCCGGGAATACGGGTAGAACAAATCGAAGAAACAGAACCGGACTTACGATTCAAGATATTGAAGAGAATACGGAAATTATCACTTATGGTTCGATAGATATGATACAAAGATTAAATACAGAATGCCCTATTAGTAGAGACACATTTAATGAGAATTCTGTTGTGCTTCGATTAAAAGAATGCAGACATTGTTTTGTTCCTTTTCGAATGATGACATGGCTTGAGTCTCATTCAACATGTCCATTATGTCGTTGCAATGTGGCGCCTTCTATTGTTACTCCTCCTCCTCCTCCTCCTCCTACTACCGGTCCTAATGCTGCATCAACAAATACGTTTTCAAACATTCTAAATAATATAAGAAATAGCACCAATTTGAATAACCTATCCATAGATAATATGAACGATGACTCTATTGTTTTTTCATTTGATTTGCCACGTTTACCAAATGATACGTATGGTCAAGAATTCGGAAATACATATCTTTCAAGTTTATCAGAAATATTTTCAAATTTTAATAATAATAATAATA